GATAATTTGATCAAATCATCTTAATGGTATTGATGTAGAGTATAGGAGCATATGCTCCTATACTCTACATCTTCTATGATTGTTTTTTTTTCAGGATTAATAGAAATGGCTAAGAACAAACAGAGTATAGCAAATAAAAAGAAATCGGGAGCGGGTGTAAAAACGAATAAAGCGCTTACGATTGTTGAACAAGGTCCTAATGACGGACAGGCTCGAAAGGACGGGTATGGTGCTGAGATATATGCCGATCCCACAAAATACAGTAACGTTATAGGTAAATACGCTGATGACTTATTCGCAAGTTATAGCGGGATGAATATTTCATTAGGTAAAGATATCGCTAATTTAGCTAATTTACCAGTATTAAATAAAATAGCACAAATTGTTAAAGACTACAATCCCGTTAGTCTATTAGGTCGTATCGAAGAAAATGTTTTAGGTGGTGTAAGCTTACGTTCTGTTTACGATAAAGGCATGAACATGTATAAAAATGGTAAACAGATTTATGAAGACTTTAAGAAAGATACGGTAGGTGCTTTAGAAAAATACGGTAAACATTTAAATCTTGCTGGTCTTAACGTAGGCGAAATGGTGCGTACTGGTAGAGCAACTTATCAAGATGTCCGTAAAATCCAAAACATCGTTAAGAATAATGATTGGGGTAGTTTAGCGGGTATCATGAAAGGTCTTAACAGTATCGGTAATACCGCATTAAGTAATCACCTTAAAGGTATCGTTGATATTCAAGCGCATACAGCCTTCTTAGGTAAAGCCATGCGTGATGCACACGAGTTAGGATTATTCTCTAATAAAGAATTTACACAAAACTTTAAACAAGCATTTAATGAATTAAATACTCGTAATGCGGGTAATCAAATTGTATCAACACTTTATTATAATTCAGCTCAAAATTCTGATATTGGTAGTATGGAAAATATCGTGAGTTGGTTAGGGGGTAAACAAGTTTTATCTAATAATCCTTTAGCAGTAGAAACTACACTAGATAACTTTAGTCTATTAAAAGGTTATACTGAGAAAGATGCTTACGAAATGAGAAAACGTTTACTAGTATTACTTGAATCAGTTAATCCTAACTGGTATAAAGATTATCTAGGCACAGAAGAAGTAACCCATTTAGGTGCATTCCAAAAAATGAGTGATGATTCTAAAATGTTATTATCTCTAGAAGTGCCTGGTGAAATCAATTTTAAAACTGAAGTCATGTTATCAGGATGGTATAATCCTAGGAATATTAAATCTATCGTATTACGTGATTTTAAAGATTTTAGTTTTGAAGAACAATAATGAGCATATATCCCACACCGATTAAGGTGTGGGATATATGTTTTATTTAGTACGAACTAAGTAAGTCTACTAGATCTTATTTAGTTTTGTCGTCTGGAGTAGATAATACCCAAGATGGGTTATTAACTATACCTGCACCGCCACTAAAGTCACGTAATTCAGAGGTGTTATAACCGATATCTTTACGTGTTACGCCGTTACCATCTACACTATCGTTTTGAGTAGTAGCGATATCGTTCACTTGATCTAAGTAACCGATGTTACCACTGTAGAACGCGTCTGTAGTACCGCCGTTAACTGTACCAGATGCAGATTCTTCATGACGTGCACCAGTGATGTTAGCAGAGATCGTTTCGATCGCACTACGACGAGTGTGTGGGTTTAAACCAACGTAGTTTAATTGGTTCAATAACCATTGACCGAATTGGTTTACACCTAAAGACATCATGGTCATCGCGGTGAAGTCGATAGTTACTTTACGGTCTGACATCGCAGAAGCTAAGTCACGTTTACCGTTTAAGTCACCAGAAGTTTTAGGCATCATGTTTACACATAACCAAGCTTCGATAACACGTCTTTGGAATGGATCTGGTTCCACGAACAATACCGACATACTGTTGAAGTCTGGTAAGAAGTCAAAGTATTTATCAGCGTTTTGTGGTAACGCATTGATCATCGGAGTTTGTGTATCCGGGTGACCAATTAGATAGAAGATCCAACCATTGAAGAACAAGTGTACTGGACGACCTTGACGTTCAACCCAAGTGAATGATGGAGTAGAACGTTCACGTGTAACTTGTGTAAAGTCTTCTTGCATTTCGCCAGAAGAACCGATAGCATTTTCGGTATAACTTACGTTAACTTTACCGTTCAAACCTTCAATAGTAAGCGCTTGGGTTTCTACTAAAGATTTTAAAGTACCGATCCAGATTTCTGGATTAGGTAAATGGTTGAAACCACGTGGGTATTCAATCAAGAACGGAATAACGTTACGTTGTACGTATGCTGAGTTTGATAAATAAGTACGGTAATCTGGAATAAAACCATTTTGACCACCAAGACGTAAGTCTACGGTAGGCGCAAAGCTCATGTTAGAATAAGCATTACCATTGGCAATCAGTGTGCCTTTTAAACGAGCCATCTATTAACCCTCCAATTCTTCTTGACGATGTGTAACAACAGTGAACACACCGACAGTTTTCATGTTATTCATATACGCATGGATCTTACAGTGCCAGCTGTAACCACGAAGTTTATCAGCAGCAGTATAGTAAGTTTCAGGGGTAATAGTAACACGACCATCATAACGGCTATCAGTAGATTGCGCGATGATACGGTTAGACTCTTCGATAAATTGAGCGTTAGTCAATTTAGCATTACCTACAAGATGACGCCATGCACGGAAACAAACTTTCTCTAAGTCTGTTGCGATAAGCATGTTGATATCTGAAATTAATACAGAAGTTTCATCTTTATAAACTGTACGTACAGCAGGGAAGAACATGGTTCTACGGTCAAAGAATTGTGCCCAAGTTGCACCATGAGTCCAGTTACGTTCACGTTGAACATAAGGGATGAAGGTGTTGTTAAGCTCTTTAACGTATTGGAGTTTCTTCATTTCTGGTTGGTCGTAACCGTAACCAGCACGGTATGCACCATTAGTGTCACCCATGTACTTAGCACGTTTCAATGCAATTTCATAGGTCATCGGAACTTTACCTTTGTAAGGTGAGTTCAAGATAGTACCACATTGCATGATGATGTTAGCACGGCATGATTTAGTACCAAATACTTCAGACTCTAAATAACGAGTAGCGATAGCGTATAACGCACGCACCATACCTACTTCTTGTTCACGTGATAATGGAGTTACACCATCACGGATAGTTGCAGTACGGTTACCTAAGAAGTTGGTTACACCATCTTCGAAGTCTTCTAGAGAGTGAGTTGCTAAACAGATAGAAACGTCTTTACGAGTACGGATTAACTCAGGCATTTTATCTTTTACGTACATTGGGAAGCCAGTATCGTAGAACACAGACCATGGGAAACGAGCTAAGTCATTCCAGTGGCTATATTCATTGGTCATCTCAATGATTTTGTTTGCGACTAAACGGTTGTACTCATGGTTACCCATTTCACCGTCGTTACCACCTTTAGCATAGTGCTCGGTGTTAGCAGTCATTTGTTGTACTGGAGTTTGAGTAGTTTCATCGTACATGTCTAACACTTTGAATGTACGGTAGTTGTAACCGTTAAATGTTAAACCTGTGAAAATATCAATCTGCCATTTTTTGTTTTCTTGTAGAGAATCATCATCGTCTACACCTGGTTCGTATAAGTAAGAAGCACTTTCAGAACTGTCTACTAATACATCACCACGGATTTTACCTTTCTCAACTGGAGCTAAGGTACCATCGATGTTATAAGTAGAAGCTACTTTATTCGCTTGTTCATATTCATGTTCAGTTTTATAAAGGGTTTCAACAACATGTCTGATGTTTTCTTCATAAGCGTGAATGTGATTGAAAGGACCGTAAGTAGGAATACGACCATTTGAAACATCTAAGTTACGATAAGTTTCAAGTAAACGATCTACCATGTACATGTCATCGCCACCTAATAACTCATTTGGAGTTTCAGGTTTTAATACGAAGTTAGTAATGTCTTCACCTAAGATGTTAGGTAAAATGGTAGAAGTAGAACGTTTGTTTCCACGTTTAACGAATGCAGCACGATATTCACGTACTAAAGTTTTACCGTAGAAAGTAGTATCTGGTTTAGATGTATTTAAAGTGTTAGGACACCATAAACGTACACCAAGGTTATTACCGTAAGCACCGAAGTCAGTTACTTGTAAGTCGAACATTGGATAAATGCGCTCTTGAACTAACTCACCACCTTCTGTTACAGTACGTGGGTTAAAGCCTACAGAGATACCTGTTGATAATTGTGATTGAGCTTCGCCTAAACCACCTAATTGACCTACTGATAAACCTGAACCGAAACGGCTAGAGTTTTCAATAAGTGCACGAGTACGCTCATCGAAAGATGATAAATCGTAATCCGCTACATCAGGAGTAGAGGTGATCCAACGTAAGGTCCAACCTGTGTAACCACGAGGTTCATGAATACGACCATTTACGATACGAGGATCGTTAGCTTTTTTCTCAGCAGCAGTAGCAATACGGCTATCTACTAATTCTTGTTTTAAAAGACCTAGTGAGAAACGAATCCACGCAGTAGAAGCACCACGAGGTTTTAAACGTTGTACCATTACTAGGTTACCCTCAGATGTAATACCATCTAAGAATGGTGAAGAGTGGGTAGCGTATTTAGAGTTATAATCAATAAAACCGTTACCGTAAGTGGCAATGAAAGCTGTTTTGCTTACCACATGTACATCGTCCGGATTACCTTTTTCAGAGAACACGAAAAACAACGGCAAGTGTTGCGGATATTTTTCAGGCTCAGGGATAATCGTACGTGTAGATAAATCCTGAATACCAGTATACAGGATATTGGGTGTGCTATTGTAAATTTCAACACTAGACATAATTTTATTTTACTCCACGTAGAGGTTTTTGTCTTGAGATTTGCTCATTAATTAATAAATATAATAAATCATCTAACGTTAGACTATTTTTAATAAAAAATAAAGTATTTTTTAACATCTAATATAACGAGCATACATTAGAAATACAGGGCTTAATCCTATGCTTAGATAAGCATCAAGCATATTATAACTAGTTATTAATTACATTTGCAAAGGTAAAAAATTATGATTTTAACTCCTCAGGAATCCAAGGTAATGGATGGACGTCCATTCGATGCCATTATCACTGGATTACAAAGAGCGTTAGCGACTAACATGTTGGTTCGTTTAGATAATTCGGATCACATTTATGCCGTTACACTTGTTGATGAAAGTATACCTGCATTTACATTACCGATTATGGTGGTAGACGTGATGGGTAGAAAACGTGTATGTATTGATTTAAGAAAAAATACAAGAGAATACAAGATTGATGAAGTGAAAGGAACTTTTATACCAGTTCTATTAACTGAAACAAACTTCTTAGTTAATTTAGCTATTGCGCAAAGCGTATGGCGTGAAGGCCCAGCAGAATTTAACAATATTTATTTCGATGCATGTCGTATTTATGCGATGTGGTTAGCGATGAAAACAAGTAAGCGCTTAGTCTTATCACCTCAACAACAAAATGACTTGGTGATTAGCTTTTCGTATTACTGGTTAACAAGATATAATTCTGAAGAATACCTGAATGACAACTACTATAACTTTATTGTTAACAAAATTAGTACACTTTATGGTTTTAACCAAAATGAAGTCTTAACTGTTTTAGATAAATACAATAAAATGGTATTCACCGATATTGAAGTATTTTGTAAAGCGATTTCTCATAATGCAGAAAACCCTAAAATGAAATCTTTCAATAGAATCCTTTTACAAACTATGGTTTTAGGTAGTTGGTTAGGTGGATCTAACTCTAGAGAATTAACTTCTGTAGCAGTTGAATATCCTCCAGTATTCTTAACGATTTTATATCGTGCTTTAAATGAAAGATCATTTAAAAATAGCGACATCACGCAGTTAGCCATGAAACTTTTAAATAAAGCTAAACAAGATAGTTACAGTTTAGTATTTGCGGATATTTTAAGAAGAAACATGTAAATAAAATATCACGATAGAATTAACAGGAGAGAAACCATGAGCGTGGAAGAGAAAATTGTGCAGTTTGGTAAAGACCATATCTGGCAAAATCCTAGACGTGATAGAAATATTATTTTACAGTTATCTAAAATAAGTCCAAAAAATGGTTACATCAATTGGGGTAAAGTGCATCACGATAAGATCGTTTGCCCAACTAAAACAAACTACTATCATTTTTATCAAATAGGTGGGAATAGTCCAAACGTATTTGGACTATTTAGCATGAAAGAAAAATGGTTTAAGTTAAGTGATTGGTGTAAAGAATATAAACTCATTATTCATTTCTATAATAAGATCGGTAAGTGTATCCCTACAAGTGAAGTATACATGTACCGTATGCAAAACGACAATATCATTTTTGCTGTTTTAGCAAACGGTAATAGAATTATCGATTTAAATGAAGAAAAACTCTTTGTTCATTTTTATAGAAATTACTTTTACAGTACCGCACTAGAAGATGATAGTGCAGACCACATTATTTACAGTGGTTCAGTACATGGTGGTAAAAAGAACAACCGCGATTTATTAAACCTCTTTCAGTTTAATAAACTTAAAAAGAAAGGTGGCCAGTATTTAATCCATAATGGTTACATGGTAGATAGTTTTGATCCTTCTAAATTAGAAGAAGGCGATATGACGGAATTACTATTTGATTATAGTATCCGTAAAGTATGGGATTTAAAAGTAAGTGAATTACGTACTTATAAATCAACACTTGATGAAAAAACAAAATACCTCATCCATCCACCTAAACAAAGTGATGATAATATTATTAATTATCGTGACGATATCGATATTTTTGTTTATAAGAAAGATCCTAAAACTAAACAAGTAAAAGGATTATATTACCATCGTAATATGGAAGACAGTGCGCGTATGGTGACTCACCGTGATTATGGTTTACCTGTACCTTACGTCATGGATTATATCCAAGCACTTGATCCACATTATGATTTGAACGATTTTTATATCCGTGTCTTTGTAAGACAGAATGGTCCAATAAAACCATTAATAACAGATATCAATAAATTAAAATCGCTATACGTCTTACCGGATGATAAAATTATTAATGCGATGGTTCAAGTGAATAGTACACTTAAAGAGTGGACAGCAGATTATCTTGAACGTAGTGCGTATACTGCGGTGATGAGAAGCTACCGTGAAGAGTTAACTCCAGCACTTATCTTAGATGCAACAGGGTATACTGAAGCAGCTAAACTATTAGCGAATCCAAATATCTTAATTACGAAAGATGCTAACGGCAATTATTTTAAATTACCTGATGGGTTACACAAAGAAGTCACTGTATTCGAATATAACCGAAATGGCATGCTTCTAGGTTGGTACAATCAAGATCAATATCGTAAATATTATCCTTACAATAAAGACTGCGTGTTTATTGAAGCCATAGCGGGTAAAGGTGGAGATGATATTACTACCAATCTGACTAATAAACCGTTTAAGTTAAAAGAAAATACGGCTTATCGTTTCTATTTAGCTGAAGTAGCAAATAACGAAATAAGCAGTGAATGGAAAGATAATACAGCAGATCCTAGAATCCTAGTCGATCTTCCTAATATGGAATGTACTTATGGATTTAAGAACTCTGGTGAAGCTGGGGTAGCAATTGGCGATGATAAATTCTTGTGTTATAATCAAGAACTTGATATCCGAGATGGTATTTTAGATTTCCAATTAACTTACGAAAAAGAACATTCTAAAGCACTCATTATTCCACCAGGTAAAATAGATATTTGGTTGAATGGTCATGCATTAGTAGAAGATATTGATTACTTTGTCGATTTCCCTAGTGTCATGATTGTTTCTAAAGCTTACATCATTGATGATAAATCTAAACAATCTGTTACAGTAAGATGTACCGGATTCCCGTTCTCTGTTGGTAATACACTTAAACGTGTTAAACCAAGAGAAGTAGGATTTATTCAATATGGTAAAGTGTCTGTAGACCAACATCACGATTTACATGATGATCGATTGATTCGTTGTGTAGTAGATGGTGGGGTATTTGATCCTTCAGTCATCACGTTCGATGAAGAAGGGGATGCAGAAGTAAGTCGTTTTGCTTTAGATGGAAAACCTTATAGTATCGAAACACCATATGTTTCATTAGGTGGTGCGTTAGGGGTTAACTTATATCAAGCACAGATCAAAGATTACGAATTGAGTTTACGTATAGGTGACTACTTAACTGAACACTTACCTAAAGATAAATACAGATTGCCTCCGGTAATACACCAACTCTATAGAGTATACAGTCCATTCTTGTCTGCTATCTCTACTGATTTGAAATACGGTAGATTAATGTCTCCTCCTTTAAAAACGGATGTGTTAGACATTGATAAAATTGTAGCAAGATATAAAAAGTATTTAACGATGGACCCAGCTTTACGTGGGTTTGATGAACACTTCGTAAATATCCATGCTCATTGTCAAAATACTTATATGGAACTTACTGCAAGAGATATAGCTTTCTTAAATAAATTAAATGATTTATATCTCAAAGGTAAAGTGGATATTTCTAAATTCTATCGAGTTAAGAAAGGATAATAAATGGCTGAAATAATTACAAAAGTAAAAGGGTTACATGGGTTAACCCTTATTCGAAATCCTGATAGCAAAGGGGATTTCCACTTCATTGAAGATATTTATCAAGGTGAAGCAAGTATCAATAATCCTAGAGCCGTTAACGTTCCTAACGTAGGGGATATGGTTCTAGATAGATCTGCAGGTTACATGCGTTGGTTAGAAGTGATTTACGTTGATGAAATTACTTTAATCGCTACGATGACTGAAGCTGATAGTAAAATCAGTAATAACACAATCGATCGTAACCATGCACTACAAACGACTGGTATTAGTCATATTCAAGAAACGTTTAGATTGTACTTGGATACTTCTGTTGTACCTCACGTTTACGCAATTGATAGTCGTCTTTATATTTACGATAACGAAACGACTAAATATAAAATCTTTTTAGGTCGTGATACCAGTAAAGCAACGGGTAAAGTGATCTCGATGGATTTCAACGCTAACGGTGAATTAGTAAGTGAAGATATTCCTTTAGAAAAAGTCGCTTTTGCTGCTACTGATAAAGTAGATACAAATCTTGCCGTAAAAGCGCCTAGACGCGGTTATACTAGTACCGTTATGGATAATGGCACCTTAGTCACTTTAGTGGCTTATAGCGATTCTGGAGTGGCTACAAGCTATAATAACTTATTAGTGCATAATACTGCTTTAGATAGAACCATCGAAGCAAGTCAAAAATATGTGACTACAGTTAGTATTGAAAGCCCATTCTTAGATAAGACTGAGAATAACACATTGGTATTCCCAATGAATACCCCAAGAGATGCATTAGCAATCATGGGTGTAGTACATTACAGTGATGGTACGTCAAAACGTTTACCAATCGATGGTACTCGCATGCGTTTAGAAGGTCTTTACGATTATGTACCTTTCAAGAAAGATCAGAATATCAATCTTGTACTTATTTATAATTTACCAGATGGTGAAATGAGTTTAAATAGTAGTACAGGTTCTAATCGTTTTATCGCAGTGAAATACTTCGGAAGAACGTTACAGGTTGACGGTAGTTACAGTGTAAATATCTTCCCTATTCCAAGTTACGTCTCTGACTCTTATGGTTGGAAAATGCGTTACATGCTTTACACACTTGATCGTGATATCGCTTATGATGTCACTAACCTAGTAACGACTTCTGCAAACAGTAAAACCTTTGAACCACTCAATTATACTGATGATCAAAGTATCACTGTTTCTTTAGATTTATCTAAAGTAAGTCCTACACTTAAGAAATTTATTCACTTACAGACTTACAGCATCAATCTTATTGCAAGTCCTGGTGCTAACCAAAAAACAGTATGGCGTATCACTTACGAACAAGGTCAAAAACCAACGTATGGTGATAACGTATTGTGTAAAGGTACTCAAGATAAAGCGAAGGGTACTTGGAGATTAGATATTTCTTGTGGATGTGAATCTGAAAAAGAATGGTTAGAGAAAGTTTATTATCCAATTAAACCTCTTATCAATGCTTATACAGAAACACGTGCACCTAAACCTACTCACTTTACATTAGATATCAACGGTACTACCGTAACGTATCCATTACAATCATGGAACAAGGTATTGCATTCTCGTGTAGGTGCGACTGATGGTTTCGGTGTGATGTTGATGTGGACTCGTGTGGAAGGGAATAAACAGTATCAACTTGGTGCGTCACCAATGAGTTTTGTTAACTTAAGTGAAGGTGGTGTAAGTAGTCATGCATCTACTACCGTAGTAGATACATCAGCTAACACAAGTACTGTTATTGATATCGAAGCTGAAGTCGCTCGTATCGTCGCTCGTGGTGCTTCACAAGCTGTTGTTGAGAAATATCGTGCTTTACTGAAAATCATTAAAGCTAACGGATTATTGAAATATAAAGATATTAATGATTTATATCAACGTATCCGTACGACAGATATTACTCCTGCACAGATTGCTAACGATGTCATCTTACTCGAAGAAGCTGTTAACTTAGTTTCTATTGAAGGATTCAATCGTCAAAATATTTCTGGTGTAGCTCCAGCAAGTATGGAAGAAAACACAACGAGAAATAATCCTGCTACAGGTACAAATACACCTGCGGTAAATACACCTACTGAAGGTCGTAACTAAAAACATATACCACGTGGAATAACCACGTGGTATTTATGTCCGTTTACTTGGTTATTACATCAAAATTATAAACTTATATTATCTATATGGAGCTTCTTTTGAAGTTCCTTTAAGCTTAAATTCAAATTTACATTCTTATAGGAGTATAAACCAATGAAGAAATCTTTATTAGCAACTATCATCGTCGCTACAGTTTCAGCAGCTCACGCAGCACCTGCCACATTACCTACCGAACCATACGTAGTGGACGGGTATACCGCAGATACACGTAGTGCAGTAGCTAAACAAACCTATGCTAACCGTGTAGTTAAGAGCGATGTAGCAGGTAACAACCACTCAGTGTTTGGTCAAGACAACACAGTTGATGCATTACATGGTAGCTCAAGTGTATACGGTAACCAAAACATCGTAGGTGCAAACGCTAAAGATGGTAATATCTTTGGTGATGGTAGCTCAATTGATGGTTATCAATCACAAGCTGGTGGCGATAATAACATTTTATCAGGGGAACAAAATAGTGCGTTCGGTATGAACAACAAAGTCACTGGTAACCACACGCACGCTTACGGTGGTGGTAACAATGTTACTGGTGATCAATCAACTGCTACCGGTCATTATAACTTAATCACTGGTCATAACTCAAGTGCATTTGGTTACGATAACAAGGCATTAGCTAATGAAACAACAGTTGTAGGTCATCAGTCTATTGCTAGTGGTTTAAACGCAGGTGCGTTTGGATCTAAAGCAACAGCATCTGGCGAAAGCGCATTAGCATTAGGTACAGGCGCTAACGCTACTGCAGACTCCACTGTAGCAATCGGTAACGATTCAAATGCAACTGGTAAATCTTCTGTAGCAGTAGGTGAATCTACTAATGCGACTGGTGTATTTGCTACTGCATTAGGTGACAGTGCTACCGCTACTGGTAACCGTACTATCGCTATCTCTGTAGATTCAAAAGCTAAAGCTGATGAATCTGTCGCGATCGGTTCTGCTTCTACCACTGAAGGTATCCGTTCTATCGCTATCGGTGCTAATGCAACTGCAACTAACGAAAGCGCTACTGTAGTTGGTACTCATTCAACTGCTGAAATCCGTGGTACTGTAATTGGTGCTGAATCTCAAGCACATAACCATGGCTTTGCTGGTGGTTACCAAGCTAAAGCAACAGGTGAATCTTCAACTGCTATCGGTGTTCGTGCTAACTCTACTGGCTTAAGTACTATTGCTATTGGTTCAGATTCTGTAGCTAACAATAAAGCAAGCACTGCTATCGGTCAAGGTGCCATTGCTGATGCGAGCTATGGTGTAGCTTTAGGTAAAGCTGCTCAAGCTAAACACGGTTCTTCTGTAGCGTTAGGTACTGCAGCAGTAACTAAACAAGCTGTAGCTGTAAATGATGCAACTGTAGGTACATTAACTTACGGTGGTTTTGCGGGTACTGATGCAACAGCAACTGTATCTGTAGGTCAAGAAGGTGATCACACTCGTCAAATCGTAAACGTAGGTGCAGGTGAAATCTCAGCTACCTCTACAGATGCGATTAACGGTTCACAACTTTACGCAACCAACGATGTACTTAACAACGTAGTAACAACTACCGTTAGTGTATTAGGTGGTAACGCAGCTGTTGATAACAAAGGTAATATCACCATGACTGACATTGGTGGTACTGGTGAAAACACAGTACACGATGCGATTAAATTAGTTCATGATGGTGTAAAAGCAAATGCAGCTAACATTACTGTTAACGCAGGTAACATTGCTTTAAACAAAGCTGAAATCGCTAAGAATACAGCTAACATCCAAACCAATGCTGATGGTATTAAAGCGAATGCTGATAAGATTGCAGCTAACACTGTAAACATCACTAAAAACGCTAATGACATCGCTGATTTAACTGGACGTGTTACAACAAACGAAGGTAACATCGATAGCAACACTAACCGTATCTCTACTCTAGAAAAACAACTTCCTGAAGTAGATGCAGGTACGAACGTAGAAGTAACAACAACTACAGATGCTAACGGTAAGAAAACATTTACTGTAGCCACTAAGAAAGATGTTGCATTCGATAAAACAACTGTAGGTGATGTAGTAATCGATAAAGATAACGGTATCAGCGCTGGTAACAAAGTTATCTCTAACGTAAAAGACGGGGTAAAAGATACCGATGCGGTAAATGTATCTCAATTAAAAGTTGTAGATGCTAAAGCAAATAAAAATGCTCAAGATATTACTACATTAGATGGTCGTGTAACCACTAATGAAGGTAACATCAATACCAATAAAGATAACATTGCTAAAAATGCAACTGCTATCGAAAACAATGGTAAAGCTATTGCTAAGAATACTACTCGTATCGATACCTTAGAAAAACAATTACCTGAAACAGCAGCGGGTGATAACATCACTGTTACAACCACTAGTGACGCAAACGGTAAGAAGACTTACACTGTAGCGACAGCTAAAGATGTAAACTTCGATAAAGTAACAGTAGGCGCCGTTGTTATTGGTAAAGATGGCGTTAATGCAGGTAACCAAACTATCGTCAATGTTAAAGATGGTGTAAATGGTACTGACGCAGTTAACGTAAACCAACTTAAAGCAGTTGACAACAAAGCTAACCAAAACGCCCAAGGTGTTGCAGATAACAAACAAGCGATTGCTGCAGTTGACAAACGTCATTCTGTTGTTGAACAAGGTAAAAACACTAAAGTGACTTCACGTAAAGGTGACAATGGTGAAACTATCTATACTGTAAGCACTGCTGACGATTTAACTGTTAAAAGTGTAACATTTGTAGATGGCCCTGTTATCAACAAAGATGGTATCAATGCTAACAACACTAAAGTAACTAACGTTAAAGAAGGTGTTGCTGACACTGATGCAGTGAACGTTGCACAATTAAATCGTGTTAAAGCTACCGTTAATGGTAATACGGCTAAGATCAATAAACTTAACACTCGTGTAGATGGTTTAGATCGTGATGTTCGTAAAAACCGTAAACGTGCTGATGCTGGTACTGCTGCAGTAGCAGCGATGGCTAACATCCCACAAGTTTACTTACCTGGTAAATCTGGTGTAGGTGTAGGTGTAGGTTACAAACACGGTCAAAGCGCTTTAGCAGTTGGTTATGCACGTAGTAGTGATAACAGTAAACACATCATCAAATTATCTGCTGGTGTGGATACGCAAAAAGACGTTACTGTAGGTGCTGGTTACATGTACCAATGGTAATACACTGATATATAGGGAGCAATTGCTCCCTATATATTTTTTATTTTTTAGGAGTTTAAAAATGTATAAATTAAGAGCAAATCAAATCGAAGAACTTTATTCTGCTTACGCTCAAGGCAATCGGAAGATTGCAACACTCTTATTGACTGATCACGATGTGGGAGAAAAAATCATTAGTGTTTGTGCGTTAGAAAAAGAAAACTATAATAGTTTATTTGTCACTCTAGATAGCGGTACTAATAAATTAACTACCTGTCTTGATCTATCAAAAATTTTAAGAGACATGTCGATTGTTAAATTAGAAGAATATCTTGAACGTGTTGGATATACTGGTAAAATTAAATTACTAAAAAACACGGAATTAGGTAGTTTCGTTTCCATCTATTATTTCGATTATGTTGAACCACAATTTTGTGGCACATTGCTGTTTACACACGGTAACTGTGCGGACGGTTTTGTTTCAGGTCTTATTGTAAGCGATAAATACAATATTCCATTAGAAAATACAATCGAGTGTTTACACACTGAAAACTTCCAAGAAATTGCGAAACGAGTTTCTTTAGAAGATCGTTTGAAAAATGGTGATATCACTAAAATCATCTTTACCGATTATTTTATCAAAGAAGATGATTTTGAATACTTCATTGATTTAATCCGTGATTATAATTTTGATTTAATCGTTGTAGATCACCATGTTACAAACCAAGCTTTGTGCAATCGATTAGTTGATGCGATTGACTTAATGGATTTGAAAAAATATCGGTTAGCTGATATCGCTAGAGTAACAGATGTAAACGAAAGTAGAGTATTTGATATTTGTTTTAATACCAAATATTCTGGTGCACTACTCTGTTACTTTAAGTTTGTACTTGGATTAAGTAATTCAGAAATCGATGAAGAAACGTTGATTCAGCCGTTACTCAAACAGGTACCTGATTTCATTCGTTATATCCATGAAAATGATACTTGGACTTTTACTGATGAAGATTCTAAACCTTTCGGTGTTGCTTTTAATGCGTTGTTTAGATCTAAACGTCCTATCGAATCTTCTACTTTGGATGAAGATGGTAGAACTATATTCAGTGTTAAGAACTACATTAAAGCAATTAACCATGCATTTCCTAAATCTGAACAATGTTCAGAAACTGCATTTGGTCAACGACTAGTTAAAGAAATCGTTAACTATGGTAAACGTGTTCTTGAAATTCGTAATAACTATATCGATAACGTAATGGATACTGCGACTAAACATTTCATTCGTGTAAACGATGGAATGTATAGAATTGCTTTAGTTAACGCTAATAGTGTATTCACTTCTGATATCGGTAATAAATTAGTTAAGATCTTAAATGTGGATGCGGCTATCTGTTGGTGCATGGATGGGTTTAAAGTTAAAGTAGGTATTAGATCTGTAGACTTTGATACCACCATCATTAGTAAACATTTCGGTGGCGGTGGTCATAAGCTCGCTTCTGGTTGTAAGTTTGATACCTTAGATCAATTTACAAATGAACTTTATCTTCCATTACTTCTTGATAAGTTAGAATTCATTGTTCCGGAGGAATTTAAAAATCCTTTAGAAGAATCTGATGAATCTTCAGAAGAATCTAATTAATACAAACATACTCCCACACCTATAAGGGTGTGGGATATATGATTTATTCATCTTCTTTTTTTGGTAATCGGATATCAACTGTTTCTTCTTCAATACGTTGTACTGCGTTACCATTAGAATACTTGATTCTAGAAGCAACAGACTCCATTATTGTAGAAGAAGGCGCTTTACCTAACATCGCTTTAAGCATGTCTCTATTCTCTTTAAGAGTGATACCACGCTCATGCCATACTACAAGTAATGGACCAATGAAAGGTAGAATGATTTCATCCCATCCTAAAATGTGATTAGTCTTAAAAGCAATATAAACGTTCATACCCATAGCTGTTAAAGCCATAATCGCTAAACAGAAAGTCATGATCCAAGTTGTTGTTTTATAACCACTTCCTTTTTGTTGATTAGTATCTTTTAATATCTCCGATACTGTGAGTTCTAAAACTTCAGGTTCAATATCTCTGATTTTAGCTAATAGATCTTTAGCTTTCTCATCACCATTGATTGGCGTAATCACTCCTGCTACTTTTAAAGCACGAATAATTACTGGTATAGTATCAACTGTATCTTCAGCTGTTCTATTTAAAATATCACCTATTGTTGGTGTTCCCATTTTAGTAGACCCTTTCCGTTTGAAACAATTCAGAAACATGAATAAGCCCCCTTAAATAAAAACTAATGCAGTCTATCAATAATAACCGATAACACCTTTTTAAAGTTTTCTTCTAGATCACCATCTACCACGACCTGTTTATATTTACCAGGTCTATAATCAAATATACGGCGATATCCTTCACGTACTTTACGTTGAAACTCATCCACTTCGTATAGATCTTTAGTATCTCTACTGTCCAATCTAGAATCAAGAATTTCATCAGGTGCATCAAGGATGATATTTAACGTAATAACAGGCAATCGTTCAATGAATTCTTTACCTTGATAAAAAGGTTGATTACCATGATGGCAGTATTCCTGATAAACTCCTGTAGAAGTTAACCATCTGTCTAAGAAAATGATATTACTGATTTCTTTAGTAGATGATTCTAGGATAACGTCGATATCATCTTTAAGATGATTAATCGTAGCGAGTTGTAATAATTTCTGAACTTCGTTATTAGGTTTAAATTGGTTTAATAACGCTTTAACTCCTTTACCGAATTCAGTATTTGAAGGTGTCAACGAAAAAGCCCTATAAGAAGTGCATTCGTTAAAATATTTAGTGAGCTTACTAATTAATGTAGTTTTACCTACACCATCTGGACCGTCGATTACAAAAATATAGTTACTCATTTATTGTTCCTTTAAAACGAGAAAAATCGAATTTAGATATTCCAAGTAAATGAAGATAGTAACTGATTGGCTACAGTATAACCTATAGCAATACTATCTACGGCGTGTTCATCTAGCGTAGGTAATATCTGTTGTAAATTTATAAGGTCAGTAATATTAGTAACGGCATTAAGAACTTCGTCCTTTTTAACCCCACCAATATAATGTTTAACTTCCATAGGTGTGATACCTATAAAAGGTAAGAATGGGCTATAACGTTGTGTAGCCAATTTAAGTGTTAACAAACACTCTACGAGTCCTTGGTAAGCTTTAGGGAATCTTCCCATAAAAGCGGACTCATGACAGACGAGATGAGGTCTATATTGTAATAATAAACCATATAGGTGTTCACCGTGTCGATGAAGTCGTAAATATTTCTCATCTTGGTAATTCCATTGATTGTTATCTAATAAAGTATCTATATATTTAGATGCTTGGAAAGTAAAGGCTGTTAATAAAGTTTTAGTACCATTCACTAAATCCACATCAAAAATGGACACCCCAAGGGTGTCCGTTCCTGGGTCGATAGCAAGTATACGGTACGGTTGATTAACAGTGCTACCGTACAACATTGTTTCACGTCCTCAAATAGTTATTGTATTAGCGTCTTGCAGCTGCAGCAGCAGCGATATCAGGTGTCGTTGCAGCAGGTTTATTTGTTGCATCATACACCGTACCTTCTAACGTTTTAGACGTTACTGAAGGTAATGTATCAATACTATAACGGCTAGAGATAGATTCACCATTCGTTAATAACGGTTCACCGGAACCTAAATCACATTCGTGAATAATACCACCATTCATGCTCTTAGCAGAGATGTAAGTAGAAATGTATGCAGCGACTTGAACACCAATAACTTCTTTCATTAAGACATTGGCGCCAGCACCACTCGGTACATTGACTTCTTTATCTAAACCAGTGCAAAGCATGATTTCAGAGATGATCGCATATTTAGAACTACCGTAAAGTACTTCACAGACATTATAATATTCCTTAATATCACGTTCATCTAAGATGATAGAAATTCTAGAAGAAATACGAATAATATCTGCTGAGGATACCGTCACACCGGTAGCTGGTAATTCATGTGGTACAGGTCTTAAATCTTGATCTGAGTAATTAAACAATCTTGTTGTCGTTACACCATCTACAGTATTATCCCAAAGTACTTGAGGGGGTGTAGTGGGTAAATCTAAACGTTTTAGATAGTAAGCCCAATATTCAACACCGTTATGTTGTTCTTTACGACGTAATGCATAACGTTTTCTATCTTCTAAAGATAGATCATCGTTAAGTTGACGTAAGACAAACGGGACTGGTCGATATGGACCTGTGTTAGTGGTTTCATGTTCAACCACATCTGGTACCGCAACATCTTCTTTATCGAGGATCATACGGTGACCGCCACGACCGATAGCAAAATATTTTAAAGAAGGTACCTTGGTTTCACTGAGGTGAGCTTCTGGTAAGATTTCAAAATATTCGTTAAGTGTGGTATATTTCAGATATTTATAGGAAATGTCTAATAGTTTAGCTGCTTGTACCGCCAAACCGATAGCCGTCCTACGTACATTCGTTTTTTCCATTATTTATTCCTGTCTTAGACTATAGTGATTAAGAATTATTATTTAATTATAAGATAATACAATGTGTTCTTTGGTTGGATCAATGTCGTTTACAATGATACAAACATTTGTTTTATTCTGACTTACTTCGTTGATTAAATCAGCTGGAATTGCTTCCACTTTACCATTATATTTAACAGTCCAGCTAGCGTCTATTTTTAACGCAGTTGCACCTACTATCTTATTAATGATCGCCGCAGTTTCTTCTGTTACAGTACCTGTAGGGATACCTGCAATAGCTTCTTTGTGTCTTTCATAATTAGAGTAGTGTGTTAATGGGAAGGTAGTAGCTAAAGGCAGTTTAAAGATTAAATTACCTTTAATTTTTGCAGATTTAGTTTCATCTAATTTTAAAGTAATAACTTGATAAGTTTTACCTTGTTCTTCTACGTATTCTACTTTTTCCACTTTAATGTTATTTACATTATATTCAGCAACTGAATCTTTATTTACCCAATCATCGTTAGTATAATGTTTTAATACTCTAGCGAATAAATCTGTGGATAAATTAGAAGTAGCTTTGATACCTTTAATATACGGGCTGGTTACATTGTGGATATTGCCACTATAAACTGAAGCATCAACAACATAATTAGTTGAGGTATAACTGAAACCCTCAGGGTTGGTAGAGATAACTTTGTCTAGCGTTTCTGCTAATAATACTTTAACAAAACCAATATATTTATAGTTGTTAACTTTAGCTGATACTGTTAAAGATCTTGCTTCTTTTAAGATTTCGACATCTTCATCTAAATCCAAACCAAATTTATCATTAATCGTTTTAACAATAACGTCTGTTTCAGATTCTGCATCTAAATCTAAAGCGGGAGAAACACCAGAGAATACTCTACCTAAATCTAAACGAGTATATAATACTGTTTTATTACCAATGTACCCACTGGCAGGTTTTGCTTTTAAAACCACGACAGTATTATCACCGTTTTGATTTTCTTCTGTAACACGAGGTTCAGAAATTTCTACCTTAGTTTCATCAAAAACTGGATTGATTGTTTTAAGTAAATCAATGAACTTAGTTAATGAACTCATCTATATACACCCTTATTAAATAACTAATATAACAAATATGTCTTGAACAGACATAGAGGCTAGCCTAGTACTAGGCTAGCCACATAACAAGTTTATTAGATTAGATATTATTCAAATCGTCATTAGGCACTTCTTCAGTCGTTTCAGTTGTTTCTTCTTCAGTCATTGTTTCTTCGGCTGAATCAAGATCTTCACCGATACCATCATCCGTACCCATGTCATCGAAACCATCAGAACCAGAATCATCATCTGATCCGAAACCACCATCATCAGAAGAGCTATCTGATGAATAATCATCACTACCACCAAAACTATCATTATCTTCAGCGATTGTTTTAAGAGCAGGATCACGCGTTAAACGTTTAACATTATTTAACGCTAAAGCTGCTTCTACAGCAAATTTACTGAATGGTGTCATGTAAGCAGTGATTTCTGATTTCACAGCATCTTTAACATTATCTTGTTCGATAATATTATCAATATCAGACATGTAACCATTTTCAACAAGATACTTACGAATCACTGAGGATAAAAGAATCTTACGGAAACGAGCTGTTTCATCTTTAAGTTCTTCAGGAAGACCGTATTCACCAACCTCATCTGGATAAGCTGCCTCAATGGCTGCTTCCATGAAGTTCTTATATTTATCGAAATCGTTTTGTAACTCATCCATCTTTTGAAGACTTGGAGAGGGTAAATTGATTTCAAGATTATCTAAGAAATCTTCAATGATTGGTAACGTGTTTCCTTCTGCACGTTGTTTATCAGTTAATAGATCTTTGTTCTCTTTAATAACTTCAGATAAACGTTTAATTAAATAACCGCTATTTAAAGTATACTTAGAAACATGATCCCACAATAAATCTCTTGCAATGATTTTTTGTTTTGCTGCTACACGTTTATTAAATAAAGCATGTGCTGTCATGGATTGAGTGGCAAACTGAGATTGTTGCGTTTCATCTACTAACGTTGCAGGTAATTCCAAAGACGATAAATGTAAGTTCTTAATGTTGTTTTTAAGTTCTTCATTAGGTACGACACGATTAACGTTAACATCTTCTAATTCAATTTGAGTATTAGGGATATTAGGGTTATCACCTTGAACCACGGTATCGATGTTAGCTTCACGTAAAATGTTCACTGCATCGATAGGACCATCAGACATTAACGGCATGTTCCATGAGTTAATTCTCATGTATTCAGTACGTGCTGTTTCAATCGTCTTCATTGGTTCAGGGTCAGCTTCATCTAACGTAATAATAAATTTACGTCTACCAATACTATTTTGAATATTGGAATAGATATCTGCATACTGCATCGTAGAACGTAATGTTGCTAAGGTTTTACCATCTTCCAACATTGATTTACCGATACCAAATTTATTATAGTCAAATGCGAAATAAGTTAATAGTTCAGCTGGACAATAATACACTTGGGTTTTCATCGCTTTTAATGCACGTTGTAACATGATACGATAAATTTCTGGTGCATTAGTAATTTTAATGTTTTCACCATAAATACCGTTTGCTAAACGATTCAATAAATCTTCTTCTACTAACGAAGCATATACACTTGCAAGCTCGTTTAATGTTTCTCTATCGTTACCAGTAACATTACAACAACCTTCTTTGTAGACACTCATCTGTTTAATAATATTAACAGTTTGTGTTCTTCGCTCTTTAGCAGAAGCCGTAGAGTCAGAATATAAATCTTGATTATTAGAAGAATTAATTGGATTACCGTATTCATCTAAAATAATAAACGCACCAACGATATCTCTAGGATTACCTGGTACATGTACCGGGATAATCGATTCAGAAGGTACTTTCATTACGAGAGGATTACTGATTGGTAATCTTGAAGCATCTGTCCCGTTTTTAACGACAACGATTTGGTTACCATCGTAAGCTCTTTCTTGATAAAGATTTTGAACGATACTCTCTTTAATTTTTGTATCGAAACGTTTTCTTTCTTCCTTATCATTTTTAAGGATATCACCTTCACCAGGTTCTGAAGTATAACGAGCGTTAGGATCATTTGGTTTATCATCGTTCCATTTCACCGCTGCAACAGATTCTAGACCGTAGTTATCACGTAAACGTTGTTTACTACGGTTCTTTTGCATCACAGTTAATAGACGTTGAACTTTTAACGCTGTTGGATTATCAGTTACAGTTAATCCTGGATGGATTAATTGTTCATCACTGTCTACTTTAAAACTAGGGTTATCTAGAACAGATTCTAAACCCACCTTTTTCGTTTCTTTATTCGTTGGACTTCCCAAATAACCGATACTTGGGATAACATAATCACCGGATACCTTTTTAAACGTTTTATCCACGATAGCTTCATTAGAAACGATGGTTTTACCATTGATGATATCATCAATAGAAGATTCAGGTAATATGACTAACGGATAACTACCTGTTTTAAATAACGCATCTTCGATAGCCGGTTTAAGAATATCAAAGAGTTCATAATCCGTTTCGAAGTAGTCTTTTAATTCTGTTAGCATTTCATTAAATAGTTCAGCACTGTATTCGCTGTTCTTATTATTAATACTCCATGCTAATGATTCTGTTACCGAGTCTTTAGGAGATAGAAGACATGAAACCCAAATCTCCATAGCTATTTTAGTATCGGGCAATGTTTGGAAGATAAGGTTATACTCTTCTATGTTAGAGACGGTAGCTTCTGAAAGATTATTTAATACACTTTCATCAGGACGGCGTTTACCGTCATATCCAGTTAACGAATTGTTATCTGGATCTTTTATGAGTTTTGTCGAGATAGCTCTCGCTATCTCATTATGTTTAATAGTCTTCAGATTTCTAAAATCTGAAACGGTGAGTTTATGTTCACCACTATAAATATTTTGCATAAATTACACCCTTTTAAATTATAACTAGGAGATAACGAGTGTCTAGTCAGTCTTATAAATTATATTATAAATCCTGTTTAGATTTTTCAAGAACTATCGTTATAAAAAGTGATCAAACTGCTGAAGCAATAAACGAACATGATAAGTTCGATTTAATGTTTCGAGAAAAGGCGGGTTTGCCTTTATATAATCTTGACGAATATGATAAACGCACTTGGCGTTATTACATGCATCTAGCAGGCATACCACACGAACAACAGTACCGTTACAATAAAGTAACGAAAGAAAAAGAATTTATTATAAAAGTCATCAGTTTAGATACTCATGAACTTATTGATTTCACTGTAGAGAATCTTAAATTACATAGAGCCACTGCTAGAGATTATACCATAGGTTCAACATACTATCGAAAACTGTTAGATAAATATCCAGAACACATTGACTACATTAAAGGTGTGATCAACCCAGTGGATATCGATTATGCGATTGAAGTTAAAAACAATACTATCTTAGCTTGGGATCACTCTTACGTTGAAGAAAACGAATATAGTCTTATTCAAAGATTACAAGATTACGTTTATCGTTATTACGATAGATGGAATAATGAGGATTATTGTAAAATAGAAGATCTATATACGGCTACAAGAATTGGTATACTTTATATTTATTTACCCTTTATCATAATGAATATTCGTTATGATTTAAGTAGAACAATCGAAGCACATACTTTCCATGTATGGAACTATCTTGGTTCTCATCAATATCTTGATGTATATAAAGATTACTTAACGGTGTATCAACGTTTATGGTTCTATAGAAATATCCGATGGGTAGAAAGTAACCCAGGTAAAATGGAAACCTTTACAAAACTGATACACAACGTGATGACGGTAAGAAACTTATCTTTATCAGAATTCCATGTTATTCATAAAACTGAATTAATGGATAGCGATAACGGTATATATTATCCTTATTCAGAATGGAAACGTGATCCGTTAAACTTGTTTGATATCCAAACAAGAGAAGGTGACTTACGTAGTGTTCGTCAATTAATGGAACAAGAATACGAGGAATCCCGTGATAATAAAGTGGATTTCGAAAACGAATATCTTACTACTAATAAACGTATTACGACTGTCGCTCACAATAACTTACCTTCTAAAGTTCTTGAAGCACGTTCTACGGACTATACCAAAATTGCTGCCATTAAGAAACATGATGTTGAATTAAATGAATGGATTTATTTAGCGTCTAACGACATGTATTTAGCGAATATCATTGTTAATGACCCTAACAGTTCTAATGCGTTTAACTTTAACATGAAACAAGCGCTTGTTACTTACATCTATGCGGTAATGCAAGCTCATGGTGTATTTGAAGATGGTAAAGATTATCCGATACCAACTATCACGGTAAATAAAGTATTGAAAAACAAACGCCCGACTATTGAAGAAGTGGCTAAGTTAATTTCTTTAAAAATTACACCAATGGAATATGTTCACGCAGCTGACCATTATGCGCCGTTATCCGGTAAGATAATCAGTACTGCAAGATTTGCTGAGTTCTGTGAAGAAGTGTATCAAGCAAAACTTATACACCGAAACATGTATAGCTTTGTTGAAAGTTATAGACGACATCCTCAGGTTAAAACTATCGTAAACCAATATTACGAAACCGTTATTTGCCAACTTGCAGAACCCGGTATGACATTTAAAGAATACTTTAAGAAATACGGATATAATTTCGCTAACTACAATAAAGAACACTGGGGTAAACTTGGTGATGATATTGTTAAATATGCAACAGGTACAGATTTACGTACAGTACTTACTGTTTCTGAAATCCAAGGTATGATGGTAAGGTTACTTAAACAATTAAGTTCTTACTCTATTCAGTTCTTGAAGAAAGTCGATAACGATGATGTGGATATTTTTGATATTCCATATATCCGTTACGATATACTGAGTAATTCAGGTAAACATTTAGATTTTGGTAAATTATCAGATTTAGATTACGTTAACCATTGGTGTCGTGGATATGCCTTTAGTAAAGAAAGTTTATTCTGGGATATCGAGAACACAGATAAAGTAACTGGGTATGGTAGATGGTTAGGTAATCTAGCTATGGTTGATTTCAGTACGAAATCTAGATTTATTAACTATAGTTATACACCAATGCCTGATGTAAGATATAACGTATCTAAAGTGACTGTACTTCCAGGTAAAGAAATCAAACCTATTGCGAAGAATGCTTGGGATTTAAGTAAATTCAAAATCCATGCTACGACTGAAGATAGATCAAGAGTGGTGGAAGATGAAAGTGGTAACTTAATCGTCCGTGGTGTGGTTTACGTAGATAAAAACTATAAGGGTAAGTAGATGAATAGTTTAAAGAAAACTAGTTTAGAAATAGCATTAGAAACCATAAGCGCGAGCTGTGGTTTCGAATTAACGAAAGATGATGTTTCTATTAAAGATGTAGTGTATCAAGAAACTGGACACTTTAATACTAAAGCTACTTTAGTACCTGTGCCTGGAAGAGGTTACACTGAAAAAGTTGAATTTGAATACGATCGTATTAATATTGCTAATTTGTTTTTAGGTGTAGATGTTAAAGTACTGCCTGGTAATCAAAAATTAGTATCGGATTATCTTGTTGCTATCAATGATAAGTATGGTTTATATTTAGATGAAACGGATATCGTAGATGGAGATCTATCCTCCGGTGTTCCTCCGTTTAAATTTAAATTAAAAATACAAGATGGTAATCCAGCGTTTTATGGTCAAATAGATGTAATCGTTATTGATGAAGAAAAAAGTTTAAAACCTTTATTGATTAAAATAAATAGTGCGCGTGTGAATTCATTAATTGCGAATGGTTTAAAACCTAATACGGTTAATGGTCATATGTTAACTTACGGTAACGATTATAGTGATATTAAACGATTCTTATTAACGTTAAATGTAAACGATGAATTAAGTCAAACATTTGTAACTGAATTAAATTATTATACAAACACACCTTGGGTGTTTAAAGATAGTTTAATGGACTTTAACCTTTACGGTGCTAAAGTAGTATACAATGGTTTAACTGAACTCTGTAACGAACCATGTAATAAAGATTTGTATTCTAACGTTACCATCATTGAACTTAATGAACAATATTGTGGTAATGTTTCTACTCATCTTGTATTACACTATAACGTTTAGATGCTATGAGGGTAGGGGCCAACCTACCCTCATATGTTTCGATCATTTAAAGAATATAAAAGTGAGAAAATAAAAAGATGAGTTGTACATGTGAACAAGAAAGAGAATATGTAAACTATCAAGCAGATTTTACTAAAACCGGTAAAGAAATGTTAATCGATTTACTTAACTGGGTAAATAGAGAAAGTATGACTAGCATGTTAAGACCTAACATGACTTTCTTTACTCGTCCTACCAAGTTAGATGACGATGAAGATATGAATACCAAAATTAAATTTGCTCGTGTAGTTGGTTTTAATATTCCTCAGGACACTCAAGAAATTCACTATAACCGTGTAGATATCAATCAGGTTGCTAAGACTCAAGGATTTAACTTTGTTTTATTCTTAGATCCTAGTAAGAAGTATAATACTACGCATGATTTATTAGATGATTTCTTTAAACAAGCTAAAGTTAAACTTATCGAAGAAGATGTGGTATTGGAAGATATTAAAATTGATTTTGCTGAATCCTCTAGAAGATTAGAAGAATTTGGTGATGATTTTATTGATGAGTATAAAGAAAATAGCATCTATCCTAGATTAACTTTAACCATGACCGACTATAGTATTGCATATTACGGTAAAGTAACTTTTCAAGTAAGACCTAGACCGATCAATATTAATAACGTGGTTGTTGTCAAAAAACTTAAACCATTCATGCCACCTGTTAAACATGGTATTAAATGGTACGAAGATAAAAAATGTAATTAATAATGTTCCGTATCGTAATAGATACGGGACTTATGTTCATTGTATTAGATTTATAGGTTTATATTATCTAATTGAATAAAGGATATTAGTATCTTTTATCATATCCATCAACCAACAAAAGGAAACTTAATTATGAAAAACTTAAAATCAATCTTAGCCGCTGTAGTTATCGCATCTGCTGTATCATCAATTGCTCAAGCAAGTGTTATCACAAGTAACAGTGTTGATCTCGTTTATAGTGGTGACTGGTCATGCGCCGATTATTTTGAAATGGCATTATTCCCGGCCAAGTATGTAGATCGTACTGGTGACCCTAACCTTGCTGGTCATTACTACGACATCAACAAGTCATGGAAATTCGATAAGAATCGTAAAAACTGGCGTAGTCAAGGGGTATTTGTTCCTGAAGTATTTCAAGAATTAGTCTATACGACTGACTCTGAAGGTAACTTATGGAACAGTGGTAATTATGTAGAAACTAAAAATAATACTAAGAACCCAAATCCTTGTTCTATTTATTAAGGTAAGTGGATGGAAATCTATAAGATCAACCATGTTCATTTTCAGTATGATGAAAAAGAAAAAGAAGAATTCCTGAATAACATTGCAGGAATTTATTCTGTTTCTGATTTGGAAATTATTGCTGAAAAAGAAAGCGACATTGCCCGTATTTTATTCAAAGAGCCTAAAACGGATAAAGGTGTTTCAAGACACACTTTTACCTATCGTGTCTACGTTAACTTAGATTCAGCTGCTCAATTTGAATTTAATCAATATCCTAAATTTGTGAAAAACAAAGAAGGTAGAGTTGGTTTATTAGTAGGGCATTATGATATTGGTTGGGTATTACTCTTCCCAGAAGATCCAGCTAGATTTAAAGTCGTAGTGAAAGAAACGAAAAGTACGTATAGTCGCAACACTAAACGTTACACTGATACTGTAACTAGCTTTAGTCGTGGGTTCTATGATTTAGATAAACCTAAACTTTCAGTTCGCGAACAGTTTATCCAGAGTCTTAAATAATAATCGAACATAATCCCTCTAGCCGAAAGGCCAGAGGGATATGTTTTCTTTTTTTACTCAAACAATTAATTTAAGGAATTAACTGTTAGGTATTACCCATCAACAAACAATTCAAAAGAACTATTATAGCCTATACTAAAAGTTCGCACTTTTAACTACAAGCATATAACTAGCTTACGTTGTAAAGAAAAACTTAAAAAATATTATTTTTTTTTTTACCATTTTGCTCTAGCTGTATAAGCTGGTTTTAAATGTTGCAATAGCTCAGAGAGTAATGTCGCACTTTCAGTAGAAATGAGATTTTGTTCATTCTTAGCTAATGCTTCGATAGTTTCTAAATCTAATGAATGTGACTCCAATGTTGGTACTGCATATTTGTTAGCTGGTGCTAAACCAGGTTCATTTACGTAGTCCCAAGTGACAATCTGAGTAAAGTCTTTGTGTTGACGATAACCTACTTGACGGTTTAGTGTTAAAGAACGAATACTAAACGCGACATTTTGGTTAGGGTCATCTAACATTTCTTTTAATACTGAACCATAAGGGCCAGAAGGTTTTACCTTACCTCTGATAGCAATAATTTTATTTCCTGTTTCAGGATCTCTTACGCCATCAAAATCGATATAAATATCAGAAATGTGTGCACACACTAAAGTTTCTTCAATAGTTAAAATACGAGTTAAATATTCGTTTTCAGATTGACCTGGTAGTTTTTTAGGATGACCATATTCCGATCTTAACTGCCCTTTACCAACACGTCTCATTAAAGACGAACCTGGTTTGAAAAATTCTTGAGCAGATTTTAAAGTATAAATATCGCCAACACTGTTAGGGTACTCTAGAGCACCCAACACCATGTCATATCTTCCTTGAGCATCTGGTTTTAATACACCAGCTTTATTCGTCCCAAGTAATGCGGTGCAGCCATAATGTACTGTTGCCATTTATTATCCTTTCTTCTTAATCATTATAGATAAAGATGTAACTTTATTATAATCGTTTTCTGTTATCTCTTTTACTTCTATCTTGTTATTGTTTTCCAAAGGATAGTCGTAATCGTAATTACGTAATGTGATTTCGTAATAGCCTTTAACAAGTTTGATGTCATGTGTTAAGTATAGACTTTCACCTAATACTTTTAAGAACATGGTAACACGTTGATCTTCACCATCGCTTCCATAAGTTGTTTGTACTTGAGGAATAGTGAATTCACAAACTGTGTTAGGTCTGATACTATACGTTTCTTTCTTCCATGATACCAACCAATATTCATCAGATGTTTCTACATCGCTTAATAATTTTTTAGATGGTTTTACAGCGTACTGGTACGGAAGTTCATATACGGTATATAAACCTGTAAAGTTCTTACGTTCTCTACCAGCCATATCTGTAAACATGGATTGATATCCGTTTAAACATCCAATAAGTGATGTAGATGTAGATACACGAGGTACACTTCTATCTTCAGAACTTAAAGTACGTGAAGAAACTTTAGGACTAAAGATTCTAACATTTGGATTCATTGAAACGTGATATAAAGGTCTATCTACTTCACCTGCTGAAAATAATGTAAGCTCAGATACAGAGTCACCTAATAGAGCAGATAAGTATTCGATGATCTCTTGCTTTTCAACTTCAGGATCATCAAGTTCTACTTCTCGTTCTTCTTGGAAAGGTTCTTCTGCTGGTGCTCCAGTTTCTTGTTGTGACGTTGAATCGACTTCTGAGTCTTCTTGTCCAGAAACAGATAGATCGGACTCGGTATTCTCTTCTGAGTCTCCTCCACTTGTCTCTTCCATTCCTTCACTGGTTTCAACATTTTCATCACTACTATTTTCAGCAGTTGCATCGGTTTCAGTAAGTTCAGGTTGAACCTCCTCTGTTACGGTTTCTTCACCGTCTTCTAAAGAGTGAACAGCACTACCATTAGCTGTTTTATATTTAGTTAAAATACTCATTTTCTTATCCCTACTGTCTTAATAGTTGTTCTACTCGTTCAGTAGTATCTGAAGGATAAAGTAAAGCTGAATTCAAACCTTCATCAAAATACGCACCCATTAATTTAGACGTCGTATTACGAGCACCTAAAGGTACATTTCGTAAAGGGGCGAAATCTGGTACCGACGTATAAGATTCTTGTTGATCTTTTAAAGTTTGTCTCCAATACTTCATCACGTCAACATTATCCCTTAGACACATGGAGATGATCATCTCCATGATAGTCTGACCAGCACCGTATACAGCTCCAGTATATTCTTTAGATTTAGATAAGATATTAAGCATATCGATCGCACCCATAAACCAAGGCACTTTCCCTAAAGCAATAAAATAGTTATAAATATAATAACCTAAAGTATTATCTTTAACTAGATTAATATTATCAGTAATCATCGAACCCTTTTCAAAAGAAAGTTCGTAATAACCGTGTTCATTAAATTTAACTTCATTTATTTCTACAGGGAATAAACGTACTTTAGATGGTACCACATTGACAGCGTAACTATCACCAACGATAATAGCAAAGATAGCGAGACTATATACACTTGCACCCATCACTGCTAAATTGGCTTCTTCGTATCTTACAGGAATGACAATCTTTAAATCACTTTTAGCAATCATCTTCCCCGTGTTATCTATTTCTATTGCATTTAAAATAACATCTTTATTTCGTTTTAAGTTTGTATACGGCATTTTACTTTATTCCTTACAAATACTGTTTACTTGTTAGTAGACAGCAATGAAACTTGAGATAAGAAGTATTTAGTCACTTCTTCTAAACAAGCGTAATAAGCTGCTTGAGCTGGAGTAAGTGTAACACCATTACCAGATGGTTTTAAATATTTGTCCATGGTGTTGTAGAACATGTGTAGTTCTAACTCTGGTAATAAACCTAAAGTGATGATGTTAGAAGCGTAGCTATAAATATCTTCTACTGAAGTGACTGGTGTACTTTGAATGTATTCACGACCACGTTGCATTAACGCTGCTTCTACATTGATGTTTTCAGCTTGTAATTCAGGGATAGTATTTAATACTTCAACTGGGATATCTTTTACGATTTTACCTAATTCTTGAGTCGCACCTAAACGCATTAAACGAATAGATTCTAAACGTAAACGACGGATTTCACCAGATACTTCTTGATCGTAAGCAGATTCAAGAGAAACTTTTTTCTCTAATAAACCTTCGATACCTAAAGCAGGACCTTTAACTTTTACGTAACCAGCAAGAATACTGTTGTTACCACCTTTATCTAAGAACTTACGATAGTTAGGACCATAAACGGTAATACCTTCGTTAGACGCTCTTACAGGTACCACGACTTCTTTAGCTGTTAAATCATCTTGTAATTTAAACAAGTTATTGATATTTTGAGAAGTACGACCTAAGATACGTAATAGTTTAAGTTCTTGTTCTTTAACAGGTTCACTGTTTAACGTTTCATTACGATCGTATAAGTGTCTAGCTACCATGTGGATAATTAAATTTTTATCAGCTTCTTCACGATAGTCATTAGTTACTTCTGGTTTTACGATAACTAATTCTTGACCATTGGTGAAATGTTTACGCACCACATCAAGATACCAGTCTTCACCACGTTCATTAATGATTTCTTCTAATTTCTTATCAATGAAACCACTACCGGTTTTTAATGCACCTTTATAATAGTTATTGGTTTCATCTAAAACGATACCTTTAAAACCTTGAACGGGTTCAAGATCTTTAATACCATAGCCTTCAAAGATATTACGAGCTAATGGATGATTATAGAATTCACCAAAATCTACTTCAGTTACTTCTGCTGTTTGCGGAACATAACCTTCAATGTATTTAGAGATTAAATCGGTATATTTAGCAATAAGTGGATTAACCACGTCTTTAGCTAAATGTAAACGTCTGTTTAATAAACCAGAAACAGTAGTGGTGATACCCTCTAAAATATTATCATGGGTTTCAGGCGTTACTTCAACCGGACTAGAAGTCATTTCTTCTAGTGATTCTACGATGGCTTCAGGTTCTTCTGGTACTTTATCAGTAACAGGTTCTGCTGCAGCAACTAACTCTTCAACAGGGGTATCTACATTTGGAACGAGATAAGCTTTTCTACGTTCTAATTCTTCAGCTAATACTACGGCTGATTCTAATGTTAATTCGGTTAACATGATTAAGCACCTCCAACCATTCTTGCAATAGTTGCTTGAACATCGTTAGTTAATTCTCTTGGATCATGTGGAACATCCACACATTCTTTATCTAAATTCAAAAGAACATTAACGATAGCTTGAATCATGTTAGCAGTGGTGCTTACATGCACATATTTTTCTGTCATTATTATTTTCCTTTTTATATTTTGGCCAAAATAAAAATATCCCATCCTATTAGGTAAAACATTACTTAATAAGAGGTACATAGGATGTTCAGGGTGTTTGTTCATTGTTAAGAACTTATATTATCTATTTGAACTATATAACTTTTATTACTGAGGAGTAAAACATGAATGAACAACAAAAAGCTCAAATAGAGAAATGGGTTGCTGAACAACAATCTATTAATCTTATTAAATCAGCTGGTCTAAATTTTATACAGAAAAACGATGATTTAGAACTCGATATCTTGGAGTTAAAAGTAGAACTAGATTCTGGTGATACGATTAGTATTTACTACAATAGACACCAAGAATATGCAAGTTATAAATCATTAGAAGATAATAATATTTTCACACTGATTCGTGGTGGCAATAATCTTTATTTACGCCGTAAATCCGATAACTGGCTTTATAACTTGGAAGCTGTAGGTGAACGTCTTTACTTTGAATTAATGAGTCATTACAACGATAGAGAATGGGGTAATGTAATGGATTACCATCCGCCTATCGAAGTTCGCTTAGAAGGTGAAAAGCTATTAGATCACGAGTTCTGTGTAGCTGAAATTAAAAAGGCTATGACGTTAGCAAAACAACAATACTTTATTTAATCGAACATATATCCTACACCTTTTTTGGGTGTAGGATATATGACATTAAGTTATTTTATTTTTTTGTATCGTTACGATAAATATCAATCACTTCTTTAGTTATTTCTCTAAGTAACGTATTAGTCGTACCTATTACTTCAGCAGAAGTTACGATACGGTTACTGATAGATTGATAACCAAATATAGCATCTATTGGTTTACCTGACTTGGTTTCATTAACACCCGTCATTACTCGTGCAACAACAGATTTTAACTGATTTGATACCACGAGCTTATCCCCGATACCCATTCCATCATGATGTTCAATATAGAATTTAATCACTAAACTTCTATCAGTTAAAACATTTCCACCCACACGGATAGGTTCTTTTAATAATCCTACTGTAGGGCTTCCATCTTTTAATCTCTCAGCAAGCACTCTTCTTTCTTTATCAAATTTACTAATGATAGATTTCACACTTTCAGATGCTGTACTACTATCACCGTAATACATGACCTCTATTTTAGTCACCATACCGTGATGTTTCGCTCTAGGCGATACATTAGCTAATTGATTAAGTGTATCTAAATACTCACTGTTCTTATCGAACATACTGTTTTCTGTAAACACGGCATTAACGATAGTGCATAAAGGTGTTTCACTTTCTACATTATCTCCAACGTTTACAAGATGACGAATCGTATCATCAAATGAAACGACGATATCTCTTACTTCAGTTACAGGTACTTCCATCTTACCTGCTAATTTTAAAGAAATAGCACTACTATCTTCTTCAGTATCATTACTTTCCATAAATGTGGTAAATGATAAAATCGAGTTTTTAAATAAAACTTGAGATTTATCAAATACATCACGTTGGAAGTGTGCAGGATGGAATGCAACCACATCACCTTTATTTACTTCTTGTCCTACAGTGTAATCAGTAACAAGCATATTGTTTACTACACTACCTGTCGATACCCCATAGTTTAAACCGATTTTAAAACGATCTGTAGTGCCGTCTTCGTAAGTTAACGTAATGTGATTATTACTTACTTCAGTAACTTTACCTTTACCTTTAGAAACTACTGCAAATTTTTCATCTACTCGATGCGCTATAATAGTGTCATATCCAGTACGCACTGCTTGAGGCATGGAGTTAATCATACCTAATGAATGACTGTTCTGAATGGCACTGAATAAAGTCCTCTTTGGTACCCATTATTTAGAAAAATGTAGATTTTTACATACATAATATCGAATATGTAAACCATTTACATTCTATTCATGGATCGACTATATCTTCATCTTGAATTAATTATCAAGCTCTTAGTTTTTACTAAGAGGTGGAGGTCGTAACCCTCTCACATGTCCCCCGTTTCAGATATCCCTTGGATACCTTACGTGCTACCGCACTAGTCTGTGAACACATTTCCTTTACCCTAAGGTAGGTAGGAAACTTCGCTGCGTCGGTTAGTTCCGATTTAACGTTTTCACCATGCTGCGTTGAAACATTACTCTCGCAGTATTATAGTCTATTACTAGCTATAAGTGGTAGTTAAAGTCGTTGTATAAACTTTCCCGCAATTAGAGGGAATTCACCTTTTTACAAGGTGGACCCATTAATATTTTTTATTTATTAAAAGGAAGACATTATGTTTGAACAATATCCTCCCAAAGAACAACAAATTTTAAATTCAAAATATCCATGTAAATATCCTTACCAGAAAATTATTAAGGATAGTAATGGAAATGTTATTAAATGTATCCCAAACCCATATCCGTGGTTAAAACCATGTGAAGAGTATCCTGGTTATTATCACATTCCTTTTATCGAAAATGCTATTATTAATCCAGTAACATCAACCGCTATTAGCTTAATAAGATCAACGATAATGACTAAAAAGAAGAAAAAACGAGGATATCTTGAATACGGTTTTACCATAGATAAGAAAACCCAAAAAGCTTATCTTATTCATCGCTTACTCGCAACGATGTTTATTCCCGAAATCAGAGATATTTCTAAACTTCAAGTAAATCACATCAACGGGATTACTGATGATAACAGATTAGATAATCTTGAATGGGTTACACCACGAGAAAACGTTCATCGTTATTATAGAGATATCAATAAAAGAACCCATGTTCTCGTTGAGGTTAAAAACGTTTATACCAATAAAATCACTATTTACCCTAATCGCATTTTAGCATCTTTAGAGATTGGTTGGGGCGACAATAGAGATTTCATTGAGCATCGTCTTTCTCAACCTGATTCTCGTGTTTGGGCACCAGGTGTACAGATTAGAAAATACCATCAGGATAATAAACCATTTCCTGAATTATCCCCTGAAGAAATAGCAACCCAGCTAGCAAACGAAGGGGGTTCTAATAAAACGTATTTAAGAAACGCTATCACTATGGAAGAATATAAATTCAATAGTCAAACTGAATGCAGTGATTTTCTTAAATTATCTCCTGGGGCGATATCAGAATACGCTAATTCTAACCAGAGAGTGTTCTTGTGTAATGACAGTATCTGGCAGATTAAAAACGATTTAACACCATGGCGTCATATTCCTGATGTTTATCTTGAATTATCTAAGCAAGGGGAAGCTGTACCAGTAAAATGTATTTTACCGGATGGTTCATTTAAAATCTATCTTAACGCAAGAGACTGTGCTAAGGAAAACAATCTTAGCGTGACTACACTTAACGAACGTCTTAACCAAGCTAATCCAAACAAATTCTGGAAAGACGGTAAAGCATACGTACGTTATAAGGATTTTCCTGGATATTAAAAATTGTTGTTTCCGTCTAACTGTTCCAGAGTTAGGCGGGATTATGTTTGTCCTTTTTTAAAAAATATTAATTTTGTTGATCATCTCGAGTAGATGCAACGTATAAGTTACTGGTTGTAGATAAAACTTCAGCGGCTGAGGTATTCTGAGTATCGATACGCTTACTATTACCTAACGTCGTAGTTAACGCAGGGTTAGCAGATAAGAACGTAGTCACGGCTACATCTGCACTATCTACAGTTGCTTCTGAAATCACACCTAAATCTGATTTAGAGTAAGTACGTGTACGAGATACCATCGATCTACGACTACGACCACCATCACCACCAAAGGTGATATTCTCGTGTTCTTTTAAGTTGTGGATAGGGTTAATATCATCCACTAAAGAAACTGAAGGGTCTTTCATGATCGTTTGTAAAATATGCGTAGGCGGCATATCGAATCGTTTTTTAGCCAGGATACTACGATTATTCATCATCGTTTTAACGTTACCAGCAAGTTGTTTATAGATTTGACCTGCGATACGTTGATAACCTGCTATAATCATATCGTCCATATTCACTTCAGCTCGTGAATAAGGAATAGTGAGTAATTCTGCTGCTCTAAATAATAAAGACACGAAATCTGTCGGTTCTTGCATTTGAATCAATAACTCTTTCGTTATCTCATCTACCCACAACATTTCCATGAGTTTAAATTCATTTTCAACTTGCATGGTTAAACCAGCATCGCTTAAAATAGCAATAAACGTATCTTTATTATCGAATTGATCTACAGAGTAATCTTCGATATAACGTTTATAGTGATTAAAACCAGATAGAATAATAGCGGCTTTAGTATCACGTCTATCAAATACCCAAACTTCATCTGCAAATTTAATCGCATATTCAGTAGAACTTAAGTTAGGTCGTTGTCCTCTGAATACTTTACGAGGACGTACGTTAAGTTCTCTTAGTAATCCGGATAAACCTTTATAGTAACCTAATAAGAACACTAAAGGAATAGAGTTAGAGAATACTTTAATCTCTGCCATTTCTAAAGGTGGTTCTTTTTCTATAGCGAGGAATTCATAAAGCGGTGTAGGTTGATAACCTTGATCGGTAGAATAAACCATGTTATCAGATTTACTAATGAAATATAGATGACTTTTATCTTTAGCAAAAATAACACCGTCGTATTTCGCTTCGAGTTCAGCTAAACGTTTATCATCATTATTAATTAAAACACCACGATGATTATAATCGAAGTTACAATAAATAACTTGTTTATTGTTTAATAACTCAAAGCGTTTAAAACGAGAAGCAACATGATGATATTCAGTAGGAACATCTAATTCAGTATTAATTCTATTTGAATACTCTACATGAATAATATCTTTATCGATAATCTTCGCGTTTAGTTGCGTATGATAAAATGATTCAAGATTAAATGTTCTTCTTTCAGCTTTAGAAACGGAAAGTTTACTATAATAAGAAGTTAATGCAACTTTATCTGTGGAAACCTTACGTATCGGAAGGTCTTTACGTTGTGCTCTTAGATTATAATAAATACCATTAACTTTAAATCTACCTTCTTTATCGACATGAGGTAATTTAATCGTTACTGTTGCTTCTGTACCACCTATTGGCTGTACTTTCATTTTCCAGATATCGTACTTGCTTGCAACGTCGTTTTGAGTTTCCAATTTAAGATCGGTTACCATCATCCCTGCTTTCTGAATAGACATCAATGATTTAACCACATCTCGTTTAAGAGATTTCTCGATATATTGTCTAGTCAGAGGTTCGACAGTTGTTTTAAGCATATTCTTATCAAGAATCCAATCCGAATCAGGAACTTCAATAGGTTTGATTTCCACATCCTCTTTAGTATTCGATTCCATGAAATCTTTTAAAGAGGTTTTACCTGATTCATCGAACGGGTTAGGAATCATGGTATATGCTTCAGCTTGTCGTTGAATACGTTGAAACTCCCTTGCAGACATTTCACCTTCTTTAACCTTATTCATCGCTTCACGTAATGGTAAGCGCTGATATGGGTCTTCAGGTAAATCTTTATAAGGATCTTCAGGGATGTATTCCGTTTCTGGTTCATCTGGAACCACTTCTTGTACTTCTTCAGGTAACTCTACCTTATCCGATTGTCCAGCTAATTTAGAATCTGATTCTGGTTCTGATACCGTATTGTCAACTGTATCCTGTTCATCAGGTTCTTCTTTAGGAAGCGGTTTAAGCACTCTAGAAAAAGTATTGGTTTTACCTTTCTCTATTTGTTGCTTCGCTTTATCTTCCGTAGTTTGAACTTTAGTATCCGTTACTTTACCAACAGCAGAAATAAATGAATCTGTTAAAGATTTAGGTTTTGTTTCAGTAGGCTGATTAGGCTGTGATACTTCACCCTCATCGTCTTCTACTTCACTTGTATCGTTTAGTTCTGCTTCAGTATAGGTTACAGGTTCTACTTTAATCGCACTTGGTGCACCTGTTCTGAATTCTAATAATTTATTAAGTAAGTTATAGAACTTAACCCGTATACCTAAAGCTCTATTCGAAATGATCGTACCGTCATCGTCCATTTCTTCAAAATCATCTTCATTAGATTCTTCAGTAATCCATTTATTTAATTCACCTAAATTAATTAAAACGTATTTACCGCTTTCTGTTAATAGAAGATTAACTTTTGATAAGTTCTTTTGTTCTATTAGATTGAAGATAGACTTAGAACGCTCATCACCCATCCACATCCATAAATGGAAAATCAACCATGCATCACTATCTGAAAAGAAATGAAGCATGCGGTTTGTCATGCCTGTATTAAAATATTCTTTTGCTAATGATCTAAAATAACTACGAGTTAAAATAGTTTTAGGTAATCTTAATTCAAAGAACTGGTGTCTATCAGACTGATTCGCTACTTGATTGATTTTAGTCAAAATAGTAGAATACAAGTTCTGGAAATTAAAATAACTAATAAACCGATGTGGCCTGTATTTATATAACTGATTAAGTAAACAATAGTTATAGATGATCAACATGTTTGGTTGTGCATTAATGTTAAAGAAATTACGCATTAACTTCAACGTACGATGTTTACGTCTATAAGCTTGTATATATTGTATTTCACTTCCTGGTTTACGAACGATAGTACCTATTGTTTCTGTTTTAAAACTCGCTACATGCTCTATAAACTTAAGATGATTTTCCCCAACAAACCACGGGTTATTTTCTTGAGGACCAAATAATAATGGGCTCTCAGGATTATAATGGTAAATTGAGTTTTTTGGGAAAGTGGTTGCACCTATATCCGAGAATATAGGATTAGCAATTTGCGCTATTCTTCTTACGCCACGTTTACGATAAAATAAATCGTACAGTTCTGCTTCTAGAGAAATGCTACTCTCTAAAGCTATATCTAATTCTTGCATGATTTATATCCTGTTTATTGTTCTACTGGACCAGTGAGGGATCTCATTACTCGCTGAGCGATGAGCGTATCAGCACTAAATAAAAAGTTTCCTCTAGGACCAATAACTGAACTTTTAGATTTCAAATTGTTATCAATTTCTTCTATTGCTTCTTTACTGTAAACAATATTTGCTGAAACTGTCATTTTCTTGTGGACTATATCTTATCTCTATATAACTGGTCTAGCTATATAAAGACCTCCCCGTTTCGGATATACTCTTTTATATCCTACTCTACTCACTTCTTCTCTACACCTATCCCTAGGTAAGATATGCTTTCGATAGTCTCTGAACTTATACCCTGTATATATCTAAAATATATATTTAGGTACTTTGCTGCGCCGGTTAACCCTAGTGTAGTGTTTTCACCATACCGTATTGAATCATTACTCTAACGGTGTTATACTGTCTTTCGACGTATAAGTGGTAACTACAATCATCTTTGGATACTTCCCGCAATTAGAGGAGTTAGGTGACACAATTTCTTATTCTGGTTTATTTACTTTGGTGAAGATCCATCGTTTTTTAGTAACTAAATTACTAACAGGTCTTCCTGTATTGCATAACTCAGCAATTCGGCGTTTATCGCACTTCGTCATTCTAGCAGCTTCTCGGATGGAGTTAAAAAACAAAGTAGCTCCATCTTCATTTACCCCTTTTAATACAATAGCTTCCTTTTTTGGAATTCCACATTTTGGAGGAGTCTTTTTATATTCTAGCTGTATATCACTATTAAGTTTTAAAATAGTATCTAGAGGGATTCTATTATTTATATTTAAAAATTTTCTAAGGTTATTTAAACCGTAGATTATTTTATCTCCAATAATAAATTTATAACGAGTATTGATTTTTCCATGATAAGTTTCATAAAACCACGGGCTTGTATCTGTCTCATACTTGAATTCAAATTTATCGTTTATCAGATAACCGTATGTTTTACCGTATAAGTGTCGATTATCTGTTTTTATATCTAAACCCATGTATTCTTTAGCTAATCTTAATGATGCAAAATGTTTCACTTCTTTAGTATAAAAGTTTCTAATTTTACAATTAATGTTATCATTTTTTAACCCATTTTCAACTGCATGGATATTATTTAAATGATAAGTAGACCATTCAAGATTAGTAACGACATTATTGGTTTTATTACCATCTTTGTGATTCACTATTGTAAATCCATTAGGTTGTGGTAAGAATGCTAGAGCAACTAATCTATGCGCTTGCACTCTACTTTTTTTACCGTATTTATCCGTATAAAAGATACTAACATACCCAGCACTATCGCTTAACTTAGAAGCTGGACGTTCCTTTATCTTATCATAAACTTCACCAAGTTTATTAACCATTAAATTTTCATAACCCGGGATATCGTGAAAAATATGCATATTTTCTCCTATAAATAAAATATATACATATTATTACTATCCCCAGTTGTCTATCACCGTCAAAGTCTGCTCCGAGTGCAGATAATTTGGTCGGATTAACTGCTACGGTATTTAACCATGCTGCATTTAAATCATGTTCTGGATATTCTCTAGCCGTGTTAACATGAGTTTGCCAGTCGTCTCCTAGCTCGTATTTTAATTTAGCATTACCTGTTGTTTTCAGGTATAAGTTACTTGAATAGATAGAGTTAAAACTATCTATAGGGTAACGAGTAATTAATACTTTAAAAGTATAATATTTCTCAGGATTACACAGGTAAAAGAATTCAGCGTAAGTCATAGGGTGTACTTTATCTAAGTAAGACTTATCTGGTAGTTCATTTATATTTCTAAATAATTTATATTCCGTATCTGTTTCGTATACGAGATATAAATAATGACCTGATATCACGATTGGTTTATTACGAACTGTATCGTCTGAAAAACCTTCTATTAGTTTTTCTAATCCTGCTACTGTACCCCATTTGTCCCAGATTTCTGGTTTAAGATCTACATCCACTAATTTAAATGTTTTACGATCTATAAGTGTAGTAGGTGAAGAAGGATTAATAAATATTTCATCTAAGAAGCGTTTCTTAAGTTCATGTATGACAAATGGTGAAGCACCTTTTAATGTTTGGTATAACCCGATATGCGTATCATCTACAGAAGGAGCTCGAGTGCCATGTAATTCATCGGCTGCGGTATTCATCATTGAAATAACGTTACGAGTACCGTTGACTAATTTACGACCACCCCATTTAGCTTGAACTAAACCTTTCTTACCTGATAGCATAGTTTTCAAGTAATTATAGATTTCGTTCATTGTTAATTGTAGATTACGTCTTGGTATATCTATAATTGGATCATTAGTTTTAGCACCGACGATATTGATTGAGTTAGAGATAGCAATAAGTTTACGATACATGTCGTTGATCTCATCTTGTACTTCTCTACCTGATCCATCTATATATAAGTCACGCAAGCCTGCTGGTATAACCAAACAGTTATGCATCAAGCACTCACCTTTATATTTATTAAATACATCGATATACATATTTCGTTTTTTCGAAATACGTTTATCTGGATCTAAATCTTTAATGTGTTTTGCAAAGAAAGCAAAACCTGTCTGCCCATCTAGCATATCTGAAGATATAAAATCTTTCGTTTCATCATCCCATCTAGCATATGCTGATCCCATGATAATATCGACGTAGAGTCGTTTTAATTTCTTTAATACTTCAAATACTGCCGGATGGATAACGTCAGCATGTAATCTAATAAATGAAAAATTATTATCTCGTTCTTCAGATCCTACTCGGCCAAAAGTAGTAATAGAGAATAAACCATCTTCATGGAAATTAGAAGTGACACCGTCGTAAATATCCGTTCTGGTAACAGGTCTCATTGTTCTCACCAAGGAGTCAGGTGCAAACATGAGGTCTATATTGAACGGAGTTAAATTTTTCATATTTACTCCTGTTTATTTTTAATTTAATTACTAGTAATGATTAACGGCATTTTGGTATGCATTTAATCGTACTATATATAAACGAAATGGATAATAGCTAAATTCATTTTAGTACGATTAGATTTAAATTGCAATTTAAATTTTTTATAAAAGGGTTTTAAATAATGGCAACTAAAGACAAAGATGAAAAAATCGAACTTGACGATGACTTCGAAAGTGATTTCGAAGACTTCGATGAAGGGTTTGATGATTTCGATATGGACTTTACAGATGGAGATCCTAATAAAAAGGATAGAAAACCCGTCACAATGAAAAGTAGTTTCAAAGATGGTTTCACGGAAGCCTTTGATTCTACTAAAATGTCTGAAGCAGTGGATGAAGCTTTACCCGATAGTTATAGTCGTGCTAAAAGCGAATTTAAAAGTTATATCGATGACGGTAAAAGACTTTTAGATGAAAGTGCGGATGATATCAAAAAGGAAATAAATAGAACTCGAATCATCACGGGTAAGATTAGTAAGCTATACGGAGATAAGATTCCAAGCTTTGCTAAGAAGATGATGGATAAGTTTGCTAGTGGTGCTGAGACAGAATACAATTATACTGAATCAGAAGAAGCTAGACAGGCTAATGCTATCGCTGCAGAAATAGAAACCTTTACTGCGGCTCAGGCTGAAAACCAACAAAGAAACGAAGCGATAGATGCGCTTCGTGATAAGAAAGAAGAAAAACGTTTTCAATCTCAACAAGATTTACTATTTGGGATTAAAACGTCTGCTGATAGAGTAGCTTCTTATCAAGAACAGATTACGTCGATATTCCAACGTAAGATGATTGAGATTGGGTATAGACAGCTCTTTACTCAAGTCAACATCAGTAAAACGTTGAAAGAGAGCGCTACGCACCAAAAAGAAGCGTTAGATGCTATCGTTAAGAATAGTGCGCTACCTGATATTGTAAAAGCTCAGAATAAAGAAGTACTGAAAGATGTCGTATTAAGACGTTTACTCACTAACGGTACAGAAACCTTTGGAAACTTCCTCAACGGTTATAAAGATAAAGTCTTTAAGAATGCTGCAGATTACGCTAAAGGTTTTATACAAAGCGTTAGCGGTGCTGTCGACATGGCTGAAATGGGTGTTGACGGTTTAGAGATGATGGCCGAATCCGGTATGATGGAAAATCGTACTGGAAAACAACATGCTGCTAAAGCTGCTGGTAGTTTTTTAGGTTCTAAGATACGTAATAGCTTTGCTAGACGTATGGTGGATAGTTTAGATAAAAAAGGAGCCATCTCTGGTTTATCTGAAACACTATACACTAAAGCTAGTGAAATACCAATGTATCTGCATACAGCGGATAGACGACTCACTGGTGACTTCTGGGAAAATAGTGCGGTAGGTAGTTCATTAAAAGATTTCTTCTTGGATGTATTACAACCAAGACATGAAATGATTCATAGCACAGATATGAATGCGGCTAGACAAGCCAGAGAACGTGCTGAATTTGATAACGCTACAAGAACATCTATCGTTGATATTATTCCTGGTTACTTGTCTAAAATCCTACAAAGCACTGAACGTATTCGTACTGAGCAGTTAGGTGGTGCAAGTTGGGATACTAAAGACGCTAATAGAGAACTTATCTGGGATTTCAATAAAGGTGGATTTAGTTCAAGAGCTAGATTTAATAAAAATATAGCAAAAGAATTAAGTGAAGCTCATGGCGTTGATCGTACTATGGCGCATGGTCGTGACATTTGGTTAAATGTAGATCGTGAAGGTAAATTAGAAAGTAAACATAAAGGTCTAGCAGAGAAATTTGCAAAATCGATTAGAGACCACATGATGACCAATCAGAGTGCGTTTCTTATTAAAGATTTAGCAGATCAGAATTTCTTCAATACTAATAACTTTAAAGGGTTGACTAAAGAAGAAATAGCGGATATCTCTAAAGAGCTTATTTCTGTTTATAACCTCGATGGTAGTTTAGGCGATAAAATTGATAAAGAATCTCAACGTCGTTTGAGAGACGCTAACCAATCTATCATCAGCATGTTAGATAATGTTAGTCATGGTGCGACTTATTCGAATAACAGAGGTCTTATTAACGCCAACTACGCTCAGGCTATGGTCACCAATAAAGCCATGCGTCGTAGTAAAGATGGTGTTCTATATACTTCACCTAAAGACTATTATAAACAAAATAGTTATTCTAATAGTGACCAGTTTACAAAAGAATCATTAGAAGAAGAAAGCGAACGTTATACAAGAAGTTTAGATTACGATTCACCAGAAGCTGTATGGGAACGTTACGTTAGAGAATCAGATAAAACGGTAATTGAAAATAACGTTGAAGTACCAACCATCAAGAACCGATTAAAAGGTAACCTTGCTAAAGAAATCGCAAGAATAAAAGATGCTGATGGTAAAAACAAATACGGTAAACAGTTAACTAAGAATCAGTTCTTAGAATTAACAAGAGAATACCCTATTGCTATTCGTGCTTGGACTGAAGATGATTCTATTGGTGTTCAACTTGGTAAATGGTTAAAAACCAAAGAACAAAATAAAGGCATACTCGGCAGTACAGCAAGAGGTGTGAATGTTATTAGTAAGCACAAAAACAAAATCGTCGATGATGTAAGTGATACAATTTACGATAGTAAAATCATGACGATGGCACGTCGTGTAGCGAGTGGTGTTACTAGTAAAATCGATAAGACGATCAACAATATCGATATCGCTAGAAAATGGTGTCTAAGACAAGTCAGTGCTGACGATGTTTTAATCGATAACGAAAATACTTATAAAGGCTGGACTTGGAGCTTTGATTATTTTGGCGATGGTAGTTTATTAACAGCTGTATCTGATGGTTTATTCGCTAAAGAAGTTGCAACTAAAATCGCTATCCTTACTGGTTTAGCTTATGCTAAAAATAGTAAAGATGCTGAGAAATATCGTATACTTAGCGATAAAGAAATACTTATTTACGCGGTAAATAAATTAAATCTTGAAAAGGCAACTGAAGAAGAACAAGCTATCGATAAAGCAATCAATGAACTTGTCGAAAAAGCAAGAAAAAGCAAAAAGGTAGCAACTAAATTAGCCACCGATAAAGAATTCAGAAATGAAGTGATATCTGAGTCTATCGAGAAAGTAAAAGAAACCGTTGAAGTCACTTATACTAAAGGTAAATCAAAAGCAACAGAGTTCTGGGATAAAGCAGAAGACTGGAACGATCGTGCTAAAGCCTTTAATGAAAAGTATAATAGTTTTGAAACGAAAGAAGAAAAATTAGCATGGTTGAATGATGTCCGTAAAGATGTCACCATGGCTGGTTGGGATAAAATAAAAGAATTCGGTGGTAAAAGTAATACCGAGATTAAAGAACTCATCGATAAAGTGAATGAAAACGAAAACTTTATTGGTGTTAAAGAGTGGGCTAAAGACATTGCTAAAGATTTCCACAAGGATGCGACAGATGCTAACGCATTCGGTTATGCCAATGCTGTTGGAGCTGGAGTAGCTGCGGTCAATGCAGGTAAGAATATCCTTGGATCTAAAGCTGTTAAAGCACTTCTTAAGAATGGTTCTAAATACGGTAAGTTCGGTAAAGAGTTAAGTGGGTTATTTAAAGAATCTGCTAAACTAGCAATGAACACCGAATTAACAGAAGAACAAAAAGCTCAAGCACAAGAACAACTTATTAGTAAATATTTAGATTTACATTCTAGAGCAAGAAGTGCTTCTGAACAAGACTTTAAACAATTTAATAACTACGTTTCTAAACTTGCTAAACACGATGAAACTTTAAAAGTCGTTTCAGAAAAATTTAGTAAAGAAGCAGGCGTTGAATCACCTGTTAAAGATATCGAAGAAACAACCGTAGAAAAAGCCGATACTTCTAAACCAGTAGAAGACGTTATAGATCAAGACGTTTCAGGGTTATCTGCTGAAAAAGAAATCATTCGTAAAGCGAAAGAAGAAATCGAAAAAGATGCAGCTTCTGTTTCTGGTACGACTGATACAGGTACTGATACAGAAACTCCTCGTCAAAGTAAGATCCAGAAAATTCTTAAATCTGTTGAAGAATTAAAACGTCAACATCTCATCAGAAAAACAACGAATAAAGCAAAAGTTGAAGAAGAGAAGAAAAACGTTAAAGACGTTTACGTGGATGGTGAAGAATCTCCTAGACTCTTAGCGAGTAAAATGCGTTCTAACGGGTATTACGATGTCAATAGTGAATCATTCGTTAATAAAGTATCTGATATTACAGGTCCTGTCGTTACAACAGATACTGGCGAACAGGTTATCACTATTGAAGACTTTAGTAAAGGATTAGTAGATAAAGACGGTAATCCGGTAGTTACTGAAGAAGTTAGAAATCGTATTCTTAGTAAATCACGTAATGATTTTAACCAAAATAAAGCTGGATTAGATTTTAAAGAACGTAGTAAATCTTGGTTAACTAAAACAGCACACACTACTGATGTTTACGTTAAAACGATAGACGATGAAGGTAGAGAGACGTACGAAAAACGTATATCTCGATTTGCCATGATGAGAGGTAAATATTATCTTAAATCAAACGGTAAACAGATTCTTAAACCTGGTGATATTACCGGTCCTGTTATTACTAAGAACGGTGAAGAAATCATTTCTGAAGAAGATATGAAAAACGGTTTAAGAGATAGTAAAGGACGTATTCTATCTAACTCTTACGTTCGTAGACGTTTACGTTTAGCGGGTGACTGGTTAAAAGCAATCGCTAAGTATAGTGGTGCTGAGAAACTTAGTAAATGGGGTGCTGGTAAAGTTAGAGACATCATCGGTAGACCATTTGACAAGAATAAACCTATTCCAACTAAAAAGAAATTTAAAGATTTAAGTTTCTTAGGTAAAGTTGGAAGAACTGCTTTAATGCCTGCTAGCTTGGTTGCCCAAGGCGCTGGTTGGTTAGGTAAAAAATTAATAGGCGGTACAATTTCAGATATCTTTGAAAATACTGCTGAAAATATTCAAGGTGCAGCTGCACAAGATTACTGGCGGGCGAAGGGAGCTTTTGAAAAAGCAAATATGGGTTCAGTTAAAAACTGGGCTAATAAAGTGACTAAAGGGGCTCGTACTAAATACTTCGCTGATGGTGGTTACACCGGTGACGGTAGTAAGCATGAAAACGCTGGTAAAGTACATAAAGGCGAATACGTCTTCACCAAAGATGCGGTTAAGCGTCTAGGGGTTAAATTCTTAGATAGATTAAATTACGGTAAATCTCCTTTATCAACAGATAAGGAAGAAGCAGCTAATAAGATTGCTAAGAATTTAGAAGAACAAAAAGCCCGTACAGCTGAACGTGCTAAAGCAGATCGTGAAGAACAAGAGAAACGCCTAGAAGCAAGTAAAAAGAAATCAAACGGTATTTTAGATTTCTTGAAAAAGCAATGGCCTTTATTAATGGCTGGCGCTGCTGCTATTGGTGGTGCGATTAAGAAATTATTCCAACCAATTGCAGGATTACTCAGTGTAGCCGGTGGTTTAGGTTTACCTAAAAAAGCCTTAGCTTGGATCAAAGATAAAGCTTTAGGTGGATTAGAAATCGTTAAAAATAAAACACTTGCTGTCGGTAAAAAGCTCGGTGCTAAAGCTGTAGATAAAATCCTTCAAAGTCGTATTGGAAAATACGTCCCTAAAGGAATGAAGAAATGGTTAGGTGGTGCTTTCAGTAACAGTAAAGCAGATGGTTCTGTCGATCCTTCTACTAATCCTACTGAAGCTGCAGATAAAACAACAACTGCAGTAGAGAACATGAATATCGAGATGGTGGATAAACTAAATGAAGTCATTGATGCTATTAATGGCTCAGGTGGTTTTGGAAGCGATTTAGATATGGGTGGAAGAGGACGTAAAGGTAAGGGTAAGAAATCTAGAACACGTAAAGGTGCTGGAAAAGGTCGTACTCGCGGTAAGACTACAGTTAAATCTTCTGCAAGTAAGATGGGTAAAAAAGCAGCAGGTGCTGCTACAGCTGGTGCTGCAGTAGGTTCTAAAGCGACAAGTAAAGCAGGTAGGTTTGTAACAAAACTCACAAGTAAACTTGGCGGTAAAGGAAAACTTCTTGCGGGAGCATTAGGTGTAGGATTAGTGGGTTCTAGTTTATTTGGCGGTGATGACGATAATGATATCACTAAACCAGAAAATCAAGAGCTCTTAAATAATCAAACCGTTGACTTAGATAGTGATATTACTACAAGTAATAAAATCTTATCTGAAAAAGAACTCATTAAAGAAGATGCTTCTCCTTATAGTGAAGTAAGTAATAAGATCAATACACTTTACAAAAATAGTGCTAATACAACCTCTGTTGAAAATAGAGCTAAAGCGATCGATGCCATTGATGGTGAAAACACCATGAACAACGCATTAACTGTTGGTACTGGTGCGTTAACATTGATGGGTTTAAATGGTGGATGGAAGAAAGGCGCATTAAAAGCGGCTGGTAAAGGCGCTTTAGGTTTACTTGGTCCTATCGGATTAGGTGTACTTGCTGTATGGACAGCGTTTGACGTATTTAACTTCTTTACTGATTTAATTAAATCCGGTAACACCATAGATGAATATCGTTGGTCAGCTTACGGTTTTGACCCGAAAAACGATACACAAAGATCATGGATCTATGAGTTTGAAAAACTCATGTGTGACATGGTGACGATAGATGAAAAAGGTCGAGTTAAATTACCGACTAAAGACGAATTAGGTAAAAACAAAAAGATTACCAAATTATGTTTAGCATTGTTCCATAAAGACATTATCGAGTCTTTAGGTGCAGGTTTCCCTCAAAGTGAAATCTTTAGACAAACGATGGTTAAATTTAATAATTGGTATTCTAACCGTTTTGCGCCTGTATTTAGTCGTATGGTAACGATACTTAATCGTATCGCTCCTGGTAAAAAACTCTATAATGCATTTGACAGAGTAAGTTTTGGTTCAGGTGTAGATGATGGTTACATCAATAGCTTTGTGAATATGTCGTTCTTTGGTAAAACAGAACCAGTAGACCCATATATCGTAACGGATATACCTTTAGCGATAATGAAAGGTGTGAATGAAGATGCTGTAGGTACAACTCAAAACCGTTTAATGGTTGAGTCTTATAAAGATATTTGTATCGCTAAGTATAGAACGGATGAAAAAGATTTAATGGAAGAAGATAAATCTAACTTCCTTAAAGCTAAAGCTGATGGTAAAGCTTATAAATCTAAATTCGATTTCTTAGCAGATAAAGGTCTTCAAGATAATATTCATTCTGAACTCGTTGCAAAATCATCTGAATCTCAAATCCAAAAAGAGATGAGAATGACTGATGTTAAGTTAACGAGTGGTGCTAAAGCAGATGTTAAATTAATCGGTAACACGATTTATACCTCTGAACCAGTTGAGAAAATAGAACTTGACGGAAGACAAGTACTAGACGACATGACGGCTATCAGAATGCGTCTATATGGTCTTACTAATTTAACAACGACTCGAGTTAAGAATCTTCTCGCATTAGAGCAAACAGCATTTAAATATATTAACTACAATGTTAATGGTGCTGCTTATTTCAGTGGAATGAATATTTACGATATCGTTAGTAAACACGGTATTACATTAGGTTGGACAAACAGTAAAGAAGACTTTACGTTATTCAACAAATGGTTTACTAATCGTTTTGCTCCAGTATTGTTACGATTTGCTACTGAAATATATTCTTTAGTTAAAAATAAAGATGTATTGAAAACTTACGATAGATTGAGTGCTTTACAACGTTATGAAATTGCATTAGCCACTTCTAGAGTGACTGTAAACCTTGAAGGTAGAACCTTATACATATTTGAAGTCCCTTATACACCTATAAGAGGAATGAAAACAAATATGGATAGTTCAACTATTTTAGTGAGTTTAGAGAATCTACTGAAAGATAGTAAAGATAGTGTACTAACTGAAAGAGATACTAATCTGTTATCTGACGAAGAAAAAGCGAAAGGGATGAAACTACCTGAAGGTAATCCGAATAAGATGCCTGAAGTAACGAGTCCTGTATCTGGTGGTAGCAGTATAAGTAGTATAGCTAGCATGACTTCAGAAATGGCAGGTGTGGGTGTGACTCCGGGATCACCTGGTGATATCAACAATACGATACCTAAACCAGGTTCGTCTGCTGATTACGGTAGTGGATCTTACAGTGGTAATCCTAATTACGATGCTACTTCAGCGGCAGCAGCAACCGCAGCCGTTGCAGCAGATACCACGGCATTAAACTTAGGTAAAACAACTAAAGAAAAATATGAACTCATAGCTGGTATTGCAAAACAAGCTGGTGACCCACATCCTGAGATCGTTGCAGCCCAATGGGCATTAGAATCGGCTTGGGGTAAAAAGGTAACAGGTGATTATAACTTCTTTGGTATTAAAGCTAAAGGTAAGTGGAATGGTCCTAAGAAATTAGTCACTACTACAGAAGAGGTTAAAGGTAAACACGTTAAGATTAACGATTACTTTAGATCTTATAAGAGTCTACAAGAAGGGATTGCCGATAGGGTTAAATTCATTCGTGAAAATCCTAGATATGCTAATTACTTCAAAGCTAGAACACCGATGGAAGCTGCCGTAAGTTTACAACAAGCGGGTTATGCTACAGATAGTCAATACGCTAATTCTTTAGCTAAACTGATTAAAGGTAGAGGTTTTGATGTTAATAAACCTTCTGGTCAAGTTAAAGAGGCTGGGTTATCCAATATTCCTCAAACTGGAACTAGTACAGATCCTAATGTTGCTAGTACATCTGGCATGTCTGGTATGCCAACTACTGGTACATCGACTACGCCTGCTATTACACCTACGGCAAGTCCAATGGGTGGCATGGCTACAGCAGTAGCTGGTGCAGCAATGGAAGCTAACACCAATGTACAAACTGCAGTGAGTCGTCAGACAGCTTTTGATAATATCAATAAAGATATTAAATTACCTAAAGACATGACCGGTTATGCGGATAGTGATGAAGGTGATTATAAATTAAGCTCACAAGACGATTCTACTAAGTATCAAGGTGGTGGTAGTTTTGGTAAAGGTGGTAAACCAACTGCTAGAGCACTTAAAGCTGCCGATGCTGCATTTAGAATGTATTGTTCTAAGAAACCATTAGGTTACTGTGCTAGAGGTGTTCGTACAGCATTAGAAGCCGCTGGTTATAATGTTAAAACGAAAGACGGTAGTAATCTTCGTTCTGCATGGATGTATCACTTTAAAGGTGCGTTGAAAAATGCTGGGTTTACTTTATTAGGTGATCCTAAAAATGGTACCCCATCTGGTAAAGGTGGATTCCAATTAGGTGACGTTATCGTTTGGGATAAATATAGAACATTCGGTGAAGGCGGTAAAGAGAACGGTCATATTCAGATTTACACCAAAGGTGGTTGGGTAAGTGATGGTAGACAAAATACGATCTATCCTAACAGCGCTAGAGCAAATGATTTTGAAGGTGTAAAAGCATTCTTGTATCGTGATACCGGTGAAGGCTCATCTGCTGTAAATGAAGCGGATCAAAACGTGACTTCTGCTAACGATACAGGTGCAGTAGATCCTCAAAGTTCTCAAGGTTTATCTGTAAGCCAACGAGTAAACAGTGTATTGGAAAACAACTTACCAACTAGCACTGGTAATGTTAATAGACCAGTATCTACCGTTCCTACTTCAGGATTAACATCTGAAGAAAGAGCACAAGCATTGCAAAATGTTTCTGGTGGTTTTGAACCTAAAGTAGATACTCAAGATGTTACTAGAAATATACCAACCGCTATGGCTTTAAGCGGTTCTAATAATTTACCTCCTGCTACGCAATACGGCGGTGGTGTTTCTCAAGCTGAGTTACAACAACGTTACGTACATGAAGGTCAAATGAAATTAGCTGAAGAATCAGTGAGTTTAATGAAAGAACAAGTTAAAATTCAAAACAGTATGAATGAAAACTTAGCTTTATTAGTTAAACACATGAGTAATATGGGTACTGCTATTGCAAGTACTACAACTAAAGATAGTCGAGATAACGAACAAGTTCCTGTCAAGGATACTTCCGTTACCCCTACATCAGCTAAAGTAGATACCACTAAATATAAACCAGGTGTACTTAATCTACAAATAGGTTAATACTTTATAATTCATAGTCAGGACTAGGGATATCCCTAGTCCTGTTATGTCCAGTAGATAATTATTTACGTTTTTATAAAGGAAAGATTATGGTTAATCAGATAAGTCCAGAAAGAGCTTTAGTCAAAGACACAAACTGGATAAGACACAACTTTTTAGGTGGCTCCAAAAATGGTGCTGCAGATAGAGTGCGTTTTAGAAGAGGTAATGGTTATAGTAAATTTACTGATACTACATTAGGTGGTAACTTTGCCATCAACGCACCTTATCAATTTACTCGATACGCTGACCCTAAAGAACAACGTATATTACAAAACGTTAGTAAAGGAATGGGTAGATGGTACAGCGAAAATATCGATGATTTCGGACACAACGTTCATTTTAGAATGGGTGTACCAACTTATAACAGTATACTCGGTTACGTGAGTAATGCTGTAGATGCTAAAACAGCGATGTATGCATCAACAGGGCGTGAACCAGGTTTAGCTGGTGCATTAGGGTGGATAGCAGGAATGGTCGTCAGTGTGGCGTTCTGGGAGCTATCTTTAGTGGCCATGTTATTTAATGCGGTAGCGTCTAGTTCAAGTCGATTTACTTACGTTAAACCAACTATGTATCAGTACTGGAAAACAGTACAAGTTTTAGTGAATGCTATCACCGCTAACTTAGGGATTAGTTCTTTACCTGCTCCACCAACCAACGGTAGCAGTCCAGGAAGTGCGGATAGTGTATCACCAGATTCTATTCCTTCAACTTGGCGTGGGACAAAGAGTGGAAGTGATATTTCTATTAACGTGTTTGCTGTCGCTTCAAGAGCACAAGCATTACAAGCACGTTGGTATCTTGATTTAAAACAACGATATGAAAATGGCCAGTATAAAAGTTATAGTGATACGTATAGTGTTGTTGCTGATATTGAAAATAGATTAAAAGGATTAGCAGGTGCCACAGGTGCTGGGAATGATCTATCACCAAGTCGAACCATTAATACCATTGATGAATATATTAAAATATTTGCACAGTATCCTGCTTATAAACCTAAGACAGATGAAGAACAAGGTGATGGTGGTAGTTTAGAAAGTGCCATGGCTACAGCAGTTAATGCTGGAGATAATAATGGTGTTTGGGATACCATTAAAGGTCAATGGCAAAGTACCGTAGACACTATCACAGATTTCTTCAATGATCAATCCCCTGCATTAGCAGAAACCATGTTATCGGAATTAAGAGATGGTTCTCAGTGGGTAAGTTTTCGTGTAGCAAATGCTGCTGATAGTGTAAGTGAAAGTGTATCTAACTCAACTGAAACTTCAGGGGTAATGGATATCTTTAATAGTATCTCTGGTAAAGCACGAGAGTTAACTTTTAACCTTGGTGGTGGTACAGGTATACCTGTTGTTGATGGGGTATTAGGTACAGCTGTAAACGCGGTTAAAGAAGGGTTTACTGCTTTTGCGAGTAGTGGCGGTGTAACAAGTTTCTTAAACCCTATCGCTGCAATGATGTGGGGTGCAACCATTGAAAACCCTAAACGTTACGCAAGTAGTAGTTCTACTTTACCTACAGCAAGTTATCGTTTCGAATTAAGATGCGGTTATGCGAATAACATGAGTTACGTACAAGATATTGTCGTGCCGTTATGTATGCTTATCGCTATGGCATTCCCTAGAGGTACAGGTAGCCAATCTTACGGTGCACCTTTCCATGTACAGTATTACAGTAAAGGTAGAAGTCAATGTCAAATAGGTATCGTAAGTAGTATTAATATCAGTCGTGGTGTGGGTAATGCACCTTGGTTAAAGAACGGTTTACCTATGGGAGTAGATGTAGATATTACCATTGAACCATTCCATGAAATGTTATACGTTCCATTACAACAAGGTATCTTGTTAGATGGTGGTGATAGATTTAAATCGTTAATGGAAGAAAACTCCATGGGTGATTATATTGCTTGTTTATCTGGATTAGGGTTAGTAGAACAAGAGTACGTTGGTGCTAAGATGAGAAGACGTATCAACAACGTCATTCGTAATTTCAATAGTGTTAAATCTCCTGAGATGTGGGGTATGGCAATGGTGAACAGTATACCTGGAAGATGGTTAACCATGTTTGCCGACGTTACCTCCAGACGTTAAATAGATAATAATTAAATACTTATATTATCTAATTGGATAATGTTTATATTATCACAAGTATTTGTGTTAATACATTTCCATCAATATATTGATTGTAGCGTATACACGCTATTTATTTAACGTTAAATTAAAAACTAGGAGTTTAAAAAATGACTACTGAAATTAAAAAAGAAATCCTTGACTTAGCTGCTGCACTTAAGAAAGATGCAACCGTTGAAGGTGGTAAAGTTGTATTCCCTAAAGATGTATTCAAAACACATTTACCGGAAGGCTTAACAATTGAACAAGTTAAAGCAGTAAACAACTATAGCCAAACCTTTACTGGTGCACAAGCATTAGTGACTGGTGAAGTAGGTGTAAAAGCACTAAAAGACAACAAAGAACTTAAAGAAGTGACTTCTTCTGTTGTATTGCCAAACGGTAAATCTGTAGCGGTACTTCGCCGTGAAGTAACTACACGTAATATGCAAACTGGTGCTGAAACTGTACACCACGGTTATGTTACAGCTCGTAGCGTGATCCGTGTTCCAGGTAGCCAAGTAACTGCAGTACGTAGCCGTGTTGCTGAGTTAGCTGCTAAAGCTGGTTTAAAATAATTTAAACTAATTAAACACTAGAGGGGTAATATCCTTCTAGTGTTTATGTTTTCAACAATTATTATTTTTAATTTTAAATAGGAATACAAAAATGCCTAAATTGAGAATTGGTTTTTCAGATGAGAGTGAATTAAACCTAGAGTTAGAATTCGAAACTGAAGAACAACAAAACGAATATATCGATAAATGTGTAACTGATCATTTATCAACCCGTCCAGATGTTTATGAAACTGGTCGTATGTGGACTTCTGATGTCTTAGCAAAGAAAGATGAAGAAGAAATTGAAGATGCGGTGACTTATGATCCAAATCAAGAATCATTAGACTTCCGTGCTGAAGATACAGAATACTTTCAAAATAAATTAGTAGCAGCGACTAAAGTAGTCGATACCGGCGTACTTTTAAATAAAGATAAAGAAGTCGTTTATACTTGCTCTACGGCTGATAACGAAGACTTAACTAACCGTTTAGAATTAACTAAACATTTAGAAAAAGTAAAAGCTGAACGTGAAGAAGAAACAGGTGAAACTTATACTACTGAAATTACTCGTGAGCATGTAGGTACTCTTAAAGGTAAGACTGCTGATGAATTCGTTGAATTTGTAAATCGTTTCGATATCGAACGTTCTGTAATGGAACTTAAATACGGTACTTACGATTACGGTGTCGCTTTCGATTCTAAAGTGGAAGATATCACTGAAGAAAAATTAGTTAACATTATCGGTAACTTACCACGTCCTTTATTTGCAACGTTTAATGAAAAATCACAGCGTTATGAATGTATGGTTATCATGCGTGATGCTTTAGTGGCTATCGTTTCTGCAACTAAAGCGGGTGCATTGTTACGTGGTCTTATTGTAATGCGTAGCGGTAAATTACACAATAACCATGACTTGAGCGCATTATTGTTAAAATGCTGGCAAGAAGCGAATGGTGTTAAAGAAAACCCATTAATCCCTTCTAGTAATGTTCTGAAAAAATTGATTGAAGATGCGGGTACTTCTGTAGAAGAGATCGATGCAGAATATAAAGAAATGGTGGCTAAAGCCAAACAATCTGCGAAAGTAGAAGAATAAAAGTTAATAGTCGGAGGAGGGTAACTTCCTCCGGTTATGTTTGATTTAGAGGAGTTAATAATCATGCTAACTTTATTTAAGAAAAAATTCAATGAACTTATTGTTGAATACAATAAGTCTAACAAAACCGATTTCAAGGAATATACGGATGAAGAAATTAAAACATTATTAGATAACTCTAAAGTTTGGTCTTTATATACCGTTAATTACTACAACCTAGAACTACATCTAGTTCTTAACGATTTCATTCATACCGTTTACCGTATCTGTAATGATAAACAATATAAGGCAAAATACTTAAAAGGATTTTTTGAAGATATCGAATATTTAACCAAACAATTCGATGCGGATCATTTAAGAGCTATTCTTACAGATAACCAAGTTACTGATCCTTTCCATGAGTTGTATAAAAATAAGAAGTATGCAGAAGCTTCATTATTCAAATACTGTAATTTACTCATGAGTAAAGTTATCGATTATATCCCTAAAGATAAAGAATCAACAAATAAGTTTAATGCAACTATCGACATGATGGATGCTTTCAAGGAAGAGATGATGTTCTTTATTAATAACGGGTATCATGAATTAGTATTTGCATTTACTGAGACTAACCGTTTTGTACCTATCGTATTCCGTTATTTAAATACCTTTAATGATCTTGATAACAAGATCGATGGTTGGGCGGAAAAATGGAATGAATCTGAATTGTCTAAAACATTACATCAAAGAGGATATGATGTATTTGGTGGTTGGGCGGATTTATCAGGTAAACTCGTAGAAAATACAGTAGCACCTCAACAAGTTGATGTTAGTAAAATATCTGAAGGATTAGATGCTTTACCTAAGTTAGTTTTAAATCAAACTAATTTAAATTCATTAATCGCTGATGGTATTACTTGTTCAGCTATGTTTACGCATAATCCATTATTCAACTGGACTAACCCTGTTCATCGTTACCAATATGTTAGAATGTTAGCTCTATGTCTTTTCCGTTATACTGAAGGGCATAACTACACTTTAACACAAGTTGGTAAATTCTTAAATGATGTTAAACTTGGATTGAATAAACACAACTCAAGATATCGTGGTAGACGTGATCGTAAACACTGGTTTGATAGTGAACTTGCAAGAGATGTGCGCATCGTTCTAGCAAGTTACAATGAAAATCGTGGTGAATATTTTGCAACGACTATTGCTTTATTTACTTACGATAAATTAACAGGTGATAACGTAACGAATGAACTTTATGCCGATCATCATCGCTTCTTAGCGATAACGCTTAATAGTATTTTCTATTCTGAAAAACCATTCACGGATGAAGAATTAGAATATACGTTAAATCGTTATCAAACATTCATCGTACCTCGTTTTGAATTAATCACCCCTGAAGATAGAAGATGGATTTATAAACTTTCTATTGAATTCGCGTTGAATATTCAAAACAACAAATACGTTGATGATATTTACCATGATTTAAAATTATGGTTCGGCGAACGTCGCACTACGGAAGAAAATAATAGTTTCTTAGAAACCGTTATGGCTCGTATTTTATTCATGAGTTATAAGAATAAGAAATTGTTATTAGATAAGTTAGAAGCAGAACCTATTGAAATTGTAAGTTACGGTGGAAGTAAAACCGTATATGAAGCTATTCATGGTATCTGTTACGGTGATGTATATGCTCCTATCATGGATAGACGTGTGCAAAACGTAGAAGTTAAAGATGGTAATTTAGCAGTTACTAATAGTTAACTTCTATAAAAATGGGAGTTAATATGACTCCCATTTTATTTTTTTGTAAGGAAAACGAATTATGATTAGTGAAATTATTTTTACCGTATGTACTAAAAACGGTGAACATGAATTTTACGTTTATAACGGTGAGGGTGTAGAAGAAGCTTTAAAGCTTATTACAAGATACCCTGAAGTTAAAAAACTTAAACTCGATACTGTTGAAGAATATGTCGCTTGTGTAAGCAATCTTAGAGAAGTACTCAATAATGTATCTGAAAACAAAATAGAAGTGTCGTTGGAGGGGTGATAGATGTTAACCTTTTTAACTTTCTTTCTACTGGCAGTCTATATCGTCCTGCCTCTATGTGTATTTTATTTAATGTTCATAAGGTAAATCTATGGAAAATCTAGCTATATTTCTGATGTGTGTTGGAATTTTTTATCCAATTACTTTATTGCCTATTTATACTTATAAAGGTGATAAAGATTTTAAAGTGACCAATGATATAAAAGGATATTGGGTTATTTCCATGTTCATGCTTATCTGTGGTGCAATTATTAAACCATCCTTTGGTGTTTACTTTATGCTGACTTGTCCAGCTTTAGTAATATTATCAGAATACTTCACCGGTGAATTAGACTGGAAAACTTACATCACTTATATCCTTGATTCTAACCACATCGTTATAAATAATTTATTAAACAGTAAATAATTACTTAAACGTTTATATATTTTATGTAAGTACTGTAACACTAAAACATATCAGTAGCGGTTACGTTATCTAAAGAGGTGTAAAGCAAATGATGGCTACCAGTTGATAACTAGTGAACTTTGAGGTGTTACAGTGTCTTATATTGTTTCATTGTCAATTTCCCCTAAGGTGAACAACCTTAGGGGATTTTTGTCCGTCCTGTTTCTTATGTTTATAAACAAATAAAAATTAACTATAGGAAAATAGACATGCATGTTACACAAATAAAAGAAGTTGTTCGCATCCTTGAAGGTGTTGGAACAACGAATAAAGAATTACAGGCTTCTATCTTGGGTTATATCGTTGGTATTGAAGCACCTATTGGTTTAAACACCAATGATCCAGATGATAATTTAGAATGGAATAGTTTCTTCAAAGAACTTCCAGGTGAAATCAATGAGCACTTTATCATTAATTTATCTTTTGCTCAAGATGTAGCTAACCTTACTTTACAATATCGCCAAGCTGTAGCGGATGGTAGTGATAAAGTTGAAGAACTCGCAGCTCGTTTCTTAAAATTAACGGGTGCTGCATTTGGTTTAATTGGCAACGAAGGTATCGTTCGTCAAGTTCGTAAAGTACTAAAACAAACAGTAACTGAAAAACGTGCTGGCATTGAAGAACGTATGGCTGCTAGACGCGAAGCTGCTGAAGTGAAGGAATAAAACAATGACTGCCTTAAATAGATATAAAGCTCTTAAGAAAGACGAAAAAGTATTGACGGCTTTAGAAGGTATTTATGCCTACGGGTTATTTGAAAATTCACTTGAAAGTTTACCAGTTGGTGGCAAAGTTGTAACTTATTCAAAACAAACAAGTAATGTTGGTTTAGAAAGTTGGGAAGATTTAACTTATAAAACAGATTCTGGTGATGAAATCAAAATCCCTAAAGCAATGTTAGATTTTAAACACTTTGTTGAAAAAGAACAAAAAGAAAAATTAGTCAATATTGATTTCCGCACTAGTACATTACGTTTTAATCCAGCTCTAGATAGCGATAAGATTACATCTGTAATTGGTGTTACCTATAAAGGCCATGATTGCAAATATCTTATTCCAGTATTCACTTTCGAAGTAGATACAACTTACCTTGTAGGCGGTATTTATTTTAGAACAAGTATCCCTGTATTAGCTGTTTTAAACTGTGATCCTAATGATAGTAAATACGGCTATATTGCTACATTTACATATAGCGGTGCAATGCATTTTAATAAGTTTTCTCTTAAAGATGCATGGGGTTTCTTCAAATGGTTCCAACCTAGCTTTGATGTTAAAGCGGATACTCTAGTTAGTAACTTTACTACCTTATGGGATAAACTAAAAGATTTCTTTGGTAAAATGGGTTCTAAAATTAAAGGACTATTCGACAGTAAAGAAATCACTGAAGAACAGGCTAAAGAATTACAAGCTAAATAATATTGTTTACGTAGAGGATATATCCTCTACGTAATTATGTTTGTTTAAATATCTTTTTTCTTTATTTATTGTAGTAATTATTTATAGGAGAAAAGTCTACATGTCTAAATCAACATTGAACCTAGATGTATATAACCAATTATTAGTTGATTGGGGTAAAGAAAAGGGTATCTTATTTCCATCTGGAAATGCTAACGTAGAAGAAACCATTACTAAACAAGATTTAGTGGTTATTAAACAAGCTTTAAAACTTCAAGAAGAAGTCGGTGAGTTAGCTGGATCTATTGTGAGAGGTAAAGCAATTAATATTCGTGATGCGCTTGGTGATATCTTCACGGTATGGTCAATGCTCTGTCATGCTACCGATAATAACCCTAATGAAGTAGTTCAAGAAGTTTACGATATCATTAGTAAACGAACTGGTACTATGAAAGATGGTGCTTTCATTAAAGCTGAAGATCAATAAACGTTTTAACACTTCCTGATGTTATGCCTCCTATATAGGAAGCAACAATAATAACAATAACAATGGAAATCGTTTATGTTTAATAAAATTGCAAATCTAGTAAGAATAGTTTTATCTGTTTTTAATCCTAATTCTAAAAAAGTACAAGTACTTAAAGAAGAATTAGAAAAAGTTCAAGATAAGTATGATACACTTAAACAAACTCATAAAGACATTAAAGCTAAACTAGAAGGTAAAATTGATGATTTAACAGCTCAAGCTGAAAGTTATCGTAAAGATATCGAAGATATCAAAGCTACAGCTAAAGTTGTTAAAACTGCAGTTAAACCTAAAAAATAAAACATATATCCCTTACCTTAATCGGTAAGGGATATATGCTGATATTTAAATTTCTTTAAACTCACAGTCTAATTTATTAGCGATCACATGTTTAATAACTTCTAAACCACTTTTAGATTTAAGGTCTTTTATTTTACTACCTTTACCTTTAACAGTTAAGCTATATGTCTTAGCGTGATCGTCTCTAAAAGCGATATTTATCAATCTATTTACTTCACTGTTTAATTTAAGTGTTTCTTCCGATTGTTTAGAAATAGAATTAAGGATATAAAGTATACTCGTATCTAACAGAGCACCTTCTACTATACCAACTAAATCGTTTATACTTAATAAAACATCATAAGATGTTAAACGAGGAGACGCTACATTAAATACTCTAACTTCTCTTAATGTAATATTAACTGTTTCGTTAGCTAAATTGTAACGATGAACATTTCTACTGCTAACATTAAACATGTACGTTATTTCTTGTTCTCTAGGAACAAATAGTGTTTTAAGTTTCTTGAATAATCTCATACTTTAACCTTTCCTTTTAAAATAAGACATATACTTTAAAAGTAAAATTGTTATTTATAGGTATTTATATTAAAATGCATCAAAATTATAAACTTATATAACCTATATGAATAAGGAATAATGATGTTTAATTATTTAATTATTCGACATATATCCTAGACCTTACATGGTCTAGGATATATGCACTTCTGAAGAGAAGTAAAACTAAGGCGAGTGGATGCTGTAACATCCACTCTATTTTTAACCATCCTAGTGAGGAGGTAATATGCTTAAAGCTGTTACAACTGAAACTATGAAGATGAGAGATAATAACGGTAAACGTTATTATATTCACATCCAATACGACGGACATGGTAATCCTCTCCGTCGTCAAGTTTCTAGAGTAGCCAAGCCTAGCAATATGCTAGCTTGGCATTAATCTATTAACTTGATATTAACTAATAATCCCTGCTTTTAAAGTGGGCGTGATTATTAGTCATAGTATTGATTATAGATGTGAAAAAACACATATCTCATCTTGAGTAAAAATGGTTATTAACTAATAACCATATGATAATTAAGGGGGTTAATAAATAACCCCCTATTTTAACAAAGTCCAAAGGAGGACACATTATGGAAATGCTACACGCTTTAACTGTATTAGCGGTTGCGATGATCGTCGCTAGTTTATCTGCTAGCGAATTAATTAATAACTTAACCCGTAAAGTGTTAGGTAGAGCAAATACCATCGTAATGAATAGCGTATTTGCTATTTCAGGTTTAACAGTTGTGGGTGCATTTATTTACATGGCAAGTAAATGCATGTGCAACCTTTAATTTAAAGTAATTTTAATCAACTCATCAAAAACCAAGGAGTTAAAAATGATGAACATGGTAATTATCATGGCTTTAGCAGCCGTACTTTGTGCAATGACTGCATTCGTAGAAACAAACACATTCCGTAATATCATTGCGGAATGCCTAATTAAGAAAGGAAGCCATGTGGTTTCTAGAAAGAAAGTTGATAGAATTATCAACTTGACGTTGGCTGCTGTTGGTATTCCAGCACTAACTCTAATTTCTTATATCATGATCGTGTGCTTGTTCACGCCTGAATGATGAAACATATATCCCTGCCTTAATGGGCAGGGATATATGCACTTCCGTAAAGAAGTAAAACTAAGGGTGTTACCCACGATAGATCAGTATCGTGAGTAACTTGACAACAACTTATTAAATAAGGAGTCGCCATGCGAGTCATATTTAATCATCAGTGGAACTGAGCCATAGTCCACTATATCATTAATAAGTAATATTATTAATAACATCACTTTTAGTTTTATATTACTTATAGGAATTAAATATTAGTTTCTATAAGTACTATAAGACATGGTGTTTTATAGTAATTTCTTCAAGTACCAATAGGAGTAAAATTATGGAGAAAGAAATCAAGACGAACCAAGAGTTACCTTCTAGTAAGGATTACTCTGTAAAAGTAGAAGACAAAACCAGTGTCTTCGTAAAAGAGGGTGCCGGCTTTGTATTAGGCGCTGCGGCATTTACCGGTGCACTTGCTTTAGCGGTGCGCATTTTAGGAGGTAACCCTAATGAGTAATGAAAACAAAAATAACTGCCCTGAAGAAGTAGTTGTGGATAACACAAACCCTGTAGCTGCTACAGCTATCGGTGTAGCAACAGGTGTTTTAGCTGTATTAGCAGCTAAAGTAGTAACTAAGATTTTCTTAGGAGGTAGCGAAGATGAGTAAAGCGAATTCATCTAAAGATGCAGCAAGCTTGATTGAAAAATCAAAAGCATCACCATTGACTGAAGCAGAAACTGCTAAGGTTATTAATCAAGCAAACGAGAATAACAAAGATTCTATCTTCGATTACAAACTAGGCTTAGCGATTGGGGTAGTAATCGGTTTAATCGTAAGATAGAAAACTTTTAGGCAATAAAACAATAGGGTGGGATAATCCCACCCTAATCAATCCAAAATCCAAGGAGAATTAAAATGGCTAAACAAACCAAACAAGAAAAAGTAGTATTTATTATCACCACTACTGAGTTACCAAAAGGTGTAACGTTTAAAGTGAAAGGAAGTAACGCTTTCCTTTCATTCCGGGATTATAACGGATGGAAATATTCCATCCAAGCTAAGATCCTTGAGCGTGAAGGAGATGACATCACCCTTGAGGTTCACGACAAAGAACATTCAATCTTCCTAAAAGCGGAAGATATGGATATCGGCTACTTTAAAATGAGTAAAGTAGTATTTGAGAAAGAAACCGAAATTTTCGGTGTTCAATTGAAAGCTAAGGTCATTAAGGAGGGAAAAGTGACTGATAAACAAATTATCGCACCTGCGGTAGCTGAAGAAGAAGTTAAAGCTGTTCTTAAAGAACAAGTAGAAGATAGTACAGATGTTGTTGATGTAGTTAAAGACTCAGCAGCCATCACTATCATTAATAACTTCTCAACCGATCCGGAAAGTCCAGTAAACAAACTAGAAGATCGTAAATATCCTCTAAATGAAGTGATCGAAATCCTTTCATTTGCAAACAAATACTGGGATATCCCACGTATTGGTGCATGCGAACCTGAACAGGATTTATCTGGTCATGTAGTAGATCTTGTACGTGATGGAGTTTACACTAAAGTGCAAGTTGTAGCACTTTTACAGAAAGAGTTAAACTCCCAAGGCATCTTCTTAGATGAAGCTGAGAAAACTACTAACCAAGTAATTGAATGGGTGAAAGAAAACCCAGGTAAAACTGCTGGTATCGTTGCAGGTGCTGCAGCTGTATTCGCTGGTTTAGCTTTACTTGGTGAAAAATTCTTAGGAGGTTCCGATGAGTGATGTGGATAAATTAAAGTCTACATTCCCGGAACTCAAGAAGAATCGTAAGTTTGAAGAAGAGGCTGAAGAAGCGTCTTCTTCTATCAACAAGACTTTCCTTGTTGGCGCGATTACATTCGTAGCCGGTGTAACACTGGCTATCTTTACCGGGGGCGAGGATGACTAACTTCGGAATGTTCAACGAGAAATGTTTACCACTAACGTGGAAGCATCTATCGTTGGATGTAGTAAATAGTAGTGGACATGCGATATCCATGTCTACTATGCCTAATACAGGTGATGAGGAACGTAATATCCAAATCATCTGTGGAACGCTTAAATCGTTTCTAAAACGATTCCCAAACCTTGCAAAAAAGGACAGTGGATTAGATATTCATTTCTATTTCATGGATAACCATGGTAAATGGATGGATATCATCACTTGTCCTTCTGAAAAGTTTTTCAGAAAGGTAGCGTTTGCACATTAATCAAACATAATCCCGTACCTTAATCGGTACGGGATTATGTTTTAATCTTTATCTAATCAAATAAGTACTGATTACTTTAGTATTTATTTCATTAGACAAAAGGGTTGCTACTGTAATCAAAAAATAACTACAGTAGCATATGGAGACATTATGGAGTTAATGTCTTTAGCTAAATGTCTAATTAACTTATTATTGGAGTCTAGTTATTAAACATAATATCTAGACACTTATTAAACTAACATACCCAAAGGAGGGTAATAAAAAATGGCTTACATTTACAATCAATACATTAGATGTAGATTGAATGGCAAAGGTACAAAGGGAGAATCTATCCCTGTATTAAGATTAGAAGAAAACACTTCTAACTTAATGGTGTTTAAATTCTTAATGCGTGTAGCTAAACAGCTTGAACACGTACATCGTATTCGTGTGTATCAAAATCACTCGACTATGCGTATCACTGGCATAGACGTACAAATAAAAGAATCTTTTCCTCTTGATTCTTTTGAATGTACGATCAAAACTCAGAGCATTAAATCGCTTGAGTTAGATCCAGTACTTGATGCTAAAATCCACTACAAAGAAGTGGGTAACTTTGAGAAACTCAAAAGAGCTCTTAAATACGGTAAGGATCTTATCGATGGTCCTGTACACAAGCAAGTATCTGAATCTGATAAATTCAGAGAAAGCCTACGTGATAAGGAAGGGAACAAGAAGGGTTTCCTTCAAAATAGATTACGTAGTGATATCACACGTCGTGTTAGAGAACCACAATACAATCACGGGAGAAGCAAACATGTTTCTCAAGTTAAGATTATTTATAAGTAGTTAAAAGGAGATAAATATGATTTTAACCACTAAAACTATTTTCATCGTAGAGATCAAGGAGTTAAATACCCCTTACTCTACCACATTTAAAATGCCTTCAACCAAGAAGCCTGAAGGCATCGTTAGTGAATTGAATAAATTGGGATTCAAGATTGAACCCCGTTATAATGAGGATGGTAAAACCGTTTATAAATTAACTTGTAAGAAATTTGTATTACGTGGTAAGACAATGAAAGAACTTGAAACGATTAATAGTCGTATCAAGGACTTTATTCATTAATTAAACATATATCCCCGTAGCGATAAGCTACGGGGTATACTAATCAATCCTAAGGATTTTTTTTAGGCATATAGAACAAAGTTCACCAAAAATCTGGAACCATGTTGGTTAACTTGACTTTAAAAGTCCTATTAGTCTAACTGATAAATGAATATAGCGAAGTGGTTTTTCGCCCGGAGCAATCAATTAAACTAATAAGCTAGTTAATTTACAATATTTCATACAAGGGCTACCAGTTTGAGGCGTATTGTATCTTAACTAACAAGTTAACCATGGAGTTTTCAATTTTTAAGGTAGTACAATACAGCCAACAAATTCAAAAACCATATTGTACATAAAACAAAGACCTGCTAGATATTTTTTCACATATATCCCACGCTCAATTGAGCGTGGGATATACCTTTACTGCTTTTTTATTTTTAGTTCTATTTATTTAAAGAATTGCATAGTGATAGTCCGTAGAACTAAGTACAAGAAGAACGCGCATCTCTCAGGTACTAGTGGGGTACCTTTAAGTTTTTTATCAGTTGCTTCCGCGACTTTATCGAATGCTGTTCTAGCTTTAAGTAAAGTATCGTCGGTTATTCTTCCTGACATATAAACGTGTTTTAAACGATATATTACACCCGGTAAATCATTTTCCGCTATTTCATTATCTTTTAAGAAATCAAAAGAGAAAATAAGTAAGTTATCAATCAACCCATTAAAGTGGGTTCTATATTTACTTGATTGAAATTCTTCTACAAAGGTTTCTAATAGCTTTTCAAATACACCAGGTTGTAAACTTGGTACTGCTCTATAAACCAATTCCATTAACTGCTCTTTATGGAACCCATCTTTCTCAGTCACCACTTGTTTAATATAACGGTTATATTGCGTTGCCTTACGGGTTAAGTCTTTTATCATAATCGTACCATCTAGTTCAATAGATGAAGAACTGGATAAGACTTTTGCATCATCGGCTAAACAATCGTAATAAACCTTAGTGATATCTTTTACGGTTTCACGAATACGACCTTGAGCATCATTGATCATCTTGATGATTTCGATATCATCGTTATACGTGGTATACGCTTTATAATAACGACCCTTAGGTGAAACGAATTCAGCACTACGGTTATTTAACATTTTAACCCATGTACCATAGATCTTTAAATCGTATCGTTTTGTGAGTTTATTAAACGTCTTCTCAGCGATCCCTTTATCCGCAGGGAATCTAAAGTAATGCGCCATAAGGGAAGAAATAAACTTCAAGTTCAATGCTAACATCAAACGTGACTTCGTGGTTTCTTTTAAATCTTCAGGAATAGAGGGACTATTGTGCACACGATAGATACTGTAAATCAATGCATGATTCAATACATCTGAAGAGACGACACGATTTGTCTTTATCTCTGGATGTTTGTGTAAATCTCTTTCTAATTCTGTTTCACCTACATCAAAAATATCATCCCACCAAGTATCGGTATCGCTATAGTTCCAACGGATAGGATATACGCCTATAAGGTTACCACCAAAGAAAGAAACGTGATCATTATTTTTAAGTAAGAACAATCTTACAAATTTCTCTACCTTATCTGCAAACGATTTATCAAATACCGTATTGGCAAAATGTTTATCAAATATTTCTTTTAGTTTCATTTTATTCTCTACTTTAACAATTAGTTGTCTTACATAACGTTATTCTTAACCTGAATCAAAACGAAACTTTTTAAAAAAGAAAAATTTTACAAAGAAAAGAAAAGTTCCCCCCACACGAAAACTCATCTTCGTTCTTTCGTTCCTCTCCTCGCTTCTCTCGTCCTTCCACTCTCTCACTCGATTCGTTTTCTCCCCCCTCAAAAGAAAAGAAAGGAAAATTAAAAATTAACATTTTTATCTATATATTTTTATCTAATTACCATATATTATTTAAGGTTTATTTTAGTAATATTTTACATATTCAATAATTTTCCTTTCTTTTCTCTAAACAGTTCCTCTTTTCTGATAAATCAGAAAAGAGAAACCCAAATACCTATTCGGTATTTGCCCTCTATTCTCTTTACTGTAAAGTTACTGGTTTACATCAGTAGTCCTTTCTTATTACAGGACTACTGATGCTGGTAACTTACGTTACGCTTGTATTGTTTCTATACTGTTTAAAGATAAGTTACTATCATAATCCCATAGGGTGATAGTAACTTATCTTGTTGAATATACACTTGATTATTATTTCTGATTTAGTATTGTTTTTATATTTGAGAATGAGTTATTCTCTTTGATTAGAATTATTGTTTTAATATCGTTTTAAATAGGGCTAGAATCCATTCTAACGAATTATTTAGAGTAAGATGATAAAATGTATGGGTTGGATTCTAGCATGGCTTAGAATTGATTTTAGAAGTGTTTTAGAAGGTATTTACAAATATCCCTATTTTAAAGCAATCTGATATTACCCTGGAGGTAACTTAGTTTAAAGGTTATAGGGATATTTGTCTATAAGTGTATAAGAAGCATTTTAAGAGCTATAAGGAAGTAAGATAGATGATTTATCAAGTAGATAAGTAAAATGCTCTTAAAATGGATTTAAGAGGGTTTAAAAGATAGATATAGATAGGTAGTATAAATAGCTTATAAGTGTAGAGTAGAATAATCTATCTATCTACTCTACTACCTATCTATACGAGTAAAGAATATAAAGTATTTAAACTATTTTAAAAACTATTTTAGATAAGTCTGCTCCAGGGTAATCACATATTGCTTTACTGTCATCCTTGCTTTAGCAGACTTATCATCACTACAGTATAAAAACAATATCAAAATAGAATAGTTCATTCTACAATACGTTAAAAATACTTTAAACAGTATTAGGACTTCTAGTCCTTATATCCAAGTGATAATCAGTAAAGATAAGTTACTATCACCGTATACGGAATATGATAGTAACTTATCGTACTTACTGGAGAATATAAAATTCTCTATTTATTCTTTTCTTTTATTGTTCTTATACTGAAAGAGATATATCCTTAAAAAAGTCTATATCTCTTTTTTGTAAAAAAATATTTATACTTATTTAATCTATGTTTCTTTTTCCTTTCCCAAGGAAGGGGAAAGGAAACCGCTGACAACGAAGTTAGGACTAGACTAGACTGAACGGTAGTGAGGGATAGGATAGGAGTAACTGAGGTAGGCAGCGATAGGATAGGGGTAATATAAGATAGCTCCTAGATATACGAAGTATAGCTAGCATACACTTTAGGGTGGGGTGCCGGGGTAGACAAAAGAATAGTTACTACTAGTCTTTTGGCGTAGGGCGGCTATAGAGAGGGCGAAGCCCTCTTAATAATAATAATAATAATATTCACACCATTAGTATATAGAGATAATATTTTACAGATTACTTTAAATATCGCTTATAAATAAGGGGATATTTAAGGTAAAGATAAGGATATATGTCTGTAAAGTAGATGATAAAGTTAAAATGATATTATCTACTTGAAGAAAGAGTAACCATGTTAAGGAGCAAAGATGTGGAGTATTTAACTTATTTTAATTACGATGTATTACCAACAGTGTTAAGGTTATCAATAGAAGTGATATTAGCATTAGGATTACCGATTTATTTTACTGTTATACTGTTTGATGTAATAGATGGTTATATGCGTAAACGTAAAGGTATAGTTGTAAAAGAAGAAGTAGAACGATATAAGGTTTGGAACTTTAGAAGTAATGGTGATGGTATCATGATGATCCCTAACTTGAATACGAAGGTAAGATTCAGTAATGTAAAACGATTATACTTTACCTTTAGAGTACAATATGAAGATCCTGCTTTAGTATTGTTTAAAAAAGCATTTGATATTGAGTATACCTTGTGTGTATTGGTAGTAGGGTTTAAAGATTTTATCGAAATCGTTAAAAATTACAATAGTCATTATAACAGAAATCCTTCATTGAGTTATGATAGTTGGTTAAATACATTGGAAGTGATAGATCGTTTATCCATGAGAGATATCAATGGGGTAAGTGATTATATAAGACGACATGGAGTCAATAAGTTATTTCCGAATATCTTAGTGATACCAGAGAGTAGAGAAACCATGGTGTTACGTTTATTGTCTAAGGTGAAAATATGTTTAGAACATTGTGTAGTGACTGATACGTATCTGTTTAGAAGTGGGTTAAGGAATAATGATACTTTTTGTACTCATTTATTGAAAATGTTAAATGTGAATAAACTTGACATGATATCATGGAATGGTTTAAAGGATAGAAAATCATGAAAACTTATTTTAAAGCACGTAAGGAGAGAATCGTTAAGTTAAAAGAGAAACTGATTTTCTTGAAGTATCGATGTAAAATAAGAGGGTATCGTTGGGTGTATCGATATAAGCGTGTAGATGCGCTTAAAACGCATGAAATAGACACGACCTTAGGTAAGATGTACCTTGCATGGTTTACGTTGTTAAAAACGCATTTAGATGGGTTATATCCTGATCTATCTTCAGGTAAGATAGACATGGTGAAGTTGAGTAACAGAGTGACGGTACCTGTTTATATCATGAATACCAAGTTCTTAAAGCAATACCTTAAAGATCGTAAAGCCACTCAATTAAATTTACATTGGTACGATTTAAAGGAATACAGTCTTAAGTATATGAAAAGTCATAAACGTAAAGGCGTTTATGTTTATAAAATGGCTTTTTTCTTGAGTAGTATTTTGTTGACGACGGATAAACAGGCGATGACATTACCCAGTGATATCAATAAACTGTTATCCTTTATAAACGATAGAGACTTATACATCATAGAGCGATTTATCGAAAGTGGTGATATCAGTATCCATAAATTTTATTATACGTGGAACAGTTATTTTACGAGATTATTAACAGATTTAAAATAGGAGTACAATATGGAAGGATTAGTCGTATCCATCGGAAGTATCATAGTGACATTAATTTGGCTTTGGTATTTTCCTGATTTAATACATACGTTCAGACGTACACGTCTAGCGAGAAAGTATGAATTATATCAATTAGAGAAAAGACGATTAGATCTTACCCTTTATACTGACCATGATACATGTGAAAGTGTGCGTCAAGGTAAAGTAGAGCTACGAGGAGAGGTTAACGCTATCCCTACGGAATTAGGTTTAAGTCTACCTTTTATCGTTAAGGAAGAAGAAGTGTTTATACGTCGTACTGCATTTATCCAAGCGAAAGATAAGCTTATCAAAGAGATAAATGAGTTAGCTAAGAAGAAAACAAATACAGAGACAGAGCGTTTACGTATACTGTTTGATATCCTTACAGCGATGTACGACTTTAGAACAGAATGGGAAGTATTACGACCTTCTGAGTTTAAAGAAATGTATCTTGAGTTAACTTCAAGTATCAATCTTAATGTAACGTATGAAGAACGTAGAGCCGTTATCAAGTTTTTTGATACAGCGTATAAGTACTGGTAATGAACAAAAATATATCCTACCCATTAAGGGTAGGATATATGTTCGATCATCTATTTTTTTTTTAAATGCATCATTTTTAAATGCATCAAAATTATAAACTTATATAATCTAATTGAAATAGGAACAGTAATGTTCTTATATTTAATAAAAACTCAGATATATAAGGTGTAAATATGAAAAATATCGAACTACTTGAAACATTAAAAACTATCCAATATAACGGATATCGCTTAACATTAGATGCTAACAACATCTACCAATACAATCGTCTAGCATTGTTGGTAGATAAAAGTAAAGATTATCACTTAGTGATAGATGGAGGAGTATTAGATGGACATGTGATTGAACCAACTAATACTTACCTCTATCCTAAAGTAGGTGATAAGATAGAAGGTAAGAAAGTTGTGGTATTCGACTACAACAATATTAATACCTTAATCAACTGGATGGAATTAACCAAACAGTTATCAACCACTAAAGAGACATTCGACTCTTTAGTTAATTTCGTTAAACAAGCCTAAGGAGGCTATTATGAATAAAGGTAAATTTGATTTACCATTATTGTCGGAGTTACCTCCGATGAATGAAACCACCAGCAATAAAGAAGTTGGTGAATTGCGTCTATGCGATCTTCCTCCATTCTTGGAGGATGACTTCCAAGCAATCTTCATCAATAAACAGATTGAGGAAGATAGAGAGTTCCGCCGTAAACGAGAAGAACTCAAAAACCACCGAGTAGAACGCTCTGAAGGTTCTATTTGGTAAAAAGATCGACATATATCCTAGACCATGTAAGGTCTAGGATATATGCACTTCCGTGAAGAAGTAAAACTAAGGGATTACTTGTAGAGGATACACCCTCTACAAGTAATATATTTTCAACTCCCCAAAATAGGAGAATTAAAATGGTTAAAGTAATCTTTAATCAAAATAATACTCCTGTAGCGGTAGTGTATTTAAATAAGTACAATGCCCTACAGGAGTTAGGTAAAGTCGATGAGTTCGGCTATACCACTAACCTATGGGATGGAAAATTAAATTAATCCATTCCATATAAATAAACAATAGGGTGTATAATTACACCCTATTTTTAATAAATCAATTTAAGCCCAAAGGAGGGCAATATGACTACAGTAGTAGTTAGCGGTAATACAATCGCTGCAGATAACAAAATCACTTCTCTTCAAACTTTCGAGGGAGAAGAATTATTAAAACAGTTGGAACAAGTAGAGCAAGCTGTACTTGAAGTTCCAAATTATTCAATGATTAAAGATTTAGTCATTGAGTCTTATACTAATCCACCGGAAACAACGACTAAGATTTTCGATGTTTCTGAAATGGGTTTTAGCATCGAAGGCGATAAAGTATTCGCAGTCGGTGCAGCAGGTAACGGTGTTACCATTCAAGCATTAGAGTTGCTTGAAAAGGGTAAGGATCTTAAAGACCAACTAACCCTTTTAAACGGCATTATGGTAGATGCATTAAAACATTTTGAACCTAAAATGTTAGAGCTTTTGCAGGTAATGTTACCTAGTAATTTCGACAGTGATTCATTGCCTGTAAGTATCGATGAATGGTTAAGAGCTAGTGCGTATTCGGTAGCCGTTTCAGCATTTGCAGTAGTTGGTGAAAAATACAACTACATAATTGCTCCTACAAATGTAGAAGATAAAACTTTATCTCTACGTAAGTTCTCCAAGGACGAAATGGTAGCGATAGGTTCTGGCGCTATTACTGCTAACTTAGTCTATAAATCCGAATCACTGGATTTATTAGAAGCAGCGGAAGATATGATTGGCACTACGCTTTATTACGTGGATGCTTTAGCCACTGAAGGTGAATTAAAAGAATTCATTCGTGGTGTATCAGTTTACGATATCATGACTGGTTCTGAATCAGATCTTATCTCGTTCTAATGAAATAAAAATATAGCAGCCTAAAACTGCTATATTTTTTTGTTAAAAAATATTCGGAGTACTTAAGTATATGTAAGTAGAAGATTAGTTTCCCATACTCCTTAATATGAACTAAACTTAAACTTACCTCTTGACATTTTGGTGCAACGTAATAATCCTTTTATTACTCAACCATACAAACTCCGTACTTGAAATAAGACAGTGCTAGGACTTAAGTCCTAGCACTATGTCTGTTCAATTTTATAAACCTACATTATCTATTTGAGTTATATTAACTCAAATAGATCTATTAACAAAAAACCCTTAAAAGGAAATTGACAATGAAAAAATTATTATCATCAATTGTTTTAGTTGCAGCAGTTTTATCAACCGGTTGTGCAACTAAAGCTTCAGAACCTGTTCAATTGACTGAACAACAAACCGCATACTTCGAAGATGCTTGGTTTGCTTACGTTGAGACTAATTATAGTCTTAAATACGTTTTAGAGATCATGTCTCTATTACCAAAAGAAGAGCAACGCTTAATTCTTAGAAAGATGGCCGAAGAGGAAAAGAATCCACCCCGCCATGCTAATATTGAAAAAGTGTTAGCTCAATACTAATTCACAAAAAGTACGGAGATTGTGAAATGAATAAATTAAATACTTTATTAAAGGTGTTACGTTCAGTTAACACGACTAAACGTCTTATCACTGAAAAGAATCTAGCGACAGTTAGTTATTTAAATCAACACTTAGATAAAGCCACTATTGATCTTTATGGTGAGTTATCAACGCTCTTTAATAAAAACAAAGAAGTTCCATTTTATTTAAGTGCAGACCCACAGGTTAAATACCGTATCAAATACGGTGCGTTATTTATTAATAAAGAATTAAATCCTACTGATTTGATTGGTGCGAGCTTTTACATGTTAAATGAATATAATGGTTATTTAACGGGTAAAGGTCGTGGTAATATTAGCGTGTTAGATTTCATTAATAATCTACCACCTGAAGATATCATCTATATCGATGTAACTACTGCACAAATGTTTGAAGAACGTATCACGTTAATTAAAGGTTTATTAGCAATGAACTTAGGCGATTATCGTGATAAACACGCACGTAAGGATAGTACAGGATTAAATGACTTCATTCAGGCTATCATCTCGATCTTTGAGAACACAGTGAAGTTTGAAGAACATTTCCCTAATTTAGCGTATCATGGTACTTTTGGTGATTACGGTAACTTTAAACCAGCACTTGAAGGGTATATTAAAAACGATGTGGAATTCACATGGTTAGGTATTTATGCTATTTTAGAAGAGCTTAAGAAACATCTCGCGGTATTAACACGCTACAATTTCAGTAGCGTACAACCCGAAGGCAAACAAGCTGAGGAGGCATCATGTTAAGAGGCTATGGTAATATATACGAACTTATCACTAAAGTGTATGGTATCGAAGATCCTTGTACCCCACGTTATACACTACGTGTACAAGACTTAGATCGTTTCAGAGAGAAGTTCACTAAACTAGTCAGTGATAAAATTACTGAAACGGGTTTAGATATCGAAAAACAAGCACATGCCATGCGCATGCGTGAAAGTAATATTCATAGATGGCTTGATGAAACAACCACTTCACGTCCAGCTAAATATAACTTAGTGAAGATCTGCCATTTTTACAAACTAGATACACCTGAAAAAATGAAAGATGCAGGTATCGAATTGGTAAGAATGCACACACTTCACTTATCTGATGAGGATATCACTGCACTCAACGATCTTCGAGATGACCTCTCATTAAAACATCCAGCTACACGCGCATTGACGCGAGTGATTGGTAAGTTTGTGGATTAATATCTCAATTACCTATGTTACTCTCTTTGGAGTAACATTTTTAACTAATTTAAACAATGTTAACAAGTTTAACAACGATATTCAAATAGATAACTATTCTGCTTTATATCGGTTCCTTTATTGTTGTTTTTATAAAGGTAGTCGGGTATAAGCGTGGAGAAAATATTTTGAAGAAAATAGTAACTTTTCTAACATTGCTCGTTACATTACTTTTTACAACTAATGTAATGGCTAAAACCAAAGTTAATCAACATTCAACTCGTGGAGAAGCGAGCTATTACGCTGGTTTCCATCACGGTAAGAAAACAGCTAGCGGTGAACGTTTCAATATGCATTCACTCACTGCAGCTCATCGCACATTACCTTTAGGGAGTAAAATTAAGGTAACCAACTTAAATAATGGTAAAGAAGTAGTAGTGAGGGTAAACGACAGAGGCCCTTATGCTAAAGGACGTGTAATAGATGTTTCTTTAGGTGCTGCTAAAAAACTTGACATGATTAAAACAGGTACTGCGAAAGTGAGTATCCAAATTTTACATGTAGGTAACAATAAGTACGTAAGTGCTTGACCATTAAAAGGGATATCTGTTTTTATTAGTTAAATAATTTGCTATAGATCTGAAATACGGTCTATAGCCCACATTTTTATTGGTGAGTATTTATTAATCATCAATATAATCATGTAAGTTAATTTGCACTCAAGGTTAACTTACACTCATAGAGTCTTTTGTGAACTTTTTGTTCCCAATTTTGATGTGTGCCAACTCTTTTCATTGTCGCTGTGATATGCCGTTAGTTTATTATCTCGTTATGATAAACTTTTTGCTCCTTTTGTGTATATCATGGTTTAATTCTCTGGCACACGTCCTTTTTTCTCCCGGTAACTCAGTCGGTTCAGAGTAGGCGTCTCATAAACGCTTAGTCGCAGGTTCAAGTCCTGTCCGGGGGACCACCCACTAACTATACCAGAAAGTATCTTTCTGTATTAAGATATTTTCTGGTATTGTTCGTACCAAAGAAAAGCGATTATTTTTATTTGTAAATATAAATGCAAATGATGACCTTTTCGTGGTAGCAGCTTAATAATATTGAGCTCTACTCCTGCTTGGTTCGAAGGCAGGTCACCAAATTTCGACCCTGTAGTTAAATGATTCCCCCTTGGGATGTTTTTAACGTGATCTTCCGCAGGGATTGTTAGTGAAGATCCTATCTTAATACATTCTTGATTAGAACATGCAAGCTTAATTGTTTCTTGATTCTACAAGCCAGCATTACGTTAAACCCGATAGTCAAGAATGTATCAAAATAGAATATAATGCGCCCTTAGCACAATCGGATAGTGCAGGTGATTTCTAATCACCAGGTTGAAGGTTCGAATCCTTTAGGGTGCGCCAATTTATTTTTATCTTCCTGTACCCTAAAAGGTACAGGATTATGTTCAAATCGGTATACGGAGTAAATTATGGAACATTTTGCTAGAGAGCTATTGAATAGACGTGAGATTAATAGAAGACATGCTAGAATCCATTTATGGAATAGAGAACAAGGTAAATTTTATATCAATAACGTTTGTTTTAGATTAGAACGATTAGAAACGAATGCGAGAGGGTATTTGATAAGTCGTGATGAAAAACAATTAGGTTGTCCGATACCTAATGTTGTTTATTCTTTACCTACGAAAGAATACGAGGTTGCCTGTAATAGATTAAATCAGTTGTTTGAAAATAGAGATCATTTCTATATTAGAACATCAAGAGCTCGTAATGTTTATCATAGATCTAATGTTTATACAAGAGGTTATAATAAGTATTTGCATTATTTCTTAGATGCAATCTTATTAAATCAAGGATACGATATAGAAACGTTTGATAGTTTAAACGATCTTAGATATGGAGATCGTAAAACGATAACGTTAAAGTAATGTAATATTTTTCTTTAAGTGAATTTTAATAACGTTACTTTATTGTAGTGTTAGAAGATAAAGTTCTAATTGTCAAACAGTGTTTCTTAAGTTTACGTGTTTGACAGACTAGGGTAACAGTGATCCAGTTACGCATGAAAACTTAATGACCAGATTAATAGATCAATGCCTGAAGATAGATTAATGACCGCGCTGAGGAACCAGGATCGGGTTCGAAATTAATTCCGTTATAAAGGTCTAATCGTACCTCTTAAAACGAGAGAAGGCACTTTAAATCTTAACTTTAACTTTAAATTTCAATTACTAGGAGTCTGAACATGTCAGAACAAACTTATACTATCACACGTGCATTGACTCGTGTAAAAACCCTATCTAGTCGCTTAGAAGAATTAGGCGATACTGGTGGTAAAAACATCGGTAATTATATTGGTACTGTCTTAGAACAACGTAGTGAGTCTGACGGTAGCAAAAAGTATGCAGAAACTGCTAATGCTAATTTCAATTCATTCAATGATTTATTCGATGAATTAACAAAAGTGAAAAATGCAATTAAAGCATCAAATGCAGTTACTACCATTACAATCAATGGTGAAACCATGACCATTTCTGAAGCTATTACGCTTAAAGAATGTGTACACGTTAAACGTAACTTCTATCGTGAGTTATTAAAACGTTACGAAGAATGTGAAAAATCTGTGGAACGTGCAGAAGCTGAAATCGAAGATAAAGCTCGTAAACAGGTTGAAAAACTTAACTTAGATTCTAAAGATAATTATGAAACCATTTTAGATGCGGCACGCACATCTGTCGTTAAAGATTCACGCATCGTGGTTGTAGGTATTGATAACATCGAAAAATTACGTGAAGAGTTCAACAAACTTGATAACTTCTTCGAAGAAATCGATTATAAACTATCTGAATCTAACGCCGTTACAGTAATCACACTGTAATAAAAATTATAAAACAACTTACGTCTTATTCGAAAGAATATGAATTATGATTCCTTGCTGGGTAAACACAAGGCTAAAAAGTTCCCAACTTAATTAATACGGTAAATTAATTTAAGCACTGAATACGCTTAAACTATAAATATTGTGCCTATAGCTCAACTGGTAGAGCATTGCTCTATAAAAGCAAAGGTTATCTGTTCGAATCAGATTTGGTATAAATACGATACTTAAAGTTTAAAGATTAGCGCTTAAAGATTAGAAGCTTAAAGTTTAAAACTATGTAAAGCTAAAAGATTAAAACCGTAAAGATTAATAAATCCCTCCATCGGCTTAACAGTGAGTTTTTAAAGAGCTTTAATCATTGCTCTATATTCGCTCGGGGGCTGAATAACGGGGTAAGTTGTTTTCCTTATGTTTAAAAAGAATTCACGGAGATATTTGTAATTTAGGTTTATTTATCTCCACCAATTTTCCCTATGTGATTCTTGTAGGGTTTTCTCACGTGTTTGGTTACTGGGTGAGGAAAAATCTAGACTAAAATAGTAACCGGTAACGCTTGGTTCAATGCCCGAAGGACTAAAAGTGTTATCAGACGAACATGGCCAATATAACTCGTCGCGAAGTATATTAACTCTAGAGGCAGACAAGCGCCCCTCTGAAAGGCACGGAAACGCGGGAAACGGAGACAGAACGGAGTTTAGAGTTAATGGGGTAACATTCCATTACCCTGAAAGAATCACCTTTTGTATACAAAGAAATGGAAAGAGGGTACCTTATAAACTATGAGGGGTAAGAAGTCACGACAAGAGTGATTGTATCGACCGGCTGATCGTCCAGGACACCGGTGCAGTGGTTAAATTCCCTGACCCCTCGCCAAATTCTTAAAGGAGGAAATAAAATGTTATCAGAACTCGCTTCTCACATCCTCGAAGAAAATCGTAAGAATCTTAATCAAACTGTAAAAACAACAACGAAAGAAGGTACTTTAGAAATAGATAAGTACCTTGTCGATATATACGGTTTGAAATACGCAATAACTGCTGCGTTTAATAAACTTCACTCTATTACACTTAATCATGAACATCTTCCAACTGAAGAAAATGTTAATAGAGTCCACGAAGAAATCAAAGACAAATTTTAATATATATTATGCGAATTAATGCTCCTATCGTCTAGAGGCCAAGGACATCGCCCTTTCACGGCGGTAACCGGGGTTCGAATCCCCGTGGGAGTACCAAATTAATATTACAGGCAATAACACAACTTACATAATTCCCCTAACACATATCGTGTTAGGGACTATGTTTAAGTGTTAAATATTTTTTCAACTTTTAAGAGGTAATCTAATATGGAAAACAAATCACCAAGAACACCAGAAGAATTAATCAAAAAGATTAAATGGTATAAACAATGGTTATTTAATGAATTAAACTGTTATATCGAGTACGATACTTGGGTACCTAATAAAGAGGCTTTAGTTAAAGCACGTAACTATGTGCTTGAGTCAGTATTTGAAAACCAACTTGTCACTAAAGAAGAAATCGATCAATTATCTAAGGAACAATTATTAGATATCGGATTTGGTGTATGGAATACAGAAAACGATGAATCTCTCTTATTGATGCCGCTAGTATTAGTGCCTGTCTTTAAAGAAGATATTTTAGTGATAGGGATCGATGACGAAGAAGAACCACTTAAAGTTATCGATAAGGATATACGTTATGGTTGTATCGCAGCTGGGTTTAAAAGAAAAGAAGGTGCAGAATGAGATTAAAATTGAAAACGATTTCTTATTGGGTTAGTTACACGATATTAGCGTGTATAGTTTATTTCCCTTTAAGTTATTTATTTATCGAAGCAGTTAAGTTAGTATTTGGTCCTGATATATTAGACTATATGCTTACTCATGAATCCATGTTTAGATACGTGGTAGCTCATCTTATTTACTTTTCAGTACTTTTCTTAGTAGGTGGTAGTATCGTTAACTGGGTAAACAAAAAGTTTTTAATGAAAGCTTTTAAGTTTAATGAAATAAATGGAGTGAGACGATAATGTATAAATGGCTGTATCGTTTGATGTTAACATTATATTTTATACTAATGACTTTCTTGACTGGTATAGTGATTTACTTAATAGGATTCATCTTTTTCTACTCTATTCCTATTAATGAATATTTTGCAGGTAAAAGAGAAGTAGGATTATACGATATTATATTCTGGTCAATATTAATACTGGTTAGTTTATTTACATCTTTATCGCTAACTGTAACATCAGGTAGAGATTACCTGTTATACGACCTTAAGTTTTGTGAGTTACTAAAATCAAAACCTACTAAATAGTGTTCATATATCCCTATCCTTATTACGGATAGGGATATATGTCTTACCGTTATCTTTTTTCTTTTTATTTTTATCAGATATATTAATTACTATGGAATTTTATATTCTAAATGCGCATTTAAATAAAGGAAATTCAACTATGAAACTTAAATTAAAATCACTTAATCACGTAATACGTGACGTAGTGAGACGAGCTTATCCGGAAATACCAGCTCGCGTTTTTGACATGTACAATATTAGTATTTATAATAGTTTAAATTCAGGAAATGAAGAAAAAACTACTATTGAAAATTGGGTCACAAACGTCAGTATGTATCCGAAAGAAGAGTACTATAATATCGTTGGTGAAGAGCAAATTGATCTTGTACTAAATGCCATTCCTATGAATCAGCTATTGGATCTACTGTATGAAGAAGGATTCAATGTATGGGCTACGCCAAAATTCGAAGAACTTCCGTATTATCGTGAAGAGTTTAAAAAATTTGGTCTAAAGATGGAATGGGATGTCGATAAAAAGTACTACAAAAATAAAGGGCATTTGGAGCCAGAACGTGATACTTCCGCAATGTTTTTATTACACACCATCGACGAAAGTGAGCCTAATAAATACGGAAAGGTGTATGGTGAAATAAAAGGAAAATGGGATAAACTGGTTTACGATCCTAACACTAAACAAATAGGTTTAATGTTAGATATGGCTAGAACCCCATATACTAAAAATGAAGTTCTTAAAGCTATTGATTATTTAGTTAGCAATGGCGGACATTATATTCAATTACATGTTACCGATAATGAAAATATCGCTTTTCCGTTTAGAACATTAGGATTAGAGTTTACTAACGGTTGGAACGTTTACGATTTTTACGATGTAGCAATGCAGGCAAAGGGAAAAGGTATAGAGGTCATTTTCGAGCTTAATACTCCAGGCCATTGTGCTGCTATCAAGCGACAAATCGAAACCGGTGATGCTAGGTTCTCAGAAAAATTACAATATCTTAAGGATAATGTAAGTGAACTATTCTTAGAAGATGGTACGATGAATTTTAATAGCTGGAAGTTACGTAAGATGGTAAAAGACATGCTAGACGATATCATCGGGTTGGGTGATGATGTTGGATTCAAATACATTCACATCGGTGGTGATGAATTTCCATTTAATGAAAACTGGTCTCATGAAATTCCTGAATACTTTAATAATATTCAAGAACACTTATACGATTATGGTATTACCATGCGTGTATGGAACGATAGCTTACTTAAAAAGGACATCGTTGCTGGTAGACTGGATGATCGTATCGAAGTAACATACTGGTCATGGGATGGTCAAAGACAAGATCAAGAACAGGCTCAACATTTACGCGATATTAGAGCTACCCCTAAAGATCTTATCGACCATGGTATACGTGTCATTAACTGTCAAGGTTATTACACTTACGCTGTTCCTAAAGCGACAGACTTTACTTCCCACAATGCCACTTATTCGGCAAGAGATTTATTGGGTAACTGGGATCTTTCTAAATGGGATAGACATGAAACCGCTATCCCATTAACACAAGAAGAAATTGATAAAGGTGTAATTGGTGCGCAATTAAGTATCTGGGGTGAAAACCTTGGTCTAGATCACCATGATAAGTTTAGTGTTTTAAATAACTATAGTTACATGATGCGTAATATCAGTCGTATCTGTAAAGCGTACGGTAAAACGCCTAATGAAACTTTAGAAGATCTTAAAACGATTTATCGTAATGGATTCATTAATGAAGAATACGATGTATTCATGGATGCTGGATTAGGGTTAAAAGTAAAAGGTAAAGATGGTAATGTATATGATTTATCGTACAACGGTAGTAATGTCCTTTACTTTAATAATCTTAAACGATTGATGAATGGAATTAATCCGGTTCAAGCTACTGTATGGGGTAACGGTAACGATTATGTTAAATTACCTAATACTTTCGTTAAAGATGAAGATGATGTTATATTTAGTTCTGAATATAATGTGGTTGCACATGCTTGGAAGTATGGAGATAAGAAATTCTATATTGATGAACGTATCAAAGTTATCTATATCGAAAAAGGTGAATACCCTTATCAGCCACAAGGCGAAGGTGATGTACCAATCAAGGAACATAGAGTTATTGATTTAGGTGAACTCGTTACTGAAATCACAGTGACCGATGAAAACATGACCGAATCTCTAAACGAAACCATTAGTGTCAAACCTACTAACTTAACGATTAGAATCAATAAAGATGATTTATTGATAAATGCACGTGAAACATCGGAACTTTAAAAAGCGATAAATATTTTAAGCTTATATTATCTAATTGAAGTTAGGTACTTATAAATATATCTCGGATGGGTTTGTCTCATCCGAGATATATGCTGTTTAACCTTAAAGGAGGTATTATGCGTGCTAAACGTTTAAAAGCAGCAAACCGAAGACGGCATTTATTTTGGTTAGAAACCAGAAATGCTAGTAAGAAATTATCGATGATTCAGAAGAAACATCGCTAACCCTATTGTCTATTTTTATAGATGATAATATCTAATGTGTTCTTAATTGAACACACTTATTTCAATTACATTTAGGAGTATTAAACCATGGCTTACAATGAAAAAGCAGAATCTATTTTTGAATCAGCATCAAATATCACTGACCGTATCAACGAATCAGTTACACCGGTTGTTGAAGGTAACAAGGATATCAACGATGAAGGAATCACTGATAGCTTAGTAGATGCTTGGAAAGATTTAGAAGAGTCCGTTAACAAAGTGGTAGAAGAAACTGAGTTAGCATGGGCACTTAAAGAAGATGAAGCAGAAGAGCAACAAGAAGCGGCTTAATCTGTGAATAGGTTAATCCCTATCCTGAAAAAGGATAGGGATCTATGCCAATATATTTATTTTTTTATCTGGCTATATAAGTTAATAATGTAAACGAATAATTAAATCATTCAGGAGGTTCTCATGAGTTTAGTTAAAGATCAATTGGATAGACATTTTGCTATTGAAGAAGGAGTGCCTGTTGGAGATTGGTTAGCAGGTATATTAGAAAACCAAATTAAAACACTTAAAAAGATCGACGAAAATAAAGTAGATAATCTTCGTTCTCAGTATCTTACTCATGTGAGTTATCTTAAAAGAGCAAAATCTATCATGGAAGCGATACGTGAAAACGAAATACCAAGAATAACCGATCAAGCGGTATTAACAAAACTAAATACTTTAATAAGCGCATTAAGCGATCTTTTAGCAGCAAAAGAAAAGATACTGGTTAAAAATAAACCAGTTATTAAACGAATTAATAAATAAGGATTAATCAATCATGGGTAAATCACTTGTTATTGTGGAATCACCAGCGAAAGCGAAAACGATTAATAAATACCTAGGTAACGATTATATTGTAAGATCGTCTGTTGGTCATATCCGTAGATTAGCGACAGATACGGAACACAAAACGAAAGATAAAAAAGAAAACCTTATCGATGCTTTAGGATTTAATCCTTATGATGGTAAATGGAAAGCCCATTACGTTATCGATAAAGGTAAAAAGAAAGTCGTCGATGAACTAAAATATCTCGCTCAACATGCAGATAAAATATATCTTGCATCTGACTTAGATAGAGAAGGGGAAGCCATTGCTTGGCACTTAAAAGATACCATTAAAGGTGATGATAATAAATACGTTCGTGTAACCTTTAATGAGATTACAAAGAGTGCTATCACGAAAGCTTTTGAAAATCCAAGACAGATCGATGAACACATGGTTGAAGCACAGAAGACCAGACAGTTCATTGATAAAATGACAGGGTTCATGATTTCACCTGTATTGTGGCGTAAGGTTCAACGTGGTTTATCTGCTGGTCGTGTACAATCTGTTGCAGTGAAACTCATTGTAGATAAGGAACAGGAAATACGTAAGTTCATTCCTGAAGAGTATTGGGAAGTAAAAGTACTTTTCAATAACACCAAATCTGATAAAGTAGAAAGTGCACTGATTAGTTTTAATGGTAACGATAAAGACGCTTTAAATAAATTTCTTTTAGTTAAAGCAAATCGTGATAATTTAGAAAAATATCTTAAACAAGCTAATTATAAAGTTAAAGATATTGAATCTAAACAAACTACCAGTAAAGCAAGACCACCGTTTACGACTTCTACGTTACAACAGGCGGCTTCTACACGTTTAGGGTTTTCTACTAAACGCACCATGAATGCAGCACAGAAGCTTTATGAAGCAGGTTACATTACTTACATGCGTACTGATAGTACTGCAATCAGTAAAGACGCCTTAGAAATGGTTAGAGCACATATTCAGGAAAAATATAAAGGTTATTTACCTGAAAAACCAAATTTCTTTAGTAATAAAGCAAATGCTCAGGAAGCACATGAATGTATTCGTCCTAGTGAACTCTCTAAGATGCCAATGGAAATGGAAGAAGATTGTAAGAAATTATTCAATCTCATCCGTAACCAATTTATCGCTTGTCAGATGAAAGATGCTATTTACGATAACACCATTGTGACTATAACGACTGATAAAGATCAAGCTGTTTTAAGATCAAAAGGTCGAGTAGTCGTTTTTGATGGTTGGACGAAATTAGTTTCTCAAAAATCAAATGATGACGAACAAGATTTACCTGAACTCAAGGTAAATGAAGTGTTAAGTTTCATTTCTAATACGATGGAACAGAAATTCACTAAACCACCCGCACGTTATAGTGAAGCGGGTTTGATTAAGGAACTTGAAAAACGTGGTATAGGCAGACCTTCTACTTATGCAACGATTATTACTACTATCCAAGAAAGGGATTACGTTGAATTAGAGAATAAACGTTTTATTCCTAAAAACATTGGTGAAGTAGTAACAGATAGATTAAACTTTAGTTTTCCTAAATTAATGGATTACGATAATACAGCTAAACTTGAAGCTGTATTAGACGATATTGCTGAAGGTAAATCTGAATATAAATCTATCTTAGACAAGTTCTTTAAAGAGCTAGATGAATCTTGTGAAACAGCATTAAAAGAACCTGAGCAAGGTGGGATGAAAGATAACCGTGGGTTTGTTATAAAAGATGTACTTTGCGATGTGTGCAGTAGACCAATGACCTTACGTTATAGTAGTAAAGGTTATTTCCTTGGTTGTTCTGGATATAGCGATAAAGAAAATCAATGTAAAGCAACTAAACCACTTATTGCCGAATCTTTATTGTTAGATGAAGATGAATTGGCAAAACAACTCCTTACGGGTAATCGTTGTACTAAGTGTAATTCACTTATGCATAATTACTACGTAGGTAACGCAGTTAAACTGTCTCTTTGTGATAATAAAGCTTGTAACCATGTAACAGTTGAAAAAGGTAATTACCAACCTAAGCATTCAGGTAAGACTTGTGAATGTCACATGTGTGGTGATACCATGACGATGCATACCGGTATGTTCGGTAAGTATATGAAATGTCCAACTTGTTCAGCGACAAGAAAGGTATTAGCAGATGGAACCATTGCGCCTCCTAGAGATCCTGACATCGAATTTAAAGATATCAAAGGACCTAAGAAAGGTACGTATATGGTATTAAGACAAAGTAGTAGTGGAAGTCTATATCTTGCTCCTAATAAAAACGGTAAGATAAAAGACTTTAGAAGTCCTACTATCTTAGAACTCCAAATGCACAAAGAACAATTACCTGATAAATGGAAACATTATGCAGAAGGGCCTACTGTAGACGAAGAAGGTAATCAAACTTTCTTAAGATTCAGTAAGTTCACCGGTGATGTATTCATTGGTTCTTTAAATCCAACGACATTTAAACCATCCAGATATCGATACATGTATATTGATAATGCGTGGACTTTAGTGCCGTATGAGAAGATAAACTAATCGGTCATATATCCCTACCTGTAAGGGTAGGGATATATGTTTAACCGAATAGATGATGATAATAATAAATCACATCAAAATAGAATTTATATAAACACATGCCTATGATTAGCCATGCGATGATTGCTAGACCGAATGCAGATAAAAATCCTAATCCTGTCATCAATAATCCTAAAATTGTTTTATAGGAATGTAGTTTTCTTAAGAATGGATAACTTATTGCAACAAATAATACGCCTCCTATACTTAATAGGAAAATCCAATAAGAAATGTTTTCAATCCATTCTTTTATAAAATTTAATACGTCCATAATCTCCCTTTTCCTCTAGTTAAGTACAGATGTTTTGTAACATACAGTATGTTACTTAATTGTTTAAATAAAAAAGAGTATTTAAAAAATGGCTAAATACGTAACAATGCAACATATCTTTTTTGACTATACTGAGTCAGAAGAGAGAGTTATTGCTGATGCCTACGACGATTTTTCTTTATCGTTAGGATGCAAACAAGCAATGACGCTTGCTTTAAATATTAAAAATGTAATAGAAAAAGAAAAAGGGTATAAAAATGGTAACTAGAGTTATTCAAGGTAGTTCCGAAGATGCGGTTAAACTAGGTGATAAGTTTATTTCTGAAGGTATGCCAAACAGTCTAGCATGGGGTTTAGTGTGCAGTTTAATTACTGGTACTAAAACTGATGCGACCGCTATTCGTACAGTACTTTCTCAACAAGAAGAAGATCATTACGCAGCGTTAAGAGCTAAGCGTGAAACGAAAGGTAGTGAAACTGCAGTAGCGGCTGAACCACCTAAAGGTGATGTAAAACCAGCAGCTACAACGGCTGCTCCTGTAACAGAACCTGCACCGGCAGCAGCACCAGCGGCTCCTACACCGGCAGAGTCTGCACAGGAAAAACCTGTTATTTCACCAGCAACAGATCATCTTGATGCTGAGCCTGTAGCAGCACCTACTACAGAAGGCGAGGGCCCAAAAGACCCAAAGCAAGCAACACCGACAAGTAATTCCGCAATTGGAAATGTTGGTGGCCAAGGCGAACACCTTTAAGGTTTAATAATAAAGTATATCTCTGTGTCTATTTATATAGATACAGGGATATATGTAAAAAATATTATTAAAAATTCTATAGGAGTCTGAGATGACTGATCATTCTAAGGAACTTCTTGATGCACCAATCTCTGTGATCGAACACGTTAATAACGTTTATTTAAAACCAAATAACTTAACGATAGATGATTTAGCGATTGGTGTAGATTACTTTGCAGGTGCATTAAGACGCATTGCAAAAGGTGAACATCAAGTACTTAATACCGATATCGTTGTGGGTATCCATTTTGCAACAGGTTTGGATTTAAAGGAATTAATTGAAATAAACAAAAAGCGTTATTTCTGGGCAGTAGAAAGAAATCTACTTGGTGAGATAAAAACCTATACTCTCCATACCTCTGAACCAACATCAATGGAAGGTGTCATTGCTTTAAATGCTTTATCTGCTGAAGATAAAAAGAAAGCCATTAAAAACCATAATACCATTGAAAAATATTTAAATGAATTTATTACTACGGCTAAAGTGGATAACGATATTAAAGACGTTATTCAAGAAAAGCTCGTAGCGATAAGAGTCGAAGATTGCAGTAATAAAGTCGTGTTATACGAAACGATCGTAAACATTATTGCTGCTTTACAATTCCAGTACAAAATCAGTAAATTAGGTAATGCTGATCTCGTTATGTTTTTAACTAATTTACACTCTAAACTAAAATAAGGATTTAAAAATGTCAAAACCAACTTTAAATGAAGCATTAAACGCTGTTAAAGTATTATCAGAATTAGGTGTATCTAGTGAAGCTATTGCTTCTTTAGATTCTGCTATTCGAATGAAATATAGCTTTAACATTTCATTATTTGAAAGACTCTCTACTATGCTTCATGAACCAGAACTTAAAAGTATCTTTGAATTCTTTAAAGCGAATAATAAACTGTCTTCAGTAGAAATTACTGAAATTGAAGAAATCATCTTACGTGAACAAGCGGCAGAAGATCCCAGTAAACTTGAACACAGCCAAGAAGACCACATCGCAGTTGTAACAAACGTTGGCGGTGCGCCTAAATTAAAACGTGGTAATGCAAGTGATATCGTGACTGATATTATTAAACAACACTTGAACCATCGTAATGATACACAATCTACTACTAGAAGACCATCAGTATCTATTGTCGGATTTGTACCTGGTGGTAAAGGTGCGTCTAACGAAATTCGTTAAGTTATTTTACGTATTAACTTAAATAAATGTTTATCTTGTCCCTAGCAGTTATGTGCTAGGGACCTATGTCCAGGAGTTAAAAATGGAAATTAAAAAAGATTATTCAAGAATCCTTGGTGACCTTGATATCAATAAGCTATTAAATAAGCCAAAGAAACGTTATTATAAAAGACTTGCTGGATTAATTTCTTTGGCGATAGTTATTACTAAATTAACCCATGTACCTGAAATATATCCGTACATGGAAAGTGTAGATAAACTTGAACCAAATCCAAAAAGAAATGTAAATCATTTATTACCTTCTTTTACATCAGTTCGATTTTTTGAAAACTGGGATTACGAACGTTATATCGATGTAATCGGTATTCATGTCGCTGCGCCTTCTAAGATAGGTGAGTTAGTGATAGAATCGCCTATTGTTAAAATGATAGAAGGGTATCTGAAGCATCTAACGAATCTGTTAAATGAAAAAACTGAAGGATACATCACGACTGGTGATAATGATAAGTTAAAAGCATTAAATAAAAGCATTGTCGATAAGATCATGTTTATTGCAGTTAACATCATGTCAGTGTTCTTCAGTGTAAGAGAAGATTCGGAAGTTTCAACAAAGGTAGAAGTACCAAAGTTTCATTATCCGTTAGAATATTTTCTAAAATTACACGAAGCTTTAATGGATGAAAGAGATGAGTGTTTACGTGATATTCGTTTTATAGAGTACGATTTCATTGATGGTTTAATTAAAGAATATAATTCCTTTAAAAGAATCATTAATGATTACGTTGATATTCCTAAATATAAAGATTTCATTGAGAGTGGCTTATGGAAGAACTTGTAAATTTACTGAACAAATGGGCATATGCTTATTACGTTCTAGATAACCCTGAAGTATCAGACGCTGAGTATGACCTTAAGTATCAAGAGTTATTAAAACTTGAAGCTGCAAACCCTGATAAAGTATTACCTTATAGCCCCACTCAACGTGTAGGTGATAAACCAGCTGATGGATTTATTCGTGTTGAACGTAAAGAGATGATGCAATCTTTAGATAATGTTTTCTCTATAGAAGAATTCATTAAATGGGGAGAAAGGTTATTAACTAAACTACGTGATGATGGGATTACTCATTATCGTGAAGTGAAGTTTGTAGCAGAACCTAAATATGATGGTTTAGCCGTAGAGTTAGAATATCAAGATGGTATTCTGAAACAAGCTACTACACGAGGTAATGGTTTTGTTGGTGAAGATGTTACCGCTAATGTGAAAACAATTCGCGATATTCCATTAAAGGTTGATGTGGGTTATATTAAAGTTAGAGGAGAAGTTTACCTTGATAAGAACCAATTCGAGTTGATCAATCAACGAATGGTTGAAGAAAGTAAACCTATCTTTAAACATCCACGTAATGCAGCTGCTGGAACATTAAAATCGTTAGATAGTAGAACGGTTAATGAAAGAAAATTATCTTTTACAGCGTATACCCTACAAGATAGCGATAACTTAGCAACTTATCCAACCCATCAGAGCCGATTGGAACTATTAAAAACGCTTGGCTTTAAAGTTGGGTATTATCACGTGGATACATTCCCTAATGTGGTCAATGCTTATAATGATATTCTTTCAAAACGTTACGTAAACCCTATTCCAATGGATGGTGTCGTTTTTAAAGTAGATGAATTATCATTACAAGAGAAATTAGGGAACAATAATAAATTCCCTAACTGGGCTATTGCATTTAAATTCCCACCTACAGAAAACAGTACTGTATTAAAGGATATTGTTTATCAAGTAGGAAGAACAGGTTTAGTTACACCTGTTGGGATATTAGAACCCACTAATATAGATGGGGTGACAGTAGATAAAGTAACGTTCCACAACCCTGCCTTTTTAATGAAAACGGGTGTGAGTTTAGGCGATACGATCTCTATTATTCGTAGTGGAGATGTCATCCCTAAATTTAACGGAATATATAAAAAATCCACTCAAGGTAAACCTATTAATTTCGTTACTCATTGTCCTAGTTGTAATAGTTTATTAACTACGTACGGCGAAAGAACAATGTGCCTTAATAGATCTTGTGCAGAACAGGAGATACAGAAGTTAATTTATTTTGTATCTCGTGATTGCATGGAGATAGAAGGATTTGGTGATGAAATTATTCGTGAATTATATAATCTGAATGTTTTAAAGAATATTCAAGATTTTTATAAACTCACAAAACTTGATTTAGTTAAAGCAGATAACGTTTCTGATTTAATAGCCGATAAACTATTATCCGCTTTAGAAACGTCAAAAACAACAACTAAAACAAGGTTTATCAATTCTTTAGGTATTCCTACTATCGGTAAAACCAAAGCGAAAGTCATTGCTAAGTATTTTGAAGATTATCTAGACGGTGTAGATATTCGTGAAAACTTAGTAAAAGAGTTAGGTAACGTTAGTGGTAATGCTGCAATGGAGTGGTTAATGAGTCCAGAAAATATTAACCAACTTAATGAAATCAGAAACCATCTTACTTTTACAGATAAGGATCTCGTTATACCTGATAATCCATTAAAGGATAAAACAGTGGTAGTAACAGGTGTTATTTCTGGAATGACTAGAAATGACATCATAGATGCTTTAGATAAACTTGGTGCTAAGCAGCAAGGTACAGTAAGTAAGAAGACGCAATACTTAATTGCAGGAGATAATGCTGGTAGTAAACTTGAAAAAGCTCAAGATTTAGGCACAGTGATTATCTTAGATGAATTTAAGTTTTTAGAAATATTAAACGAATATGTTTAATTTAATGAGTAAGCCCATTTCTATGGGCTTATTTTTTTTTTCAATAACAGGAGTAATAAATGTCCGAAATCGAAAACCAAGAGTTACCACAAGAACTTCAAGATCAACTTGCTAATGTTGAGTTAAGCCAAGAGCAATTAATTGCTGGTCAACAGGCTTACCTTAAAAATTTAGCTGAAACTTTTGATGAAGAGCAATTAACTAAATATAAAGAAACATTAGCAGCCTATGACAAATACGTTGATGAAATTGTGGCATCAAGTATTGAATCTTTTAAAGCATGTAAAGTAGTAGATGGTGCAACCTTATTTGACCGTGAACATGAAGCAGCTAAAAATATGTTCGCTATCGCGGGCACATTTGACTTCTTACAAGCTCATGATAAATTACCAGAAGAATTTGTAAATGAATTCAAAGCGGTAGAAGAAAAACTATTCTTAGCACATTTACGTTTTAACAGCTGTGTTGTATTACGTCCAGAACAACAAGAAGAAATTGTGGCTGAATTAGATAAACGTGTCATGTTCTCTGTTTTAGGTTTATTCTCTTTCCAAGCCGAACAAACATTGAAAACGTTAATGGGTATTAAACGTGAAAGCATGTTAGATCAAAAAGACATTGATCTTTACCGTGACGTGATCACTAAGATTAAAGAAGTCAAAGATAAATTGTTTGTCACCTTTAACGGTATTAAAGAATATTTAGGTTTCATGGAAATCGATAGTTCTTATATCGGGTTAGGTTACAGAAATGTTCTAACCTTAATCGATGAATTTGAACAAGAGGTTCAAAACAACGATGTCGAAGCTAAGTAAACTTTTTAGTTATTGTTTAGATTTAAATAAAAACGCTAAGATTGTTAAATCTCATGAAGTCGAGCAGGGAAGATTACTTGCTTCCTTGTGTGTTGCTTTTAACGTGAGCGATGATTTGAAGTTTTTATCGAATCGCACACCAACTGATACACATGCATCAGAACTTGTATGGAAACTTACAAACGAGTTAGAATATGCTCAAGCCCGTCAAGCAGATGAATTAAAACGTGTTCTGGTAAATATCTTTACCATGTTCAATTATGGTTTTAAAATCGATTTCTTTAACGGTTTACTTTATAGTAAAGATAAAGAAAAAGTCCTATTTGAAGAATTGATCGATCCGATCATTGGATACGTGTTTAATGATTTAGAATTCATGTTCACAAAAATGGATGAACGTATCGAAGGTAAGGCTTTTGGTGGATTAACTGTTTTTGATAGAATACAGAAAAGAACAGATTGGGCCGAGTTTATTGTTTTACTTAAGAAACACATTTCTTATTTAGACAGCATGGATTCTTATAAAGACTTTTATACTCAAGAAGGGTGGAAAGCGTTAAGATTCATTATGTCTGTATATTACGTGTACATTACCGAACTTGATGTAGCAAGACTCAATAAGAAGAGTCTTAAGCTCATTAACACGCTATACGAAAACGGATGTACTGATTTATACAAAAATAATAATATTCATCCTGATGCACTGTCAGATATGTTTGACCATTTAAAAAGAATACCTGATTATAAAGATCTGGTATTTGCTAATCGTGCTGATTATAATCAAATGGTTAACGGTGAAGATGAGTCTGAAGATTCATTGTAGATCATATATCCCACACCGATTAAGGTGTGGGATATATGTTTGACTTTATTTAAGATTAGATAACAAAACCATCGTTATCTACATTACCACCTAGAGGGCTAGTCATGACACGAGCACTTGAATTTTCATTAAATTCTTCTAAGCGATGTTGTAACTTAGCAAATACGTTTTTGATATCGTATTGTGAAGTAATAAAGTGTAAGTCATTACCTTTTAATACGTTTTCTTGCGTATAACCAACACAGCTATATTCAGGGGTAAGTCTACTTGTTGTCTTACCTTCTTCACTGAATAAAGACGCTAAAGAAATCGGATGTTCGATTTTAATGGCATCTTCTTCACTGTTAGTGACGTATAAGAAAGTAACACCTTCTTTTACACTGGTGACTTTTTCAAAGTCAACAAAGTTAGCGACATCTGCCGTATCTAATTCAGCATTTTGTTTAGAGCACAGAATCGAAAGGGCGGTGATGGTTTGTTTCATGATCGTATCGTTTTGTTGACGACTCGCTAAAGCTGAGTTATGTGTATAGCTCACAATAACAGGTTTATGCGCTTTACGAGAAATACCATCTAAAGATTGAATACTTTTAATGGTATTGTCAATGGTGATTTTAGATTCTTCAGAACCCACCATAACGACGATTACAGTTTCATTACGTTCAAGAAGTTCTTTTACTAAAGTGATAGAAATCACACCACCTGAACCACCTGAACCAGAGCTTACAACGATATTCATATCTTCAGGTTTGAAACGCTGTAAGATTTGTTTAGTCATTTGTGAAATAGTCGTAAAGTTAGAAGCACGTAATTTACCGCTTCCATCTAAACCTTCAAATAAGAATACATCGCTTTCATCAATCACTTTACCGTCTTTACTACGGATGTTAGATAATGAGGTATCGATGAAACAGGTTTTAATATCTGCGAAACCAGGAATGGTTTCTAATTTATAAAAGTCTTTACCGATATTTAAACCAGTACCGCCGCATGCGTATAAACGAATAGACATCTATAATTTTCCTCTTAATATTTTTAAGTATACTTGTATATGTTTTGTGGGATGACCACATACGAATAAAATAATAATAAGAAAATAGGAAAAGCATAATGAACGCAGTAATGTATAGTCTGATGGAAATAAAACGAAAAATTCCAGCACCTATCTTGGAAAAAGCTTTTAAACCTGTTCAATTTAATCAGTTGCGCCGCGACCCATTCATGCCTGCTAGTCTTGATAATTTAATCATAGAGAAAATCATCAATGGACCTGTACGACGAGATTGTGATACAGCAGGAGCAACAGAGGTAACGATAGATCTCAAAGGACTACCAATTGAAAAGGTTTCAAACGATAAATACTGTATACATATACCCAAAAGACTAACCAACGGAAGAGAAATCACCTCAGCGTTAGCACTGATATTCTACAGTATGAATAGTGTAAGTACGGATAGCATGTTCCAAGGGCTATCAAATTCAACGACTTACACCAATGGTGGATGTAATAACAACCAAAATAACGAATTATTTACAGGCTTAACAAAAAGCCTACAGCCTATGATGTTGTCACAAACATCTAATGTGCGTATTGTTAATGGTGCGACTCTTTTAGTGGAAGATGTTATCATGCCAGGCGGTACACCACATTTAAGATGTATATTAGCCAACGATACTACTTTTAGTACTCTCGCACAAGCGGCATGGAAGCAATTCTCCAAGCTTTGTGTATTAGCTGCTAAAGAATATATTTATAATAATTTAGTGATTGAAATTGATACCACTGAACTTGTAGGTGGTCAAGAGTTAGGTAAGTTTAAAGATATTGTTGAAAGTTATGCTGATGCAGGCGAACAATACGAAGAATTCTATAATGACAAATGGCGTAAAATCCAATTCATGGCAGATGTACCTAGACATGCTAGATTTATTAAGTCTTTAATAGGTAAATTTAAATAAAACATAGTCCCACCTAAAAAGGTGGGATATATGCCGTCTAAATCGCAGGCTTATATTATCTAATTGATAAGCTATAGGAATGTATAGGTAAACTAAAAAATGCAATAGAAATTTATTTAGGAGCCTTATAATAAGTAGGGGGTAAAAAGTATGTCAGGACTGAAAAGAATTATTTTCAATATATCCAAACTCATAGACGATGTGAGTAACTGTAGAGAGCTTTGTACAGATGAAGATATTCAAGATGTGATTAAGTTTTCTTATTTAAAATATCTTCAGAAACCTGAAGTTCAGAAAAAGTTTAACATTACGTCAGCGACTTATTCTGATATTGATTTAATTGATCCATCTTTTTGGGACATTGTGCCTATATACCGTCATGAGGAACAGATTTCTGATTACGTATTAGAACACTTCGGTGGGATGATTCGAGATCAATTAGATTATTTCTTAACTACATTAGGCTCTAGTACTTTAAATATCATTAATATTGAGATATTAGAGGAATTACTGATTATAGAAACCGTATAGAAGGTTACCGTGAGTTATTTAGACAATCCGCAGGTATTTTTATTTGACAGAAAACTAACTGATCGATATATTAAAGAAATCGTTATTAGAGTTTTAAGAAGATTAGAACTACTTGGCGATGAAATCGATGATTCTGTAAAAACATTATTGAACCATATAGCTGATGCTTATATTGTAAATGATTTTGCTGGATTAAATGAACATCGAAGAAATAATCTATTTGGAAATGAAAGCTTAAGCGAAGAAACACGTTTGAGAATCATTCGTTTATTGCTAAAAATGAATATCGATATAGATGTATTGGTTTATAATGAAGATTACGATATAGAATATCCGATTTATGAATACGTGATAGATCTTATTGAGATTGAACTTTATGAGAAATCGAGAAGAGATAACATCATTAATCGATATCTTTTAGGGGTTAGTAAAAATGAATACAATGAGTATAAAGTAGAACTTAAACAAGATACCATGATAGTCACTGATGATGGGGATTATCGTATTAACAAATTCTACGAACAGGGATTAAAATAAAAATGCCTTTATTACCACGAAATCAACTCCATCTTATTCCTATAAATAGGATAGTTGCATTATATCGAGGGTTATTCGATAACAATATCTTCAATCGTGAGAATGTGGTTACGTCTGCCTCTTTCAAAGAAGACATGAATGCTATTATGAAACTCTTTAATGGTATCATTGAGGATAATGCGCTAAATGAGTATTTACAAAATACGAAAGCAATCGATGAAGAGGGTAATGAATTAGACAGAGAAACGATTTTCTTGGCTTTTCTAAAAGAGTTAGAAAATATCACGCAAGAATTAATACCCGAATTTGTCATATATCCACAGGAGTTTATTTATTTCGAGTATGATGAAGACTATCTGTATATACTAGATAGAAGGAGAAAAGCGTATGTTCCAGCAGTATTACATCGTGCGATTAAGGCAAGAACAAATGCAAGCATTTTTACAGACCCTGGATGGTAATGTAGATATCGTGATGCGATATTCTTGGAATATGGCAGTCACCGCATTTTTAAATGGACTTATCGATGAGGTTGCTCCTCCGATACAAGCTATTTTTGATGAATTCGAAGATGAAATCATGGTGATGAAACCAGAGGTATATGATGACCCTATATTCATTAGAATGTTACAGGCCACATCGTTTATCTTCGAGTTTATAAGAAGGCATTATATCGAGCAATTATCTAAACAGGTAAAAGTTGATGAGCTGATGTATTATGCTTACGATGAAAGTACGGGAACTTTAATTTTAGAACATGTCGAGGGGTTCAAGAATGAAAACAACTTTAATTAATGTATCAAGGTTTAGAGAACCTTTGATGGACGTATTAGCGAGTTTTGAAGAAGCGATTATCAACGATGATGACTTTATTTTAATTTGTGTCGGGGCTTATCCGTTAGGGTTATTACCTAAAGATACTAATTATACTTTTCAAGATGAACAAAGAATGTTCCGAGAAATGTTTACAGTATTTTATCCACAGATACACGCACTTTTGGAAGATGCTGGTATTAAAGATAAACCAGATGTCTTTACCATTGAAAATGGTGTATTAGTGATTCAGACACAGGAGTAATTATGAACAATCTAGCAGAAAAACCTAATTTTACATTAGATCCCGATTCACTTAAAGTTAATTTCGATAAGAATCGGTTCTATGCTAAATTGGAAAGTTCAGATATAGATGCTATCATCAATAGTAAAAGACGTTATGTGTTTAGACATTATGCCATACCGGTATTAAAACGTTTATTAACACGATACGAAGAGGAAGAAGTAACTGACGCAGTACCGACAAAACGTCTCAATGAAGTACTCGACCGCTATGTCGATATATACAAGAAAGCGTACCGAAAAGGAGATGAGGGAATAGCATTATTCTTACGTACGGTTGCAGAGGAGTATTGCGAATCAACAGATACTCAACAATATTTCGTAACCTTATTTCTAGACTTAGTATCTGAGTGTTTTAAAGTGATAAGTCAATGGGATATGAAAGGTATTCGTTATTTTAACTTTGCTGTTGAAGAGAATAGTTCTCACGCAGTTATTAATATCGAATTAATTTAATAAGGTATTTCGTTATGGAAGTACAAACAACCTTAATGCGTTCCAATAACCTAGCTAATATTACTACATTGTTCCACTATATCGATCGTCGATTCCATAATCGAACCATTGAGTTAAAAGAGTTAATAGCCAATGTTAGATCTTGTATAATTAACTATATGCACTATAAAACCTTCTGGCCATGTACAGGTGACGATCCGATAGTGACCATATTCGATGGTATGTTTGAAAACGAGTATCATGTTATTAAACATGAATTAATCGCGTATTTGGAACAATTCACAGAAGAGTTAAAATACTACTGTGATGTAAAACGTCTTTTAGATATCGTTGTTACTGAAGAAGGTAACATGTGTATCTTAAAGACAAAACCGTTGAAATTGCGATTAACAGTTACGTATAAGGGAAAATAATGAGTAAGAACATTTTAGGTAAAATGGATATTGGAGATACGGTATCATTTGATTTACATGTATCATCAGTATTACCACAGGACTACAGTCTTGTTAAAATAGAAGGTGTTATACCGGCTAACTTATGCGATAAATTCGGCACTGACGTGTATGCGTTACATGCACAAGTTTATCGTTTAGTACCGGAAGGTACCATGGACAATAATCCTGAATCATATTCTTATCTTCTTGTTAAAACGCAAGATAAAGAATATCGAGTCATTGGATTACCTTGGATCAATGCCGATACTATTAAAGTCTATAAACAAAATAAAGTGACATTTGGTATAATCAATTGTGCCGAAGAAGATATCGCTTTAATTAGAAACGCTATTGCTCGTCGTGGTTACCATGTAACGATAACGAGAGAAGATGTTTCTGTTGAATAGTACATATATCCCTACCAGTTAAGGTAGGGATATATGTTTATTCCTATCTAAATGTTTCTTTTTTTGTTATTTATAAATTTCAAGAAGAGTACTCAAAATGCAAGAAATAAAACCCGTATTTAGAAAAGATTACAGCGAGTATCGCCGTAACTTAGATTACGTTGGTCTATATGTAGATCAAAACGTAACGTATGCTAAAATACAAGATCCTAATCTTGATGAAGCTAAATATAGAGAATGGTTATTAACAAATATGAAGAAAGATGGGGAATTTCCTATCTTTAATCCACGTATGTTAATGAACATCAAAAATCCTGTTAATGACAGGGAACGTAAAGTAACAACGATGTTAGATTATCTAAAAGATGTTACTGTAAAAGATTTAAAATTTGTACCAACATTTACAACGTATTTGCCAGAGAAAAGCATGGAATCGTTGGAATCCAATTTCTTACGTATCGGCATGAAAAATCGTAGTATTGAGAAAAAGAATAAGTTTAAAGCAAAAGAACGTGGTGATGATATCATGGCAGATTACCATGATAACATGCAGTTAATGCTTAAAATTCTAAATAACTCATCTTCTGGAGCAAAAGCAGCAAAAGGGACTATCCTGTATAATCAAACAGGACACTCTACACTTACCAGTATTTGTAGAAGTACAACGTCATTTGCAAACTCAACCAATGAGAAATTCTTAGGTGGTTATAGACATTACTTCAATAATGAAGTTATTGTTAATAATATCCTTGCAGTATTAACGTTCACCAACATCGATGAAGTGAAAGAGGTAATGGAGAAATATAATTTACATTACGTTACCCCTGATGAATTAATGTGGGCAATTAAACGTAGTACGGATTTATATTGGGTATCACCTAAACATTTAGAACAAATAGCTGAGTTTGTTCATAAACTTACTCCGTTACAATGTTCTAGTTACTTATATAACAGTGACTTATACATGTTGAGACAATTCAATGAACAGTTTGTTAGAACCATGTTTGATAAACTTGTTGATTGTAAAACATTAATACCATTACCTCTTGGAGAAGCAAAAGAATGGTGTGATGTCATGGATGATGACTTAGCTGCACTCGTTGCGGTTTATGTTGCTGATTTGTGTAATGGTAAAGGTGTACGTACAGCCATGTCAGAACATCCTGATATCGTTCCAATTGTAGGTGCAGTAGTGAAAAACACGATTGAAGTGTTTGAAGAGTATCGTGATCTTATTAAGACTTTCTGGGTAACTGAGATTATGCCTTTTGAATCAGCACGTGTTCCAGATATGATGCGTGGTGTGGTATTAGGTTCAGATACAGACTCATCGTTATTCTCGTTAGATACTCACTGGGTAGATTGGTACTTTGGTCAGATTATCCACGATGATAAATCAATGCGATTGGTTGCTACAGCGGTGTATATGACATCTCAACATATTGCCCATATTCTTGGGATGATGACAGGGATATTGAATATCGTTGATGAGAAGAAACCTTTAATTGCCATGAAGAATGAGTTTTTATTCTCTTCATTTACTACCACATCTGCAGGTAAACATTACTTTGCTAAGAAAGATGCACAAGAAGGTATCATGATTCCTCGTACTAAGATGGAAACTGAAATCAAAGGTGTACGTCTTAAACATGGTAAAGTGCCAGCAGATATTACTAAAGCTTTCCATGCTAAACTTGATTATTTCATGAATACAATAGAAGCTGATAAAAAAGTGAGTATACGTGATTTAGTAAGAGAAGTGGCTAAGATAGAACATGAAGTTTATCTTTCTGTGAAGGAAGGGGATGGAACGTTCTTACAGCGTGGACAAGTTAAAGTAAAAGATGCTTATAAAACTGAGGATTCTATTTATAAACGTGGATATGAATTATGGGAAGATGTGTTTGCACCTAAATATGGTAGCATCGCACCACCACCATATGACGCGGTTAAAGTATCCGTTACACCAAATACTCGAACTAAGTTTGATGATTGGGTAAGTAGTTTTGAAGATAAAGAACTCGCTCAGCGTTTAATTGATTGGGTAGATTTGAAGAATAACGGTAGACACCTTACCACGTTCTATATCCCTCAAGCAATTGTACGCAGCCATGGTGTACCTCAAGAATTGGTATCAGGTATGCAACCTCGTAAACTTGCATTCCAGATTACCTCACCGTATTACTTATTACTTGAGTCATTCGGTTATTTTGTTCAGAACGATAAACTTACAAGATTATGTTCAGATGAAATACCTGAATTCACTATTCCATCTTCTATCTACGAAGATTAAACATAATGCCAGAGCACTTAGCTCTGGCTTATATGTTGTCCGTATAGATATTGATATTTTCAATAAAATAATTTCGAGTCGTATCGTAATCTAAATTACGGATGGTACTAAATAATTTACCTGAATCCATAATCTTAAATTTACGGATATATTCATTTCTTTCCATCCCACTTGCTTTTGATTCTATCTTAAAATCAATACCAAACAGCAAAGATAAATAAGGTACTTCAGCAAGATATTTTACAAGTCTATTCTGATGAGTATTCATAACAGTATCATCCATTAAGAAATCCTTTAAACTGTTTGTAAATATACCAGGTATCCAACAGGCAAAATCTTGTACACTACCACGACTTAGATTTAAATAACGAATAATATCATCATGTACTTCATCTACATGATAATAACTACTACTCATTGCTAAACGTGTATCTGATTTATTATCGCTATTCGCTATACCGAAGTATCTATTTTTCAATCTATTGAACCAAACAGTTTCCAAATGACTTTTCATCATATTGGTGATAGGGTAACTGTGTATAAAGTTCATCACACTTTTACTTGTCTCTTCATCGTATTGGCTAGCAAGTTTATCATTACGCCATGCTTTATATTGAGCAAATAATAACCCTATATCTATCTTAATAATACAAATCCCTTTTTCTTCACTTAGTCTTCTTTTATTATTAGGTAACTGATAATCGAATGAAGTAAACGGATGGTAAACCACTCTCACCGGGTCCCATTCACTATAATGTTTAGTAAAGAGTTGTTCGATCGCATCATCAAAAGGTTGTTCTATTAATATCTCTTGGCACTCATGTCCATAGAAGTTTGATTTAAATTGAACTTTACCGTAATTAACTGGAGAAACGATTCCTCTAGGTGAAGTGTATGTTAAAGCGACATCTCTAGCAATTCTATAGTTACTAGATGGTTCATTAGTACTACTACTTAAACCATTAAGGATGCCCACTAATATATGGTCACTTCTAACAGTCCAGTTCATATCCCGCCAATAACGGGTTATTCTTTTATAATTATAAAAGATATTGTTTTTAACTGTATTCAGTCTAGCAGGCACTCTAGGTGGTTGTTTATTTCTAGACGAATGTAAGAATGTTAACATGGTTTAAATTCCTTTAATTGTGGCTGTATTGTAATTACTATAAAATAGGTATAAAAAAATCGAAACTAATATAGTATGTAAAACTAGTATGCATGACTTAACTCGCTATTCTGTAGCGGGTTAGGGTTATGTTTAGATATCTTTCGATTTTTAACGTGTTTAGCTGAAAATACAAAATAAAATGAGAATTATATTATCTAAGTGATTATATCTTAAGGATAATTAACTTATTCATTTTGTACGGAGATTTAAAAATGAGACAAAACATTGTTTTCAGTCATGCAGGGTCTTGTAGTAGATATTATTACGATAGATTAAGCTTGACAGACATGTATGGGGTATTCCCAGAACTACATGAAAAAATATCAACTAAATACACGAAAGATGAAAAAGAAAGTGTTTATACGTTGCTCTGCACGTATAACAAAAAGTTAACACGTATCCTGTACGATGCAAATACAAAGTTACTTTATCTTTTTGTGGAACCATGTTTCGGTGAAGTAGTCAATCTTATTGATGATCATTTTTCAATAGAAGTGATTAAGAAGTTATCGAAATTAAATGATGTATTAATTCCAGTTATGGAACTAGTACCTATTTATTATCTTTCGTTTGAAAATAAACTTCCAGTTCGTGATGTGATATTTTCTATTCATTGTACTGTCGATTATCCAGACTATCGACAACGTGAAGTAAAAGAAGCGATTTCTGTTTGCTGGTACGATGAATTTAGATATCACGATAACCCAATCGTTGAATTATTAAAACGAGAGAGTTTTGATGAGACTTTTTGTATTAAACGAGAAGACGATGGTTGGTCAACAATCAATGTTGAATGGAAAGATGTTAAAAACGGAGATGCTTACGCTAATCACAATTTTAAACAATTGAAGATTGCTAAGTCCAGTACGATAGCTAGTGGGTATTATAATAAAGAAAATAAAGGTTCAGTTTTAGAACCAAGAATTTCTTCTGGTTGCACTCGTCAAGAATATATCACGGTGAATGTACCAGTACCCCTAAACCTATACTCAAAAGAAACACTCGTTGATGACCGTTGGTTTAGATTTATCTATTTACTTTTAGACCGTTTAACGAAAGCACAACGTAAAGAAGATAAAGATTACTTTGATTATATTTACAAGGTACTCGAAGAAAGAATAACTGAACATCCAGAAAGCTTAAATGAGCTATTTGTGTTGTTCAAACTTAAAGAATGATTTATAAGTTTAAAATGCAAAGAAATTTTAAGCTTATATTATCTAATTGGAATACAATCTGTATTCTAATTCATTTAATATTAATTGGCCAATTAATAACAGGAGATTTATCATGGCAATTACAGGTAAAAATGATTTTTCAGCGTTATCAGCAGAAACCTCTGGTGTAAAACCAACTGAAGCAACATACCGTGCAGAAGCAGGCGCTCAAGCATCTGCAGCACAACCTAACTTCACTGCTGGGGTTAATGCTAACCAACCAGCTAGCACTTTAAACGGTAAACGTGGTACTGGTTTATTAAACGGTATCCGTCGTACAGTACCATACAACCAAACTGGTGCACGTGTAGCTTCATTCTTAACAGCGTTTGAAAAAGTTGTAAAAGAACAGTTAGTAGATTTAGATTCAGATCGCGATAACTGGGAATTTAAAATCTTTGACGGCCCAACAAACCGTTCAGCAGTATCTGCTATCTTATTTATCCGTGACTACAACTCTCACGTTGCAGTATTCCCATGGGTAATCCAAGATCCAGATCACTCATTAGCTGATAAAGTATTACAAATCCCAGCGATGTATAATACTCCAGCAACAACCATCCAAATTCCTCAGTTAACTGAAGAATTATTAACTTCTGATGGTGAATTGGGTCAAGCTATCGTTAAATACGTAGCGTCATTACCTAAATACACAAATCGTGAAGTATTATTAGTTACTGGTCGCGTTATCCCTACTAAGTTAGAGCCATCTAATGAAGCTCAAATCCGTAGTATCATTTACTACGCTTCTGATGCATTAGAATCATCTTTAATCGCATTAGATTCTAACCGTGAGCATTTCAATATCGCAATGAAATCTCCGGATGAAAACTTAGTAGCACGTATGGAATTCAATCCTGGTTTATCTGCAACATCTGTAGGCTTACCAGTACGTAACGACTTAGCAGTGCGTTTATCAGTTGTTGAAAAAGCAGCGAAAAACTCATTAGCAATGAACCGTCAACTTCCATTCTCTGCAACTCGTACATGGGGTGAATTAATTTACACTGGCGGTAATCCACAATTCGCTCAAATGGCTCAAGCAGGTATGATGGGTTATGGTTTCAATCCAGCAATGATGTCTAACCCAATGTTCCGTCCAGCGATCGTTATCTCTTCTATGGATAACCAATTCGAAGGTGGTTCATTAGAAACTCAATTGTTGGCGTTGAACTCTGCAGTATTGTTAGCAACTAACAACAACTGGTGGAATTTATTCCGTCCTAACCATGCGATTACAACTATTGGTGCAGACCCTCAAGATATCGGTATGATTACTGCAGACGTTGCATACCCAGGTGAAGAGTTAGGTTATACTAACACTAAAGCTGAAGGTTTCAATTTCGCACAATTCATGATGAAATATATCGAATCTGATGTATTAATCAAATTAGACGTTGATGAATTAGGTGACTTAACCTACTTACAACAACCGTTCTTATACGTATCTGGTGTGTCTGGTAACCCACAAGACCAAGCAACAGCAAATGAAATCATTTGCCAAGCATGTAACCACTTAACTGATGGTAACTTCGCTAAATACTGGTCTGGTAAAGATCCAATCGTTGTAGATTCAGATCGTATCGAAGTAGGTTACTACGTGAATGATAAAGGTGAATTACGTCCATTATCTGAAATCGACTATCGTTACATTGCTAACTTAATCGATATCAATGTGGCTCGTGACTTCCAAGATTCATTCAATAGCCAAATCTACCCAGATGACAAAGTGCGTTTCAGCAAACGTAAAGCGATCTACGATATGTACTTCGCAGGTAGCTACGAAATCACTGGCTTCGCTCGTCGTTTAACATTCAACTCAGCATTTATCGTTGCGTTATCACAAGCAATGAATGATGCTAACGGTGTTATTGCTATTGAACACAACTACAATAACAACGCGACAGTTGAACGTGGTAACCGTAACTCTATCCTAGGTATCCAACCTAACCAAATCGGTCAGTTTGTATACGGTGGATATAACTACGGTAACGGCCAACAAGCCACTACTGGTGTATGGCGTAATTACAACAGCTACGCTCTAGGTAATAGTTACCTATAAATAATTGATAAGAGACTCAACAATGGGTCTCTTGTTATCTGACTAAAATATTATAGGACTATTGGAAGTTTGTGTCCAATAGTCCTATATGTCAGTTTAATTATTTTATTTTTAATTATAGAGGAGTACGGATGGACGTCAAAGAGGTTAGTGGGAAGATAAGCAGTGGTTTAGCTTTAGATACCACTAATTACCATGCAGTTTTAAATAGTCTAAAGAAACCACCTCTATTGGTAAATGACCTAGATACTAACTACCCTGAAGATGAAGAACTTCTTAATAAATATCTATTAACCACTTACGATACCGCGACATTCTCGATGGTACCGAGTTGTGAATGTGGACATTTAGTAGGAGGACATTTACGGGGTAAAACATGCAGTAAATGTAATAGTGAGGTATTAGCTCACACTGAAGTACCAATTGAGTCTAATCTATGGATTAAAGTGCCAGATGGTGTAGTGGCATTTATGTCACCTACATTGTTTAGTAAGTTAAGCCAAACGTTTGAAACGAACAAAGTGGATGTTATTCGATGGATTTGTGATATCCATTATAAAGGTAACTTCCATGAAGTCGAAGTGATTAATAAATTACGAGAAGCTGGAGTCAAACGCGGTTATAATAATTTTATCAATAACTTCTGGGAATATATTGATATCTTATTAAGACCACGTATGTATACGTCTGTTTCAGATAAACGTAGAGATATACGTAGATGGTTAGAGGATCACAAAGATACCTTGTTTACCGAATTTCTTCCTTTACCCAATCGTATCTCTCTTGTTACTGAGAAAACATCGACAGGCAGATATGGTGAGATTCTAAAATTCGGCGGTGCAGTAGAAGCCGCACGCACTATCACATCACTTAAAACAAGAATCGATACACCAAGTCAATCAGCAAAGGAAGCTGCTGCATTTCGATGTGTTTATCTTTTAGCGGCTTATTATAGAGCGCAACAAAAAGATAGTCTAGGACGTAAAGAAGGTCTTATTCGTAAACACATTTGTGGTACAAGGATGCCATTCTCAGCTCGTAACGTGATTACCTCATTACACGCAGAACACGAGTATAATGAATTACACGTTCCATGGGCGATGGCAATAGGTTTATTGCGTTTACATTTAACCAATAAACTCTTTAAAGATGGGTATAGTCCTAATGAGATTACAGGTTTACTCACAGGACATGTAAATAGATATCACCCACTTATTGATAAGTACATGAAAGAATTGATTGCAGAATCCCCGTATAAAGGATTACCGTGTTGTTTTAACCGTAACCCGACACTATTACGTGGTAGTATTCAACAGTTATACATTACTAAGATTAAAAGTGATGATATCAATGATAATACAATAAGTTTAAGTGTAATGATTCTGGCAAGTTATAATGCCGAGGACTATGGAAGTCGGTGTACGCAAGTAACACCTGCTTAACCATAAATTGCGCCTTTAATTAGAAATGATTATAGGTTAACCCTCTAATTGCGGGAATAGCCGTTATGATAACTACTCCTATTACATCGAAAGATAGTAATAGCCGCTCACAATAACGTGTGAGTTTATAGTAAAGACGTTATCACGTAGGACAGTCCGCAGCGAAGCTCCTAAGTCCTTATCAGGATATGGAGTGTGTTCAACGACTATGGAGTTGCGTCCAGTACACTCAAGCGAGTGGAAACGGGGGAGACGTAGGGAATAAAATGAATACCTACGGTGCTTTTATAAACAAAGGCATCCTTACCGAGTAATGTCGGAGGTTCGAGATATAGTCTCGTCATCTATGGTAACATAGAGCAGTCTATCTGATGGAAAGATAGACGGGTAGAGCGTAGCGAACTCTATTGAAGAATAACGTTTTGATGGTAAAATTGATTGCCAGTCTTATTCGTGAGGATAAGAGTATAGGTAACGCGGAATGAAGCAAGAAGACTGTGATGTTGACTTGAGACTGAAGGTATAATTTAAAAGTTATACCAAGCGCAGAGCGTAGTAGGTGAACCTAGTAATAGAATATAATCCTACCAAGAGGCCGCGTCGTATCATCGCCTAAAGAATGATTTTACTCAATATAGATTGAGATGCAAAACGTACGCCAGACTATAGCGAAGGATAAGCTATAGAACTAGAGGATAAAAAGCCTTTAGGGTAACAAAAATGGATCAAATGAACTTATATTTAAACTTAGATACATTCCAACATGATAACTTTTCTCCATTAGCGTCACACACGTCTGCATGGAGTACAGAATCACCGTTTGATGTATCGGGTATTGTGAATATCACTAAACCTATCTTTGCAACGATTAACAACTATTTGACTATAGGAAAACGCCCAGAGTTATTTCCATAGTCTATTTAACTAACAAGGAGTTTTATGGCTATTCTAATAGATGGTGATAGAGAGGTAGTAGCACAAATGCTATTTGGTCCTCCACCGCCAGGTTATCAAGACTACCTTAATCAGACTAACCAGTATTTCTCAAACATGCTTACTGATGTAGGTAAGAAGTTTGTAGAAACAGCGAGTAATGTATTTACACGTATTAACGTTAATGAAGCAACCAATATGGCTAAAGCCGCATTACGTGTAGTAAATACTTATTTCCAGCGAGACATTATTCACGATGTAACTTCGATAGAAGATTTACAAGAAGCACCTAATGCCATGGTGCGTTGGATTATGTGTCATCCTGGTTTACGGTCTATGATGGAGGCTAATACCATAGATGCATATGGTGATCGTTATCAAGATAATCAGCCAGACTTTAGTGTTGGTTGGAATCATTTTGATTATTGCCAAGTATATGATGGTTGGATCGAGCCTGTCACTGTAACGAAAACAATCGTGAATGAAAATAACGAGGAAGAAGAAATTACAGAAACCTACGATGAAATGACTCAAGTATGGATGGGTGAAGAAGAACATGAGGAACTTCTCGATATCGAAGCGGATATCATTAGAACAGCTCACATGTTTGTTGATAAAGCATTAGCTGAAAAACGTGACCCAACTTCTTACTACGATAACATCATTGTAAGCTAAATTAATAAAATATCCCTAGTGTATATACACTAGGGATATATGTTTTTGTATTTTATTTTTTTAGGGCTTAGTATGTTTAGAAACAATTTATAACCTATAAATGCTCTTTAAGGGGGGTGTATGGCGTTTAACCCAAATAAAACAATAAGGGAAACTAGTCCTTTATTACCCACACTGTCATTAGCAGGATGGGTTTCTGGTATAGCCGAAAAAATAGATAGAATGCTAGCCAATTACATGGCTTCTCAATATACACAAACTGTATATCACAGAGGACATGTGAGATCTTTAGCTTATACGGTACAAAAATATTATAATGATCCTAGTAGTTTAGCTTCAGCAATCAAAGTCGATATTGAATCATTATTAAGTGGTTTCGTTGATTACGTTTACGCTGAAGTCACTTTTACTGAGGATAAACTCACTTACCGTTATGATTATAATATCGATATTACTTTTAGTCACGCAGGATATACGTGGTCACATGTTAAACGATTAAAAGTAGAAGATAGTAAATTTGAAATGCTTGTAGATATTAACAATACAGGTAAATATTCATTAACCCATAATCGCAATTAAGGAAAAATAAAAGAATGAGTAAAGAAAGAGAAAGACACGAATTAGGTTATTTCTTAGATGCACCATTACCGACAATGTTAAGTCATGATGATGTTTACGGTGATTACCATTTCACAGAAGTGGATGATTCATTGATGGGTGGTTACGATAATACTTTATCCACTTTAGCGAATTACTTAAATAACGCTTTACCGACTAATGCTCAGAATAAACGTCCTTCTATTGATGAAGCAACGTTTGTTCATGCGTGGTTACCACATTTCTATAACGGTAATGCTGGTAACGAATATGACCCATCAGTTAGTTTAACATGGATCAATAGCGTAGCAGGTGGTAAATTTGATGGTGCTTATCACAGTGTGGACGTGATTCGTGATGGTAAGGTCATCTTTAGAGTACCACCATTACAAGCTCGTGTAAACATTATTGGTGGTGAGGACAGAAATAAAAGTGTTTCCATGCTTTATAAAGAAATGGATGATAACTTAAGACGTGTACCTCATGCTGTAAAAGCACAAGAGCAGTTCTTTTTAGATCGTATCTTTGATAGCAAGAATGAAAATCAAAGCAAACATGATTTAGCTACCAAAACTAATTTAAAGTATCTATATATTTTAGATGAAATTTTCACGTACTACGGGTACGATAGTATTTTATCCCCCGAACTTATGTCAGTTAAAGAATTAGTTATGGGTAAAAAGGACAATGGAACGAAATCAGGCGGAGAATTATCTCCAGGAACTGGACACTCAGTACCAACTGAACAAGATAACGAAGACGATTCAGACTTGTTCGGATAAGATTATACCTATCAAAATAGCTTCCTTCCATGATGTTCACCTTGGACACCATAGAACCATTGCTACAGACGTTGTAGCGAGATTTCATAAAGTCTTAGATGATGAAGCTGAAGTTTCCTCTTGGGATATGTTAGTATTCCCAGGAGACTTATTTGATAGGTTATTATATTTAACATTTCAATACCTCCAAGATGTTTTAGTATTATTTACGAGAATATTAAAATTAGCACATAAACACAATTTTATTATTCGCATTTTGGAAGGTACCCCGGGACATGATTATAAGCAATCTAATCTTGTTAAAATCGTTGCTGCAATATTAGATATAGCGATGGGGCTTAAAGTCGATTTAAAATACGTATCGGAATTATCTATTGAGTATATCGATAAATACGGTATAACCATGTTATACGTTCCTGATGAATGGGATACTGATGTTGTATCTACCTATGAACAGGCTAGAGAACTCATGAAACAACGTAATCTCACACAAGTGGATTATTGTTTATTACATGGTGCTTTCAATTATCAGATTGATTCGTCTTTAAATCCAAAAGCTCACTCTGAAGAATTATGGTCTAATCTTGTACGCTATTATATCTTTGCTGGTCATGTACATTTCAAATCGCAATATAAGAATATTTTAGTTGCAGGAAGTTTTGATAGACTAGCGCATGGTGAAGAACAGCCTAAGGGCTGGTTAACCTGTGAGATTAAAGATACCGGGGAACATGAAATCATTTTTCATGAGAATAAATTTGCCACTATTTATAAAACACTCGATGTTCGTGGTAAGAGTTTAGAAGAAGCATTGGCATTCATTGAGGATGAATGTAATAAAGTGCCAGATTATTCCCATATTCGATTATTCTCAGATAGTAGGGATACTATTACGGAAGGATTGAAAACCTTAAAACAGAAGTTTAGTTTTATTTTCTTTACGATTAAGATAGATAAGAAAGAAGAAGTGAAAAGACAAAAAACGATAAAATTAATTTCTGATAAATTTCAAACTATCAGTTTAGATAAGGACAATATTGTTCGTGTTATAGCAGATAGATTAAAAGAAATGCCAGAAATAAATAGTGAGTATGTTTTACAACAACTTCATAAACACATGTAATGGAGGTATGGGATATGGATATGAGTACTAAACGATTATTAGGTGGTAAGTACTTTATATCGATGGGTACTGCCATGATATTTGAATCAAGCGAATTCGATATTAGAAAATGGCCTAATCTAATGTATCTTAATTTAAGAACATTGTATCGTAATTACGTCGCTTCAATACCAACTGATTATCAAAAACATGTTAAAGTAAAGGACATGTTAGAAGACTTTTTTAAAGAAGTCTCTACTGTAGAAACGATAATAAAAGAAGTATCTCAAAATCGAGTAAAGATACTATTTTATTATCCACGTTACGAACATCTAGATAAAGTGTTGCCTGAGGTTACAGTACTTGACTATAACCCAGGTATATTCGATCAACTTGAACTCGATATGTGGGCATTTGCAAAACGTAATCAGATGTTAATTCCTTTTTTCTATCAAGAAGTGAAGGGTGAATTACCACCAGCAAATGAATCTGTATTACTACTTAGTTCGTTTATTACTGATCTTTTATCTGCTTCACGGTTTCCTGCACTTTACTTAATTGAATCTTTTACAGGTAAAATTAAGAAAAGACAAGAATGGCACACGAAGTTAAAAATAGGCAATGTTAAAAACATTGATCAAATTGGTATACCGTTTAACAAATTCACTATACAAGTATTTGGTGATAAATCGGGTGCTTATAAAGGGCAAGATAGGGTAATACGAAAAGTAGTAAGAGAAATGGCTATAAATGACCACTGGTCACCAATAACCACAAGAGATAAGATTAGAACATCAATTAATAAGTTAAAAGACCATGATATAAAGAAAATATTATTGGATTTACTGTAATTAGCTAATGTGATGTTAAAGTCTATGTTATTTATATCAACTCATTAAGGAATTTAAATTATGACTGAATTAGTACAAGTAACACCGTTTAATCAAAAGGTAACAATTTTAAACGATAACAAACTTCGTTTAACAGGTGAACCTTTAGAAGGTAATGAGCCTAACCGCTTACCTTGGATGTGTTTTGCATTAGTACAAAACTATCCTTACATTAAAGTTAATCTTAACAACGGTAAACAAAAAGAAGAAGCTAAATTTGATTTGGCTTTAGACCAAGTTGCATTCCAAGCAATCATTTCCGCAATGGAAGATGCAGTACGTTCAAAAGAACCTACTATGATTACTATTGGCGTTAAACGTAAAGGTTTTGACCGTGCAACAAATCGTCCAACTGATCCATACCTTTATGCGACAGTGACTGTAGGTAAAGACGCAGATGGTTGCGAATTTATCGGTATTCAACGTGGTAAAAAAGACAGTAAAAACTATGTGTCATTAAAATTTGGTTTTACTGATCCTGAATTCCATCCGGTTATTGAAACTGCTACAGGTCAACCGGCTTCACGTCAACGTGTATCTAACTTGATTGCACGTGGTTTTATTCGCTTATTAAACCACTACATGACAGTGCTAAACGTAATGACTTGGAGATACGAAAACACCGGTGAAGGTAAGTTTGCTTTAAAACAAGCTGAACAACGCGGTGGTGGTCAAGGCGGTAATGGTGGTAATAGTGGATATAAACCACAATACAACCAAAACAATTCATCAAGTAACCAAAGCAGTGGATACTCTTCTGAACAAGAAAACAGTAACCCTGTGACTAAAGGTTTTGATGAAAACCTACCATGGTAATTTAACTAATAAATATGGTAATTAATATTTAGTTACCTTATTAAATGTCGTGAATTTATATACATCCGCGACATTTAAATTCCTAATCTTAGCGTTGCTAAGGATGATGACTATCATTAAAAAAATGAGTTATCGTTCTTAGTAACGCATACAGCACTTATGCCCAATCTTTAATTTTTTATCGATTTTACTTACAACAGATAAACTTATATTATCTAAATGATGGAAGTTTCCATTTTTATTTAATATAAATAATAAATGAGGTAATTATGCAGTTCAAAAGAACAGAAACAAATTTAACAACTGATAATACCATTACTACTGAACACAAAGGTGTTGAACTAGTATGGGGTATTAAAACGTTTAGAACTTTAAACGTGACACCAAACTTAATTACCGATATCAATAAGTATTGGGCAGGGTTACCTATGGAATCTCAAGATGCAATTTTTGATATCTATACAAAGATTCATGCAACTTTTGAAACTGTAGAAAATATTAGAGTAATGGACAAGTATCTACACTCTTTAATCAAACAGCTTTTCGAATATCATAAATTCGAAGATATCATGGCTTATTATAAAACTAAGTCAGAGATCAAATTACCTGTCCTTAAAGATAACTACGCATCAGACCGTGATGTACCGGAGTTGACTTATTTACGTAATGAATACTACGGATTAATTGGTCTTTGTATCGTAATGAAAATTATGGTGCCTATATGGGGTGAATATATCAACTTCATTGCTAATGATGTTGGTACAAACTTTAAAGAATATCGAGCAGCACGATTATTGCGTGGAACGAATGTTACTGAATCAGAAGGATATAAACGTTTATCCGTTTATATTAATGCTCACTGGGAAGGTAATACAGAGAAACAAATGAGTGCAGCGATTTTAGCTGGTTTAGATGAGAATCAGGTACCGAGTTGGTTATTAGGTAATGCTTTAGTAAGACGTATTGCTACTGCGGAACTTATGCAACGCAGTAATCCAATGCCAGCTAATACTATCATCACCGATGTGTATAACTTCATCGATAGTTTATCTAATACAATGGATAAACATTTTGGTGGTAGAATCAACGAAAAAAGTTTAGATGCGAGTGGGAATGATGAAGATAATACTTCAGTTATCGAAAACTATAAAATCAAACAAGAACTATCAGAAGGTGTTATCACCATGCATGATGTTTACTTGGTTGATTACCCTGAAGTGATTCTTAAGAAGTTAGCACCGGAATGCCCAGTAAAACTCTTTAAAGATAACATGAAGTTATTTGAAACACACTACAAGGATGGGATTGATATAAGACACTCTGCTACAAGATTAGTGCAATGGGTATTACACCCAGTCGTTACGCACAAAGCTTTAGATAGAGTAACGTATCAAGGGTTATTATCAGCCTATGTGTTGACTTACACATTACTGATGTATTGGGGTTTTGATGATTTAGCTATCTGGTTAGCGTCTAAACAACAACCTACACAAGCAGCGAGTAACGTTGTTCGTTTACAAATTACCGATGCACAATTGGAACAGTTGAATGCAATTTATCCGCATGCACCAAATAGTACAATTAAACGTCGTATTTCTAAACGAGATAGCAACGTTGCTGCAGTAGCGATAAGTATGGTTGTAGTACCGATTTATAGTTGTTGGTGGAAAGTGCCTGAATGGATCGATGCGAAAGCATACCCTGAACTTAGAATTGAAAATGGTATCATGCCAGTATTTGGTAATATTGAAATACGATTGGCTGATCTCGTCATTTTCTTAAAAACTAAAGTTCACAACAACTTATTGAAGATTACAAGAGAAACAAAATAGGAGTAAAAAGTACGATGCGAGTTTTAGGTTTAACTTTATTTGCTAATAAAGGGATAAACGATGTGCATAAGCGTTCTTATAAAACGCATGTGACCAATGAGAACTTGAACATGTTAGCGGATGCGACGCAAGGAGGTCGCGTTTTAAGCCAACATGCTGTTTCACAAGTTGCGGCTAACATGGTAGCACCGAGTGCAGAATCAGAAGGTGTCGCACCGATTGTACATGGTTGGAGAACAAACCGTTTCCGTTTCTTACTAGAAATAGAAGAAAATGGAGCGAATGGTGCAAGTAATATTGTTTATTATACGGGTTATACCGATTACATGGATGATTCATATATCACCATGTCTGCAGGTAGAACAAGTATTGATCCACATTTGCAATTTCATGTGACTTCAACTAACCGTTTAAGAAACACACCGGTATTAATCAATGGTGCCATGAATGCTCGTGTAACGAACACAGGCGCTCATCAGCTCATTTTTAATAACAGTGTGGATAATCTACAGGGTGGAGCAAAACAAACGTATCTGATGCGTCCTAGCGATATTTTCCAAAGTCAAAACTCACTTGATGTCATGACTCGTTATGGATTATTAGATGGGGGTGTAGTGAATGATACTACAGGTAGTTTATTAGGTGGTGGTAACCAATCTAGTCGTACTAATAACTCACCCGGTACTTATCTGTTTAATACACTTAAAGCTTACAGTTATGCGAAAAACGTTGTAGAAGATACAAGCGATATTCGTTCTATGGTAAATGAAGCTGTTTCTGTCACTAAAGATGGTGATCTATATTACGATCCATTCTTCGATAGAATGTCAGCACTTAACATGAATATCCGTGTTCGTGGACAATTTAGTTACGATGACTTAGTACGTGCATTCCCGCATATCGATGAAATCACTGTAATCACAAGACCACGTATGGATGCTAACGTTTGGGATTATACTAATACCGAACACTGGAATGGTTCTAATAATGAAACTGTAGCAGCGTCTTTATTAGTCAATGCTGTACCATCTATCATGTTAGATAACTTAGTGGCTGATGCGCGTTTCTTAATCACTAACGATACCGTAACAGGTGAAGTAGTGCATCAGAAATATTCATGTAATCCTATCAATAACAGTCTCGATAGAGATGCGTTATTAGAACGTGTGATTGAACGTGTTAAATTAGAACTTATTCCGTCTATCTCAATGCAGAATAGTTTTAAATTCACCATCTTAATCGATTGTTCGATTTATGGTGACACCATGGTAAACATTAGTTTAAACGGTGGTGTAGCAGTCCCTTACGTCATGCCGACGTTTGCTGATAACTTAGCTTCACCGGTATTGACAAACGACATTAATCGTTACAACAGTGTAACAAACGACATCTATAACGTTGCTCAACAGCTATTAGATGCGAAAGCCCCAATCATTCAAACACCTGGTCAAGGCGGATTTACTCCTCCAAATCAGGGCGGTATTATTACTAATTCTACAGGTTATCTATAAGGAGTGAACAATGTCAGAATTAACTAGTCTATATAAAGGGATCTTACATTCCCTTGGTTTAACCGTTAACGATAAAGGCGGTGTATACATTTTCGGTTTAGACGAAGAAGAACCGTATAATGTTGATGGTAAACATTTAGTCGTTCCTTACGATAACGTGTTACGTAATCCGGATTGGGAACATCAAATTGCATTCCATCCGTTATCTGAAAACATTGCACGTAAAGATTCAGTGGTATTGAAATCATTACAAACTTTAGGTAACATTAGTATCGATGCAGATGTCGGTATGATCATTGGTGAGCTTATTAGTTATTGTGCTGATAGTGATAGACACGGTAAATTAAATGCGAAACAAACTGCATTCTTATCGTTATATCCAAATGCCGATGAAACCTCTTTGAAAAACTGGCAGAAGATCGAAGCTAAAATTGGTAGTGAATACCACTATGTGCGTTTACTTACTTATCGTGATAAGAAATTAAATGGTGAATCCTTCTCACGTGTAACTTACGTGACATTCCCATTATATAAAGAACTCTGCAAACTTATCGATGCAAAATCTGGTGATTATACTGTATACGGTGTCAAACTTCGTAAGAAAGATGCTGAAGGTATCAAAGCGTTATTTGAGTATATCTTTAAATCAGTAGATAATCCTGATTCAGAATATTCAACCGGTACACGTTCTTTAATTGCTCCATCATTCCATGCATTCATTAACTCTTTCTATAAAGTTAAGAAAGCATTAGAGAAAGTATTTAAACTTCTTAAATTAGATACGGAATCTTTAGCTTGGGGTAATGAAATCAACGATTTAAGTAAATTCAAAGGACTCATTCCACCACTTGCTGGTAATGAAGGTGAACTCACTGAAGGTGAACGTAGACGTAAAGAGCAACAAGTTGCTCCAGTGTCTCCACATAGCCCTAAAGTGATCAATCAAGTACATCAGGCATTATTGCAAAATAGTAATAATAAAACCGTGAGTACAACACCTCCACAAGTGAAACCACAAGCGCAAGCGCAAGCTCAACCTGAAAAAGTGAAATCGGGTGGTATTGTGAAACGTGAAATCCCTATCAAAAACGATGTGAATTTCAATACATTACCAGTCAATCCGGTACAAGCTCAACAAGGTTACATGCAACCGCAAGCACCTATGGTGAATGGTCGTTTTGTTGATCAAAATGGTCGTCCTATTCCAGTACCAAACTACGGTCAAGCACAAGTTGTAGGGTATGCTAATCAGCAACCTGTCAATCAACCTATGATGCAACAACCAATGATGCCTATGCAGCCTATGATGCAACCTATGGTGCCTCAACAAATGTATCAACAACCCATGATGCAGCCGATGATGCCACCACCAGGCATGTATAATGCACCACAAATGCAACCTGGGTATTATCAACAACCTATGATGCCAGCACAGCCTGTGCAGCCTCGTAACCAACAAGGATATTATCCATACGGTAGATAATCGAACATATATCCCTTACGACTATACGTAAGGGATATTCTTATTTTCTATAAGCATTTATGGTGTTGTATTGAGCCAGTAACTCTTCCAGCACGCCGTCATCAGGTAAATATAATAACTGATAACTTTCATCGAATTCGTGATTATATTTCATATCGTTTAGTCTCATGATAAACCAGTGTAAATTCAGTGGGATATTTAAGTCAAACAATAATGATGATAAATCATAACGATGAACGTAGGCTTGCATAGGCTCTAGCTTATGCGTCACTATACGGTTTTCTTTAATCCAATCGATGTGGTCTTCAAAGAAGTGTCGAAAGGGATCAAAGTAATACATGTAGCTGTAATTGGAATGAGTTTTCTTGTTTATTAATAAATCTGCCATTTATCTTATTCCTAATTTAATTGTAATCTTATCATACAACTAAGGAGTAAATAACATGCAAGATAACGATTATCTTGGATTAGAACCTCGGTTTATGGGTGCAAGTACGATACTTGAACCTCATGCAGCCTGTTCATCCGCTTCACGTTCAGCCATGCGTGCAACATTCTTGACGCAAATGAACGTTATCGCAGGAGCAGGTCCTCGACGCATCATTTCTGGTGCTGAAAAGGAATATGGTAAATACACCATGTCTATTAAAATGCCTTGCAATGGTACTATCCTTAAAGTCGTCCACAAATATCCTCGTAACCTAGGGATGTTCTCGTTTAAACAAAATAGTGAAACCACTATCATTTACGAGAACGATGAAACGGGGGAAATAGGACATATCGTTATTCCTATTTCATATTGCAACCACAAAGTATTTGGTTTTGAATATAAACAAAATACACATATCACTCGCCAACTTAGACAAGGCATGAAGATTGCTAAAGATACGATCTTAGCCGATTCGCCTAATGTCCAAGAAGATGGAGACTACTGGTACGGTACAGAACTTATTACAGCATTCTTATCAGTTCCAGGTATCATTGAAGATGGTGTCGTGATATCTCAATCTGCTGTAGAAAAGTTAAAAACAAGAGGTTATGGGAGTAGTATCCTAGAATGGGGTGGAAATAAAATTCCATTAAACATCTACGGTAATGATGAAGAATACAAATATTTCCCCGATATTGGTGAACGTGTTCGTAAAGATGGTATTCTTTACGCGACTCGTGAATATGATCCAGAGTTAGCAATCTGTGACATGTCAGCAGATGCATTACAGGAAATTGACTATACGTTTGATGATATTACGTATATTCAAATGACGTCTGTAGATTCTGAACATATGCCGATTGTGGAAGATATCAATGTATTACACACACATAACCCTGACCTATGGAAAACCCCGCCATTAATCGAAAGACAAATCAAGAAGTATCATGAAGCAACTAAAATTTATAATACTTCTATCTACGATAAATACGATGAATTGCGTAAAGTACGTAAACAAAATTTACGTATCACTTCAGCATTTCATTCTAATATCGTTCGCTGTATGTCTTACGATAATAATATCCAGAAAGTACAAGATAAATTGACTAAATCAATTATTCGTTCTTTCCGTCGTATTAAGTTAGACGACTGGCGTGTGGAAATTAAGTATGGTTGGGATGTGATTCCAACTCTTGGAAAGAAATATACTGATCTTCACGGTGTATGGAAGTCAATGTATTTGAGTTAAAGAAAAGTCTTATATAGTAGGGAATTTGATATTCTTGATATGTAAAATTTTATTAAAATACTAGATAGTTATGTATAACACATAGACCTGCAGTGTTTTTAATTTAATTAATAGAAGGAGTAGAAAATGTTTACTACTAAAGACAACAGTCATGCAGAATTTCGTATCATCCCTGGTTTTGAAAAATATAGTATTAACCGCTATGGGTTGATTAAAGATAACGATAATGGTTCTTTCTTGAGCCAGAGTCAATCTAATGGGTATATGGTTACTACCTTGATTAGAGAAGTTGAAGGTAAAAGAGTGCAGTCTATGCAACGAGTACATCGTTTAGTAGCCTTAGCTTGGATTCCTAATAACGACCCAGATAAAATCGAAATCAATCACAAAGATGGGGATAAAACCAACAATCGTGTAGAGAACCTAGAATGGGTAACTCCGCAAGAGAATGCGCATCATGCATTGAAATACTTGAAATACACTAACGGCACTAAACTTAAATGTCGTACTCGCGATTTTGAGACAGGTGAAGTGGTGGAACATGATAGTGTTCAATTGGCTGCTAAATACATGGGGTATAAAACAACTACTGGTTTATCGGTATTGTGCCCTAAGATGTTTGGCAAGTTATTGCAAGACAGATACGAATTCAGATTGGCTGAAGATAAAAGACCTTGGTTCTATGAAAACCGTAAAGAAAGAGTCTTATCTCGATATATGGTGATTGTAGAAAAGAATGATGGTACTACTGAAGAATACTTTAGTAAGGTGAGTTTACTTAAATCCTTTGGGTTATATAATAGCCCAGATAAAAGTATATCTGGATTGGCTAAAGCAATACAGGAATTACACCCTGATTATAAAGTAACGTTATTAGATGCGTATACCATCGATTTAGGTATTCCTAGATTACATGGTACACGTGTTAATGATACTGGTACGATATATGCAGTAAGCCAATACACCATGATCGTGGTTGACAGTTATTTACGTACAGCTAATATCTTTAGAGTAAAACCTGAAGCGATTAGAAGACGTATAAACACTTTAGAACCATTAAAAGGTTTTATCTTCTTACAGGATGAACATCTAGAACTTATGGAGATGTACAGACTGCGTGACAAATACGAAGACAAATTGAGAAATTTACCAGCGCCCTCAGAGGTATTAGTTCCTTAATAGGAAAAGAATAACTGAGAATTCTCTCTAATTGACGGGGAACTCTTAATTACTTCACACCAGTATTAAGACAATCCGCAGCGAAGCTTGTAGTATGGTTAATATAAGTAACTATACAGTAAGAACGTTCAACGACTAGTGCGGTAGCACGTAGAGCCCAAATGCGGGTAGGCAGTAGATCAATTAAGTCCTTTAAATCCAAATGGGAGACACGTGAGTGGGTTACGACCAACACCTCCATATAGGAGCTATACGAGTAATGTCGATAGGTGAAGATATAGTCTAGTATCCTAAGGTGACTTAGGGAAGTTCAGTTTATGAATGGTAAACTGAGAACTGCGTAAAGTAGCGACTTACGTGAATGTACGGGTAAAGGTGTAGTCTGTGCGATATGGCCAGATGAAAGAATGCCGTATGATCCGGTAACAGGCATACGTGCAGAGCAAATCGTTTACGGAAATAAACATTAAATTGTAAAATATTATATTTACACTTGTTGAATATGTAACTAGGACCAATGTAGGTAATTTTTATATATGAAAACAAGTTTATTAAACTGTCAAATGAAACAGATTCCTTGGGCACCCGATTACTGCGTGTCTGAGTTAGGATTAGTGTATTTACAAGATAAATACCATTTAGTACCTCAACTTAGAACAACTGCCGGTTATTATTCGGTTGATATCAGTCAAAAGGGTGAACCTATCGCTAAACCAACTAGCAGACTTATTAATGGTAAATTGTGTTATATATCTCACGCTATGAAGCGTTCAAGACATTTTACACACAGGTTAGTAGCAGAACTATTTGTACCTAATCCTGATCCAGAAAATAAAACACAAGTTAATCACATAGACGGTGATAAAACTAACAATAATGCTAATAATCTAGAATGGGTAACTCCTCAGGAGAATATGCGGCATGCAGTTGATGCTGGTCTACGTAAAACCATGGTCGAATGCCGTATAAGAGATTACGACACAGGTGAAATCCATGAATTTTATAGCATCACTGAAGCTAAGAAGTTTATGGGATTGTCGTATAATGTTCGTAATATCGAATTATCTGGCAAGAGATTTGGCGTACTTATAAAAGATAAGTATGAATTCAGATATGCTTGGGATAATAGACCTTGGTTCTATGAGAATAGAACTAGAAAGGTTAATGCGAGATACATTGTTACGGTAGATGGGGTTGAGTATTTTAATCCTTTAACCTTTTCTAAAGCTTTTAACCTTGGCAAGGAAGCTGCTAGGACTTTCCCTAATGCGTTTAAATCGTTTAAATATCATTATCCTGATAAAGATATAGAAATACGAGATGCGTTAGAAGAAGACCCTTTTAGAAAAGATAGAACAAGACCAATGAAAGATAGGTTTAGAGTTTGGGTATACGATGTTAAAACCAAAGAACATTCTATATTTAAAAATCTAGCTTTTTTCGCATTATCTATTAATAGAAGTGATCGAGCAATCGGACCTTACCGTAATAACGATTTCTTATATTTAGATCGATATCTTATTATTGGTATTACTAATCGACCTAAGTTTGACAGACTTAAAGCTAAGTATAATATTGATGATAGCTGTTTCCCTATAGAGTAATCTATAGCGCTTGTACGTTAACAGGTAGATACTTCCCCTAAACGGAGAAACTCTTATATTCGTGCGTGTATAAGACAACTGCCGTGCTAAATGTATTTTTATAATACTAAATGCCGAACGACTATCGAAAGCATAGTTTAATCAGCAATGGTTAAATGAAGAAGTGAGTAGAGTAGAGAAAGTCTATATTGACGAGTATCGAAACGGGGTGAGCTCCTACTTAGACTTTAATGGTTTAAGAGGATGAAGATATAGTCTAATCCTTATAGTGATATAAGGTGGGATCGTAATAACTTTGGGCAATGTCAACCTACCGAAGTTGGTCCCGTAACATAAGTACTGTAAATCGCACAAACGTCGGGCGAATGTATGAGCATTACATCAATGCCACTTCTGCCTATTTGGAAAACGAATTTAGAATCATGGTTGATAAAGGTGAACAGCAACGTGCTGCAGATCTTTTATTCGAATATTATAAAATCGTTTCTCCATTGATGTATGAACATGCTATTCAGATGTATGAAACACCTGAAGCAAGAGTGATTCATTTACTCGATATGCTTAAAACACAACTACGTATATGGCTACCTCAAAATAGTCCTAACATCGGTGCTGCATGTATTTGGGAACTCATGCAAAAATTCCCTATACCTACTCATCCTGTTAAATACGTAGATGATGCAGGTAATACAGTCACTACAGTTAAACCGGTGATGCTAGGTTCGTTATATACGTTATCACTTGAGAAAATCGGTGATGACTGGGGTGCAACAAGTATCCCTAAACGACAACACCATGGTATCCCTGGTAAACTTACTGATAGTGACAAATCAAGTTTACCTTGGCGTGATCAAGCATTTAAGATGTTTGGTGAATCTGAAGTACGTTTATTATTAGGTACGTTAGATCCTCAATTTGTTTCTTTAATGGTTAACTTCCCAAATAGCCCAGCTATGTGTGAAGAAACTGCTAGAACCATCTTGAGAGCGCCACAACCAAGTAATATCAAACGAGTGATGGATTATTATACACATGCTAAATCTCCTGGTAGAGCGACTCAGTTCTTCAACCACGTAATGGAGATCTCAGGTGTGAATGTAGTTAAAGGTACGAACAATGTCGAAAAGTAAAAGTAATTTCATAATTGCAAGAAACTTATTACAGTTGAAGGAAGATCAAATTTGGGAACTAGAGTACCTATATGAACCAACTGAAACTGTAGTCGTTGCTTTTGACGATGGGGTGGAAATGGAGACTGATATTCGTAGAACGATTATCAGTTGGTATCTATGGAAACTACACCGTTTATACCCTGAAACACCTTTAACGAGTAAACATCATTTGGGTAGTACAGATTTAAGTTCTAAAACGTTTATTAAGTTAGAATCAGCTATCTGTAAAAACCTCATCGAGATGTATTGGGGTCGTGTAGACTTGCAAGAATTAGCAAGACAAATCTACGAGTTAAATACCGATATCCACAATATGGTTGTATCAAAATTATCTGCATATGTAGAAACATTAGATGCAACCGATATCGTGAGTATCATTTATCATCCAAGTGTACAAGAAGCAAGAGCTGAGATGTTAGCGGCACCTTCACCGAATAGTATTGCAAAACTATACGAGAAGATCCCCGCTATCTTAAAAGATCCTGAGTTCTTACCGTATAACAGTTTAAAACAAACTGCAGTTACAGGTAACGCTTCTGTTGCACAGATTAACCAAATCATTGCAACAGTTGGTTTACGTACAGACATCAACAGTTACATGTTCCCTAAACCCGTATTGGATTCATTCGGTACAGGTATTAAACGGTTACATGATTTCATGATTGAATCTCGTTCTGCTTCTAAATCATTAATGTTCCAAAAAGATCCTATTCGAGATACGGAATATTTTAACCGTCGTTTACAGATCCTCTGTCAACCGATTAGATATATCTTTAAAGGTGATTGTGGAACAAGTAATACCCTACCTTGGAAATTACAAGTAGGTGATGATGTTGCATTAGATGGAAGTTATTACGAAGATGAAGATGGTATCTTACAAGTGATTGGTAAGAATGACCATACAAGAAAAATGATAGGTAAAGTGATACGTTTACGTAATCCACTCACCTGTGCACATAGACACCTTGGTGGTATCTGTGAAGCTTGTATGGGTCAATTATCCTACACTATTCCTGCAGGAACTAATCCAGGTCATGTAGCGGCATATACGATGGGTGAGAAAATTACTCAAGCCGTGTTATCCGTTAAACACTTAGATGGTTCAACAGAGATACGTGAGATCAGTCTTGATGCGGGTGATAGAAAGTATGTAAGCTTAGATAAAGCTCGTAGCGAATTGATTAAGATTAATGAAAGTGTAAACAAGTATGAGGATGTGACTATCTTACTACCTGTTGAAGCTGTCACTAACTTAGCACAAGCCATGTCTACCACTAACTTACGTGAGTTATCTATCTTTAAGGTTTCTCATTTAAGTAAAGTTGGTATTAAATATACTGACGATGATGAAGAGATCATGGACTTCGCTACCGTGTCTGGGCCTTCACGACCAAGCTCGTTAACGTTAGATTTCTTAGAACATATCCGTAAAGTTGGATATAGTCAAGAAAACCCTAAACACATTGAAGTCAGTTTAAAAGGTTGGGATTTTAATAAACCAGCATTCCAGTTACCTCAGAAACAAATTAACATGTTAGACTTCATGAAACAATTCTCTAGCATGTTAGAATCTGATGGTAATAGTTCTATTAAGAAAGGGTTAGATCCAAATAACCCTGAAGATTTAGTAGCATTCTTGAGAACGATCTATGAATACAGTCATAGTCACAATGTTCACATTAATGTGACTTATCTATCCATTGCGACATTAGCGTTATTAGTACGTTCTGTAGAAGATAACGATTTCCGTATACCTTCAGACTACAGTAATGCTGAATTCGCAAGTTCATCATCGATTATGCATCAACGTTCTATTGGTGCGGCCTTAGCGTTTGAAGAACAAGGCAATGTGATACTTAACTCTAAATCTTATCTTAAAGAACATCGAGTACCTCACCCGATGGATGCCATGTTTATTAATCAACCAGATGAACAATACTTTAAGAAATGGGGTAAGTAATTTAAACTAAATATATCCGTAGTACCTAACCGTACTACGGATATATGTTTGACTATTTTGTAAAGGAGGAATATCAGCTTTCTTTATTTTTTGTTAAAAATCTTAAATACAAGTATAGGGGAGTGTTACACTATGAAAAAAATGAGAATAGATTTATATACTCATTTCTTTAAAGTAAGTCATGTACATCCTAGTGCATATTACGCGTTACGAAGAGCGTTTCAAGAGTTATTACAAGTACAGTTTGTAAAGATACGCGGTAAAGTACAGAAACAGAATAAGAATATATTTGCTGCTAAAAGCGATGAAGGCGAATATAGATTCCACATTAACTATCTTCCTCGTTTTAAGGAAATGTTAAGAGATGGGTTAATTAATGATGATGAGATAAATTACTTTAAACACGAATATCCTGAACCAGCTGAGATAGATGTAAAGGTTTCTGATAAAATCCAAATGAGAGACTATCAAGAACAAGCAATAAGTTATATCTTAGATGAAGGTCGCAGTAAACTTATCAGCCTTGCGACTGGACTTGGGAAAGGGCTCCTTTTAAATACATTAATCAAAATACCTAATGGATGGAAACAGATTGGCGATATAAAGGTTGGTGATTATGTTAATACACCAAATGGTGATAAAGCTAAAGTCACTGGTGTATACGATAATAAACAAGTACCTTGTTATAAAATCACCTTTGCTGATGGGAGAAATATCGTTTGCGATAAAGACCATTTATGGGAGATTTATAGCCATGATTGGGACAGTTATAGAACGATGGATACCGATAAATTGTTTGAATATTTCAAACAACATGTTAATCGTAAAATAACACCAAATGATCGCAACGCTTATGGTAAACCCCATGCTAGATTATACATTCCGTTAGTGGACCCAACACACTCAGCAGATGAAGATATCGATTTACCTTTAGATCCTTACTTTCTTGGAGTGTATTTAGGTGACGGGTGGTGTGATTTAAAAGGTAGGGTTAATATCACTAAACCAGATTTATTCTTATTTAACACGATAAATGATATTGCTGGTCAATATGGGTGTAAGGCTATAAAATCTAACTATGTGGAAATTGACCGGTGTTTAGATTTTAAGATTGTTTCCAATAATCCTGACAATAAAGCTCCTGCTAGTAATAACGATATAGCTAGAAAAATGATTGAATTAGGATTAAACGGTAAATATTCTTGGAATAAGTTTATACCAGAAGTTTACATGAATGCCTCATTTAATCAGAGATTAGAATTAATTCGTGGTTTAATGGATACTGATGGCACTCAAGTCAAGGACATGAGTTGTGCTGAGTATACCACTACGTCAGAAGTCTTAGCTAAACAAATGGTGGAACTATTGCGTTCGGTCGGGTGCCAAGCTAGATATAAATCCAGACAAACCACTTACACTTATAACGGGGAGGTTAGATTAGGACGTATTTCTTATAGAATGCGAATCAGAGCACCAATACCTTCATTGATATTTAAAACTCCTAGTAAAGTTGCTAGATGTAAAGATATCAATAAAATGTTAATGGCTGGCCTTAAATTACGCGTTATTAATATAGAACAGGTTGGTAATCATAATACTAGATGTATTGAAGTAGATCATCCTGATAAAATGTACGTTATCCAGGATTATATCTGTACCCATAATACAGTTACAGCAGCGAAAGCAGGTGAATTACTGGGGTATAGAACCATTATTATCGTTTTAGGTCGTTATAAAGAAAAATGGCGCGATGATGTTTTAGAACTTTATGGTCCTGATACTAACTTTATAGTAGTAAAAGGATTAGCTCAATTACTTTCTATTATTGAGCAAGCAAAAGAAGGTAATCCCGTACCTGATGTAATTATCGTTACAACGACCACTATGCAACTTTATATTAAAGAGTGGGAAAAACATCAAGGTAAAGAAATAGAAGGCATGGTGCCTCCTGAGGAGATGTATGAGATCCTTAAAATAGGTTATCGTATTATCGATGAAGCTCATCAGCATTTCCATATGGTGTTCAAGAATGATTTATATTCAAACCTTTATAAAGCAGTTTATTTAACTGCTACATTAGAGAGTAACGATAAATTCATTCAAGCCATGTATAATCTTATCTGGCCTAAAGCCATGCGTGGACAAGCCGTTAAACCTGCTCCTTACGATAAGACGACTGCATTACTTTATCAGCATTTAAATCCTGATAGAGTAAGATGGAAATCGAATCAAGGTTATAGTCATGTGATGTATGAACAATCTATTTGGAAACATATTCCATCTAGAGTAGAATACTTAGACATGATAGGGGATGTTGTTGAACAGAAATTCTTACCGCTTTATGAACCAGGTAAGAAAATGTTGATCTTCTGTTCTTTAGTGGATACCTGTAAAGAAGTAGCTGATTATCTCAACCAAAGGTTTAAAAATAAGAAATGGCAAATATCTAAGTTTACAGCTGAGGATAATAAAGAAATCATCGATACTAATGATATCACGGTTTCTACATTAGGTAAAGCAGGTACAGCTTTAGATATTTCTGGATTGATAGTTTGTTTCAATACAGTAGCTCTAGCAGAACCTAAAGCTAATCTACAAGCTAAAGGTCGTTTACGTGATTTATCTAAGAAACCTGGATTCGAGCATATCGTACCTGAATACATTTATACCGTAGCGACGGATATACCAAGACATGTTCAATATCATCAAGAGAAGAAAATGTTATTTGCCGGTAGAACGACACGTATTACGGAAGAACGTGCTCAATACACGATAGGTCAATCCCTTGGAGAGTATTTTAGATTGAATCTAAAATCACACTGGGATCACATTAAAATGGAGAATCTGAAATTACATGACAAGACTAAGTAATTTACATCTTATTGTAGCGACAGATATGCTTGGCTGTATAGGTAAGGGTAAAGCCTTACCTTGGCGAGATAAAGAAGAAATGGAAGTATTTAAAGAGTATACCACTGGAGACGATGTAGTGCTTATCGTCTCTAATAGTACTTTAAAAACAGTCCATAACTTCGAAGAGTTTATCGCAGCTCGTAAGAAAATCTATGCCATTACCACGAATAAAGATCTTCTAGATACCACTTATAAGAATGTAGAATATACAACATTCTCCAGAGCGTGTTTAGAGATTTACCCTAACGGTAATCGTAAAGATATTAGATACATCGTCATTGGTGGGCCTATTGTGTATAACTACTTCATGCCTAAAGTAGGACATATACGTTGGTCAGTAGGTAACTTCATTGTAGAAGATGGAGATACTTACTTTACACCAGATGTAAAAGGTGCAACAAAAACTGTAGTAAAAGAATTACAGAACTTCAAAGTAGTACAAGCTGACTTTGTTTAATGAAACGACATATATCCCACACCGGTTAAGGTGTGGGATATATGCATCGGAATTATAAACTTATATAATCTAAATGAAGATAGCACAGGGCTATCTTTGCTAATCCACAATAGCAAGTTTGTGTTAAATACAGATTTTTGAATATGGAAAAAGAAAAAATGTATTTTATCGAATTGCGAGATTATATCAGATTTAAACATCCCGATATGGTTGGTGAGTTCGATAGAACCATATCTAAAATGACCAAGAGCGAATTCGACAATCTTAGTCATAAGGGTAGTTTCATTGAAACTATTAACGAATATCTCGTTAAAATAGTAAACAATGAAAGACTATTCTATATTGTTCAAAGCTGGAAATATAAAGTCTGGCATAAGCTCAGACTTACAGCTTCGAACAGAGAATACGTACCGCCAGTGGCTTAGTACGTATAATTAATCGGATATGTAAAAATAAACATATCCGTCAATAGTTAAAAGAGTAGTATAAAAACTACTCTTTTTTTTTTTACTTTAAAAAGAGAAGCCTTTCATCTGTTTATCACCACGTTTAGTCGCATCCTCTAATCCATCTTGAAGTTCTTCAACTTGAGTAATTTCTTCCTCTAACCAAGATAACGATAATTCAAATAAATCATCTATCTTATCTAAAGGCATCGCTAAAAACTCAATCAAACTGATACCAAAGTATTTTTGAATCTGATGACTGTGATATCGTTGAACAAAGTACTGGAATTGTCCATGTTTCTTTATTTTTTTCTTATCTGTCATCAGATGTTGCTGAAAAGGATGTTCTAATTGTGGATCATCATGATTATATAAATCATACTCGATGTCATAGGCTTCAGATAGATAAAGTTTAGCCAATAACGGATTAAAAACCTTACCTTTTATTTTAACATATTGTCCTATATAGCCATCAATGTTTTCTTCTGTAAGAACCAGTTCTACGTTAGTTTGTATCCTGGTTTTACCATTAGTATCGGTAGTTTCTTTAGTGACGTAAATGGTTTTACCCACATCACGGCGAGTAATAAACTTAGCATCTACGTCATCTACAGCACTAAAGTTTAATATCACTTTTTCTATTTCACCGGCTCTACCAAGAGGCGGTCTACCGAATCTGATACTTCTTACATATTGATGCGGTGCGAACTCGCTCTGACCGATGACCGGACTAGGGTAAAAAAAGTCGACACCATATCGATAGGCAATACGATGTGATGTTTACCAGGACGAGTATCATGTTTCTTACCGCAGTTAGGACATTCATAGTTTAAAATACCCACTACAGAAACAACATTTTCAGCCATATATTTCTTAAGTGCTTTGAAGAATTGTTGGGTGTAAATATATTCACCAGAAACAATTTCAAAGAAACGATCAATTTCATCAGGATCTCTTTCAGCATCGAATTCTTTCACTTTACGTCCAGCTTCGATAATGGCAATAGAACGAATATATTGACCATAAGTTTTGAAATAGTTAGTATTGATGATATCTTGCCATTTACGACGTCTATCTTCTGGATTATTTTTCTCACGGAATAATTCTTCAATTTCGTGTTCAGTATCTCTAATCCAGTTAACCGCATAGTCTTCTTCTTTTGCAAGAGTAGGCATTTCGATATTAATCGTTACACCATTAACGATGTTGTCATCAACAACTTCTTCAGTAGAAAGATGGATGACACCTTTACCACCGGATCTGAATTCATCTTGGTATTCTTGAAGTTGTTCTTCAGTGATACGTTTACGTACGTTATTAATAATAGCGTATTGACGAGCAGATAAAGCGGTAGTATCTACCCAAAGTAAACTACGTAAATCTACTAACCCTTCAGTCGTATGACTACATTCGTTAGGATCAACTGAACAAACTTGGACTAAAGGATATCCATCAGGATAACGAGCTTTCATCATTGCTAGCATTAAAGTATTTAAATCTTCTACTTTAATAATGGTTTTGAGATAATCTGGATCATCTTTAGGTGCTGTCGTAGATTCGATGTGGTCTAATACGAAATCAGCAATATGCTTACGAACAATCGCTGCATCGTTACTAAAGATATCACCACGAGTACGCATACCGTAATCAACTTTATCAGAAGCAATGGTTTCATCTAAACGAATGAAAGATGCTGCGGTTGGAGCACGTAATTTAACCCAAATACCGGTGTGGTATAATGGGGTATATGCGCTCATACCGAGTTTCAATAAACCGGATAACAAGTTAAATGATGCACTACTATCGTTAGATGTAGATTTACCTAAACCACGTTCATTGATCAAACCTTTATATAAAGGCGATTCTTCAGTACCATGGTTTAACATGTTACGCCATTTAGCACCACCACGTGTTGTGATATCAAAATATTGGTCGTCGTGTAACATGTAAGTACCTTGTGCAGCACTTAAACGTGACCACCATTTTTCAAAAGCAGCTGGATCTTGTTCAAAGAAAGAATCTTTAACACGTTCTAAAGCAGCGTATACAGATTGTTGCGTACCGCGCAATGTGTAAATCGCATAATCTTCATTTGTATCATCGATTACATTTTTAATTTTAAATGGTTCAGATAACCATTTTTTACCTGTATTTTCTGCATAACCTTCAGGTACATCAACATCACGAGGTTGTGTTAAATAAACTTGAGTTTCTACTATTTTATTTTTTTGTTCGTTTTCATCTGCTTCTGCATCGAATAAATCATCATCTGCTGCCGGAGTTGTTTCTACCGGTTCTTCAACTTTTGGTTGTTCTTCTTTAACGGGTTCTTCTACAATAGCTGTAGGAGTTGGTTCTACAGTTTCAACTACCGGTTCATCTTCAGGTTCATCGTTAAGGAAGTTAGCATCTTCTGCATCATTCTTTGGCTCTTCAACAGCTGGGGTTAATACTGGATCTTTTTCTTCTAAAACAGAAGTAGGTTCTTTATTAACTGTAGCTGGTGTAATTTCCTGTACTGGTGTTGGTTCAGGCTTAACCGTTTCTACTTGTACAGGTTCTGGTTGAACTTTCTTTTCTTCCACCACTGGTACTTCGTCTAAAGTATCGTAAGGGTTGTTTGCCATAATTCGTGTATCTCCATTAGTCTAAAATAGCGTTTAATTCATTGATATCAATGGATTTAGATTTAGCAGCACAAGCTTCGCGTAACGCATCCGCTTTACTACTTAAATATTCTTGATGATCTTTGATGCTCATGAATTCAGAAATAACATTCATGTTTACATCGATTGGATCAAAGTCTTCTTTACTTACTTGTTCAACCATTTGATTAAATGATTCTTCACAAGCTTTACTTACTTCTTTACCTTCTTCAATAATACCTTCAATGATAGTAATTTCCCCATCCAAACGTTTTTGTGTTTCTTCGTCCACACCTTCATCATACTCAGATTCTTTAAATTTTTGAACCACGTTTGTTAGAGTACTATAGAGAGTATCATTCACTTCTTTTAATTCATTAAAATCTTTCAAGCTTTCTTTAATGATTACCGCCATCTGTTGCGCTTCCTTATATTTTTTATTAAGTTTACCGCTCTGTACTCGCTGTTTCATACGTTGAGCACGCAGCTTTTGTTTTTGTTTAGTGTCGTTTTTGCGTTTGTTTTTAGATACAGCCATTTTAAAATCCTTAAATATACATGGTTAAATAAATATGTAACGTATAAAATATATATACTTTATTATATAAGTATTTTGTAAAAAATAACATACATAGGACGAACCATGTTTGAAGATCTAAAAAAATATTTATTATCAGTAGTACCTTCTATCCAAGTTGAAATTATTGAACGGTGTTATAAAAACCTTTATACGGTTTACGGCGAAATGATTCCTATGGCGTTATCTGATATAGTTAACATTGTAAACAGTAACGAAGATTCTACAAACATCGCCAATATCTATAACACTACCATAGACCATATAGAAGAATCACTATTGAAATTTGGGGTCGTTATTGACGACGACGAAGTTGAATTTAAAGATTTAGATGATTTAAATAATATCTTAACTACATTTTTAGAAATAGAAAGTTTTGATGATTTAGAAAGCATTTTGAATATAATTGAAATTAGTAATGATAATACAGCAAGTCTAAATGAAATTATTAATTTAGTCAATGCAACTGAAGTCGATTATACTCGTTATATTTTAAAAGTATCTGATGAAGTACTTCCAAATATTAAAAATGTAGTAAGCGATTATATTCGTAATCAAGCCGACGAAAAAGAAATGATTCAAGTTAATCCTAAGCTCGTTAAGTTCTTACAGTTAGGATATCATCAAAAGGTAAGTGAAAAAATCACTATGGTTTTATTGACAAAACCATGTACACTTAGCTTAGATAGTATTTTAAGAACTTACGGAAATCAATTAGCTGATTCTGCTACAAGCGAATACGGTTGGGTGTTAGCTTGCTTAGCTTCCTCAGAATACGAAGCTTTCCTTGAAAATAATGATTTTCTTTATAATCGTTGGGGGAAATATTTCCTAGAAGAAACGGATATCATCTCCACCACAGCTAGAATACAAAAAGTATTAGAAGCTTTAGAAGGTAATCAATAATGACAAAGTTAGAATTTATTTTAAGAGCTTTTAAAGAAAGTACTTGTTACTATAAAGCTGAATGGGTGTTTACTTTATTCACTGTTGTTCGAAATAACGAAGTTGAACAAATAAAAAATCTATATCCTTTTAGGATAGGAGTGATGAATGATAAATATGCTGGTTATGTTGATGATACATGGATTGCCTTTGATGACAGTCCTGATATTAGCAGCCCTCTATTCCAAGTAGATGAAGTCGTAACCATTGCAACCAAAGATGATATTGTTCAGAATTATTCTACATTCCCATTTAAAACAAGAGTAGGTAATTTATTTGTTAACTATTATATTTTAGTTTCTGCTTTTGGGGATAAAGTCGATTACCAAAATGGATCTATAAGTATTTCAGCCTTAGAAGATTTAGTCACAGCTAGATTAGTTGATGGTAATGAAAAAGATGCTAATGATAAATATGCGTTATACGTTGACGAAGTTAAGAAATTTTCTTCAGCATGTATTTCTATAGCAGGTTTCTCATCCATTGCAACACCTTCTGCATCACGTTATACGATGGTAGCACCTCCAGGTATTAAAGAGTTTAAGGAACAACTTATTGCTAAATATAAAGATAAGCTAGATGATCCTGCTATTGTTGCTGAAATCGATAAACAATTAGTTGAGTACGATAGAAAATTCCAAGCTCAAGATCCAGATGGTGGATTCTTGTATAAACCAAAAGCTTTCAACGTATCTCGTAAGAAACTATTTTTAATGCACGGTTATGAACAATCTGACATGTCACCAGATCCAGACTTTGTTCCTAATTCTTTATCTGAAGGATGGGATATTGAAAAATTACCATCAATGATTAACTCATTACGTGATGGTTCTTTTAACCGTGGTGCAAAAACAGCATTAGGTGGTGAAGCAACTAAATTCATTTTCCGTATTTTTGCTACAACAAGAATAGCAGAAGAAGATTGCGGTACTAAGATTGGTATGCGTAGAACAGTCACTAAGGCTGATGTAAATAAATTTATTATAAGTCCAAACGGTAACAATATTTTGTTAACTGAAGAAAATATTAAAGACTTTATCGGAAAAGAACAAGTGGTTAGATCACCAGGTTTTTGTAAAACAGGTAACGCTAACTTCTGTCTCCACTGCCTTGGCTTAAACTTTAAAGGCAGTGAGAATGCTTTAGCTGCTTTAGCTTCTGAAGTAGGATCTGATATGTTAAATATTTTCATGTCAAAAATGCATGGTAGCCAACTTGCTACTACCGTTTGGAAATATAAAGAAACTATATCTTAATTTAAATAAAGGAAGAGAAATGTCTAAAAAGAATAAATTCGAGAACGCTCTGGAAGAGATGACAGTAGTGGAAGCTACTCCATTAGAAGATGTTCCTGAGGTTCCTCAAATTACTGAAGAACAACAACGTGAAGTGCAGGATTATATCGGTCGTAACCCTGTAGTACGTGCACATCTTAAAACCATTGAAGATTATTGCGTTGCAATGAAACCTGGTAAAGCAATGGACCCTAAAAATGGTGCTGCTTGGACTCAACGTCTTTATGCTGCATTCATGGCTATTATTTCGATGGAAAACATCGGTGATATGGTAGATGGTTTAGATGCTATCCTAGATGAATTCTTAGAACACCGTAATGGTTCTCTAAATATGGAATACACACAACGTTTCGTTGATATTTGGGTTGCAGAAGAATCACGTAGAGATTTATTTACAAATCTTTGCTACGTATTCTATACTTATTGTGATACTGATAAAAACAATAAAGTTGTTAAAGCAATGACTCTAGATGGTGATCAAGGTATGTTGAAAAACATGTTACCATCTCAACGTGAACGTTTAATCAACTATTTGAAAAGACGTATTTCGTAATAAATGAAACATATATCCCTTACCGATTAAGGTAAGGGATATATGACGATCTATAAAGAATTATCGTTTTAATTCTTCGATAGTTTCATGTTTTAAGAAGATGATTTGGATATCTTCTACCACTTTAATCGTACCATCAGGTTTAGCTTCAACAATACGTTTTACACTTCGTCTTGTATCAGCATCTTTATTGGTGTATACGGTAAAGGTGATGCCTTCTTCTTTAAAGTTTTCAAGATCCACTGCAACGATATCTTTACCGCCCATGATTTGCAATTGTTTAGTTAAATCAGAAATAGAAACTTCTGGTTCTTGTAGAGAGGTATTGATGATCTCTTTAGTTTTACTAATAATCACATCACGTAGTTGTAAATCGTTATAGGTTTCATCTGGCATGTAATACGTTAGCTTAAATGAAGCACGCATTGGGATTTCAACTTCTTTACCTTCATCGATGATAACAGTAGAGCGACCCATTGTTCTTTGAGGATACAAATATAAACGAGTATTCTCTAAAAGACGTTTACTGATTTCATTTAAGTCATTCATGACATTATCTTTAACAACTTCAGAAATCATGGATCTATATTCACTATCAATCTCATCAGTAGAGAAGTAATAGATACCATCAACCATGAATAAGTCAATCATGTAAGTTAATTCACGAGTCTTAGCAACGATTGGGTTACCACGTTTATCAACTTTAATATCACCACGTTTAGCAAAGTAAACTGGTTTAAAGAGTTTTTCACCTGTTGGACTTGTACGTTGAATACCTGTTACTGGATCAAGATCTGGTTCCATGACAGGATCACCTGCACGATGTAGAACAACAAGTTGATTATCATCTAATACAAAATTACCATCTGAAGAAATATCATAAACATCGTGAGTATATACACGAGGGATATCTTCTTCATGACGTTCGTATTGGTAAGCTGATTGTACTGGTAAACCATTACTCCATAGATTTTTAAGATGATCACCTAAATGATAATCAAATTTCTCTAGAGTGATACCATATACCGCATCTGTATCCATACCTTGACGATTAATAAACTTATCCACTAAATCAGGACTATGATTAGTGTTAACAATATCTTTAATACCGTGTACAATATAGAATTCACCTTCTAAAGGTAACTCATATTTTCTAGCGGTTGTGTCATGCATTAACATGTCTTTAATAATGATACAGTTTTCATCAGTCACATCCCAGTCTGTTTTTAGTTCAAATTCCCAGAAATGGTTAAAGTCTTTTAAATCAGGATCTTCACCTACATCCGCTGCACCTAAATACTTACCAGTTAAACAAGCATAATCTTTTTCACGATGAGGTTTAACGAGTAATTGACAGAAGAGATGATCTTCATCTACTTCTTTATAGGCTTCAGTACCCGCTGTTCTTATTCTGAATTTAAACCCTTCCTTAAACTCACCATTCTTCTCTTCTTTAAACTTATAAATCTTATAATCTAAAGTCGATACACTATAACCTGATGTTTCATTATTAGCAATAAACATCTGACTGGTGATATCAGGTTTATCAAAATAGTAAGCACGTAAATCAAACGTATCGTTAGTAGGATCTAACACGTAGAAGAATGGTGTATACATGTAAGTAAGTTCATTCACTTTATTGATGAATGCATCCATACCTAATTTCTTAACACTTGGTACTTCTTCTTTCGGTACTAATCTGATTACACCGTTATTTACTTTAAATAAACTTTCAGGTGTAATCGTAATTCGTCTACCATTATCTCTAACGTATTCAGGGAAAGAGACCAAATCGTTAATGGAATACAATAATGTTTCCATTGCACTTGATGCACCACTTGTAAACGTATCTTTAACGTTAACCGGTAAAGGTTTAGTGGCAAGATAAGTACGAGAAGTAATCATATCCCTAGACTTAATTACGTTATAACCATTTAACTTCAATGTTGTCGATAATTGGTTAGCAGTAATTGGTGTTTTATCGTAATTTGCAAAGTTGATTACTCTATCACGCGTTTCTTCAAATGTTTCACCATCTGTACCACCGGTAAACATACTCGAGGCTTGAATGATTGGTGATGAAATAAATTTAATAGGTTCAACGTATTTTAAATCGTTTATCGTGTTTTCTAACACACCCCATTTAGCACCGAAGCTATCAGCACTATATTCGTTTAATGGTTCATCTACTTTACCTGCTGTAGTATAGATTTCCCAGTGAGCTTGACCATTCACCAAACCCTTATTGTAGTACACACTTGGTACTGTTACTACGATACTTTTTTCTAAATATTTCAATCTAGCTGTAGGAACACGACTATCGTAAATGATATCACTGTGAGTTGTAACGAGCTCTTTAGGTGTTTTCTCATTTAACTTAGTCATGTACCCTCTAAAATGACAATACTTATCTTCAATATTGTATTTAGCGGTATAACCTGTCATTTGCATCAAGCTATCGTTATACGTTGTTATTTTGACATTGAGTAAGGTAGGACGAATACGAATAAATTCATCTTCATCAATGACAACGTAATCCCACGGTACGATATTTGTTGTAAGGGTTTGCAATGGGTCTTCACGTTTCACATCGTAAAGTACATGAATACCACCGTGTGCGAGTTGTTCAATTTTAATATCGTAAAGTAATGTAAACACGTAATCCTGAACAGTGATATAACTACCACGAGGTAATACTAAACGTTTAACGCCGTTTTCACCTGTGTCTACAAGGTTAGCAAGTAATTCATTACGTTTAAAATAAATATCGAATCTACATCTACCTGGTGTAGCAAATCGACCGATGTAATGTTGGTCGAACATGTGGTTATATAGATTCTCGTAAGTTGTTGCTAATTTAGGATATTGGTTTCTATAATTAGTTTCATGTGCTTGGTGCAAAGTAGAAGCTGTCATTGCACTCATTTCTAAAGCGTAACTGAACGGTGTAGTTGGATCAGGTACATTAACTCTATCTTCAGTTAACTCGTTAAGTAACGTATAAGCGTATTCGATTACATTACCTGGGTTATTTTTAAACAGAGTAAGTTCTTTTATTTTTTCGTCAGTTAATTCGTAAAATGTTTTATTCATTTTCTTTCCTTAAATACTAAAACTAAATACCACTATTTCCAACAAGAGGAGGTTGTCCTACTTCATAGTCGTCTATTTCCGATTTAGATATTTTAACGATATTTTGTTTAATCTCTTTATGGATGTAAGAAATGTATTTATCTCTAGGTACCCACCATTCTAATTCGTAAGTAATATAATTTACTAACGGTATAGCAAAATAGGTTCCTCTTAATTTTTCACTAGGTTGTAATTTAACCCAGTTCTCCATATCTTTTACTACAAGACTTTGAGTATTGTAATCGTATTTATCGTACTGTATTTGTAGTCCTTCACAATACTCTCCAACCACTTCATTAAACTCGTAAAGTAATATAGGGTCATTATAGCTTGCACCTATACATTTAAATGTAATAGGAAGCTCAGCGTTTGTTTCTACGAAGTTTTTACTACTATCGACGTTAAATTGTTGACCGAAACTTACACTAGTAGGATAAGCAATCGTGGCTGCATATTTTTGAATATAACGTCTACTGTGATCCATGATAAAACGATAGATCTTCGTGTTATAATCAAATTCTCTTTCGTAAATAAAATTAGGATATGGGTTTAAATCCAAATCACGACAACCCATGTAATATTGAATCCATGTTTGGAATAAAAGCGTGATAGGGTCACCTTCAATATTTCTGAAGTTAGCGTTTAATTCAAATGTATCACGTATATTGTAATAACCATCCGGCATCACCCATTGTTCATTACCTATCCCTGCTTTCGAAGTATAATCATTGATGGCCACATCTTTCCATCCCGATAAACTGACGAGTGTATTACTCAGTAAAGGAATAAAAGGATTATATTCGTCAACCATAGGACTTTTACGACTATTTACATCAGCAACATGGATTGCTTCAGTAGGGTCGTTTCCATTACCACCTCCTATGAAAGATACATTACTTCCTGACGAGGTAAAAGCTGGTGTGCCTCTTGCACCCCAAGGGTCTAACGTATTTCTTACAAATCGTGCGATAGTGTTTGGACCAGCATTTCTTAACGTTGCTAGTTCACGTTTAGCTGAGAGGTTATCGTATGTTAGATTAAGGATTGGCCGTGTAAAGAAGGTAAATCCCATGTTATCACGGTTACCGTGTACCAAAGGTTGACCTATACGGTGATAGTTAAACCCTGTTAACGTTTGGAAACCTACAGATGACACACTGCCATAACCCGTTTCACGTAAAACAGTATCTAACTCATTTCGAACATTTGATGCACCACCCAATTTTTCTTGTAGATTAAATCTTAATGTATAAGGGTCAATATCGGAAACCTTAGGGTTTCTAACTTGACTGTACCCGTTTTCAGGGTAATCATTATCTGGATCTTTTAGATTAATAGGGTCATTAGACATTCTTTATGTCCTCCATTATAAATGTTTGATGTTACATATTACCATGACTAGTCACATGGGTAGTATTTTTAAATATATTTAAAAAAGAGATAATAAAATAATGACAACTTTATCACAAATCGTAGGCAAAGTACAAGCCTTACAATTAAAAGGAAAAAAGTATGAAGTAGTCGGTATGGAAAGTGTCTTAAGCGTAACTGATAGTATTAATGCTATTGGCCAAGCGATTGATGCTTATGACACAGCGAAAACTTTAACCGGGGAAACTTCTTTTTCCGAATTCACTCGTGCAGCGAACTTAGAGCCACGTGTAATGGTAGAAGATACTTTAAAAACATTACCGCAGTTACCTAAGTTCCTAATGGGGTTAACAAATATCTATACAGCTTATTACTTACAAGCTATTTCTTTAACAGCGACCATCAATGATGTTTCTGTTATTAGTATTTTAGATAAGTTCAATCCAAACCGTGAAGCTTCGCTATCAAAACTACTTAAAAATATCAATACGGCTAAAAAAGATAAAACTAGCGCATACGGTAAGTTTAGTAAAGAAAGCTACGCATATGTTCTACCGAATTATAACAATTACGGAACTGTGCCAGTTAACATGCAAAAATCTTTAGAAGCAGACGTAGCTAAACTAGTTGAAGCCAAAGATGAAGCTGATGCTGAAGAAAAAGCAAAAAAAGCAAAAGAAGAACTTGAAAAAGAAAAAATTCATTACAATGTTTCTTCTGGTTTGAAAAATATTCAAGAAGCAGACAATCTAGCGGTAGGCCGTTTAGTACAAGTTAAACTCACTCAAAACGATCAAAGTTATGAAGTACCCGTCGCAGTACGTGTACGCCCTATGTTTGTCCCTAAACCGATTATGCGTGAATTAGTGGCGCTAGGTGATGTGAAAGAATCTTGGTCTGAACGTTGGCACAAAATGCGTAGTGGTGAAATTAGTTTTATCTCTGACTGGATTTTCCAATCAGATGTAATTAACCATAAACGTAAATTACTTGCTTTAGATAAACAAGGTTTATACCGTGAATTAATTAACCGTCGTAAAAATAATAAATTAGCAGCGTTAACTAGTGGTCATGTATCTTTAGGTTCTGCTTCTTCATTTATCGTAATTAGTGCACAAACTGCTCGTGAAGTCGAATTAACAACTGGTCAATCTTTAACTAATGCAGCTTTCCGTGCTAAAGTATTCGGTGAAAACTCTGCGATGATGATTTTAATCGTAGATACCGAATGGGAACGTGTTGTGACTTATACTCGCGGTATCAACGGTGGTGTGGATTATTCTTTCAAAGATTTTGAAGGATTTGGTAAAGGTAATGGTCCGGATATTACCGAGATCATGAAGGCTTATGCTCTTGGCAATAACCCTCGTTTCTAATAGGAGAAATAAATAATGTTTGATTGGATTAAGAAACTTTTTCCTACTTTAGAACAAAGACGTTTTCTTGACATGTGTGATAAAGAGCAAGATGTGTTAACTACCATCTTACTACCAGGCATCTACACGTACAACGAAACTATGAAAGAATTAGGTGTACGTACATCAACGGTAAAACGTGCTAAAGATTTTGAAAAATATTTTGCAGCTAACGGTCAAGCTCAATTAGACCGTAAATACTGGAATGCTTGGGGATTCCAATTAGAAGGGATTGCTGAAAGACTTCACAAAAAGATTGATATCATTCGTGTTTATATTAAACGTGACTTTCAATCTAAAGTGGTGTCAGAAAGTTTAACCTTTAAACAAGTCAATGTGATTCGTTTACTTGACCTCGCTAAATTCTGGGAAGATTACGCACTTAAATTATTACACCAAGTTATTTGGGAAGAGTGCGAACAAAATATGGTGGCTTCACCGGTTAAACCACTCGTGAAAGCACAATTAACTTGGTTAGATGAAAATCAAGCTCATTTCTATCGTTTAAGCTCTATCTTTGCTCAAAAAGATGTTGACTTCCAAAAAACGTTAGAATCAATCTCTGATATCGTTATCAGTGATGTTGGTGAACAAAATGCCGCTGTACTTGGCCAAAGTGCTGATGCATTTAAACTTGGTTTCATGCCAGTTATCGGCGACATCATTCTTTTAGTAAGAGAACGTAACCTTGCTGTAGAAAATGAAGAATACGAAGCGAATAAATCTCGCTTACAAACTTTACAACTTCAATTACAAGCGTTACGCATTAAATTAGAAGAATCTGGCGAAGATGTTTCACCTGCTCTATTAAAACAAATCGAGTACCAAACAAATCGTATCAATGAATTGGAATACAAAATCACTGCATACGAGAAAAAAGCTGGAGTGGCTTAATTATGTATAGACCTCTTACTATTTCGCCTTTTGGTTTTGTAAGAGATAAAGTAGATGGTTTAGAGGACTATCAAGGTGATCAATATATCGATGATTTATTTCATCGATATATGAGTAAACCTTCTGGTCAAGAACTTAAGAAATTAAGACTAGAAACCATTACTTATATTTCTAAACTTTTAGAAGAAACTAAAGGCCTCACTAATTTCATTAATTTGAATATTGAATCTGGTAGATTAAATTCGAATGGTGTAAGATTTTTAATAGATACCGTTCGTTTCATTGAAACTGGTAGACGTCAAGTGGATATTATCGCTTGGTATAACGTTCTTAAACTAGCGAAAGAAATGAATGAAAATACTTCACGTAAAGTGGAGTCTGTTAAAATCTTAGATGAAGAAAAAGATTTATTGTTCAAATGGTTATCACAGCCTTTTGGCTTCCATGATATTATATGGTCACTTAAATTAATGTTTGGTACAATGGATTCCTCAGCCTTCTAGTTAGGGCTGATGATTAAATATGTTCAAGCAATGCAAAAATAAATTAATACTTACAGGAGATTACTATTGTGAGTTTTTTAAATAAATACCGCGGTGTTTTAGGTTTGGAAAACGAAGATCTTGATAAAGAACTCGATACCGAACAAGAAGAACAAGTGGAAGAGCAATCAGAAGAAACTACTGAAAATGTAGAAGATCAAACTGAAGAGCAGGTTGAAGAACAGGTTGAAGAATCTACCGACGAAGAGTCTAAAGAAGAGTCTGAGGAAGAATCTGAAGAAGAACAAGAAACAGTTGTTCCGGCTGAACCTGAAGAAACCACTGAAGAAGCGATTCAGTTAGATGATTCTGAAGCACCTGCTGCTGGTGGTTCTCGTTTACAAGCATACCGTGAAGCTGCTGGTTTGGTAGAAGAAGAAACAGTTACTGAAGAAGAAACTGAAACTACTACCGAAGAAGTAGAAGAACAAACTGAAGAAACTTCAGAAGAAGAATCTGAAGATAAAACTGAAGATAAAGCTGATGAAGAAGAAAAAAAGTCAGCAGAAGATTCAGAAGAAGAAAAAGAAGCCTCTTCAGATGAAGAAGGTGAAAAACAAAATGATGAATCAGAAGAAACTAAAGAAGAAGAATCTGATGAATCAGTAAAAGCTTTAGAAGCATTACGTGATGAGATTATGGTATCTTATCAACGCGGCGGTATGACCGAAGGTGAAGCTTCTATGGTGAACGTTGCGGTTAATAATATTTTAGCTCGTAATGGTTTACAAGCTGAACGCGTGGTTCCATCTATTGAATCATTCAGCGAAAATTCAACTCGTCGTAGATTAGCGACTAGCACTACGGCAGATATGATCAATCGTATTATTTCTAAGATCAAGAAATAATAGATCAAAAAATGTTAATTTTACTATTTTAAAAATTATAACTGATTAATTGTAAATCTATGCTTTTATAGTTAATCTTTTTTGTTAACAAAAAAAATCAAACTTAAGAGAGATAAAAATGAGCTCATTTTTAAAACAAGCTTACGCTTTAGAACAAGAAGTTGTTGAAGATGTAACTGAAGTAGATGGTGACGAGTTAATCGAAACTGTTGAAGAAACCGAAGCAGCACAACACGAATCTGAAGCTTTACGTGCAGAAGTTGAACGTGCTATCGCCGTTCACGATGAAATCGAAAATCAAAATGAAACTTTAGAAGAAATCGCTGAAACCCAAGAAGAAGTAACACCTGAAGTAGCAGCGATGGCTGAAGTAGCACGCCGTACGGCTGCAGCTGGTCTTGGTTTAAACCCAGATGAAGAAGGTGCTGAATTAGTTGATGAAGCAGGTTTAGAATCATTAGTTGTTTCTAAAAGCACTGTAGCGTTAGAAGACGCAAAAGAAGTTGCTCAAAAACTTTGGAAGAAAATCCAAGAATTATGGCAAGCATTCGTTCAACGTTGTCAACAATTCTGGAGCTGGTTGGGTAAATTAGTTAACAACCTTCTTAGAATGAATAAGAATATTATCGAAACGTTAAAAGTAATGAAAGATGCTGAATTCAATGAAGCTCTAGCTAAATTTGTTGAAGCAGATAAACAAGCGAATAGAAAACTCACTGAAACAGCAAAAGCAGCATTTGATAAAAACGGTAAGTTATTTAATCTTGCTTCTGACGTTGATAAAGCTTTCGCGGAAACCAATAAAATTAAAACTGCAGTAGATGCGGCAGTAGCTAAAGTTTTAACTAAAGATATCGCTAAAACTGATGGTCTTAAAGCATTCGAAGGTATTAAACGTACTGATATTAATGTACTTAATACACAATTAGTTATCGATGATAATGGTGCTAAACCATTCCGTTTCTGGAAACACGATAATGTACTTTCTATCCCGGCGGAAATTAAAATCACTAGAAGTGATTTAATCGCAGCATTAGAAGCGTCAGTAAAAGCGTCTAAAGATGTTGAAAAATTTGCTAGTGAAAGTTTCAAATATTATAGCAAAGTGAAAGATGAAGTTAAAGGTTTAGTAGACCCTGCTAAACTTTCTGCTAAAGAAGTTAAAACTTATGATCGCAACGTTAAATTAGTTTTAAATGCTCGTCAACAAGTTTATCAACTTGAAACTGGTGTTGTTCGTAAAGTTACTGAAATTACTAAAGCGTACAATAAAATTGCTAAAGCAGTTACCGGTAAAGCTAAATAATTTTAGCTAATTAAAAATGTAATAGGTAGGAGTGTAGGCTCCTACCTTTATGTCAATTTAAAGGATACAATTTATGAAAAAAATTGTTAATACCCATTTAGCTATGGATGATGCGTATACCGGATATTTATTATCTAAAGAAATAAATACGGTTTCTAATGAAAGTTTAATAAATAAAACTATTGCAGCTTATGCTGGTCATGAAATATCAGAAGAAGGTATTTTAGATTCGTTAAAGGCTAAGATATTATCCTCTTACGGTAAATATTCTAATAATAAATATTTTAAAGAATTAACTGAAGATAAATATTTTAAATTTTGGAAAACAAATAAAGTTGGTCAAGCTGTATTTGCTTTAAAAGAAATGGACGTGAACTATAGTAATAAGTTCAGTGAAAAGTTAAATGAAATTTTTACTACCTCTGGTAAATCAAATTACACGTTTGATAAAAACGGTAAGTTATTTGTTTTCACCGAATTAGTAAAAACACATTCTGATTTAGTTACTGTTTTATTAGATGCACTTGTTAATTTAGTTAATCAAGTTAAAGCTAATCCGAATAATGAATACGTTTTAGAAGATCTTGTAAAACTATTAAACGTAAATACACTAAAAAATGATACAAACACTATCGTATTAGTTGAAGAGAATAACAAAATTAAGTTTGATTATTTCAACCATGCTAAAACATCTAGCATGGATAAAGATAGTGTTATTAAATGGTATAAAGATGTACAGAAAGGTATCGTTCAGTTAGAAAACAATATAAAGAAATTCCAAGAAAAGAATGCATCTATTTTTAAACTGATGGATGATTTACCTACACTACAAAAAGGGTTGTTAGCAAGTGCTGTCAGTATGATAACTGGGTTTATTAGATCTATTATTGGTTTTTTAATGCTTCATTTAAATGAAACCATTACTACTGTAGCAAAAGCTGCTTTATATTTAAAAGATTCAGGTATCTCTAATGAGAAGTTTTTAGATGAAGGTGATACACCGATTATTAAAATCTGGAATGCTTTCTTTGATATTTTAGAATTTGTCGCAACAGCATTTTTAGCTTACTTGATTTATAGTGTTCTTATTTTCTTTTTAAATATCTTATTACTTGGGGTATTGACACCGTTTTCGGGTATTTTAGTAATAGGGTTAACAATAAAAACATTAGTTGACAAATATAAAAATGAATAACATTCTTGGTTTGATATGTTAATTTTACTATTTTAATCTTTGATATTAGGTAAGATTATTTATAAATAATCTTATCTGATTTTGTTAACAAAAATAAAGAGAGATAAAATGTCATTTTTAAAACAAGCTTACGCTTTAGAACAAGAAGTGTTAGAAGAAGTCACCGACGTAGACGGTGATGAGTTTTTAGACACTGTGGAACAAGCTTCAAATGCGCGTTTTGAAGCGGAAACAATTAATGAAGAAGTTGAACGTGCTATCGCCGTTCACGATGAAATCGAAAACCAAAATGAGACTTTAGCACAAATCGTTGAGGAAAAAGGTGAGATCACTCCAGAAGTGGCTGCGATGACTGAGGTTGCTCGTCGCACAGCGGCTGCAGGTTTAGGACTAAATCCTGAACAAGAAGGTCAAGAATTAGTAGACGCTGAAGGATTAGAGTCTATGGTTGCTGGTAATGCTGTAGCTTCTTTGGAAACCGCTAAAGAACAAGCCAATAGTCTTTGGGAAAAGATCAAACAACTTTGGAATGTTTTCGTTGAAAAAGTATCCGAATTCTGGAATTGGTTAGTTAAGTTATTTGACACATATGACCGTCGCTGTAAAGCTTTAGTTGAAAAACTTAAATATATGGATAATAATACCTTCGCTGAAAGATTAGAAAACATTAATACGAAATTAGCGGATGAAGGTGCGGCAGCTATAAAAAATGAAGACGTTAAAAGCTTTATGAAAAACGATATCACAAAATTTGTCCAAAAAGGTACTTTAGCAAATATTGCAGCAACCGCTGACCAAGCTTTTAAAATACTCGACAATATTAACAACAGAATTGATCAATGTTCCAAAAAAGCTTTAACTGATAAAGATGGTGATTTCGGTAAATATCTTAATGAATTGTTGGAACCTGAACAAGGCCTCAACGTAGGTAATACTGCTCATACTTTTGTACTAGAAAACGGTACTGTGGTTTATCACTATAATCCGGTTTTAGAAAATTTTGATGCTGAACTTAGTTTTAGTAAAGACTTATTAATAAAAAGTTTACTTAACGCTAACAAGGCTCGTGCTAGTTTACGTAAATATGCTGAAACTAGTTTCAAGCGTTATAAAGCAGCTAAAGCTGAAGTATCTAATAGTAATTTAGCTAAAGATCCTGTTCATTCTCAAACTTTAAAAGACATTTTAAAAGCTCGTAAAAGTATTTTTAAAGGTGAAATGAAAGTTACTCAACGTTTAACAGAAATGTTAAAAGCATACGTGAGACTTGCAACTGCAATCGTAAACACAAGTGAATAATAAATTTACTTATTAAATTTAATATAAAATAAGAGTGTTTATTTCCACTCTTATTTTATTTATAGCTATAAATAAAATATAAAAGGAAAAATAAATGTCATTTTTAAAACAAGCTTACGCTTTAGAACAAGAAGTGTTAGAAGAAGTTACAGAACCTACAGGTGAAGAATTTGCAGAAGTAGACGCAGAAACAGAAACAACGCGTCAGGAAGCTGAAGCAATGGGTGAAGAGTTAGATCGTGCAGTAGCAGTTCATAATGAACTTGAAAACCAAAATGATACTGTTCGTGAAATTCTTGAACAAGATGGTGAAATCACCCCAGCAACAGCTGCTGTTCTTGAAGTAGCACGCCGTACGGCTGCAGCTGGTCTTGGTTTAGATCCAGACGAAGAAGGTAAAGAGTTAGTAGATGCCGCCGGTTTAGAATCTTTAGTAGCGACTAAAAGTGTAGTTGCTTTAGAAGAAGCAGAAAAAGCTTCTAAATCTTTATGGGAAAAAATTAAAGCTTTATGGAATGCGTTCATTGGTAAAGTAGGTGAGTTCTGGAATTGGTTAATGAAATTATTAGACTTTACGTCTAATAAGAATAAAGCTTTAGCTGATAAACTTAAAGCAATGGATGACGAAAGTTTTGATAAAGCTTTAGGTATTTTAAACGAAAGATTAAAAACTGAAGGTTTGTCTATCGATCAGAAAGATGAAGATGGTAATTTCACTAATAGCATCCACTTTAAAAAATCAGATTTTGCAGCTTTTGATAAATCTGGTAAAGTCATGAATATCAATAGTATTGTATCTAAAACATTAGCTACTTTAGATACAATAAATAAAAATTTTGACTCTTCTGTAGAAAAAGCTAAAAAAGAATTACAGGTTAAATACAAAGAAGTAGCAAACAAACAAGATGTTGAAGATACATTTGACAAACAAATTGCAAGTAATTTTAAAGAAGTAGAAATAAATGTGTTAAACAACACTTATAGTGTTTATCCTACAAGTTATTCTCTTCGTTTATTCGAACGTGCTTCCTTAATTATGGTCCCGCATATTCTTAGATTTTCTAAAGGAGATCTAGTTGCTGCTTTATTGGAAACCGATAAAGTTTGTAAAGAAATGCGTAAATTCTCAGAACAAGCATTTAAACGTTATAAAACTGAAAAAGATAAAGCAGAAAAAGATAAAGCAAGCGCTCAAAGTTACGCTGAAGCTAGCATTTATAGAACAATTTTAATATCACGTAAAACCATATTTAAAGTGGAAAATAAAATTTCTAGACAACTTACAAGAGTTATGAAATCTTATACTCGTATTGCTCAAGAAATTGTTAATTCTACTGGTTCTGAAAAACAAGAAGAAAAATAATTAATTTTATTTTATACTATTATAAACCAGAGGGTAACCCTCTGGTTTATGTTTGATCATCTAAGATGCACGGATGATTGTATGTTAATTTATTATTTTCAGATATATAGTATCAACAATTTTAAGAGAGAAAGAAATGTCATTTTTGAAAGGTCTAATGAAAGAAGCAATTTCTAAAGAAGCAGCTTCTTTAAACATCGATGAATTAAATGCAAAATTAGATTCTTTAAAAGAAACTAAAACTGCACTTGAATCATTTAAAGAAGATACAGTATTGGGTAATCTAGCTATTGAAAACATCGCTCAATCTTTTGGTGTTAAAACTAAAGATGAAGCATGGGGTTATATTAACCAAGAAATTGAAAAAACTGAAAAAAGTATCAAACTTTATAATTCAGTAAATAAATAATTTATCATGATATTATTTGCCTAAGGATCATGTTAATCCTTAGGCATTTATGTTTGTCTATTCGAATAGGAGATTTAAAAATGAGAAACATTAACAGATACGGTTTAGTTTCCAATGAAACAGTAACCGCCTATCCAGGAATGAATATTCGTTCCTTTTTAACGAGTCTAGAAGAAACGCGCGCAAATCTACTTCTGACTAAAGAACTAGGAACTTATTCTGCAGAAATCCAACAAGCTATTATCAATATTGAACAATCTATTCTTTATTTAGAACACTATATTGGACGTAGAGAAAAAGCAGGTATCTTTACAGTAGATATCCCTGAAAATCTATCAGAAACGCATACATTGATTAATAAAACACAAATGACCGATGTAGTGATCAATGTACTTAAAGATAGTCCTACAGGTCATGAAGTTGTTCAATATTATAAATTTGAAAAAACTTATCCCGCTCAAGAATTTAATTTAGCACAACAGTATTTCAATTTACTTTACGGTAACAACTTACCTTATCGCGCTCATGAAGAAGATGGTAAAGTTATTATTGATATTGTGGTTAAAAGTGAACCTAAAGCAACATCTTTACCTGATTTACCGTTCTTGCGTCAGGATATGATTGACAAGTCAAAACGTAATACTGATCGTAATTATTATTTCTACGATTGTATTACTCATAAATCATTCGATGTAAAAATCGACAAGAAAGCATTCGATATTACCCAAGGAATCGGTAGAACAAGATATACCTTATGTAATGAAGAGATTGTTAACAAACTTAACGAACTCGGAATTGCTTACGCTTGGAGATATGATTGCCCTAATATCTATTTAGTATTAGGTTCTTTTACCGATGATAATTTTGAAGAAGTAAAAACAACTATTGAAAACATTATCAAAGATAACGAGAAAAAAACTAATATAGCTCCAATGTAAATCATTTAAATATAAAACTTATATAAGGCATTATAATGGCAGAAAATGATTTAAATTATAGCGCACCTAACGTCGCTCAAGGTAGCGGTATCGCCGAAGCATTGATCACAGCTGGATTCATTGAAAAAGACGGTACAAACACGCCTAAGATTGAGAACGACGTTGAACAGGCTTATAAAAAAGAGAACGCTATTTTATTTGAAAAAGAACACAAATACGGTAGAGAATACGTTACCTATAACGGTATCTATCATATTGAGTTCCGTGCTGAGCACGCCGATGAAGCTCAAAAATTTATCGATGAAAATGGTGCCATCGGTACAGATCTTATCTACCACACTAAACGTGGTAAAGGCGGTTCAACTTTATTCTCTTTTAATAAAGCAAACAGCCGTGTTAAATACACTCAACTAGGCATCAACTTAACCGAGTTAAGAGAAGCCTATGATGGTTCTAACGATTTAACTGACGTTCTCGATGGAACCAATACAGTAATCCCTCTACCAGATGTTAAATATTTCATGTTTAACACGTTAGAAGATTACGAAGACGAAAAACAAGCAAATGACGATGTATTAGCATTTAACAGTAACCCTGCTAACTTACCTGATTATTATATCGGTACAGTGACATCTGATGATAACGTAGGTTTCTACGTAGACTTATCAGGCAGATTACGTGCTTCTTACGATTCTTTCTTGTTACATCGTGCTACTAAACTTCTTCAAGATCTTAAAGAATACGCTAAACCTGAAGAATACCAAGTTGGTCGTTTACCATCTGGTACAATCATGTTTGTATTGTCTAAAGACCTTACAGATAGATTCAAAGAAAAATTTGGTTCTTATACTGTATTAGCTATTCGTTGGAATGATGTTAAAGCGCCTAAACAAAAAGCTGAAGACATGAATTTCGAAAAAGTTTTAGATATCAAAACTAAAACTCTTTTAGACGCTGAAGACGTGTTCGGTTTCAAAAAAAAGCCGAACAGGGATTAGATAAGTATAAAGAGTCCGTCGTAAAGAAGATGGACTCTAATCCGATTTCTGTAAATGATTTTTTGAAACTAAAGGCTCTGTCTCTTAGAGACAGTAAAAACAAAGAACAAGTTATCGTCAAAGAAGACATTAGAGGTGTTAACGGAAATTCTTTACATGACCACTATAGTAAACTATGGACCATGGTTAATGAGTACAATATGAACATTATGATGGATAGTACATCTATCAATAATGCATTTAAAGAATTCTACAACTATCCGTTTTCTAAGATAGCAGAAATACTTACAGATGAGATGAGAGAGAACTTAACAAGAGTACTTGGTTTAGGATTCCCTCCATATACGAAGAGACAAGCTATTTCTGTATATAACTTAAGAAATCGTTATCCAGTTAAAGAAGAAGAAATCAAAGCAGTTAAGAATATACTTAGCTTGCTTGAAAGTAGATACACATGTAAAACTAACTGTGATAAACTAGAATTAGTTAAAACGATTAATAAGATTCTTTGTGTTTTAAACCAAAAATATTTATGGATGGTGGCCGATAAGGTAATTGAATATTACCGTGCTTTAGATTCAATCATTGATCATAAAGAAATCGACTCAGCTTTAGAATATCTTAACGAATATAAGAAAACCATTTCTAAAGCTGATTTATTAGATATAGACGCTCAATTCGTTGATGATGTCACTAATCTAATCCCATTTACCTATCCACACCCTGAAGTTTATTTCGCATTTGTTAATGCACTAAAATTTATTAATTTATATTATGGTCCTATCAAGGGTTCTAAGTTATTCTCTACTGATGTAGTGAGGATAATGAAGAGATATTTACTAAGAGTAGAACAAAGCCCTGGTATTGACTTTTTAAGTAAATTTAGATTATACGAAGATAGTAAAGATAAAACTATGACAGACACAAACCGACGAACTGAAGAATGTGGGTGTACTAAATTCCCTACTGTAGAAAAAGAAGAGACTACCACTAAACCGGTAACTAGACGTTACTGTAAACCTGTTGATCAAAGTCGCAAAGATAGACTCTTAGCAACAATCAACCATAAGTTAGTCGATCTTGAAGTAGAGAATTTAAAACTTAAAAATAATCTAAAAGACGTAGGTACAAAAACTAAAGAATTGGAAGATAAGGCTAAGATACTGGATAAAGTTGAGCCTATTGAAGATTTTGAAGGGAATGTACTATTCTCTGCTTTCAAAGTAGAGTAACATTTATCGATAATTGTAAATAAGAGAAACAAAAATGGCTATTAAAATTCTTAACGAAAATAACCTTGGTCTAGGTCTTGAGAAAGATTCGAATACGAAAAAACTACAAGTAAAAATTAAAGAAGGTAGTGCTCTTCGTCTTGACGCATTAGGTCTTGATGTTGTAATCCCTCAAGTACAAATTCCTGAAGTACCAGTTGCGATTGCTAAGATCGAAATCGAAGGCAATAACATCAAAGTAACTGATACTAAAGAAAACACCCTTAACGTTGCATTACCTGCACAAACGGTAGATGTTAAATTACAAGGTGCTGAAGTTACTGCTGATAACAAATTAAAATTAACTTTATCTAGCGGTGACATTGTTGAAGCTGACCTTTCTAAATTCGTTGATGCACCTAAAACAGCACAAGAATATTGGACTGAACAAACTGCATTAACTTCTTTCGCTAAAGATATCGCACAAGCTTTATCAACCAATGCAGAAGCTAAAGCAATTTTATCTAAAGCAATTCTTAAAGAATTGGTTGGTGTTGAAGTACAAGACTTCGAAGATAACAGCGTGGGTTACTTACTTAAAGCTCCTGCTGTGGAAGCGTAATAAATATCTATTGTTTTTAAGGTATAGGGTGGGTAAATATCTACCCTATGTCTTATATGTTTATTTATTAACAACAAGGATATTTTTACAGAATGGCAAACAAGAAAATCAAGTTTATCTCAACGGACAATTTAAACGAATCGCATTTCGTTGGGGTAATCCCTAAAGGTAAAAGTAAACCTGAATTACAAGTAGCCATTTCTAGAGAAACTCCTAATCTGATAACCGTTAAAGCAGATGGCTTACATGTCGATTATCCTTCATGGGGTGATATAAAAAGTAAACCAACTAATTTTTTAACTTCTGATGGTAATCAATTCTTAACGATGAACCCACCGACGTTTACAAGAACGGTCGGTATGGAATTCACGGGTACAGGGAATAAACGTTTTGCGTTAGAACTTGTCGGTAATGGTGGTTCATGGCAGTTAGTAAGAAACGATGGTGGTAACATCGTGTTTCCGACAAGTACTAAGAATGAAGATGTAGCGTATAAATCTTACGTGGATGAAACCGCTAAGGTTTCCCCTATTTCTGATAACATTCTTAAGAAAACATCTAGTGGTTTATACGTACCACCGCCAGCGGCTGCTCCTACAGCAAACTCTGATCCTAAAACCTATGCACTAACAAAAGTATTACCTCAAGATCGTTTACTTTTTGGCCAAACCGTTATTTCTGATAGAGAAGATGGACGTAGAATGATGTATTTTGTACCTACTATCAAATTAGGTATAATCCATCTGGACTTCACTACTGTAGCAGATATTGGTGGTATCACTGAAATTGCCAAATTACCCGACGATGCTCCAGTACCTACTGGTTTAATAGAAAATCAAACCTCAACAGGTGGTACGGTATGGCTCACGGGTAATAATAGATCAATTAGAGCGCAAAACATTCGTAAAGGTAATCGTGTTATTATAGATTTAATAGGTTTCTTTAGATAATGGAAGCGATATTCTGAGTATCTAGGATATCCTAGATACTCATTATGTCCGTTCACAGTGGCTTTGGTATGTTTAAAACTCAGAGGAAGAAACAATAACATGGCTATTTTAACTTATGAGCTACCTGAGACTTATGCTTCCATAAGTAGACCAGTAGCTTTAGACATTATGAAACAGCTCATGGATAATCTTAAGATAGAACAAAAGGTTCCTATTTATTATCCTGGAGCAAATGGTAAAATGACCACTTGGAATGCTAACAATATTAGAGAATCCGATAGTGCTCAATTTACTGCAAGAGAAAAGATTATCATGAATGTAAGAGAAACTCATATTGAAGATGATCTTCTTACATTAGTTCCTAAACAAAATAACCACCCTCCTATCTTTATAGATAAGGATAGTAAAATAAAAGTATTCCCAGTTTACTCTCGTGTTAAAGCTATTGTGACGTTAACTTATCGAACACAAGACAGATGGCAAGCAGAATCCTTTAGAGATAACTGGAGAAGAAAGATCGCTGAGAATAGAGAATACATGACGTTCTCAGCAAGATATAAATACCCTATCCCTAAAGTGGTGGTAAATATTTTAAACTTACTTTATTTAACACGTAGTAAGACTAAAAAAGATTTTAATAAATTCGAAGATTATGTTTATCATTTTGGTAGTAAGAAACTAACTGAATTGACTAATGCTGCTGGTAAGGGTGGTACACTCGCCATGGCAGAAATACAGGAATATATATTTGGTAATTTTACAGACCCGAATCCACCAGAAATCGAAAAAGATGAATTGGGTGCAGTTTGGACAACTCAGTTAGAATTTGAATACCAATATGATAAACCTATCAGTATCACTACGCATTACCCAATCATGATTAATAATCATTTAGTGCATGAAGTATTGTATCCGGAAGTTTTATTTGATATTGATAGATTACCAATGATCATGTCTGATATCCGTAACTATTACGATAACATCCAATACGATATGGGTTACATGCAAGCTATGCGTGGACCGATTATCCGTATACCTGCATTTGATGATTGGCCTAAAAAATTTACCCATAAAGAAACAACCAAGATGGTTTCAGTTTTGTTAGCGATTGGGGAAGATACACCGAGAGAGCTATTCAATCTTAAGGATATGGGTGAGTATGGATTACATCCTGCATTGCATGATGGGTTTAGTAAAAATCATTTTTATCTAACGAAAGATAGAGAATTTCCTTTTTACGTTCAGTTATACGTAGATGATGTACCGGCAGGTGATGACAGATTAGAATGTACAACAGATTTAGAACTTGTTGCTACAGCTGATTTGGATATTTATAAAACTTACCATGTCGTTATCTCAGTTTATCGTAACTTAAATTTATTAACACTAGAAGCACGTAAACGTTTCTTAAATTATCCAGCTTTAGTTAATGCATGGCTAGATATTGTACTAGGACATAAACCAAAGAATGGTTATCCTAAAGTAGTAAATGGTAAAGTGATGCCACGTGATTTAGAAAGAGTATTTGCTGAAAATACGAATTACAAATATTCTGGTGGTGGTAGCTTACACGATCCATATCTAGATAAAGTGAGTCGTACAAGTGTAGGGGGTAATCCTATTTACGGTAGTGGTAAATATGATTTAGATAACTGGCAGAAAGGAAGTTATAACTGGTATAATTTCCCTGTTATTCCTGGTGCAGAAAACGTCGATATATTAGAACTCGGTAGTGCACTGGCTACTGTAGGTATATTTACCGTAACCACGAATAAAAACATTAATGGAGATAAAAAATGGCAATAGCACATGCTACAAAATTATTAAAACCAGAAGAACCGGTATTGGTTCGTAAGGAAGTCATATCTCCACCTAGACCAATAGCAGTAGATACTAAGTATGAACCTCGAGCAAACTTACTTACTCACGTAGCTGGTGCTAAGTGGAATGTAATTTATTATAAACAATTAAAAACAAGTGAAGAAGCATCGGAAGCGTTTAATATCAATCGTCCATTGCCTTATCAGCAATATTTGAAGATTGAGAACTTTGAGTTACGTGTATCAACGCCTTTAACCGCTTCACCAAATAACGAAGAGTCAGCTCACAACGTAACAGGTACAGCTTTTATCTATCCGTCTATTGTACCAGATCATGGTGATTCATTCTTAGCTGATGTAGGTGATGGTCGTTCTGCTATTTTTAATATCAGAGAAGTCACTCAAAAGTCTTTCTTAAAAGATACGGTATACGAAATTGAATACGATCTAGTAGATTGGTTATCACATGACCTACAGAAAGCAATAGATGCTAAAGTCGTTAAGACAGGTTATTACGAAAGAAGTTATTTAGACTATGGTGCAAATCCTGTTCTTGAAGAAGAACAACATGGTATCTTTAAAAAGATTAGAACATGGCAGGAACGTATTGCAAGACATTACTTTGATAGTTTCTATAACCATGAGTTTAATACTTTCTTAGTACCTGTAGCAGGTAAAGTAATTTACGATCCATTCATTGTTGAGTTTATTCAACGTTTATGGGATACGAATACTATACCTGATTTACAATACCTTAAAGTGTATAACCGCGATACAGCCGATAACCGTTTTATTAGAACCATCTGGGATGCTATCGTCAATAACGATCCGTACATGCTGGCTAAATGTAAATCTAAATTTGGTGTAATACCAAGACAGCTTTTCCCAACTGACCATGGTGGATTAATGGGTGTGAGATTCAGTCGTTTAGATTATATTTTCCATCCTTACGATATCGTCAATCCAGCAACAGGTGTGATTAGTATCTTTGGTCATGAAAACATTAACTTAGGTGAATCATTCAGTGAGTATTCTACAAATAGAACATTTAATCTTGCTATTAAGAAATTACCTGGTTTAGGTTTCGTACACCATACACTAAAAGAAAATTTACCGATACCAGATGCGAAGAAAATGGGTAGCTTTGATACTTACGTGTTATCTCCTGCTTTTTATCAAAATACAAAATCAGAAATGTCTAAAGTTGAATTATTGTTAACTGCAGCATTTAAAGAAGAACACGTAAATGCTAAAGAATTATTACCTATTTTAGAAGATGTGATTAACTGGGGTGAAATGGAGCGTTTCTATTATATTCCGTTATTAACAGCTTTATCTAGATCGGCTCTTGGAGATTTAACACAATGACCTTTGCTAAAAGAATGTTCGCTACACAATTGTACCACAACGATACTACTAACCGTGTGATACAACCCGTGACTGTAGAACAACAAATGATTTATACTCCTACTTATAGTCAACATCAGTTGCAACATGAGTATAATTTAAAACATCAGCGTCAAATGCCTACCTTTGAAGAACTTAAAAAGAAAATCTGGGATTGGCAGTGGATGATTACTACAAGAACAAAATGGACTTATAGCGAATTTGATTTTGAGCATAAAGGTATCACTATTACGGGTGATTTAGAACAAGATACAAGAGCGATGGAATCTTGGACAAATACAACGAGAACTCTAGCAGAATTGGTAGAGTTCTACGACCAAGGTAAAGAGTTCATTTTAAGAGATCCTAAAAATGCTGAAGATATTTTTAATATCATTAAGGAATACACCGAATATGTAGCGTATAGTTTTGATAACAGAATCCATCTTTTAAACAACAATGTTAAAGAGAACGAAGCTGTTAGAAACGTTATTAATGACGTGATTAAAATGCAAAACTTAGCCAATCGCTTATTCCCATTAGTTATTCAGAATACTGAAACAGCAGCACCTACTAAAGGGTTACTTGGGTATATTGCTAGACGTAATGGTCATGATGGACTTAATCGTATCAAGTTTGATATTCTTGGTAAATACGGTATCTCTCAAGAACAATTCCATAACGTTGAAAATACAGATGAAACGACTGGATTATTTAATGCAGTGGATATTAGACAAACCTTTGACCCAGGTACGCTTAAACAGCTTAAAGGAGTAATTTAATGGCTGGTAGAAAAACATTACACGATACCGTTGTTAAGAACTTCGTTACCGAATGTATGAAGAAGATTCGTCCAGTACACTGGAACTATAGTTTAGTCATCAATACGGAAAAAGGTATCGTTAATATTTTTAGGGTAACGTCGATCCACAAATATGGAAACTTCGTTACTAACTATACTGATGAAATCACGTTAGAATGCATGTGTAATACTAAGGACTTCTTCGATAAGATAGTACCGAGTGAAAACGATTTACAGTGTACATTAATCGCTACGCAATATAGTGAAACCGGTAACTTTGAAATCGATAATAGTACGCCTAAGATTCGTAAGTATCGTGGATTATTATCAAATATACCTGAACGTGGTATTACTGAGAGTACAGGTCAGGGTAAAGAGATTCCTAACCCTGATTTAACGTATACCACTTTCACCATTCAACTTATCGATGCAGATATATTGAAATTAAAAATGGCTACGTTTGCCTGTATGTTTAATAAGACGAATCCATTCGAAGCGTTATGTATGGCATTAGACGGCGTAGGAAGCGATTACGGCATCGTTGGTATCAATAGACCAGTTAACCCAGATGTTACATCACTGCGCATGATGATCGTTCCTAGAGGGACGTTAATTAAAGATATTGCCCATTACATTCAAAAGACTTATGGTATCTATAACCACGGTATTGGTCTTTATGTTCACATGATCGATGAAGAATATTATTGGTGTCTTTATCCTATCTTTAATAACAAACGTTATCAAAAGGAAAAAGATAAACTAACCATTACAGTAGTTGACCAAAACTACAACAATATGGAAAATGGTAACCAAAAACGAACTTATTTTGTCGATGATAAAAACGTAAACGTCTACGTTACCGCTGAGGTCGATATTAAGAAAGACCGATACAATGAGTTAAATAATAGTACGGGTGTTCAATACATGAACTTAAAAGAACTTGTAGATAAAACTCGTACTGACGTAGCACCTAACCAAGTTTATAAAGACGGTGCTTCTGCGTTATCATCTATGGACTTCGTTGGACGTCAAGACGGTATACAGAATTTAAAACAAGTATATCGTCAAACGATGAATACCGCTAGTCTTGCATCTGAAGTAGTTGGTAACCAAGGTAATTACGTAAATTTAACATGGCGTTATGCAGATCCTGATTTGATTAAGCCAGGTATGCCAGTTAAGATTCGTTATATCGGTACAGATAACATCAAGACGTTGTATGGTACTCTTCATGAATACCATGCAGCTTATGCTTTACCACAAGCGAGTCCATTAGAGACAGCGATGGTGTGTAATGTAGCGATGAATATATACGTTACCGATGAAGAACCTTCATGATTGAACATATATCCTACACCCAAAAGGTGTAGGATATATGACGTACTTTAGAAATCATCTGCTCCAGCACCCATCCATGCTGATGCATCTACACTGATACCAGTATTATCTCTTAATTCAGATTTACCGCTATCTTTCGTTTCTAAGTCAGGACGTAATCCACCAAACTTACTAAACGGAATAAAGAATGAACAATCTTTTTCAGGCGTGCCTTGGCTGCTTCTGTCTTTACCTCGAGCAAATGCCATCCAAGCATTCTTTTCCGCATCGTGTTCAATATTACACACGATTTCCATATCGACTTCCATGTCAATACTTCTACATTCACTCCAATAACGTTTACCAGCGATTTGTTTAACAAAGTCTGTACTACCTTGTCTTAACAACATAGCTGCGTCTGTCGCTACCTGATGTGGTGTTAATAACGTAATACGTCTAGGGTTACAATAGTTACGCATGACTTTGAATAATTGTCTTATCCAGAATGCTCTATTCTCATCACCTAAACCATCACCATTAATCATTGCTAAATAGTCAACTGCGGCTAATTGGATTTCAAAACCTTGAGCTTCTAAATCCATAAATTTAGAAAGGATTTCACGATACGAAGTATTAGTTGGGTCAATGTGGTAAAACTTAAAAGTATACCCACGTTCCTTTACATGGTCAATAAACCATTTAGCCATGTAAGCTGGGTCCATTTCTAAGATATTACATTGTGCATTATTTTCATATTCCCACCAGTATTTAAACCAAATCCGCATATTTAACGGAATATCATTTTCAGTTGAGATATGAAGAATACAGGGTTTCTTCGTGGGATCAAATAAGTAAGGCTTGTTAAACATCATCGAGTGTAACGTTAAACAACTCGTGACTAATGATTTACCATTAGAAGGTCTTGCCCCAATTACATACATGTTGCCTCGACGTAACCCATCTACATCACCACACATTCTATTAAATCTTTGCCAGCCTGTTTTAATGACACTGTTAACATCCAAATCTTCTTGAACATTCATAAAGTGTTTAGCTAGCTCTTCTTCTGATTCAGTATCGCCCATACCGTTTAATGCTGGGTCATCGTTGGCATTTGTTTCGCTATCAATGAATCTTTCCATCGTAGCTGAAACAAGTTTAGCCATATCAGAAACTTTAAATGCAGGTGCACCTGCATAAATCGTTTTACTCGCTAACTTTTTTATTTCATTTAAAAAGTCTTTTTGAGTAAAATATTTATTTAATTCTTTCTGGAGTAAATCAACTTTTAATAGGATTTTCTCAGGAGTAGTTTCTCCTTCTAATAAACCAGTAATATCATCCCGTAATTCAGGATCTTTCTTAATACTTAATTTAACTTTACTTAATAAGAAATCTTTATCGTATTGTTCTTCACCATTACGTAAAGCCATCGACTGAGCAATGTCTCTTAACGCAATTAAGTTTTCTCTATCATCATCTGTGGCTGTTACACCCTCTGGCGCAGGTAAACTATTGATGATATTTAAGACTATTTCTTTACTATTTTTTCCACTTTCCGGGATTAACGATTCCCAGAATAATAATGCGATTGATTGTACTAATAAAATACGCGGGTCCATTGACAAAAACTCCAATAATATATGTGCATGTTATGTTTAAATATTGATTTCAGAATTTCTCAATATAAGGGGATAACTTTATGTCTGAACTTAGTGTAGCAGATGTGTACGTGGTTAACCTACCTCACACTCTTGCTCAATTAATTGAACAACACCCTGATACTTTTAATTTAGAAACCTTAACTGACTTATCAGTTCTGTCTACTAAGTTAAATTTAGAAGATGTTTTTCAATATGTATATGAACAAACCATAGATGATAAATTTAATGATTTTATCGTAACATCTGGTTTAAAGAACATCTTGCAAAAACAAGATAACATAACTTGGTTAAGTCAAGTTAAAACTCAGTATGATTCCTATCTCCGTAAACGAGAAGATATGAAAAAAATTAATGAAGATGATTTAACAAGAACCTTTGGTGTATTGGAATCTTACCATTTACATGATAAGATCAATAAGCCAGATGTTAAATGCGTTTTCTTTAAACGTAATACTGAAGAAACCCAAACAGATCTATTAACTTATAAACAAGAACTCCTTAACGTATTTTACGACATGTTCGGTTTCGAAGTTATTAGAAATCACCCGGTTACAAAATACATTTTAAAATTAGGTAGCATTAGATAAATGTTACCATTTATTATGCTTTTTGTAATGTAGTATGTAAATATTTAATATTTAGCAATATTTACATTCTACTTTTTTAAAAATAGTAAAATAGTAAATTAACAAAAACATTTTAATTAAAAGCACGTTTATTTGAAATATAATAAATGTTTACGTAAACAAATATAAATAATTTTAAAGGAAACAGCATAAATGGCTAAGTTTAAAAAACACGTTGATGCAATGACGGCTGCTATCGAGTCTATCGCGAGTGATTTAGAAGTATCACGTAACGATGCATCTACTGCTCACTTATACGGCAAAAACGAATTAAACAGTTTTATCTCTGTTGAATCAGAATCTTTAAATTCTGTTCAAATGGAAAACTATCGTGCAGGCATGGAAGAAATCAGCAATCACTTAGAAGGCATCTTCGCAGCGCACAATTTAAATGGTATTGAAGGTGGCATCCCAGCTCACTCTTTAGAAGCAGCACAAATCCTTTTAGGTGCTTCAGGTGACTTAGCTGGCTATAACCGTCAACAAATGAACGCGACTTTAGAAAAAGGTGTTCCAGTACACTCATTCGAAAGCTATGCATTCGGCCCATACGGTGATGTATCTATTTCTACAAGCAACCAAGTAGCTGTAGAATCTTTCGATGAAAAAGTATTAGATAAATATCTAAACTACTCAATCATCTTTAACGTATTGGCATCACGCCAAGATGAATTCTCTGCATTGTTCTTCAAACCGTTAACAATCACTCCTGACGAAGTTGGTTACATTGTTAACATCCGTATGGAACAAGTGTGGAATGGTATTGAACATTTACCAAACGGTCAAGCTAAAGATATCGTTAAACGTAACCTTATCGATGCGTTAACCCACCCAGAAGTTTTAGAAACTAACTCAACTGAAATCATCCCATTCGTACAAGAAGGTGGTGCTAAAGTTGGTGGTATTGACCCAATCAAAAACGTAGAACACTTCTTAGATGATGCTTCTGCGGCAGTACGTACTTTACGTAACTTAGACGGTATCGATGTATTATCTGCACCGTTAAAAACTAACATGGAACACAACCTATTAGGTTTATCTTCTCACCCATCATTAATCGCTAACGGTTTAATGAACGAGAAAGATTCTTTAGATAGCCGTGTTGCATTAGAAAACATTTACTTAGAAGTAGATGGCAAATTTGTTAAATTTAACACACACTTACTCCGTACCTCAGCATTCTACCGTGCTATCGAAGGTAACATGCGTGAAATCGCATTAACATTCGACAACGGTTCATTCTTATTAACAGCTGATCGTTTAGCGATGGATGGTACTGTAGTTCCTGTATTCAAACAGTTAGAAGATGCTGGTTACGCAGTTCGTTTACGCGTACGTGGTTTCGGTAAAGGTACCGTTGAATACGGTAACGTTGAAATCGTTGCAGCTCCAGTAGAAATCTCTACCGTTTACAAAGATGGCGTAGAAGTATCTTTAGAAGATCCTGCTCTTAAAGCTATCATCGGTGGTTTAGACTTAGGTAAACCATCAAGCAAAGTTAAATTTGCTGGTTTCGATTTAGAAGCTCGTCGTACTAACTACGACTTACGTTCACGCGGTCTATTATTAGATTCAACTGAATACCGTGAACAATTCGTGGTTCCACTACGTAGTCCTATTTCTATCCAAAAACCAATCGTAGATGCTCATAAAGAACATCCAGATGTTAAAGCATTAGTTAACGCTACTCGTATCCAAGCGAACAACGACGCGGTTACTACTGTTCTTAACCACGCTGCGTTAATGGAAGAATTAGTTGCTAAATACAACTTCGTAGATCAAACTTCACGTGATTCATTCCCAGGCATCGGTCGTTACTTCTTAACTCCGTGCTTCTTACGTGAAAAACTTCACTTACCTACTTTAGTAAACAGTACTTCATCTGAAAACCGTCTTAAAGACATCCAAGGTGGTATTACTACTAAACTTAACGAAATGGTTGGTCGTATCTTACAAGAAACTAACTATATCCCAGTAGTTGAACAAATGACTGGCGGTAACGTAGGTAAAATCAAAGTTGCTATCGGTACTGACTACCGTTTACCACAATACTTGAATATCCAAGGTGATACTCGTTTATTCGGTGGTAAAATGGAATATGAAATTGCTTCTACTCCGAACAAATTGATGCGTAACAAAATCGTGCTTACTTTAACTCGTGTAAACAGTGATGAAGGTCCAGATCCGTTCTCTTACGGTACATTCATTTGGACTCCAGAGTTAATGGTTTCTACTCAATTATCTCGTGGTGCACAAACCTTCAACCAACACTTAGTACACCCACGTTACATGCACGTTGTTAACATTCCAATCATTGCGGTTGTTGATATCACTGGTATCGAAGAAGTTACTGGCGAAGCTACTGTATTACCAGTAGTAACTCGTACAGCTGACGAAGTGAAAGAATTTGGTAACAAATTAGAAAACACTACCGTATTACCGGAAGAAACAGCGGCTGAGAAAAAAGCACGTGAAGAGCGTAACAAACGTAACGCTATCAATGGTAAACCAGTACAACCTTAATCAGTGAAATAAACTAAATATCTAGACTTAGATTATATATTTAAGTTATAGTTGATTATATTGAAAAAGTAACGTGAAAGAGTCGCGTAACCGTTTATGAAAACATAAACCGATAGAAAGACTATAATAGAGATGTGTAATAGAGGAAAGGATTTTAGTTTATAAAATCATTAGGTAGAAATACTGAAATATATCCCACACCCATATGGGTGTGGGATATATGTTTGACGTGTTTAAAGTGTTATACAAGGAATGCATAAACTTTATAAACTTATATTATCTCAGTGATAAGAGCATAGGGCTTTTATTACTGATACACAACAGGAAGCTTGTGATAATATAAGGAGAATATTCATGGAGGACGACTATATGTACCAATTCATGAATAAATACACATTGGGTAGATTCCTGAAGCGATTTTACCCATCCTTGTACGGCGAATTTAAAAACGTCGAAGGTGTGTATGATGAAGAAATCCGTAAAAGCAAAGGTCATGAAAAACTGATCTTTATTACGGATAACTTCCTACATAAGGTTTCCAATCGGATTGGCGATAAGTTATTTAACGCTATCCAAGATTGGAAATATAACTTTATTTTGAGATAACGCTCAAATAAAGTCCGTTAACCAATTTTGGTAAACTAATTAACATTAAATATAAGGATAGTCTTAAGACTATCCTTATTAATCGGTTCAATATTATTATTTTTTTATAATTTATAAAAAACTTCATTTGTATTCGTGAATTCACAGAAGTCTTTAATAATCATTTCCTCTACATTCTTATTTAACTTAGCTGGCGTATAACCATAATTCGAAGATTTAAGCTTATCTTTGAATTTAACAAAGTTAATAATCGTTTTACTCATGTCTCTACTACTATTACGTTTTACACTAAACTTAAGTATTTTCTGAGCACTTGTACCTAGGCTGAATATAACTTCATTACTATATCGATTACAGAGTACTTTATCGACATTATAACGGATACAGAACTCAGTTGTGTTATCATCTTCATTTTGCTCAACACCAAGATTAATATCATTGATGTTGAAGTTAAAATTAAAGATACTATAAATGAGTAATTTAAGGTTTTCCGCTATCTCGATACGTGTTAATTTTTTACTATAAAAAGGATCTTTACCTAATGGCACCTCGGTAATGGTTTTAAATCCTTTTAAAGGAGTCGTTGTGTTATCTTTAAAATTAGTTTTAAATGCAAATAAACTAATTTCTAATATACCAACCTTTTTAGTACTACCAATCAATGTATTGATTTCGAAACCGATAGAATAATTACGATTAAAGAGAACAGGGATATATTTATCCCCTTTACGATATAACCCTAACGTGATACTTTCACTAGTAATATCATCTATACTGTTAAAGACATCGTAATAATCATTATCGATATCGACAACCGTATAATCATCTAGGTTAACTTCTTTATCTAGAGGTTTATCGTAAAGACGGTATTCAACAGTACCTTCATTTTCAATAATGACTAAAAATTTATCAGGTGATTCCTGTAGACTTTCTATACCGTTTTCTACTTTTATTGGATTTACGATAACTTCACACAGACTAACTGATACATAGTGCGTACCTGATTCTAGTTTCTCAACCAATGCGTATCTAAGATCGTGTCCAATTTGAGTTTCACTATTTACACGATCTTTAAAGTGATGTTTACACAAGTAAACGGGTGATAGATCTGTAATTTCCGGATTAATTGTCATTTCATTCTCCTATTGAAATAATTAATAGACTATTTAATATAGTAGAATACTTTATATATACTTATAACGTAAAGTTATAATAATTTAAAAAGTTAGAAAATAAATTATAAATAAATTTTTATTTACTATAAGTATTTTAGTGTTATTGATTATAGGAGAACTAAAATGGAAATAACAGCTACTAACAGTTTACTGCATTTAGATTTACTTAAGCTACGTCAATTTAACGATATTGGCATGACCAAGTATAAGAAAACATACCCTGATAATGAAGTTTATCGTATTTTTGTTAAAACACATTCAGTAGGTAAAGACAGAATAATTCCTCTGTATTTTGACTTTACCGATATGATGATTCGTAAATGTCAAAAAGAATTAGAAATTTTAGAATGTCAGTTTAATAGCAAACATTTTAAGTCAGCGATCATAGAGTATCTTAACTTCGATTATAAATTTAATGATTGGTATAGCATCGAATGTGCTGACCTTGATAAGTATAAAGTATTTTATAAAACACTAGAAGATTTAAGTGGTGTATTATTACCTACGTTAAAACTAATGCCTGGTGATGACTTTAAAGTGATCATTCCTGATAACACTTTATACTCTTTCCATTTAAATACTAAGGATGTTTCTCAAACGGTAGAACCTGTATCTATCTTAGAAGGATTCTATTTTAATAATAAAGTATTTAAAGTAGAAGAATTCACTGCGTATAACGTACTAGAAACATTATTTAAGACTAATAATTTCTCACTTAATATTCAACCTGGCTACGCTGGTTTAATTGCGTTAGAGACCTTCTCTGACCCTTCTTCTCGTATCAGAATTAAAACATTAGAAATGAGAAGACATGGTGAAATCAAAGTACGCGATAATACCATTAAACCTTTCATTACTTTAACTAATAAAACCAGTTTTAATAATGAAATTGTTATAGATTACGAATCAGAATACGGTAGTAAAGTTAAAGAACTCATCATTAACTGGTTACTAGATATAAGTGCTAAATTAAAAGGCGCTAGTAGTTCTGACTTATATAAGTTATTTGAAAACTTAAATAGATTTTTAGCTGATTTATCATATATCGATGATCCTGAAAGTGATTATTTCGAAGATATGGTAAACTTTATCAGTGATGTAAATAATGTTGCAAAACTATTCGTAGTAGAAGAAAACAATTACACTTATAACGCAGGTGGTATAGAGATTGGATTACCTATTGAAGAACTTAAAGCTAAGTTGCAATCTGAAGGTATCTCTGCGGATAACATTGAAGTGATACCAGGTGTATTACTTTCAGGTCATCGTGAATTACATGGTAATATTTTCTTAAATCTCGATACAGGCAAATATGGTTTCTTTGCATTAAGTCATGATTTATTATTACCTGATGTAATGGATTCGGTATTTAACACGGCTGAGAATGGTGAGCGTGTAGCTAAAGATTTATTCCACTGTATTAGAATGTTAAATGTTAAAAAATATTTAACAGTATTAGTCAATGAACCAGAAGTTAAGAAGATTACTATAAGAAATAAACAAGGTAAGGTTCTTGATTTTGGTGTAACAAGTACTACCGATATGGATGAAGATTTAAACATCAATCAAAGAACGATTAAAGCCGTATTCTTTGATGATTTAAGTCGTGAATACAGTATGGATAAGAAAAACTATATAACAGTAAATAACTTAAAGCCTATACCGTTTAGAGTATTTATTGAACAAGGTTTTGAACTTAACGAATAATACTTTTATATCCTTAGGTTATATAACCTAAGGATATATGTTTAATGCATCAGATTTATAAACTTATATAATCTGATTGAATAAGGAATATTGATCTTTATTTATTGGACATATATCCCTGCCTTAATGGGCAGGGATATATGCACTTCTGAAGAGAAGTAAAACTAAGGGGTTATCAGGGTCGAATAAGCGACCCTGATAATATAACAACAATCTTTGTTAAATAAGGAGGCGTTTATGCGCGTTATATTTAATCAATACTTCGACCCATTATTTGTGGTTCGTGAAAACGAATTTCAAAGAATGTTGCGTCAAGGAATGGTTAATGATGATCAAGTACTGATCAATTAACCATATCAAAGTACATAAATTTTACAATTTTACATAATAAAAAGTTTCACTTATATAAGGGTGTTAGTAGAATAGCACCCTTTTATTCAATACAATAAAAAGACCCTAAGGAGGGTAATATGTTAAAGTTAGAGAATTTCAAAAACGAAACAGTAGCTAAAGCATTAGAGACTTTGGCAGTAGTATTCAACTACAAAGCCACCATCGTGGCATTACCACGTGATCTATACCATGTGGTACACAGAGAACAAGAATTTCAAATTCGCGGATTAGAAAATCTTATTCGCGAGATTATCGTGGCTCCATGGGATAAAAGCCACGCATCTCATGATGAAACAGCGGGTCACTGGGGTCACAATGGTTATGGCGTTGAAGTATGGATGTGGGATTATCGTGATCCTGCTCATGAACGTGCTTTACGTCGTTTTATTAGTGATCGTAACCATGTTCGTAAAACCGAACATGGTTATGCCTTCAGAATCTATGGTAAGGAATGGAAACACTTCGACACCAAAGAAACGCTAGAGTATTTAAGATCTCTTGATCGTTACGATCTAGTTCAATGGTGGGGTGAAGAACCATTACCTGAGGAATTGATGGTAATCGTAACCAAGTACGCAAATACGTTTGCGGAACGGAAAGTAGGGTTACCGCAATTCTGGGCAAGCCGTCTAGGGTTATAGGGGCTGAACGCTGTAATGTCGTTTATCACTCAAGCATTACATTCCTGGGTATGAATAAAAACTACCTAACCTTAGTAAAACATAACCCCACCCCCTTATAGGGGGGGGGGTTTTGTTTTTTTTATTATTATCAAATTCTAATATCCAAGGAGATTAAAATGAATTTATTAACTTTATATTTCAAAGCCACTGATTACGCTCTAACGGTATGGGCTCAAGGTGATAAAAATTGTAACCAATGGAATCGTAATTTCTATCAAGTTGATGTGACATTATGGTTAGATGGGGAAGTTGTAGAAGAGTACACTACTTCACATGCCAACGAAAGCGAAGTAAAAGCTTTCGTTGAAAGTTGTTTCAACAACCTAGCGGATAAATACAATCTAGTCCGTGACCGTAATGAATCTATCATCGGAGACGAAGAAGACCCATTAGAAGATTGGGTTGAATCATTTGCTGGAGAATTATATTATCTCTGGCAAGATGCAGAGGTAGTCACCAATAAAACAGAAGCAACTTTAGTTGCTGACGTTGAACTTGAGAAGAAATTCTCAGTTAAGGTTATTCCTGAATTCGATAAAACTTTAACTATTCAACGTCGTCCATTCGATCGTTCTTTCAATACTAAAGAAGAACGTAATCAATGGGTTGAGGACAACGGATATCGCCTTACTGAAGGCGATATAGATGATGTAAAAATCATCGTTCAAGAACATCAAGTTCAAGAACGTCGTCGTGACAAAGGCGTGTTATTCTCATGTTAATAAAACATATATCCTACAGCCACGTGGCTGTAGGATATATTAATTCATTGCTATTTTTTTTACAAAAGACGATACGCACTAACTACATCAACAATATTAATAAAATCTTTAACGATTTTTTCTTCAATATCTCGATTGAGTTTAGTTGGGTTATAACCGTATTTATTAACGATTAATTTATTACGGAAAGCTTCAAAGCTTTTAATCATATCTAGCATTTGTTCTTTATCTCTTTTATCGATGCTAAAAGAAATTTTTTTACGACCACCATGTTCAATCCTGATTTTACCACTTCCTATATTTCCTTTTTCTAACGTTTGTTCGACATTGTAACCAATATAGAAAGAAACGTAATTTGATTTACCATCTACTTCTGTTCCGATAGCGATATAAGATACTTCGGTATACGTATTAAATAATCCATAGATTAAAAGCAAAATACCTTTAGTCACTTCATCTGCTAGTGTTTGGGAAAATGCTTCTGCATTCACCACTCCTGTATATGCATCCGACATTGTACAAAAACCTTGTATAATATCATTTACATTTACAGTTTCAGATTCATCTCCACGGCGATATGCTTTTAAATCTGTTTTAACAGTGATGCCAGATTTATCTCTAGTAACGGTGTAACCTACTTTAAACCCAACGCTATCGTGGCTGTTTATTAAAGATAAAACATATTTGTTTTCTTTAGTTAACTCTAAAGCAAGTGCAATACCATGCGATTCTAATTTCTTAAAAATGTCAGATGGAATAAAATCTTTTTCATCTAACTTGATATCAATATAATCATCAATATCAAAATCAGTCTCGTGATTAATATTATACAGTCTGTAGAATCTACCTTCAGCACTATCGACAACAGCTAATAGTTTTAACGTCAACACCTTATATGGGTTACCTTCCATAACTTGCTCATAAACTAGAACATGATGAACTCTAACGTCAGTATAAGTCGTACCTTCACGAAGAAATGTCCATATTTTATCAACTAAATCAGGATAGCGATCTTGTTCGGTAATAAAGTGGTTTCTGTTTAAGTACACGTTTGTAAAATCAAATGCGTTTAATTCTTGGTTTGCGTTAACCCTTACACGAGATAACAAGTTAGTTGAAGAATTAGGATTCTTAATAGCCATTTTTACTCCTATAGAAAAAAGTTTAACATCCAATAATAGAACAGATATGACAAAATAACAAAATTGTAAAGTTATATTATCTAATAGAGATAGAAAATGATTTATAATTATTTTTATATTCACTTTATTTATTTTAGTGTCAATTAAACAATAGGAGACACACCAACATGATTAAAGACCTAACCCCTAGTGTATTAGATACTGATTTATTTGATTTACGTAAAGCGTTTAAAGTGTGTAAAACAAAATACAGTGCTATATATCCTCAAAATAACTTTTACGTATTCCTATCTGATATATCAATCCCAAAATCAGAATATTTATATTTAACACCAGTGTATTTCGATATTACTGATAACGTTATCCGATGTGGCCGAGATGCAGGTTACTTATTCAGAACAGAAGTTGGCTATGCTAGTTTTAATACTGAAATAAGTCAGTATGAAAATGCAGATATCGAATATGCAGAATTAGCTAAATTTGAATACGAAGATAAAGAAGTATATCATCATTTATTTTCAGTATTACAAGAACTTAATGGTATCTGTGTACCTTATCTTGATATCAGCGATACAACTGAATCAGTTATTGATTTAAGTAAACATTTAAATATTGGTATTGGTTTTCTTAATTTAGAAACTAATGTAACCATTTATAATGCATTAAAGGTTCGTGATGGTGGTATTATCTTTAATGATGTCAAAATGACTATTGAAGAATTTACACCAATCAATGTTTTAAGAAAGCTATTCAGAAGTTTTAACTATGATGTTTTAGTTAGACAATCACCTGATTTAGAATTGAAAATATCTTCCTTTAAAGATACCTTTAATACATTAAGTATTTCATTAACTAAACCAAGAGAACAGCAATCACATGTGTTAACAGATGGTAATCTAGTACCTATAGTAAAAGCTAAAACGATAACGTCTTACGTCTCTAGATTAGAGATCATGATTGATTCAGAAGAAGGGGCTGATATATTTACATCTGTATTACAGTGGTTATTGAATATTGGACGATGGATTAATTCTTCTGATGTAGTATTTAGCAATGGTAAAGAAGTAGAAGAACCGATTAGACTATCGGAGTTATTTAGTGAGTTAAATGTACTCTTTCATCGTCTTTCTTACGGTAGTAAAGTTAATCATGACGCAAATGTGGAGTTATTAGAAAAAGGTACCGAATTGACTGAAGCGGTGATTAAAGCGTTCAATTACGATACCACTGATAACTATACCTACAATTGTGGTGGGTTAATGTTAGATATGGATATCGATGAACTTAAAAGTAAGTTAGATGAAATTAACATCAACTCTGAAGATATTGATGTTGTTCCTGGACGTGTATTTAAAGATGGTAAAGAACTGCATGGTATTATCTTTGTTAATTTAAATACCCATACGTACGGCTTCTATTCTAAGATGTTTGATATCTTCTTACCTGATTTATTTAGTAGTTCGATATCTAAAGCATCTAACGGTAAAGAAGTGATTAAATCCTTATTTAGATGTATCAGAAGTTTAAATGTGAAAGAATACCTTTCTACGATGTTTGTTTCTGAAGACATTAAAGATTTTGGTTTATCTGAAAAGAAAACGAATAATTATTTAACTTTAGGTATAGGTGGTCAAATTCAAGAGGATGGGAAACAGAAATTGGTAACTACCGTCTTGTTTAACAGAGACACATCTGTTAAACCACCGGCTGGAACAATGCTCGAAATAGAAGATCTCAATCCTCAAAAATTTAAAGACTTTGTATCTACTGTTTTTAATAATTTATAAAATATGGGGGTAATATACCCCCTAATATTTTAGGAGACTATTGTGTCTAAAAAATTATCCACACTTTTAGGATGTAAAGACATCTTAAAGTTAGAACAATTTAAGAAACGTATTGCGGAAGAAAATGAAGATAGCTTTTCAAATGTAGAAGAGCCTCTTTTCGGTGGAATAGTTAATTTCCGTGATCACAATGGCAGGTATGTTACAGGATATATGTTGGTTAATCCTAATATTTCTAAATACCATACTTACGCGATTGATTTTTATACACTTGACGCATGGGCACCTAAAGGTGAACATCCTTTGGAGAGTATAAAGTTTAAAAATATAGAAATAGGTGAAACCTATACGGCTTTCATCGATTGGCAAAGTTTTGAAAGTTATCTTCATATATTGACTTTGGTTTGTTCCGCAGAAGTGAATTCACTTTTTGTTCCTACTATCAAATTACATGATAGTAAGAAAAAGAAATATAGTTTAAGTGTACACCTTAATGGCGTCGAAATTAAACCCGCTTCTAACCGTATCGTTACAAATGCAAACAAAAGTGTATATTGTATCGAATACGATGATAGTAAATCTTTAATATCTAAATTACTAACGAAAAGTAAAGAACTCACTTTAACATTCGATCCTCTTAGTAATAAAAAAATAAATAAACTTGTTTTTAATCTAAAAGGATTTACTGAATCTTTAGACGGTGCTTATGAAGCTACGCTCAGTTTAAACGATGATACCTACAATAAAAGATTAGTGACATCTGACCTTTTGGTCAAGGTTGATTGTGTTAATACAACTAACAACAAGTTAACCTTAGGTACTTTCGATAAAGAATATATTTATTATTATTGTGATGAATTAGCTAAACTTTTAATAAATCTTTATTCGTCAGTATTAAATATGACGGAATTAGAGTGGTTAATGTTTGTAAACAAATTTAAACAACTCATTGCCGTATTACAATTTTACCATAACGATAAACACCAAAACATGGATAGTTTAAAGTTTTATTCTGAAGTGGTAAAAGAAGTACTTTCTATTCTTAAATAGAAAGAAAATAAATATTTATTTTCAATCAACTAAATTGGAGGACAATAATGTCTCAAATTTTAAAATTACGTTCAAACACACGACTCTTAGATGGCATGTTAAAAGCCCTTTCTTTTGAAGTTGTGTTAGACAAGTTTGCAAATCTTAAAGAAGATTATGAAAACTATACTGCAGCACAAAAAGAAAACGTACAAACGTTTCTCTGTATTTATAGTTATCAGCCTTCACGTTTAGTATTCGATGCCAATACAAACGTTGTTTATATTTTAACCTTATATAATCACACAACGGCATTTAACTTAGCACATCGTGAATTCGCTGATATCCTTTTAACCAAACTAAACAAAGAACCAGAATTTATCGTTCCGGTTATCACCACTAAACCACGTTCTGATAACGAAATCGGTGTAGCTAACGGTTACCCTAGCCAAGAACTGATGTTTGGTTTAGAAAGTTTCGAAATGAATGACGTGTACGGAAACACTATGCCTACAGTGGTATACGGTATTGATAGTTTCTTAGTAGGGTCTAAGTTTAAGAATAGTTTATTAGCCGATGTTCTTAAACGTGTAAACACTGAAGAATATTTTGAAATTGGTGATGATAACTACGTTCACGTTAGTTTAACAAGAATCAATAGAGGTAATCCTGCTGGTACTGGTTTTTGTAATAAATTAACTGTTCGTATTGGTGGTCGTGATTTAGCCACTACTTTTATCCGTAAAGAAAAAGATGCAACTAAATTTACTCCATCTATCGGATTTGAAACTATTCACCAAAATTTATTAACCATCGACATTCCGGTTAATGCCGATAATTATGGTGAAGAACTAGTAGATGATACATGGTACGAATTCATTGCTAAATTACTTGCTAAATTTGCAGAAGCAGAAAAAGCAAAAGATGTTAAGTACTATAAAGTTATCGAAAAACTATTGACAGGTGGCGTTAAACGTAAACCTGATACTTTAGAAAAACTTACCAAAGCTTTCAAGTTAAAATAGAACATAGTGCTGTACACTTAAGTGTACAGCATATTTTTTCAATAAGGAGTTTAAAATGTGTCAAGAGAATGTTCCACAAATAATTTTTAATAATCTTTATACGGGTATTTACGATATACACGCTACTAAAGAGTTTGATGACAAAGAGACAATGGTTTCTAAAGTTAAACTTTATATCGAAGAAAAACAACTCAACATGCAATTAGGTGAAGATTTAGTTTACTTTAAAGGTGTCATGGATGAATTATATACTGCATTCTTACTAGATGTGAAAAACGCTGTTGTATTTTATTTTACCCGAGATAAATACAATCATTTATACTTACTTAACTATACGCTTAAACGACGTATCGATACCTTTAGACAAATTGGTATTGCGCCTAGAACTTTAACCCCTATGGTTTACAAGTACGATGCAGGTGTTGAAAATCATTATACTCTAGTATTTAAGTTTAAAGAAGCTTTAATCATGGCTAGTTCACCTACGAATAACTATTATTTCTCATCTGAATTCGATGTCAATACATGTGGAGATTTAGTTCCATTTGAACCATGGTCGTTATTTGCTAACTTAGTAAAAACGAAGAACTTCACCGAAACGTTTAAGAATAATAATATTAATAGTGAAGTTCGTGAAATCACTATTGATAGTCGTTTCGTTAAAGCAGGGTTGAGTGATAGTTACGAGTATATTAAGGTTTTCACTATCGGTGTAGATTTAGGTGGAGTAAATGATTCGGTAGGGAGTAGCGTAGATGAAACTAAAAAAGTCATCCCTTCATTTTCTAAAGTAAAAAGTAATAAACTTACTTTTGAAATTAAAATACCTTATAAAGTAAGGGAAAATCAATCAAAACTCTCCCCGCTATCCGATCATGGTTATTTTGTAGTTATAGCTAAACTATTAGCTAAATTAAATCAAGACTGGTTAGAAGGGAACTGGGATTATTTTGATGTCTTATATCAGAAGATCAAACAAATTGATCTATGTGAGTATTTCTTTGATGATGTTATTAAAGAAGGTGAAACATTAGATGATCCTAAATTCTTATTAGACTATTTTGAATTAAATTAATTGGTTGTGTATGGGGATTACCCATACACAACCTTATTTCACTACTTTTTATTTTTTATTTATTTATAAGAATTTTACTCGAATAGACACAGCACAGCTAGTTTTTAAATTGACGATAACTTTGTCATGAGTGTGATGTCCTGCTACTTAATTCAGTTCTAGTCTTAGCAATACCGTCCATTCTAAATGTCCACTCGTAGTCAATATTGTAATCACTACCATCACCGCCACCGTGACGGTATTCAGTAGAATTACGAGTTATTATATAAATCAATTTAGTTATCTCTGTGCCCGTTAATGTACTACCAGATGGTGTATTTAGGTACCTACGTCTTATACAAACATCAACTTGCCCTAAAGCTGTCCAACTCTTAGAGTTCGATCTTCCACTATCATATCTTCTAGCATACTCTATCCCTTTACTATTTTCCAACTCAATAAGTTTGGTGATATCAAAATTAAAATTATCGTCTTTAAACTGATTATATATTGCACTTTTTATATCAGCAGGTATTGCGAAATAGTTAGGATAACTATAACAATTTTCTTGAGTTGATGTCGTTGGATTATTAGATGGAGGTGGTGGTGCTGGAGTAGGAGGTGGAGGTGGTGCTACTACTCTATCTTCGTACGCTACTCTGCTATCACCTATCCAAGCACCACCAAATCTTTTTATACTATCGGCTATTTCTCTACCCGTTACACCAACACCATAACCATTACTATTAGTTGATTTACGTGTAATATTATTATTAAACGCACTAAACCAGTTACCACGTATTCTATCGACACTTTTATCGCCACCGTTAGAATACGCTGTAACAGATACCCCCGCTCTATTGCCAATCAGGGTTAAGTTTTTTACATCCATTAATTATTTTCCTATATTTTGGTTAATAAACATAGCAGTAAGCTATAGAACACATAGTTAGTATTTTCGGATTTGAGATATTTATTTTCTTTATCTGTTTCTTTTTCTTTTTTAACAATTTATTCAATTAATTTATTATTGCTAGACATTATTTATTTGTAACAACATTATCTTATCTAAGATACTAAACTAATTAAATTAACTTTTATCAGGAGTTTATCAAATGACTAAATTAGCCAAACGTAACTTATTCGAAAAACGTTTAGAAATCTTCCCTACAGAATACCCTGAATTTGCAGGATTCGTAGATGCCATCCATCATTCATACTGGTTATTTACTGAATACAACTATGACGCAGATATCCAGCATTTTAAAACAAGATTAGTACCACACGAAAAAGAAGCGATTACTCGCTGCATGTTAGCTATTTCACAAATTGAAGTAAATGTTAAGCGTTTCTGGATGGATATCTATTATATCTTCCCTAAACCAGAAGTCGATGAAGTAGGTGCGGTATTCGGTGACTCAGAACAACGTCATTTAGCCGCATACCGTCATTTATTAGAACGTATGGGTTTAGTTGAAGTATTCCAAAATATTCGTAATATCCCTCAATTAATGGGACGTGTTGAATATACTGAAAAATTCCTTAAAAACAAAACGATGTCTCACCAACAAGCCGTTTTAGCGACAGTATTGTTTAGTTCATTTATTGAACATATTTCTCTATTTAGTCAATTCTTAACAATTAATGCGTTTAATAAATACCGTAATGAATTTAAAGGGATTAATAACGCAATTGAAGCAACCAGTAAAGAAGAAGAACTTCATGGTCGTTTTGGTATTGAATTATTCAAAATCATCGCTGTAGAACACCATGAACTTCTTACAGACGAATTTTACGCTACACTAGAAGCAATGGCTGAAGAAGCCTTCAAAGCTGAAATGGATATCGTCGATTGGATCTTTGAAGAAGGTGAATTAGATTTCTTACCTAAAGAAACTGTTAAGAACTATATTCGTAAACGTTATAATACATCTTTAACCACTTTAGGTATTGCACCTAAATTTGAAGTCGATATGAACCTTTATCGTGAAGTAGAATGGTTCGATATTGAAGTACTTGCGCCTAAAGATAATGACTTCTTTAATAAGCGTAGTACTGACTATACCAAGTTTAGTAAACCAGTAACAGGCGATGATTTATTTGAATAATCATCCTATGATCAGAAAAGGAGGAACAGAGGTATCCTCCTTTATTTTTTTTAATTATTAATAAAAATAGGATATTTACTAAACTATGCACATTGAAAAACAACAAGAAGATTTTTACTGGTTAAACGAAGAAAGTAAGACATTTTTGTCTAGAGGTTATATTCCAGATGGCATGACTGTTCAACAACGTTATAGACAAATTGCTGATGCGGCTGAAAATATTTTAAATATACCAGGTTTTTCAGATAAATTCTATAATTATTTAGCTAAAGGGTATTATTCTTTATCTAGTCCTATTATTGCTAACTTTGGTTTAAAGAGAGCTTTACCCATAAGTTGTGTAACTGGTGATACTTGGATCAATACTGCAAATGGCGGTAAAATGGCCAAGGATATCCAAGTTGGTGATATGGTATTAACTCACAAAAATAGATACCGTAAAGTAGTGGATATTATCCCTACTAAAGATAAAAACGATATCTATGAGTTAACTGTAAAATCTAGACAGTATCCTTTAAACATTACGGGTAACCATTTAGTATTAACCAATAAAGGTTGGGTAGCGGTAGAAGACTTAGACCCTCAAGTACATTTAGTAGCTACTAACGGTAAAGTGGAATATACTTCTGTTGATACAGAGTTGAAAAATAAACCAGGTGAATCTAAAAGCCAGGAAGAACTAGCTTATGATCTTGGTGTATCCATTGCTAATGATGTAGTGATTAACAATGATGCTGAAGCATTCAACGACTGGGTATTATCTTTACCGGAACATTTACTACGTCAAGTGTGGGCTGGTATTGAAGAAGAACTTCTTAATAAATACTCCGATGAATATAAAGTAATTTATTGTGCGGCTGCCCCTGTAGCTATGCAGTTATACGCGTTAGCTAAACGTATTGGTGTCGAGCTCACTACTAGTACAGTTGGAAGAGAGAATACCGAAACTGGTGAAACTTTACAACTTACTGTTATTAGTTTAGAAGATCAAAAAGTAAGCGAAGATGGTTTACACTATTCTCCTATTACTCGCTTAGTTAAAACTGATAAAGTAGAAGATGTTTATGACTTCACAGTAGAAGAAGATCATTCTTTCTCCTGTGCTGGCGTAGTAGTTCATAACTGTTTCGGTTCGTATATTACTGACGACCTTAACGGTATTTTTGATACTGTTTCTGAAGTAGCTATGATGAATAAATTAGGTGGCGGTACTTCAGGTTATTTTGGTGCTATTCGTGCACGTGGTAGTGAAATCACTGCTGGCGGTAAAAGTAACGGTACGTTCTCTTTCTTACAAATCTTTGATAAAGTCGTAAGTGTAGTTAACCAAAATGGTATTCGCCGTGGTATGTTTGCTGGTTATATTGACATCGATCATGCTGATATTGAAGAGTGGGTAGATATCCATACAGAAGGTAACCCAGTACAAGATATCTATTGGGGTGTAAACGTAACGAATAGCTTCATTGAAAAGGTTAAAAACGGTGATAAAGCAGCTCGTAACTTATGGGCTAAAATCTTATCGGTTAAAACTGCTACAGGTATCCCTTATTTACATTTCATCGATAATGTGAACGAAAATAAAGCAGACGTATATCTTGATAAAAACATGAAGATCCATGCAAGTAACATGTGTGTATCAGCGGATACTAAGATCCTTACTAAAGAATACGGTTATGTAGCTATCGGTACTAAAGCTGGTGAGAAAGTAACTGTATGGAATGGTGAAGAGTGGTCTGAAAATGTAGAGTTAGTAAAAACTGGTGAAAACCAAAAACTATATGCTGTTACTTTACATATGTCTGGTTATCATACAGGTAAATCAGGTAAGTTTAAGACTACTATCAGAGCTACTGATTATCATAAGTGGTACGTACAAGATAAAGATGGTGACATCATCTGTAAACGTACTTCAGAGTTATCTGTAAATGATGTAACTGAAACATGGAATTCTCATCTTAAAGAAGATGCTAAAGTACCTGGTTGGGTCATTGAATCCATTACTGAAGTAGATGGATTACATGATACTTACTGTTGTACTGAACCTAAACGTAATAAGGTTATCTTTAATGGCGTATTAACTGGTAACTGTATGGAAATCAGTTTACCAAGTTCAGCTGATGAATCATTCGTTTGTTGTCTAATGTCAATGAACTTATTACACTACGATAAATGGAAAGATACCGATGCAGTTAAAACAGCTGTATACTTCTTAGATGCCGTAATGAGCGAATTCATTGAAAAAGCTAAAGTGATTCCTAAGATGGAAAAAGCAGTACGCTTTGCTGAACGCCATCGTGCTTTAGGTTTAGGGGTATTAGGTTGGCATAGTTACTTACAATCTAAGATGATTCCTTTTGATGGTTTTGAAGCGATGATGAAAAATGCTGAAATCTTTAAACACATTAGAGAAGAAAGCTATCAAGGTTCAAAAGAACTTGCTGAGTTACTAGGTGAACCTGAGTTATTAAAAGGTTATGGTAGACGTAATACGACTTTAATGGCTGTCGCACCAACTAAATCCTCTTCTTTCATCTTAGGTCAAGTATCACAAGGTGTAGAGCCTATCAAAGCTAACTTATTTATCAAAGATACCGCTAAGGTGAAAACAGTATTTAAGAATCCGTTCTTAGAGAAGCTATTAGCTGAACGTGGTAAAGATACACCTGAAGTTTGGGAATCAATTAATAAAGCGGGTGGTAGTGTAGCACATTTAGATTTCTTAACACCAAGAGAAAAAGATGTGTTTAAAACATTTGAAGAAATTAATCAGATGTCTATTATTCAACAAGCTGCTCAAAGACAACAGTTTATTGATCAAGGACAATCTATTAACTTGTCTATCCATCCAGATACACCATTAAAAGATATTAACGCATTATATCTGCAAGCTATGGAATTAGGGGTAAAAGGTATTTATTATCAATTCTCTAAATCTGCAGCACAATCTTTTAATAGAGAATTACTACAATGTAGTTCTTGTGAAGCTTAATAAAGATTTACTTTAATAAATATATCCTAGACATTTATTACGTCTAGGATATATGTTTGATTAATTTATTTAATAAGGAGTAAACCATGTTTAACGATGAAGTAACCAAACCTGCTACGGAAAGTTTAAAAATCACTAAACCCACTACACCACCTGTTTCGCATAAGGGTATGCCAGATGAAGATGTTAACACAACCGATAAGGAAGTAGTAACAGGATTTACTGAAGTCCTTGAAAGAATGGCTAAAGAAAACATGAGAATGCAATCTAAAGTGTTAAATTTAGTTAATACCCTTATCAAACAACGTGAAGCGGAAGATAAACCATCAACTGCTAATACGTTACTGTCTTTTGATCCATATAGCGATGAGATCATGAGTCGATTAAAAGATGTATCACGAGCTTCTTATATTTATAAGGATTCTACACGAGTAGATACAAGTTTAGGTGAAGTATTTGTTCATATGGCTGGTGAAGCAACAGAAATCATTTATTTAAATGAGAAAGGTAAATTGGTTAGATTCGTTATGCAAGGCGATGGTTTTGCTCTAAGAACAATCATTAGCAAATATAATTTCAATGAAGGGAAATCTATTAATATTCCTGAATAGTATCACCTATGCAAAATGAAAATTATTTGTTTTTTAATGACTTTTATAAAGTCTATAAAAACGATAAAGGTATTGTTACTTGTTTAGCTAATAATGGTGTAGAGATACTTGTTAAAGATATGCGTTTAAACATCCCTAAAGAAGCATACGCGTACTTTAAAGGTGAAGGTGAGACTAAGTTCAGGTTAGAAACAAAGTTTCTTCTACGTTGTAATGGATACGTTTCTGCGTCTGTTTATCTTTTTAGTGTAAGACTAACAGATGAAGAAATAAACCAGTTAGGTAATGAATTAGAAAATTTAAGGAAGAAAGATGAAGAATATCTTAAAAAATATAGTTATCTTTTCGAATGATTTAAAAAGAAAGATAACCATGAAACATGAATATTATTTTGAAGATGGTTATAAACTTTATTTAACTAGAACGGATGAATTGTTATTAGTTGATAAAGAAGGAAATGAAGTGCCTATTCATAGTGTTCAGTTTAATGTAGATGAAAAGACTTTAGAATGTATTAAAGGCAGTAAAGATAACTGTTACCATATTGAAATTGTTAAATCAGTTATTACCTTTAAAGGTGTGGAAGGTGCGTTATTGTGGATGAACGATGTTCGTAATCCGACTCAAGTTGTAGAAGGATTAGGTAAGTTAAACTTAATGCCGATAACAGCAGCTGAAAACGAAATCTATTCTATTAGAAGCCGTGAAATCTTATCTCAGTTTGAAAACGTGTTCAGACGTGAAGATAAAAGAAATAAATAAACTTATATTATCTAATTGAGTTAATTATCTTATTTCAACTAAGGAGTACCAAATGTCAAAGACGATTAAATTTAAACTTGATACAGAAGAACAGCCGATTGATATAATCACTGTTGAAGATAATGAATTTGAAAAGATTATCGCTAAACTCAAATTCTTATTTGCTATCAACTATACTAACTTTTCTTACACAACTTCATCTGATAGTGTAATGTTTAATTTTGAAAAATGGGGTTATGATGTGGTTAACCTTATTAAGTTAATTAAAGAGATTAACGTATACCATGCATGGAATGCGATCAATTCTATACGTTGTTCACAGATCGATAAGATTAGCGCTATGTTGGACATGACCGATATAGATGAAGAGGCGTTATATGCACTGGAGAATGTTAGAGAAGGATCTATCGTGATCTTTAAAAGAGATGTTATAAAATCTTTTAAAGCACTTCATTTATTAAATATCTTCAGTCTTAACGAAGAAGTGAGTTACGTTAATAACGGTAAAGTTGAAAAATTTTATTTACACCATTATCGTTGTTTACATGTTCCAGAATTTGAATATCTGTTTAAACAGATTCTTAAAGCTGCTAACTGATTTTAGTAAGAGGTATTTATGCTTTTACAACGACTTATTGTAACGAATACTAGAAGTCGTAAAGTGACTTCTCTTTTAGAAGAACGTGCACGTATTTTTAAAATCATGCGTACGTTTACAAGCACTTTATATAAATCAACTTTGAAAATAGAAAATGCAATTGAATGGGAAGGTGACCATGACGTAGATACACTACGTCTTTCTTTTACCCCTGCATCTGAATCACAAACCATTTTCATGGATGTTTTACAGTCTTTCTTTAGTACTGAACACTACTATAGATTATTTGATATCGAGTACATGTTCTCTACTCCAGTTTCAATGGTCGGTAGTGAGGAAGAGAAATATATTGTATTTAGAGTAAAAGATCAACAAAATTATCCATTTGTTCTTAAACCTAAATCACAATCTTTCTTTGCGACTATCTTAAACGAGTTAGAAGTTATTGTCAGAGATAAAAACGATAATATCGTTATTGAAGTAGATGATATTAAAAACATTGAAGAAGATATGAAAAACGTATTGAATAAGATTCGTACATTACAGAATTCTTATCCAAACGTTATTACCTTATCTAAAGAAATGTTGAATCTTGCGAAAGAGGAAAGAAGCCTTTACGTATTTAGAGACAATATCGTTTACTATACTTACGATAGTCTTTCCTTATTAGAAGATATTATCACTAAATCAATCGATAAAGATAAGGTCTGTGTTAGATTTCTTAATCTAGAGGAACGTAATAAGTTATTTACTGTTATAAATTTCTCTAAAGTAACTGATTTACTTTTAATCTTAAATGATAAGAAAGTAGATTATGAAGTCCATTACAGAATGCCAGAAAACGGTAACACCTTAACGATTCATATTTACAATACTGAAATCGTTGATACCGTTAGTAAAGTTGTAAGAAAACTTTACAATATGGAATTCCTTAACACTGTTAGTGATGTTTTAGATAAATTTCAACAAAAGGTCAATAGACCAGATCACCATTAAATAATAAACGGAGTAATTATAAATTATGGAAATTTGTTACCATAAATCGTTATTGGGTTATAATCTAACCAAGATACCTAATGATGAATTATACAGTGTTTTACCTCAAGGTATTTATACTGTTACTGTACAGAAAAATATGAATGGGTTTGAATACTATTTCACGCCTCAAAAAGATTTTCATATTCCTGATTACGTTGTTAGCGATACAGCATTCATTGAACGAGTTAAAAACGTTTATATTAAATCTGGTAAACAACTTGGTATTCTGTTGCACGGTTTAAGTGGTATGGGTAAATCCATGCTTGCTAAACAACTTTGCATGGAAATGGTGACTAAATGCCAAATGCCGGTTATTATCTTTGATTTTAATTCTGCTGAACATATTGCCGACATCTTAAAACAGGTTAACCAACCATCTGTCATTTTCTTGGATGAGTTTGAGAAGATGTTCGCCAATGATGATACCCATTCTAAACCATACCAGGAACAAAACGAATTACTATCGATTCTTGATGGTACAAATGTGAGTAAACATATTTTCTTATTCACTGCGAATGAGAAAACAGAAATTTCTCCGCATATGTTTAATCGCCCATCACGTATCCGTTACTGTATTAATTATACGGCTATTCCTCGAAATGTTATTATTCAAATTATCGATAATAACGTAGAAGAGCAAGAAAAACGTGAGTTCCTTTATGGGTTAACTAACGTGGTTAAAACATTGACGTATGACGTGCTCTTTGAACTGATTAATGAAGTTCTGTATACTGAAGAATTAAACGTTAACGAATTCCTTCGTGTGTTTAATTTAGAAAGTAAACAAGTTTCGGCTAACGATTTCAAAGTAGAAACGACCTTCTCTTCTACGAATGTTCCAGAACACATCGTTAAGAAATTTAATGAATGTTTTACTGGTGGTTTAGAAATTGCCTTTGATTTCCAAGTTTTATTAAATCTAGATCCAAGTAATAAACTTGGTGTAAAATTTTATAATAACGAAGAAATTTATTTCAACTATTTTAAACCAGTTCAGGATAAAAGTGGTATGATTTCTTGTAATGGAAATGAACTTATACACGAAGGTTTCTCACAAGATCGAGCTTTCTATCCTGGGTATTATTATTGTCGTACAGAAAAAGAATTGACGTACAACAATTTGTATTCAGATGACACGATAGTATTTTACATTCGTCCAGAAACGTACTACACTCGCGGTTATTTTAATCGATTTGGTATTACAGATAAGGATCTTAACGACTATATCAATGAGATTGAATACAAGTTTACACTTACACGTAAATAATGATATCCCTGCATATGCAGGGATATATGTTCCACATTTCAACTTAAACCATACTTATAAGGAGTATACACATGTCAGAATTTCAACTTAAATACGTTTACAAAGATGGATTATTAACACCGATAGGTGTACCTGTAAACAATAATTTCTTAGATAAACTTCCCAAAGGAGTTTACAACTTTACTGTAAAAGAAAAACAAAACGGATTACTTTTAGGATTTAGTCCAGTAGAAGATTTTAAAATCCCTGAAAACATCGTAGGACAAGATAAACATTTAACTCGTGTTATTAACACTTATAATCGTTTAGGTAAACAAATGGGTGTACTCTTATCTGGTATCGGTGGTGCGGGTAAAACAGTATTAGCTAAACGTATCGCTATGGAATGTGTCAATAAAGGAAACATGTCTGTAGTAGTCGTAAATAGTGAAACAGTTGGACACCTGCCTATGATGATGAGTATGTTAAAGGACGATGTAGTCATCTTGTTAGACGAATTTGAAAAGATGTTTGATAAAGTGGAAAAACAAAACTATCTATTAACTTTATTAGATGGTGTTATGGACCACAAACATTTATTCTTATTCACCTGTAACGATATAAATAAAATCAATCCTTACATGTTACACCGTCCATCTCGTATTCGTTATCATTTTAGATTCGATCGTGTACCTAAAGAAATCGCTCATGAAATCATCGAACGTGATTATATCCCTGTAGATAATAATCACGTCGCTGTGTTAAAATTATTAACTGACATGATCGATTGTTTAAGTTACGATATGCTCTTTGAATGCATTAAAGAGTGTAACTTATACCCTGCTGAAAGCCCTATGGAATTAGTAACAGATTTAGCATTAGAAATTTCTGATATCAGTCTTGAAGACTATGACGTTGTGGTCAAATTAGGTGATAAGGAATATGGTGCTGAAGATCTCGAAGAAGTACTTGGTGAACGAGTTGTCGGTAATGTGAAATATACTATCAGTTTAGACGAAGGCAAGATCAAACGTAATATCAACGCAAATGGTTTAAACGATACTGTTATTCGCAATGGTTGGATGTTCTTTATATTACACGCAGAAGCTAAAATAGATGGTGATGAAGTGGAAGATAGTACTGATGCAGGTTTCCAATTAAAACTGAAGAAACCATTAGCTCAGTCGTTACTAGAAGGTGCGATGGATGGTACGGTAGAAATGATTGGGTTTAACAGTAACGTCTATGGTTGGGTGAAGGTAGATTCTTTAGAGAAACTTTTAGAAGTATTCCCTGAGTTAAATGAGATTAAACTTTCATACAGAAAAAAGTCTTAAACCGGGGAAAGCAATCACGCGATGCGTTTTCCAGACTTAAGAGTAAAGGAGATAGAATAACACCTAAACTTGGAGGTTCTGGTTTAATACCCGGTAATACAAAACCTAATTATAATGCTTTATATGGTACATTGCGTGGTGAGACACATGTGATGCAGGTCATGGAAGCTTCACCGCAAGTTGTTGATTTTTTCACTAGCTGGATAGATTCTTTAAACGGTAATGTCAAAACCGCATCAGATGAATTAAATGAGGAAAAAACTAAACCATCTCCTCCTATCATTGATTGGATGGAAGAAAGTGAAGATGAATTACCATTTTAAATACTAACATATATCCCTACCCACATGGGTAGGGATATATTTCTCATTATTTTTTTTTATTTAAACATGTAAGGTAAATGACCCAGGATACCTGTTGAATGGAATTTTACTTTCCAAATATATCCTTCACCACTACCTTCTCTACCGAATAACTTAGCAAATGGACAATTACCTTTAGCCTGTTCATTCATCTCATTCATTTCTTTTTCAAAGTTCTTTAACGATTCTTCATCTAATCTTACTTTTCTTTCTATAGGACTAGAAAGTGTAACAGGATAACAACGTAAATCCTTTAAGTAAGACTTATAAAGTCTCGTTAGATTATAGCTATCGGTATTATGAACAACGTGTTCTTTACCGTGATTATCTTTAAAATAGTAACTTAATGAAAAAGGTGCAATGAAAGCTTTAATATCGGATACTGCTGTTCCTTCTTTTACACCTTTACCAACGAATTCACCATGTAAAACAACCGCGTCTAACTTACCATATTTAGTTTTGTAAGTATTTCTTACACGTCTTGTTTCATCCCATAGTGCTTTTAAGAAAAACTCTTTCGTTTTTTCTTCTTCAATAAAGTTTAAGAATTGATGAACATCATTATCTTCATTTAAAACTTCTTCTTTATTCTGATAATAAATATAAGGCTTATCGTTTTCATCTACCTTACAAACGATACCTACGTTTATACCGTTTAATTTAACGGTACCTTCAAGTTCTAAAGTAATCGCTTTTAAAGGCATATATACCTTTTTAGCTTCTTGTTCAACGTGTTTAATAAAGTCAGATAGATGACCTACTGAAGGCCATCTGTAGTGTGTTTTGTACTGCATTAATTATTTATCCTTAGAATTATAACTAATATACTGTTCTTCTAAAAATTTGGAAAGCGACAATAGATTATCTTCTTTTTTCTTAGAAGACTTCCATCCCCATTGCGTTGTATAAATACCATCGTTAATAACAACATTTAAACGTTTAACTGGTGGTTTAGTTAAATAAAGATTACAGGTATATTTGATTTCGATCTTTTCGTTAAATGCTGGTACAGTTTTATTAGTTTTGATCCAATTATTTAAATGGGTATAAACTAATTTCTTTTCTTCATCGATAATATTAATACTACTTTTATCTTTTAAAGCCATTTAACTATACTCCTATAAATGTATTAAACCGTAAAAGGATATTTAATAGCTGGGTGGTGTTGATAATTGATTACATCAAAATCATTAGGATGTAGATTATCTTCTTCTTGTTCACAAAGACCTAAAACACTTTCTAAAGTAATTTCTTTATTGCAATGTAAATAAGGAGAAGCAAAAGGTTCTCTTTCCATTTGTTCTACAAACAAATCATATTGGTTTTCGTAAACATGGATGTTGATCGATCTATGTTTAGCGATAGCAGGTTGTTTACCGGTAAGCTTAGCCATAACCCAGAGTAAGAAATACACTTGTACCATATTGAAATTACAACCTAATGCAAAGTCATTCGACTCGCTATTCACATGTGTCGTTAATACATGCAGTTAATTTAATAACGTCCTATATCGCTATAGGTGTCGGACTATATCACATTCCGTTATAACTAAAAGATATACTTATAAAGGAATCTTCCCCATTTCCATTTAATCGTATTACGTATAACTAATCTCATTATACAACGCACCACTTGGCTGTACTCTACTCACTTACTCATCTAATTATCACTAATTAAACTACGCTTTCGATAGTCTCTAGATATTTATTATATTAAATTATAAATAAAACCAATCTTTATAGTTTTCTTTGGTTGCTCTACATCTCCATGCTAAAGTATTATAATTTATATTTAATGCTTTAGCTGCATCTCGCGTAGACTTATAAACAACACCATTTATACTAACTTGTTTACTAAGCGGATTAATGTAATCTGGTGCACTAGTTCTTATTCTATTTGTTTCGCGTATTTTATTTATTATTTCAGGAGGATGTTTTTTACCAAAGAATGGATTCTTCTCACCACTAATATCTCTTTTCTTTATGGCTTCCATAAAGTTTTTATACTGAAGACTATTTTTATCTAGTTTAACACCTTTAAAAGGTGATGACCTTCCTTTAAATAAATCAGATATGAGTTTTCTCACTTCAGGTGTATGGGTCTTACCATACATTCCATTTTTTTCACCAAATTTTGCATATTTACTTTTTCTTTCTTCAGAAGACATTTCGGATAATTTTCTTTTTTGAGTGACGGTTCTACGGTCGATTATATCCTTTTTATTAGGATTATGTGTTAAATTATCCCCGCCTCTAGCAGAGTTCCCTATATTTACACAAAGTGTATTACTACAAAATTGTTTTATATATTTATCTTCTAACTCATAAGCATCTTCTCTAGATTCTGTTAAAATCTCGCTGATATCGAAATACTCTATTTTACCATCATTATAGAGTTTTTGTAGAATGCTATTATGGTGTTTATTGTGAATAAGTTCTTTTATATGGCGATTAACCCGTTTATCTGGGTCAAACGTGCTTCCTATATAAAAATGCCCTGAAGGTCTTGCGGTTAAACAATATACGTACATTTTATATTCCTTTTATTAATAAAAATTCATAAAAATGTCGATATTGGTATTGGTATATAATTTAATATAAATTTAATAACGGATTGGGTGTATTAAAATACATCGTTCCCGTTTTAGGGGTAGTTATTCGATTACTATTACTAGTAAAAGGCGCCCAAATCAACGCTGTGTGCTAGATAGGTATAAATCATTGCCCACTAGACTAAATTGATGTTCGTACATGCAAGGTCTTAAACAACCGAATTCGAATAACTCAGGTTTCCAGAATGACCAGATTAATCCACGATCATCTTTACCTTCTTTAAGTTTATTAACGATTTCAGCAAAACGACTATTTAATCCGTTTTCTATATGGATAGTGTTTGTTTCACCATTAGAATAGAAAGTAATTTCATTACCACCGTAATAATTGGCGTTATACTTAGCATTCGCTGCGGCACCATAGATGACACCTAAATCATGCCCTTCTGCAATCATTTCTTTACCAATTTCAGTTTCAGTCCAAGCTGGATTTTTAGCATTTGCATCCCATGTATGTACGCCTAACTTATGGAATTGTTCGGTAGAGGTATATCCTCTAATGTAACCTAACATTTCACCGATAGCTTGTCTGAAATAGCTTTTACGTGTGGTACATAAAGGAAACTCTCCTTTACCTACATCGTATTCCATCGTTTCATCAATTAAAGTTAAACATTGGGTTTTAGTTCTTTCATTGTATACCCATTTACCTTGTTCTAATATTTTTTTACCTAAAGCAACGTATTGTTTAGTCATTTGCATTTCTCCTATATTTTGGTTAATAGTGATAAACCTATATTATCTATTTGACATAGATAATTCTCTATCTATAAATTTCATTTTTATTTAACAAAACTAAGGAGTAAATTATGCCTAGTTACGAAGCTGTATACAATATGATCACCGATGATTCTAAAGAATCTACTTTAATGATTCACGCTACTGGTACAGAATTGGAACCCTATACCGTGCAAACAGTAGGTGATGTATTTATTAAAAACATGGGCGCAGCTTTATTGCTTATTTACGTGGATAAGGAAACGAAAGTACTTGCTAAACGCGCTATCAATCCTGCTGTTTATGATGTTCTTGTTAAAAGAGCAAATCCATTAGGTTAATCTATATCTATGTTGTATAAAAACAATATAGGATAAATCATGAAAAGACCTCAACCTAATAAAAAGGATAATCGTCTTAGTCCTATTCCTTATAACTGGATTAAGTATAATATCAAGGGTTCTATTAAAGGTGATAAACCTGTATGCAAACCGTTACACGATTATCAAAAATTAAATTAGATGTAATACCTAGCTTAGAAATATCTCTAAGCTAGGTTTATGTCTGTATTGTTTTTAATGGAGCATTCAAATGACAATGAATCTAAAATATATCGAGCACGATAACGAATTAAGGTTTTCTGAAATACCTAATTTAAGTGCTGTAAAAGATAAGATACCAGCGGGTGTCTATACTTATATCTGTAAACAAACCAAAGAAGGGGCCACAGATTCTTATTTAGCTAAAAAGGATAAATTTATTCTACCAGCTAAATTATACGGAACCGTAGTGGAACGTACTGAACGCATTTTAGCAGCGTATAAAGCGCTCGATAAAAACATGGGTGTATTATTATCTGGTTTAGCAGGAGCAGGTAAAAGCTTATTGATTAAGTATATTGCAAATAAAGCAGTAGATGAATTAGGCATGCCTGTTATCATCTTTACAACAGATAGTGTTAATAAGATGTCTGAGTTTTTAGATAAGACTCCACAACCGTGTGTCATCTTATTAGATGAATTTGAAAAGATGACTTACCCTAGTCAACAAGAACAGTTACTTACTGTATTTGATGGCATGTACACCACTAAAAACTTATTCTTATTAACTGTTAACGATAAGAATCAGTTAACGCAGTTTTTATTTAGTAGACCATCACGTTTACGTTACGTGTATGATTATAACTCTATTGAAACTGAAGTGATTGAAGCTGTATTGGAAGATAAGCTAACAGATAAAAGTAAACTAGATCAAGTATCCATGCTTTTATCAACAGCTCATAAACTTTCATTTGACGTGCTTAATTCTTTTATCGAAGAAGTCAATATCTTCCCAGATAAAGACCCTAAAGTATTATTTGAAAATTTCAACACTAAAACAAATACAAGAGATGAAGGCTATCAACTTGAATGTTTGTGTGGTGAAATTAGTATCAGTAATATCTTCCAATTTAAGATTGATACTTATGGTTTAGAGTGTGCAAGGGAAGGTAAGAAGTTTAGAATCAATTTCGCTAATAAAAACAATAGTGATGGATTCAATAAACGTATGCCATGGGATAGAGATCCTATCGCAACAGATGGGTTAGTGGTGGATAAAGCGGAAGATCTTCAAATTAACTTTAACCATATTCAGTTTAAATATACCGATAAAGATGGTAAATTTAAAGAGAATTTAATTAAACTTTCATCACAATCTTTAAATCCTATAGGCGAAAATCCTACTATTCTTAAAGATAAGACCTATACCTTTAAGTTAGTTAAATAGAAGTTAATTAGTGTGTAAAGTAGCATATATCCTACTCCCTTACAGGAGTAGGATATATGTTCTATTCAAAGCTATTTTTTTTATTTTATTCAAAAGAAGAAAAATCAAATGGTTAGAAACCATAGATCTGTGATTAATATCACATAGTATTCGATTGAGTTATATTTAATCATTTTATTATACGTTTGCTATTTTGCTTCCCATATATAAACCTATATTATCTAAGAGAGAGGAGTATATATACCCCTTGGAATTTCCAATAACTCACGTGAGTTATTGGATGTAGTATCAATCATTTTTAGTTTAACACAGGCGGAATCCATATGGAGGGGACAAACGTAACAGCAAGGGATTTCTGGGATAAGATTATCATCAAAAAAGAAAATCTGCCAAAGAAACAAACCCAACACTCGGTAAATATAAACTTCTACAATAACCTAAACGTTCAGGTCTATATTGGAACACGTGATGGTGATGTATATGAACTTGATCCTATACGGGAGAATGACTCCAAGGTACAAAGTTTATTTTATATTGAACGAGAAATTATAAACCGTTCGGCTAAACGAATCGCTCACCCTTATCATGTTAACGGTGATAATGGTGTTTATTCTGGCATAGTGGAAAGTGGGCCAGGTCTCAATCAAAAAGGATATGAGGCTTTTAGGGTTTTTAACGTTCTAAGCCTGGCAGATTTAGAAGCGGCTGATGCGTTATATTTCGAATCTATCGATTATGTTATTTCGCTTAAACCAACAGGATGGACGCATCCTCGAGTGGTAGCGAATACACCAAATTATAAAACTCGAAATAATGACGGAGAGTCAGAATCTTCAATCAAGTTTGAATTAGTCGATCGTGGAAATTATTACGGTACTTCCTATATAAACGTTAATGGTTCAGTGCATCGCATTAAACCAATTACTAAAATGAACAGAGATGAAGGCCTTTATGTTTATTTTAATAGCGTATTAAAAGAAGGAAAATACCGTGAGGAAGATGTTATTTATATTCCTTTAGGGAAGATCATTGATAGTCAATGGAAGCTGTATAGCAACTATCAAGATGCTCTGATATTAGGGGATTATAAACGACAGAAAGAAGATCTTAGGGAAGAGCTCAAGTTAGAACGAGAAGAGGAGATTCTCAAACTTAAACACGAAGTAGAGATTGCTAAGCAGGAAAACGCATCTATCAAGGAAGAACACCGCCGTAAAGAGGCGGAAGACGAGCTAGCAAGAACACAAAGTGAAAAGGAACTTGCCGAGATCAAACGATCCCTGACATCCGAACAGGAAAGATGGGCTCGAGAAAAAGCAGACTTATTACATCAGCAACAAATGGAACGAAGTAGATTAGAGCATGAATTAAACATGCGAACATCTTATCGTAAAGATTCTAGTGAAGCATTAAAATGGATATTAGGCATCACAGGTACAGTCTTATCTATTTTTGCGATGATCATGAGTCAAAGAAAAGATTAACCAATTAAAGGGATGGTTCACATGAACGCATTATTGGAAAGTATACAAGAGAATTGTGTATATCCATTTAACCCCATTATTGCAGAAGGGGTTTCTGTGCATCAAATGGAAGGAGCGATCAAGCATATTGAAAATGCGCTTATTCTCTCCTCTCATTCATTTCCTCCTCAGCTTAAGTATGAAGGTATCAGACCTTGTACCCCTGAGGAAGAATACCAATATATTTCTTTTAAACGTAACCAACAACACACGTTGGAATTAGCACCTTCTAATATTTACATGGTTAACCTCATGTTTAGTTGGGATGGTGTCATGTTACCACCTAAACCGGTATTTATCCCATACGTGGATAAAGCAGGTATCATTTATTTACGTGGTAAGAAGTTCACTGTGTTACCGGTACTTGCTGATGAAACATTGAGTGTAGCTAAAGGCGATATCTTTGTGCCATTCTTATCAGCTAAGATTACGTTTAAACGTAAGCAGTATTGGTTTAAAATGAATGGTGTTCAGAAAGTGGAATACTTGGTGTATTCTAAGATCCATCATCATGACCCAGCTAAACAACCTAGACGTAGCACGAGAGCAAATAACTCCGTTAAGTGTGATCACACGATGGCCCATTACTTATTCGGTAAGTATGGTGTCAAACGAGTATTTAAAATGTACTGTAACGCCGATATTGAAATCATCGAAGGGCCAGTAGATTATAATAAGTACCCTGAGGATAAATACACGGTTTGTACTTCTTCTCAGATACGACCTCGTAGTGTGAAAAATCGTAATAACTACGTACCTACTGATATCAAGATTATTATTGAAAACAATAAACTTGGTACAGGTGCATTAGGGTTAATTTGCGGATTCTTCTACGTATTGGATCATTACCCAGCTCGTTTCAGTGCTGAGTACTTTGATAACAGTGAAGATGAACTTCGTTTATGGCGTGTTATCTTAGGTCATGCTATCTTTAGAAATAACGATAATGAAGGGACTCTCTATAATAGTGTTAATGAACACTACGATAGTTTAGATCTCTACATGGACGATATGACTAAAGAAGGATTAACGTCTGAAGGATATCCTGTAGAAAACTTATGGGATTTAATGGCTAGATTGATATTTGATTTTACGGAAATCATTTTAAATACGGATGCTTCTTCCATGTACGGTAAGAAACTTGAAGTATTGAGATACGTATTAGCGGATATTGTAAAGGCTGTTTCTATCTTTAAATATAAGATATCCAGTATCAAAAATAGGGAATTTACCTATAACGATATATCTAAATATCTCTCAAGGTATATAAAACCTGAAGTGATATTCAATGGGCTCAACAAAAAACATAATGAAATCGTTTCTGTACCAAGTGCAGGTGATAACATCATGTTTAACCACACATCTAGACTTATCTTGCAAGAAAATGCAACAGGGAGTACTAGAGGTAAACGTAAGACAGCGGTTTCGTTTAAAGATCCATCGAGATTACTTCACACGAGTATTGCAGTCTGTGGTAGTATATTGGCATTACCTAAAGCAGAACCTACGGGTAAGGTCGTGCTCAATCCATGTTGCCCTTTAGATAAATCGTATAAGTTAAAATGCCCGCCAGAATTTAAGAAACAACTTGACCAAATCCAAAGAGATATTTCTCAGGGATAAAAGGTTTCTTAAGAAAGATTTGTTTTCTCTAAACTTACTTAGGGTATAGGAGTTTAAAATGTATTATAATCAACAACAACCCCAGTACAATCAAAATATTTACCAACAATCCATGCAACCACAAATGGGGTATGCGATGAATGGTCAAATAGCAATGAATAACGCGCCAGTAGCAAGTATGCCTGCTAACGTATCACAAACAGGTATCCCACGTGATAAAATGCGTCAAGATATGGCTAACTATATCGTTAGTAACCAAAACCTTGATACCGCAGCAGCGTATATTGCGAAAGAGGCAAGTGGCCCAGTAGGTAACTGGCAAACTGGTTTCTTCGATAAAATTGTCACTCGTTTAATGACTACCACTGATTTCCTTTGGGCGACTAAAGGACAACAAATGGGTATCGACGCAGTGTACAATGCAGCCATTGAAGAAACTTGGAATTTCTCTTGGGTATCTGTCATCGTAGCTAATCCAAGTTACTACATGCAAGATCCTAATATTGCAGCTAAAGGTCAAGTCGTTGAATATCTTCGTCAACAACTTGCTGCACGACTAGATGATTTTAACCGTTATGGTTTAAATACCAACAATGCCCCAATGAATGTTAACCCAGTTAACACACCAGGATATCAAAATCGTCCTCAAGGCATGTATGGTGCACAACAGCAGTTTAGTCAGCAAAGACCTCAGCAACATACACCAGTAGCTTATACGAATCAAAACGCAAGTTTAGAATCAGTATATGGTGATACACTTAAGTTAACTGGTACAGGTGCAAGTTACAGTCAACCTGTGACTACCACTAATACGGTTCAAAGTACGACTCCGTACATGAGCCATCAGAGTTTAAACACGACAACGACTTCTACAAGTAACACGGTAAACAATGCACCAAGTAAACCTGTAGATTATCGTTATGGTGTACCTGATAGCGTTAAAACACAAGGTATGGGTAACTTGAAGCAACCACATGAAGTGGCAGCACAACCTGTTCAACATCAATCAGTAGAAGTTAAACCTTTTAAAGCAGAAGAGTTTGATTTCACTGATGAAAAAGCTGTAGAACAAGTTTTCCGTCACATCCAAAAAGAAGATACCACCACTTTAGGGTTAAAAGATGATGAAGTTCGTTTCTTAACAAAAGCGGAACAACATGAAGCATGGTTAAATGGTACTAAGTTCGAAGAACCGTACTATTACCCACTCTGCCCAAGTCCTTTCACACACTACTTACATGTGGTGTTAACTAATAAAGGGACTATTCGTCAATACTTAACCCCTATCGAGGAGAAAGAGAAATTGGAATACAGTGAACATCAATGCGTATTAGATGAGCTACGTAATAACCCACACTTACAAAAACAAAAACCTGAAGTGTTACGTCCTTATGACTTTACTACGATGGGTGGTGTGGTTCACGATCGTTGGCAAGATGCCCCAATTAATTTAGAAATCAATTTAGATAAAGCAAACCAAGCTGAGTCTGATGAAGAGAAAGAAAAATTAATCAAAGCAGCTTACGATACTTTCGTGGAAGATGCAAAACGTGAAGAAAAAGAATATCACAGTGGTGTAGCTGAGTGGAAACGTAATAACCCAGATGAAGCGAAAGATGGTTTTGGTCCATCTGAGTTTGCATTACCACCAAGTAAACAAGAAGAAAACGAAAACTTATCTCGCAGTAAAGATAAAGTGATCTATAAAGAATTATTCGATGAATATCTTCCACCTTATTGGAAAGATACAAACATCGAAACCACTTTAGAAGAGAACTTACCTGTGGTGACAGATGAGTTAATCGTTGATACCTTTACGACTACTGAAAAAGTAGAAGTATTTAACCACTATGAAGAAAAAGAAAAAGTAGAAGAAGCATTAGCTGATTTCTATTGGAAAGCGGGTGAAACTCATGAACATACAGGCAGTACATTCATGAAATTCTCGGAAGCATTAAAAGAACAAGAAGATAAGATTCCAAGTAGTCTTTTCGAACGTTTGAATACGATTGCAACCGATTCAGTCAATGATTCTTTACGTTATATCTTCGGTAGCACATTAGCGATTGATAGTTTTGTGGATGATGCGCATGATTTATTAGCGTATTTAGGTGAATTAGAATCTAACGGTTCTAATGAATACCCTAATATCACCTATGCAACACGTATGATGTCATTAAACTTATTGACAGCATTGCGTACTTTAAACCGTGATGATGAAGATGAAGATGCAAGTGCGGATAATAAACTTGTTCGTGTGATTGTATCTAAGATGAATAATATCATGGTAAGTGTACCACAAACAGCACGTGTGAACGGTATCTTCAAATCGGGTGATGCGATTAATAAGGATGATCATCCTGACTTATGGCGTATCCTATTTGAACAATACACGAAAGTGATGAAATCTCAAAATGATTCTAGCACTTACGATCGTCCGTTCCACAATATCTACATTACGTTCACTGATGGTGCAACCTTCAAAGTGTTACCTAATGCGGCTAAAGCTAAAAACATTAGTGAGCTAACTGAGTTAGAAGTACCTCTAGCCTCATTTAGTCTTGTTAAGTTAAGAGCTTGTTAGTCATTAGTCTATTCGAGGCCATTCTGTAATAGGAGTGGTCTCTATATAGATTGATGAGTTGTTGCGTTGGTCTATACATTGAAAACTCTTAATAATCAAACATAAGGTCCCGTAGGCTTGAGAAACCTACGGGCTTTATGTTTTTATTATATTTTTTTTGGTTAGATGTTCTTGTATTTATCAATAATCTCGTAACCAAAGCTTGTAATGACTTTATCTCTTGTCGACATCGATTTATCGCCATTACCTTGCAAGATAGGATTCTTAGTGATCGTCTGTTTAGAAGACGTATACCAATCGAAGAATATCGCAGAACTATTAAGCACGTTAGATAGATTGCCTTTATTAAGTGCTCCCCAATCTCCACTTTCAAGATACGCTTTAAATTCAGGTGCGTTGAATTTAGGCATATTCGCTTCATTGAGTTTAATCGTAGTAGATAAATCAGTATTTGCAGCCGTATTAGATTGTGCATCTGCTTCTGTCTTAGCTTGTTGTAATTTAACAAGTTTAGCATTGTTAGCTGCATTCATCATATCTAACTTACGTTTTGTTTCTTGATAAAGTAATTCTTTAGATTCAGGTACATCACGTAAACCCTGACGTTGTTTTTCTAAGCTTTTCACTTCGTCACGAGTTAAAGCATTAGTAGTAGGTGCTGTGTGTTTCTTCACTTTAGCGGTTACACCGACATGTTTAGAGGCTAACTCTTTTAGATCAGCAATTAGAGCATCTAAATTAATATCGTCAGAAACAGCACCAATATCCACACTGAGTATGACATGCTTATAATTTAAATAACCTAATTTAGGAAAAGACTCGATAAAAGTATCAGGTATATAGACATTACCTACTTTACTTTTAAGCGTAACGATAGTCGCACCAAGTTTAACGTCACGTTCATAAATCTCTTCACTTAATCCATTAGGTTTATAATACTCTTCGTAAACATCTCCACCCTGTAGCCAGATATCATCAAATTCACGTATCGCTACAACTTCGTATACTCGTTTAGATTCTACGAAAAAGGGTCTTTCTACTTTAAAAACACCAACCGTATTAATAGTGGGGGTAATTCTTACACCATTAGCCATAATTTAATCTCCTGATAAAAAGAAGCATTATGCCGCTACGTTAGGTGTTCTATTCACGACACTACTACTTAATTGGTTAGCCATATTTGTACTACCTGTATTATTCACTAAAGGTGTACGAATAGCGCTTGGTTGAGAAGTACGAATTTCACTGATCCAGTTATGTCTGATAGGGACTAAATAAGATACCCCGAATAATGTTTTCGCTGCATAAAGTTTACCGCCACGAGTAATACGAGACATGTCTTTAGGTACGTCAGATTCTGGTGTCATGGTTTCTGCTTCTAAAAGTAATGCACTTAACACCATGATGAAATCTTGAGTTTTAGGACTGATACGTCCAAAGTCTCTAGAGGTAGTATAAATGTTACAATACTCAGGCCAAGCTTCTTCAAACTTAGCAGAAACTAAACGGTTACGTTTGTTACCACAAGCAACTACAGCAGTGGATTTATAAATCGTTGCAAAGGTTACCGCATTATCTTCGATATGTTTTTGATCGTAACCATACATGCATTCAAGTGCCCAAGGTACGATAGTACGATAAGGTACGGTAGGGCTATAGATACCACCTTGTGCTTGTAGATTTTCAGTCGCAAAGTTTTTCCATAATGGACAGATATAAAATTCAGTCGGGATAAATAAATCGGGTAAGATCTTTTCCCAGTCTGCTTGAGAATAACTACTATTTGCTAATACGAAATCTACGATAGATTGACGAATGATATCAATATTGTTACCATGTTCGCCGTAAATGATAACTGTCCAAATACTTGGTACTTCATTGGTTTTATCATCTGGGTTAATATAGTTATATTGATTAGATAACAAATACGTATAAGGTTTTTCATTTGCTTTAGTATTGACGCGGTTATGTAATTCTGGTATAGTAATACCACTCGCATCAATCAATTTACTTTTAACGTAGTCTGCACCTTTAAAGAAGTCATCCACATTAGCGAATGGTGCAACAACTTCAATTTCATAATTGTCGTATTGGTTTTGAAATGCTTCATCAGAGAACCAGATACGATATAAGTTTTCTCTTGTATCTGAGATTAAAGAGAAAGTAATGTATTCAGGTAAATAATAGGTACCATTGGTTACCATTTTACCGACATTTTTAATTTCTAATTTGCTTTGGTAATTTGCTGTAAGTGATTGTATAAAAGCAGATCTATTTTCAGTGATCTGTCTAGATATAGATTGTTCAGCAAGCCAGTTACCTAACTGGAGTAATTCATCCGCTAAATTTTGCGGAAGAGGTTTTTTAACACCATCTTCAAAACTGTAGAAAGTGATTAATCTTACTTCTTTATAGAGTTCATTAGAGTAGTATCCAACCTCTCTAGTAAACGAGTAAGAGTTCTGAGATAACTCACCTAACACAGATGTTGTGTTAAGTGTATTATCAATAAGATCATTAATGACCATAAATGCATTTAATTGGTACATTCTATTGTCCTTTTTGATTTATAATTATAAATATTTTTGATAAGCGCTTAACTCTCGTTAAAAGACTATTATAACGGATTACAATAGTAAGTAACGGGACATATTAATTTCGAGTGACGAGAGGTATAACGATGTTAAGTTTTACATGGCATCTTTTAAAAGCTTTCCGATACCTTTTACCTTACTTAAATGAGGTTTCAGATGAACGTTACTGCGTAGATGATAACGATAGATTAAGAGCTAAACGTATACGTGAACTTATCCGTATGCTTCTTTGGCGACTTATCTTCTTTATCATTTTTACAGGTCTTATTTTCTGGGTTGTGATGCCTTTACATGCACGTAATGCGGTGTTACAACAAGAACTCACTAATAGGGATAATAAGATAACGGTATTGCAAACCGAGATGAGAGATCTAAGGGGGACGATTAGAAAAACTGAAAGAGATCTAGATAGATACAAACTTAGTTACGAAAACAAAATTGCAGAATCCGAGCGTTTAGAAGATTCACTCAGGGAATGTAAAGATTTTGGTAATAAAATACTTTCCATGTCTAAAATGAGTGAACCTCCATTAAAACCTATAGTGACTGGTAAAGACACTACTGCTAAGGTGGTTACACCACCTCACCAGAACCCACCGTCGGTTTCTGAAAGTTTAAAAAATAAGATAAAGAAGTATAATGAAAAATAAATTAAGAATCCTAGTAGTAGGCTTAGCTTTATTTGCTTCTTCGTGTGACTATGTTGAAAATTCCGTAAGTTACGAGGAGTTAAAATCTCCTCCTAACGTTCCTTTAATCTTGGATAAAGATAAAAGTACACATGAATCAGTTGAACTTATATCGAAGTTCCAAGAGAGCCTAAAAGACTACATCGATTATTTAGAAGTTTATTACGTCAGTATCGGTCGTTATTATAACGCTGATACTGAGCTTCCTCAGAGTAAGAGACGTATCCATGAGTGTGCGGTAGATAAAGAAATGTTTATTGACTTTTCTTTACCTGAACCACACCTATTAAACGAGAACTCTCCTCCGGAAGTCATTATTAATGAGCTTTTAGATTATAACGAAAGAGTCAAAAAAGAAGTTAAGGAATACAATCGGTATATGAATGTCTTAAAAGATCGCTATAAAGATTGTTTTTAACTACTGAACACATGAGTTATCTTTAGCTATTTATGGTAACTTATGTGTTTTTATTTTAAAAGAAGGAATAATCAAGTGAGTGAAGAAAAGAAACTTGGAGTAGTACTTTACGTCGATGGCGGTTGCAGAATGGGTTATCCTAAAGATGCTGATAGTAAGTATGGCGGTTGGGGCATTCATGGTTATAGTTATAACGTAGGTGAATACGCTAAGCAAAAGAAAACTAAAAAAGACACGCCATCAACCATAGGCTACGTGATCGGTGATAAAGTATCACAAGAAGAACAAGTCGTTCCAGTTGAGTACATTGACGGTTATGGTTCAATGACCAACATGGATACCTCTGATAGAGCTGAATTAAAAGGATTTAAAGAAGCATTAGAAATAGTGAAAACGAAAAACTATTCTAAAGCACATTTCCTTTTAGATAACCAATACGTTATCAAAGGTGCTACAGGTGGGTATGAAGAATGGACTTTAAATAACTGGAAACGAAATGATGGTAGTGATAGACCCAATAGAGAAATCTGGGACGATATCATGAAATTATACGGACCTATTCGTCAGAATACGGATTTTAGTATTCAATGGGTGAATGGTCATAGCGGAGATCTAGGTAACGATAGAGCTGATTATTTAGCCACTAAAGGCGTTTACTTAGGACGTAATGGATTTACCGATGTCACATCTGTTAAGTTCAGTAAACCTGCTAAATATCGCAATCCTGAACCTAAGATCAATCGATTACTCTCTAAAAATAGATGGTACTTCGATACTTTCAGTGAAAAACCATTAATGAGTAAAGATGGTAGATATGTTTACCATTGTGGTGCACATGGTTCAGACAATTCGCTTATTGGTAAACCAATGAGTGATAGTGTGGCTTATGTGGTATACACGAAAGAAGAACAAAAAGTATTGGAGCAGGTGAGATTACGCCATAGAGAACTGATTGATAATCCACTCAATCTTCTTTGTATGGGTAGACTAGATACGTTATTGCTACCTCGTATTTATGACGAGATAGACACTGATGGTATCTATACTTTATCTCTTGCCCCTCGTAAACTTAATTTTAAAGGTTTATGTACTATCGATGAACAGGAGGTTTCTAGACTAATCGAACCTTCTGGCTTAACATTTAAGCTTATCGAAGTGCATAATTTCATGCAAACAAAACTGGATAGTTATTTAGACGGGAATGCGACTTTAACTGACATTACTGATATCATTTATGATAAAGTAGAAGTGAAGAAGAAAACAACTTACCGTATGAAGCTAACTCCAGAAGTGAAGAAGTTAGAAATCAAAGCGAAAGTTGATGATTCTTTAACCTACAAATGTAGTTTTACGATAGGTATCGATATTCCTTCAAGGGAAACCATGAAAGCAATCGAAGATCGTGAGCCTAAGGTTTATATTACTACGTTTAAAATCAGTGATGCAGCATTCAGATATGCAGTTATTTTCGATTGTGGTGATGACTGTATGATGTGGATGGGTAAGGATAGCAGTTTCCAACTTATCTTTCCAGAGAATCAGTAGGTATAATTAAATGATTAGTTATGTTAAAGAGCGTTTGTTGCGTTTTATCACTCATTATTTACCAAAGAGAGGTAGACGCATTTTATTTGTAGTAACATGTTATCTTACATGGTCTAAAGTGAAAGATGAACAACGCATGAAACATGATATCATCGAAATCAACAACAAGTTACATCTTAGTAAAGATGAACAAGCGTTGCAGTTTGCTTTAGAGATAAGACATATTCTTTTTCAACTAAAAGACTTCAAGTCTTTACTCAGTTTAAAAGGGGAAGATCTGAATCCAAAAGCTATTGTTAATAACATCCCTGCATGGATGAGATACGATGAAAATATCAAAAGAGTTTATGATGAACTCTCTTGTGTATTTAAACCGAGATACCAAACTCAAATTGCATGTTAAATATATTAAATATGTACTTGACTTTTTAGGATGATGTGCGACTATGCAAAACTCTTTATAAAGGAAAGATTTGAAAAGCTATAGAACATTTATAATTACAGGGCTTAAAAGTAATATAGTTATTTCAGATGGACTACTTTATAATCCAGAATAAGACAGGTAATAAATGTATGAAACATGTATAAATATAAGTGACCAAACATAGTTCCTACACCTTTTAACGGGTGTAGGAATTATGCTCGTTTTTTAAGGAACTAAAAAATGAATAAAGTATTGTTAAACAACACCGTGTAATCGTATTGAATGCGGGTATCGATTTGGACTATGCATACCGTTCTCTTTACCCGCTACTCTTTAAGTGCGTTAGTCCGCCCACACACCGATGGTGGGCCACTAGTTACTTTTTATAGTTATTATTGTGGCGTAACACCCACCATATTGCGAATAAAGCGATATTTTCTCACGTGCTGGATAGCGCGCTAAGTCGCGGTCGTCGAGGGCTAGGAGAGCCCTAGTATTTATCAATACAATTATCACGATGAAATTCAACATAAGATATTGTAAGAAAATACATACCTTTTTTATCACTTTATTCTTTTTTTTTACGATTAATCGTAACCTTTGATGTCACCACCAGCTGGGAAACTTACAGGACCAGAAGCTTTCAATGGACCTTTAATATCAGCACCATTGTTACCAATACTACTTCCATCACCACCTTGAATCGTTGCTTTACTTGAGATATTACCATCTGCAGCAACAGTACCAGAAGCAGAGAAGTTTCCTTTTTGATTAAGGTTACCTTCGATATTAACATTAGCTTTAATATTAAAAGTAGGTGTTTTTAAACTTGTATCACCAGATACTTCAATGTTACTTGTACCTTTAATACCTAAATTACTATTCCCTTGTACATTGATATCGCTATTACCTTTTACTTCAATGTTGCTATTACCTTGTACTTTGATTTCACTATTTCCTTTAACATGAATAATAGCATTACCACCTACTTGTACTTCCATCTTATCACGACAGAATACCCAGATACAATCACGTGTTAATTTTACTTCAGTACCGTTAGCGTTATGTAACCATATTTCTGTACCTTTAGTATCAATCTGGAAATGGTTACCAACGTTATCTTGCGTAATAACAGAACCTTCACCTGCATTGATTTGCATTTTATAAGCTGCTATTTCATTGTTAGCTTCTGAAGTAGAAATGGTATACGTTTTATTGTGAGAAGACATCTCAGTAAAATACGTATTATCGTTATCGTATTTATCCGCATCTGGACCAACTGGTTTATCTGCGTTTACTGCGTGAATAACAGTTTCAAGACGTCGTTTAGTTAAGTTATCTTCAGAGGTAGTTTCCCACATCCAATCATCGGTATCAGCTTTTTGCCATACGTTAATGATTTCACCACGTTGCACATCAGGAGGAGATTTACGGTAACTATCCGTTGAATAATATTCAGCAATAAAGTTATTATTGTGAGTACCTCTTGAAGTAAAGACACGACCATTACTATCTTGGTAAACCCGTTTCATTGGGATAGGGTTATCTTTTAAGTGTCCTCTTGATAATGGTACCAGTTCTTCGATGTGGAACAATACTTTATTCCCATCACCTTGGTGTTTATTTTCCACCACACTGGCTTTATATTTTTTACGGATAGGTACTTCTTTAGTTGGGTCACCTATCTTGTGCATAACGTTGTTAGCGATCGTCGCTACATTATACGATTTATCCATATTTTGTTTTCCCTATTTAGAGGCAGATTTAAAAAATGTATATAGAAGAAGTTATTTTAAATGAGTTTAAAAGGTTAGACCTGTTAGGGGTAACTAAACTAACCTATACTCCTAAATCCCCCTACCAGTTATTCACGGGTAAAAATGGTATCGGTAAATCTTCTTTAATAAGTGAGATTTCTCCTTTACCTTGTGAAGCAACTGATTTAAGAGAGGGCGGATATAAATACGTTAAACTGTCTCATAGAGGCAGTAAGTATGAACTCCTATACGAATTACATAAGAAGCTCGAGTCTAGTTTTAAAAAAGACGGTGTGGAGCTTAACCAAGGCGGTACCGTTAAAGCACAACGTAGTTTGATTTGGGAACACTTTCAATACGGTGATGATATCCACGATTTATTACTGGGTAATACATTATTGTCTAACATGACTCCTCAAGTGAGAAGAGAGTGGTTTGTTAGAATGTCTAAAAGCGATATCAACTATGCGATTAGTTTTTATAACCGTCTTAAATCCACTGAACGTGATATCAAAGGGGCAATCAAGTTAAACAAACAGCGATTGATAAATGAACAAGCTAAGCTAATGGATGTCAATGAAATCAATCGTGTTAAAGAAGATAGCAATAAATTAAAAGGTGAACTAAACCATTTACTTCCGTTTATGGAACAAACCTTAACGGATAAGAGTATTGCGATTAGTCAATTATTAGAAAATATTGAACATTTATCAAGTAGTATTATCGATTTAAAGTATAATGTCAAGTATGAAGGATTAAGTGACATTAATGAACTTAGAACTTTAGAAAAACAATTTACTTTTGAAAAAGATAAACTACAAAATGATTATAAATCGTTAATTGATAAAATTACTGAACTTCAAGATATCATCAATAAAACTAAAGCTTTAGCGGATAGACCTTTAGAAGAAATTGATAAAGAATTGTTTTCTGCTAAGAATGAATTACATGCTGTTACAGAAAAATATAATGGTATTAATATCAATGTAGGAGATAGTGCTGAAGATCAATTATTTTCTTTTATTGAAATCGATCGTAAGTTAAGAGAAGTATTAACAAACTTCCCGACTAACTACAAAACAGAATCAGGTGAACGTTTCTACACAAAAGAAAAAGAAGATGCACTTTTAGCTAAACTAGATGAATTAAATAGTCAGTGTATTAGATTGAAGAGTCGTATTGAGCACCATGAAAAAGAACTTGATGGTTTAAATAATATTCATGATGTTCATTGTCCTAACTGTAACTTTAGTTTTAAACCAGGTGTAGATTGTAATCGTATAGAGAGCACTAAAACCATGCTGGAGAAACTAAATGAAGAGTTTGAAACAGCAAGTAAACGATATGCTGAATTGAAAGAAGTAGAAGCTAAATATACTGAGATAAGAAGATCTCTACATCATCTAAGAGAGCTTTATAATCATTATCCTTTATACAATGGTTTATTTGCTTATATCTTTAAAGATATTGATAAACTACATGATAACCCTTACATGCTCATCAATAGCTTACCGCTTTATCAAGAAGCATTACAGTGTAAATCACGCATGGTACAGTTAACTTCTGTTATTTCTAAATTAGAAGAAGAACGTATTCGTCGTATTGCTGCTGAAGGAAGTGATATGGAGTTTATTTATAAAAATATAAACGACATGGAACTCCAGCTTATTGAAATCGATAAACGGATTAAATTCTTAGTTAATGAAATCAACATTATTGGAAATGTTATTTTTAGTAATGAAGATTTAACCACTAAGTCAACGAGACTTAAAGGGTTAATTAAAGAATTAGAAGATACTGCATTATTACAAGTTAAATATCGTAATAATGAAAAACTTCTTGAGATTATTAAAGATAAACAAGTTTCTTTATCTAATCTTGAAAACACGTTATCAGGTATTCAACAATCCGAAACTATCGTTAAACAAATTACTGACATGATTGCTCAATTAGAAGAGGAATATAAAGCAGTAAATGTTTTAACAACTATCTTATCACCACAAGATGGTTTAATTGCTGAATCATTACTTGGTTTCTTAAATCTATTCTTAGATGAGATGAGTAGTGTGATTGAACATATCTGGTCTTATCGAATGAAACCATTTATGGAAATAGGTGAAGATGGGATTGAATTAGATTATCGATTCAAAGTAGAAGTAGAAGGTATTGAAGATCCTGTAAAAGATATCTCTAAGTTATCTAGGGGACAAAAAGAAATCATGGATTTCGTGTTTAAACTATTAGTCATGCAACATTTAGACATGTCTGACTATCCGGTTTACATGGATGAAGTAGGTGCATCGTTTGACCCTTATCATCGAGATAAACTTTATCAGTATATTAAGATGTTAGTTGAAGATAATCAAATTAGTCAAGTATTTGTGATAAGTCATATCGCAAGTAGTCATGATGCTTTATCTTTAGCAGATAGATGCGTGTTAGATACTGATGCGACTATGATAGATGAAGAAGTCAATAAAGTATTGATATTAGAATAATATCTAGTAACTTTATTGTTATTGAAGATTAATATGTACTAATTGTATTGTACATTTTTAAATCTCCGTTAATAGAACATATATCCTAGGGTAAAACCTAGGATATATGCCTGTTCAAAAAGTAATGAGCATATATCCTACCCTAACGGGTAGGATATACTTTAGCCTGCAGATGGCTAACTTTGTCTTCTCTTAACACAACTTTAAAGGGTAGTTGCGGAAAGATACAATAAGAAACTTAGGTTTTTATATTACCTTGGCCCGTCCCAAACTATATCTTTCATATTTATAATAGTAGTGAGATTTATTTAAACTGAATAGGTTGTTCAGGATAACTGACTTTATAGTAATCATTAGTAAAATCTACATCTAATATTTTAGCTGGTAAATAATATTCCGACGTCGTTGATTTACGATAAGGAATATTTTCTGCCGTAATAAACGGTTTTAACGATAATGATCCTTTTAAGTTAGTATCCATTAAATCATCTAAAGACTTAGTCTTTAAATTTCTATCACTATAGATTCTCACATAAGCTGCTCTTGCATAGACTTCACCGTTAGTAGGGTAGATACGATCATGAATCGTTTTCCATTCAGATTTAGGTTTCTGATATCTTACCTGTAAAGGCACGATATTATCCTCTACCATGATATTCCATTTATTATATTCTTTTACCGCTTTGTAAGGACTATAACGCCCTTCAGCAATACGTAAAGGATAAATAGGTGGAGTAGGAGATTCATATCTTCCAGGTATACCCGTATCACCGATAACCTCTTCTATAACGGCTACATTAGGGTTATCGATTACAACGATGAAAGATTGAGATAATTTTAACAATGCACGAATCGTACTATCGTGATATAACTCAAAACCCAATACTCTATCGTTACCAAAATCAGTAAGCGGTAAACTTCTTAAATCGATATATTTCTTCATCATGTAATATAACGATTCCCATCTCATATTGTTAAAATCAATACAGATAGTTCTACTGTTGATTTGTTTATACGTTTTATCTAAAAGGTGGAAATATCCACCTAATACGTAACCTACTGTTTTATTAGATAGATCTACTCCAACATTGATATAAATGTTATCAGATAACGGAGAGTTTTCTGTTGCTCTAAAAATCATCTCATCTGTGATAGGGATCATAGAAACACTACCCACTTGAGTAAAATCTATCACAGCTATCTGTGTCTTATCTTTAGATTTACGTTTAGTGGTATTACCATCTTTAATAAGCCAACCATTATCAGACTTAGTGAAATAATGGAATAATCCATTAATCGAAATTAAACTATGCGCACAAGCATAATCGTAGTTAACACCTGGATGACTTAACAACAAATCCACTTTATCATCATCTGGCATAGTAGTATCTGGGTGATAATTTAAATTAACCCCTTTCCAACTGAAGTCGTAACTTCTTACATCCCAGCTATATACTTCACCTTTTACGTGAATAGGGATTTCAGAACCTAATCCTTCTATAGTCTTTCCTTCCATACTGTTTAAATATTCCACAATCGTCATCGTAGAAATTCGTGTATCGATATCTAAACTATTAAAGAATAAAACACGTTCTATTTTATAGATAGAAACCTTGAGGATAAAATAGATATCGTAGTAGATTTGAGATAGTTCTAACAACGAGATATTCGTTGCATCTATCTGATCTACGATAGCTGGTTTACCGATTGGTCTACCCATGGTTTTAATTAATGTATACGTCGACATATACGTTCCTTTTTATTCTTATTTATATAAATTTATATTAAGCAATGCTATGCTTTTATTTCAGACATTGCATACCAAGTCTGTTATAAACGTATTTACATGTAAATAAACGAAAACTTTCATTACACTATAAACGTTTAATAGCTGTAGTGACTTTTATAAAAGGAATAAATAAACATGGCAGAGATTATTAAGTACCGCTATGAATTCGATCCTACAGGTAGACATGAGGCAAACCTCATCAAAGGTGAACGTCACACGATCACAGATAGTAACAGAACACCTCAAAATATCATTGTACCTGGTTTTGCACCTTTCTTTGAAAACTCATTGATTGTGACCGATATCAGTACTGGGTATAGATTACTTGAAGGGATTGATTATACATTAGAATGGCCTGTAACAGAAGCCGCTAAGAATACTGAAAACTATGTTCCGTTATACGGTGCAATTCAGTTTATCGATTTAAGATTAACAGGTCAATATGAATTACAATATCAAACCATCGGTGGTGCTTATGCACTAGATGGTGTAGCGATTGCACAGGCTTTAGCTAATCAAGCTAAAGATCCATTAAAAACAACTTATAGTGCTATCGTAGGTAAACCATTAACTTTCCCACCATTAGAACACGTACACAGTGTACAAGATTTCGTTGGGTTTAACGATTTAGTTGATGCCGTTAATAAATTAATCGAAGCGATTCAGTTATTAGCTCGTGAAGATAGGGATAACCATCCTGGTTACGATACGTTGATTGATTCTTATTTTGATTTAATTGAAAAATTAAAACAACTTACTATTAAAGTAGATCAAAATAAAGAAGATTTTGAAAACAAGTTAAGAGAACTTAAAAATAAACTCGAAAATGATTTAAATAAAGCTGTCAATGATTTAAGTGGTAAACTGGCTAAAGAAATCAGTGATCGTACTGAAGGTGATAAATTATTAAAAGATCAATTAGATGCTTTAAACGATAGTTTATTAACTTTCATCAGAACAGTCTTTAATCCGTTCAAAGCAGCAACTGAAACTGATCTTAGCGATTTAAAATCAAAATTAGCTGCATTAAAAGCTGCACATGAAAAATTTAAAGCAGATACTGAAGGTACTTTAGCTGAACATGCTGCTCAGATTGAAGCTAACAAACCGAGATGGGGTGTTAACATCATCAATCAACCTACAGATGCTCAATTAAACATGCAAAATCAAAAGTATGTTAAAGTATCTCAAGGTGGATTAGGTGCTGAAACTTATGCGGGTTTAGCGATTGAAACAGATCCTTACAACAATGATGCGACTAATCGTTTCACATTTGAAATAGAACCTAATAACGGTCTTCATAAATTCTATCGTAAACAATACGATAAGAATGGTGTAACTAACGTTAGTTATAGTCAAACATTAAATAGCCGTTCCGGTACCATTTACAATGATGGTGGTGCGCATTATAACGTAACCAATAGTACTTACGTTGGATTGAAAAATAATACTGCGCCGTTCTTTGTTCAGTATAAAGATAAAGAAAGTAGAGATATCTTTAGATACAATGGTTTAGGTGGGGTATTACCTTTCTTAAAAGCTAGATTCAGTATGGCTTTAGATAGTGAAGAAGATAGTAATAAGAAAGATACCGTAACGTTAGGTTGGACAAATACTGGAGCTGATAATACAAGTGGTCGTACAGGTAAAGGTGGTATCGTACTTCACTATATTCAAGAAGAAGTAACGGATAATAATCCAAACAGTTCTGATCATACCTTGTGGAAGTTCACACCGTATAATACCGGTTTCTCTGGTGGTAATACGGCTTATACTTTATTTAAAGATAATGCGACGAGTAATGTAAAATTAACATTAGGTGGCGATGACAGTACGAAAGGTTTAGAAATTACTTCTACTGGTAGATTACGTTCTTTAACCAATGGTGCAATCTTTGGTGATCTTGATTACCATATCTGGTTAAATAGTAATAAAGTAGCAGGTCAAAATCCTGGTTTACGCATGTGGGCTAAAACACCACAGAACGAAGAGATCTCTGCTTACTTTGAATTTAACTCTACTGAGAAAACATTTAAACTATATCGTCCAGCTTATGAAAATGCTCGAGGTGAAAACGTTCCAGTAGCACAACAACGTTTCCCTCAACATGGCGGTACAGTTTTATTGGATAGTGGTACGCATTATTACCATGAAGGTACATATGCTGCACAATTAGATAGAAAAGCACCTTTCTTTGTTGCGCATACTAGTTGGGATAATACGACTATCCAAAACTTTGGTTCTAACTCAACTTATTATCCGGTATTAAAAGCGCGTTTTGATAGTACTTTAGGTGTTTCAGCCTATAACTATGCATTTAGTTTTGGTGTATTCAACAATAATACAGGTGAACCTAAACTGGTTATGTTGACCAATAAGAAACAAAACGTAGAAGGTGGCGCTCAAGACGATTATAAAGTTTATTTCCCGAATAATAAAAATGGTACTATTCTATTAGATAGCGATGGGGTAAACTTCCAATCTCAAGCGTATCAAATCAGCACAGTAACTGATCGTGCTTACGGCGGTCTGAATATAAAACGTTCAGGTGTGGCAGGCGCGTGGGATGCTCGAGTTGAAGCGCTACCGAATAAGACCTTTAAATTCTGGACGGGAGAGGCAACTAATCCTGAAGATCCAGCAATGGCTGAAAGCACTTCTATTATTTTACCTAAAGCTAATGGTAATATCCTTATCGATAATTTGGAACAGGATGTACCTGGTACTAAATACTTTAAAGGCGCAGCATTAAAATTCAAGAATAACAATACAGTAAGGGGTTATATTGAAGGTGAGTCTGGCGGGATGGTAGTAGCTGCATTGCCTGATTCAGGGTCTAGTCCGCATATGCGTATAACAACAAGTGGATGGACTGATCTGCACAATATGCATGGTTTTGTAGTTTACAATAGAACTTTAACTACTGATAACAACGATGCTAGACCTTTTATCAATAACGGTGCGGTTCTCAAACCTTCTGTATATGGTTTACAACTTGCTAATACCATGGCAACTAAAGATAGTGATGTTAAATACATCGAAATCGGTACTCTTGCTAACCGTATTTATACTAACGCTAAAATTATGGCTATTGATTCTGACCGTGTTCGTGTGTATAACTCAGGTATTAACGGTAACTCTTGTGCTGTTGAATCAGGTGATCAAGCTGTTCATGTACGTGCAGATGGTTGGTTTGATATTCGCACTAGTCAAGGCATCGCATTCCAAAATGACGGTAACTGTTATTTACGTCGTGGAACACGTAATGGTGTTTCAGTGGTTAAAGGTAGCCGTTTTGAAATGGATGACTTCTATATTGTGTCAGATAAACGCCGTAAACACGATATAGAGAAGATTACTAACGCAGTTGATATCATTTCAAGACTAGAGGGTAAAACCTTCAAATTGAACGATTCAGACGTTTCTAGAGCGGGTGTAATCGCACAGGAACTAAAAGAAGTATTACCTAATTTAGTTTCTGAAGATGAAAACGGCTATTTAGCGGTTAACTATCAATCTTTATCGGGTTATTTTATTGAAGCGATTAAAGAACAACAAGCTGAAATAGAAGAACTTAAAGCTAAGTATGAAAGCTTAGAAGAAAGATTAAGTAAGTTAAAAAATAAATAATAAACTTGTTCATATATCCCATACCTGTTAGGGTATGGGATATATGTTTCATTATTAAAAACTTATATTATCTAATTGAGCTACATTAGAAACCTAATGTGATAATTTAACTAAACTAAGGAGTAAACTTCATGTCTATTAATATACTATTCAGAGTAGATGGTTTCATTGATCCTATACCTGTAGAAGTAACTGGAAACCTCACTAAAGAAACTTATTTAAAACGTGTAAATATGATCATAGATACTTTAGCAAGTACGTTACATAAACCTATAAAAGTAAATTATAATAGTGAAGATCTGACTTGTACTATTAAATTAGAAGATAGTATTTCGTTCAATAAATATAAGGTATTAGAATTCTATCTAAAACGTATAGATATTCTCAGTAATATCAAATTGGCTTTTAACGCTACTGATGCTTTCGCATTTAACGGTAAAAGATTCTTTAATATCTTCAAAGATGATAAAGAATACGTAGCTGTTATTTTACAAGGCTATAAATTACGTAATGTTATCAGCACACTTACCCTTATTGTAAACGGTAACAAAAAGACTGTTGATATCCCTGATGGTGCGGCTATATGGCCTAGTGTAATTCAAGTACTTGAAACTTATTGTGATCTAAATAAAGATCTCAAGGAATGATGTTTTATAGGAGATTTAAAAAATGTATAACTTAAAAGTTGTTACCCAGAATGAACAAAAAAGCTACATGAGAAGAATCAAAGTAGCATTAAACTTTGGTAAAATGAATTTATCAAAAGTTATTGATTGTATCAATAATCTATTTCCTGAAACGACTGTAACAATCAAAGAAATCAAACACGATCCATCATCTTATCTGTTAGATGAATGTATCCCTAACGATGAAATCCATGTCGTTATCGATCAACCTGTTTCAGGGTATAAAGTGGAGTTATTAAACATGCTTTTATCGCATCATAAACTCTATGAGGATTTTGATATCGTATTTGATCCGGATAGACTAGAAGAAGATGATGAAACAGCAGATACGTTTACTAAACAATATTTGTTGCTTAATCCTACTGAAGGAACAGAATTGATTGCGGTTACGTTAAAACCAATTAAGCAATTATTCCAAAAGGAATATATTGCTAAAGTATTTAAACATCAAGCAGTCACCTTTGCTACTTGTAATGATACTGCGACATTACTTAACAAGGTTAAAGAACTCTTTGATAAGTATTTAGAGATGTATAATACGATTGGGGTTTATAAAGATCTTGATCGATTCTTTAAAACTACCCCTTCATACCTGTTAGATGTTGTTGATGCTAAAGCGAATTCGATTAGTTCATTCCATTTAGCATTAAAACACCACTGTATGTATCGTGCTGAATTAGATCGTCATAGTGTAAAAACGTATGCTAGTTACTTTACTAAGTTAACAAAAGAGTATCCTAATCTTAATGTGTATGTGTTTACATCGATGGCAAGTATTAGAAGCTACGTAGAAGACATGTATTACTTCTTTGGTACAGAAGAGGATAAAGAAGAGGTATTAAAATTCCTTGAAGATAATAATCGGATGGAACTTATTTTACCTATTGAAGAAGATCCTAGATTGGATTATGTTTTAAAATCCACTCATTCCGATGAAGAAGGGAAACCGGTAGATCGTATCCGCATCACTTGCTTTAATCAACAAACTAATTTATCTCGTCTCATGAAAGAACTTGATGATGAAGTTTGTGACTACTTAAAGAAACGTAATTAATATTAACCATCATTATCCATAGGGTATATACCCTATGGATATATGTTCACCCTATGGAGGAAAACTAAATGAAAGACATTATCGTACAATTTAAAACTATCGTAGCACCTGGAGAAACTACCATTATTCCAGAATCATTCTTAACTGCTGTAAAAGGATTACTCAATAATCCTATTAATATCATCTTATCTACACTGCGTGATATCCTGCCAGGTGAAACTTTCGATGTTAAATATTTACCAGAAGAAGATACCTGTGTGATTACTTGTAACACCGAGATTGATTACGAAGCGTATAACATTGTGACGTTCTGTTTAAGAAACATGGGACAGTTACGTTATACTAATGTTAAGGTGATGGGTAAAGATCAATACGTTAACTACTATCCTGAAAACTTTTATCACATTTTCACAAAAGGTAATGTAAAAGTGATGATAGAAATCCCTACCGATTTAGCTTCAGATAAACAAAAAGGACTAGTCAAACTTCTAACACAAATTCATCGCACAAATGTAATAGAAGAAGAACTCTCAGGTTCTCAGCCCGTGTATCTCATGTATCGAGTAGTGGGTAAGTTACTGAAGAGCTACTGGAATCAGTTAAACGATAACGTGGTTATCACCAATGATGAACCCCCTAAAGTAAAAGTCACGAAATTCTTCGATATGACTGCTTTGGAAGGTTGTTATAATCATCTAAAAGTTATTGATAATATCAAGTTAGATCTATACGGAAATGTCATCTACCGTGTTTGTGCTGATCAACGTGATATTGAATTGTTACAAAACGTTTTAAATAAATACCTCAGTGATCATCAAGATCGTAAAATTGTTTCGTTTAAAGTGAATGCAACTACTGATAATGAATACGCTTATTCTGTATTCTACTTCGTCGTTGTACCTGATGCAGTCAACTTTAAAGGTATCCACGATATCATCACTAAACACTGTGTTGACAAACGTCGTTACACTAAACAACATAAATTCCATGACCTAACAGATAAGCTAAAAACGACACATTACACTGATGCAACAGATGTACCAAGTGCATTAGCACCTGTGACTATCGTGGAACTTAAAGAAGATAAAGATCATCTTGATGATCTCTTTATTGAATTAAATGAGTTTCTTAACAATTAACTAAGGAGTTAAACAATGAAACAAATTAAAATTACCTGCATCGATACTCAAGGTTACCACCATCTTATTGGTGTTAACACTAACGATGTAGATAACAAAATCATCTTAGCCACTATTGCTGATCGCTTATCATCCCTTACTCGTTCTAAAGTAAACGTAGTCACTGATCAAGCAGGTGTCATCACGACATTTAATGTTACTGCTCCAGTAACTGAACTTACGATCAATATCATGAAGTATTTCTTCAGTGATCCATTGATTTATCGTAAGTTTAACATCATGGCCACTAACGAACACGCTACGATTGAAGCAGGATTAAGTTCAGTGTTATTCCGTCACACCCTACGTCTAGATAACCAAGATGTCGGTTATGCTATCGCCGCTATCTGGGATACCGATGCATGTGATACGACGTTCTTTAAACCTCTAGATAGTAAAGATACTTCTATCCATGTTTTCCAAGATGCATCTAACCTCTATGAGTATTTAACAGATCTCATCGGTGAATGTATTGCTACCTATCGTAATGCTCGTTTACGTAACCTACTTAAAACACGTGAATACGAGTCTATCGATCCTGCTTACTTGGAACTTATCGATAAAGGATTAGACTGTATCACTACTTGTTCTTTCCCTATCAAGCAGAATACTATTTATTCTGGTCACGATAAGAAATACAGCTTTGATGTTTACACTAAAATCTTCCAAGATTATTTAGCTCATCACCAAGATCATGAAATCTATCTTTTCTATAATAAAGATCATTTCTATTTCATCTTCAGTAATCAGTCTAAACATGATCTGATCAAACAACACATTGATCAAGATTATAGTGATAAACTCTTCTTTGCTGGATTAACTCAATATCCTGATCCTATTACTGTACCTGAAACAAATACCATTGATCCAGGATTAGAATTACCAAATACGTATTGTTGGTTATTCAGTGATAGAGCAGATGTCCATGGTATCCTTAAAGACGTGTTATTAAATACGATCTTAAAAGAACCATCAGAAGTCAAAACTGATACTGATATTGACTTATCTGGTGTAACACTTTAAAAGGAATATCAAATGTGTAAAGTCATCAAGAAGAAATGTAATCACACGTATTACGTTAAAACGTCTAAACGTAAAACAAACTTTAATCAACTTGTTTTACAAAAAGTAAAATATAAGGTAAATAGTTTATTCAATACTAATCTATTTAGTTATAAACCTTAATATTAAAATAGTTTTTTCATAATGTAACCTAAAGTTTCAATCTAATAGTCTATACTCTAAAAGATGTAGGCTATTAGGTTGGCTTTTTTCTTTTACTTTCTTTTTATTAACTTCCTTTATTCTCTGTCTTCAGTATCCTTTACTGATCCCATTATCTTTATTCAACTACTTTTATAGGAGTATACCCCTTATGAACCTTTACGTAAGACTATCCGTATCTTATACCCATGAATCTATCTTGATCCCTGTATCAACAGATGCTAGTACTTACAATACGTTACTGACACGTACTATCCAAACCTTAAAAACACTCCCTGATCATCATATCGATCATGTGTTCCAAGATCAACACCATATCGTAAACCTAAATAACATCATCGATTATGATCTCTATCGCATCCTAGATCACTATTTAAGACATTTACACCTTATATCCGATGTAACCCTTAACTTAAACGATATACAGACTCTACAAGCGCCTCATCAAGGTTTTAAACACGTATTCCAAAAAGATACTTATAATGTTTCTATCACGATAGATACACTTAATTTCGATCAAGTTGATACGGTTAATGTTTATCAGGTTATTTCACTATTAACCTATAACAAAAATACTCGTATCGATAACTTACATCTAGATCACTCTACCTCACTCTGGTATAAAGTCTATACGTTATTAGATATCTATATCAACTTATTAAAACCTGATTCATTTAAATCTACTACACCTTATACCTACTATCCAGTAGAGGTATATAAATCCATACGTGATCATAACCTCACCCAGTACACTATACCACAGGATATCATCCCTTATCGTCTCTATAAACTGGATACACCAAGATATATGAATAATATTCTCTATCAATTATTCTTATCTCATCTTTCAAAATATCTTGATACGTATCAAGATTATAAACTGATTACGATAGAGTATAATCAAAGTTATTATTTCTTCATCATCCACCAGGATAAACAAGATACCTTAACCCTTTTAAAAACTATTACTACACTTTTAAAAGATAATCAAATCACTTGTCATAATCTTCTTACTCGTTATCTTTATCAGAAGGATATAGCAGCTAATACTTATCCTTTTGATAAATTAGATGAAATCAATATCAAGGATAATAATATCTATAGCTTTATTATCAGCTATGAAGAAAATCATCTTAATGAATTCTTTAGTAAGTTGATTACACTCATCTGACATATATCCTCTCACTATAGTCTAATATCTTTTATAGGTATTAGACTATATGTTTCTTTTCTCTATTTGTTTTTATTTATAGATTATTCTATTATAATTATACATTATTATTCTATTCATTTTAGATAAAGAATATTCAGTTAAATTAAATATATTTTATTTACATAAAGTTTATTATTTTATTACTATTATTCTTCTATTTAAATTACATAGGGCGCCCCCTTCGGCCCTCGCCACCCCGCCCATAAGAGATAGACCCTTATGAACAAAGATATTGATGCATTACTGCATCTTATAAGATACAGAGATATTATTAAACTTATAATTAAGTTTAATAGATAAAACAAGTATAAGACAGCCTGAATGTTATGTCGACAGTAAAAATTTACATTATTGTCGATATTTTATTAAATTTATTTAAAGAAAGAGGTATATAGAATGGCTTTTAATATTAGATTAAATAAAAAGTTAGCTAATTTTGATTCGATGCAAATACAATATAGGATGAGAGATCCTGAATTGCTTAAACAATTAAAAGAGTTTAAATTAGTTCGTGAAGAAACTACTATCGAAGACTATAGTTACAGAAATGAACTTATCAGTACTAAAGATACCGGTTGGAATGAAAATTTCTTAGTATTTAGTACTGTCGCTAGAGCTATTAAAGAAGCTAACCCAGGTATGTCTAATGTAGATTTCACTGATTTTGTCTTCGATATTCCTTGGGATAATCAATTAAGTGAAGTTAAAAATACCATAGCTAAAGGTCAGAAATATATACCTAAAATTCAGATGAGAGTATCGCATCATTCGGATATTAGTCGTCGATATAACGAAGATAGTAAATCATTTGTCTTTACTTTGAATGCTCCGGACATCAATGATGTTGTGGCTGAAGCCATCACTGTTGAAAATCTAAGTGAATTAACTTGGGATGATTATGAAAAAGTTAAAACAGTTTTAGAAGGTTTCGGAAACGATCTTAGAGCTTTAATTGTTAAAGAAGTATCCGATGGTGAAGATAGTCGCTATCTTCATTTGGTTTTAGGTAGTAGAGATGATATTACTACCGCTTCTTTATTTTCAGTTACTATGGATTGGAATAATGATTTAGGTGGTATTCCACTATTGTCTTTCCACTTTACTCGTGCTGGTGTAGAAAATAAAGAAACTATCGTATTAGAAAACTCTAATATTCATATTAACAAAGATCCTCTTTTAGAAGATAATCGTTAATTATTAATTAAATATATAGGTAATAGAAATATATGGCATTTAGTATAACCGTATCAAAGAAAGTAGCCAAAACAGGTTTTAAAAATACTTTGATTGAAGCAGTTAAAACCGCTAACCCTAGTTTAAACGATTTAAACTTTGGTGATTTTGATTTCAGATGCAAAGTTAACGAATATCAAGCTTCAGCTGTTAAAAGACAGATCGACCGTCGTGCAGCTGGTTTTTCAGAAGGCATGGTTGTTAAACCTAAAGTTGAAATGTTTGTTAAGTTTGATAACGAAATAAAACGTAAATATACTGAAAATAGTCACTCAACGATGTTTATTATAAATGGACCGGATGCCGATGCATTTATTAAAAAACACGTTACCGTTGAAAATTTAAGTGAATTAACTTGGGACGATTATGATACCGTTTTAAATGAATTGAAGAAATTCACTAACGACGGTGATGATAGATCGGGACAAGTTATTGGGTATAGAGCGAAAACAGAAAATCCTAATAGCAAATATCTTTATCTTGGTATTAATACCGCTCATGGTGTAGGTAACCAGTGGCAAGATGTGCCATCTGCTTTATTGTCTTATAGATACGAAAACGATAAAATGGATGAAAACTTTAAAGCGGTTTTCACATTCCACTTTACCCGTGCCGATGTTGAAGATAAACGTGATTTACGAATCGATAACAACAACTTAACGGTTGGTGAAAACGGTATGGCCGTAAACCTTTAGTCTTTAGAGATATACTAATCTTTAATATACTTTAATGTACTTCCTACACCCTTCTTGGGTGTAGGATTTATGTTTGTTCTATAAGTTTATATTTTGTTATAAAACAATATGACTAATATACATTTTATTTTATAAGGGTATAAACATGTATAAACAGAATAAATTTAAACGTAATAAAGATGTCGTTATGCTAGAACAAATATTAGCTAAAATATTCGATAACGGTACAACACATTTTTATACTACTTGCCATACTACTGACCCTAATATCGAATATTGTTACAATATTACATATAGGGACTGGGTATTTTATCTAAAAGAAAATACTCGTATCAATGAAATCTATACTTACTTTTATAGAATGATCCAGTATAGAAAATATTCTGATATTCGTATTACGGTTTTAGTTAAGAATAATAGACGTAACTTTACCCGTTACTTCTACGTTAATGATAGAAACGTAGAAAAACTATTAAAGTATATCAGAGATGTCATGGATCTTACAGGGAAGAAATATATTCCTTATCGTATATATCCTGATGCTGAACCTAAAATGGTATACGACATGTATTACGGTATCACTAGCTAAACAATGGCTGAATTAGTAAAAACGATTTAACTAATAAAAGGAAATCAATGATGAAACAAGAAGAACTTGCTACTAAACGATGGATAGACGCAGTAAACGACGATGATGCGGTTTATGAAACATTTAAACTAATATTATCGGATGAACTCACTAAACGTATACCGGCATTTAAAAATAACCATAAATTTATTTTAGTATCGGTAACAGGTAGCCATAACTACGGCACTGCTCATAAAGGTTCAGATGTCGATTTAAGAGTAGTATACACTGAATCCTTACGTGTTAACTTATCTATCGATAAGCCTACTCGATTAAATTTCCATATCCAGACAGAACTTAACTTCTATGATGATATTATTCCGCTGGATATCCAGTTTATTCATATTTCTACTTTCTTAAAACAGTTAAGTAAAAGTAGTTATACTGCTTTAGAAGCATTGACGAGTAATTATACTTTCTATTCATGGTTTGAAGATCGTGAAATTAAAGAAATATTAGAGTATTATAATCTCGATGTGGTAAGAAGTAATGCAGTGAGTATTATTAGAAATAATAAAGCTAATGAAACTAAATCTCCTGTAAATAGAAAAATTAGAGATCATTTACTCTTGTTATCTGCTCTCGATAAACCAGCTTTATTACTTCTATTAGAACACTATCGTTTCTGGGATGCTCAATGGGATATGAATATAACTGAATCTCAATTTGATGAATTATTAAACTTTAAAGTCGATTCCGTTAAACTACCTGAAGAGTACGTATCTTTACTTAATAGTTACTATTATAGAATTTTTGCTATACGTTAATATACTTGTTGATATGCCTTTTTAAATTATATAATCTTGGAGGATTAATAAAAGCATATGGCAAATTACAAAGAGTATACTTACGATTTAATCTTAGGTCGTTTACTGAAAGATGAAGGCGGTTATGTGAATAACCCTAACGATAGAGGTGGCGAAACTAACTTTGGTATAACTAAAGACACGGCTCGTGCTAACGGTTACAACGGCAGAATGATCGACATGAAGATTGAAGATGCTAAAAACATCTATAAAAGTCAATACTGGAATAAGGTAAGAGGTGATGATCTTTTAAACATTAATCCATGTTTGGCTGATTGGATGTTTAACTTCGGTGTGAATGCTGGTACAGGTCGTGCAGTTAAGTTCTTACAAAGAGCATTGAATCTTTTAAATAACCGTCAAGTAGACTATGCTGATATTGCAGTGGATGGTGCTTTAGGTAATGGCACTCTACGTTCATTACAAGCTTATGTTAACAAGCGTGGTGAAGAAGGTGTAAAAAACCTTGTAGTGGCTTTAGTGGGTTCACAGATTGCTTTCTATTTAGATCTATCTGAAAAGAACCAAACCCAAGAAGTGTTTACTAATGGATGGTTAAGCCGTGCTGCTACCAACCTTAGAAAATACGTAAAAGCTATGGATAATTAATTGGCGTTGTATATCCTATACCTATAAGGTATAGGATATATGTTTGTCCTTTAAAGGATCTATCTTATAAACTTATATTATCTATTTGAACTAAGTTGTGTAAACAACTCATTAACTAATGACTAAGGAGTGCCCTATGAACAATGAACAAAAGAAAACCATTTATGAAACTTTTGAACCACCTATCTTTGGCATAGATCCAAAAGTAAATAAAGATACCCTTAAAGATGAATACTTTAAACGTACTTTATCGAATTATACATCCGATGAAGGAATCTCAAATAGAGCATTTAAACTATTTAAAGAAATCGAACTTATTGAAATTAAACCTAATACGTTATATAACTTTAAAATAGAGTATCTAGTTGAAACTGCAGCTAATATGCTGGTTGTAGATACTTTAGCTAAACTTCATGGTTTTAACGTTATTAGGTTTTATTATAATTCAAAATACTATTTTGTATTTTTAAATGCCGGTGAAGAATACAGTAATTTAGTTTGTGAACTAAATAAATTGCCATGTACTACACGTATAGAAAAACGCAATTCAAATATAACTGAATTTAATACAGAATTTGAAACTATGGATAATTTCATAGAGTTAATGAAACTTATTAACCCTGGTCTTACTACCAGTATCGAAATCAAAACAGCATAAGGAATAAAACATGAACAATCAATTACATTTAGCACTTTCAATCGAAGATGAATTCGGTACCACTTCAAATATCGAATATTGTACTTTTGAAAATCTGTTAAAACAACGATTAAAATATATCGTTGAAAATATTAATGACTTTAGCAACATCATTGTAAATCGTTTAGATGATAATAACGTTATCTTTATTTCATTTATCTTAAATGAAGAAGGGGCTAATAATTGGAACCCGTTAAGATATATTTATTTCCGTGATGATGTTGATCTAACATTGTTCTACAAAAACCTACGTAAATACGTGGAAGAAGCCATCAAAGGTAAAACTACTAACGTACCAGCATTAACATTCTTATCGGAGGTATAGTCATGTTATTCATGAGCAGAATAGAAGATATCGATGCAATTATCTCTGTTCCCTATAACTCTGATATAGACGTCTTTAATCAAGTTGTAAATCAAATCCATAAGGTAGATACGGAACTTACTAGAATGTGGAATTATTACACGATATTAGCCATATACGGTAAATGTGCTGAACGCATGAATACTCATTATGGTTCACGTAGTGTAAAGAATATAAATCACTGGCGTGTGGTTTTCGATAAGTGTAAGAAAATACTTGAAAACTCAGGTATATTCGTACCTTATAGTGCACACCCTAGTGATGATAACGATACGAATAATATCGCGATCTATCGTGTTCCTGTCTTTAACGATAAGTCTACTTTTCAGTTTACTGATACGATCTTCCAAAGAGCAGATATGGTGCGTATTGTTTATAACAATAAAGCCTATACCGATATCAGTGTTTATGGAAAAACATTAGCAACATTTTCTAAAGAACTTGATGTAGAAATCTATAAGATCGTTAAAGCAATAGCTCAAAGTAATGCTTACGGTAAGCATGGTGTTTACCGTAATCAAATATTATCGTTAAACGTTTTAAAATGTGTTAACGATCATCTTGGTGAACGTCAAGCTTTGGTAACCAGTGTCGATTATCATGTTGCTGATTTATTCGCAGCGTATAACGTATACGAATATGCTGACTCTTATCATGCAAATGAAATTAAAAATTAAAATACGGAGCAACCCTAATGTCAAATGAAAACATCTTTTTAAACGTATTAACCATCACTTCAGAACGTCCTGAAACAATCAATGATATTCTGGATAAGTACGTTCATGCTGAAAATGATGATGAATATCTACTCGATATTGATTCGTTACTCATGCGTGAAGAAAACCACAAAATCACACCACAATTACTTCGTGCCGTAAATTTATTTAACGATATTCAGTTTATGGCAAGTGCTGACTTTAATGATCTAGCGCACGATTTAGCTAAATCGCACATCGAAAGCATCACAGATCGTTTCTGGCAAATCGATAAAAGTTTAACTAACGAAGTATTCACATCTGTACCTGGTAATTCAGCTTATGAAAAATTCTATTGGTTATTTACCAATAAATATAATAATGACGTTGAATATAATTGTCGTATTACAGGTTTTGATATTCATGGTGTAAACGCTATCTTGAATTTCCCTGATTTACTTTATAAACTATCTAAAGTAGTATTCAGTGAATATAAAGATGAATTATCCTTTATTCCTCTAACTAAAGAAGAACTTGTTAAAGAAGAACAAGTTTGGGTTCGTAATAACGACAACAGTTTTATCATCACAGTACCAACTAAGTTTGGTCCATGTCTTGAAGTGGTTGAACAATTAAATAACCTTTACGACGATATTAACATTAATGTTGTGTTTGGTAATGGTGATATTCGAGGAGAAATTACGGTAAATGAATTCGGTGAAATCTTCTTAGAAAATAGAGAACCTACAATCTCTAAAGCATTTTATTTATTAGATGCTTTAGGTCTGTTTGAATCACAAGGTGAAAAACTTGGCTGGACGACTATCCATGCTGAAGAAGCAGGATTATTGGACAGAGTAGATGAATAAAAGGGAAAAGAGAAATGAGCGGTTTATGCTTAAGTTTTTATAACGAACTTGGTCAGGCAGCGATCAATGTAGTTAACTTCGGTACGACAGATATCGGAGATTATGAAAATCGTGTATTAGAATTCATAGAAGACGATAAAGATGTGCGATATGTGGTAGATGGTACTGAAGAAAATACCATCATCCATATCTTCGCTAAAAACTATAGTTGTTGTCATCATGTTAAAGAAGTTTATACTGATATCTTTAATAAGTTTAATAATTTAATTAAAGAAAACTATCAACGTGAACAATTAGTCAATGCAACAGTTTTAAGTTCACCATTAGGTCACTTAGAAAATCATTACGATGAATTGTATACTTTATTTAAAGATACATTCGATAAATCAGGTGACTATAAAATGTTTATTACAACATTTGAAAGTAAATATTATCAGGCATACTTTAATAGTATCTTTACTATTGAAATCTCTGATAAACTTGATGAAGTAGATAGTTGTCGTTATGATTTTAATACGGGTTATATTCGTATCGATGGGCTTAGTCCAGATATGATTGCATTAACTGGTGTATTTATTGGTACATTATTAGGCATGGTAGAATATACTTGTCCTAATGAATTAGATCACAAGTATGAACATCCTAAAACTGATGAAGTGGTGTACATGGAAAAAGATAAACTCTATTTCATGAATGCTACAGATGTACAGGGATTACGTTATTTTGAAACATCAGTGTTACATCACAAATGCCAATACATCATTGTGAAAACCAAAGATGAAAAAGATAATGAAACGGCTTATCTTTATTTAACAGATAACTTAAATAAAGAAGGCGTAAAAGAAGGATTAGATAATGTTCTTAATCTTCAATTCAAGAATACCATTGTTAAAAATGATATCTATGTTGAAGATATTGAGGGCAATCGTCTAAATGGTATCAGTTATATCTTTACTGATAATAAGACTACCGAAAAGGATGTACGGATCTTCTTCGGTAAAGTCGTTGAAACTTTACTTTAACTTAATAAGGAGTATTAAATGAGTGATCCAATCGTAGATGAAGTTGAACAAGCTTATCGTGAACTTCACCCACCTAAAGATGATGATTAGTATTTCATGAAAGAATATACATTTTTCATCAACTTAAATAGTTTCCCGATTTATCAGGAAACCGTGATGGCTTCTAGTTTTACACAAGATGATATTAAAGATATCTATACTGGATATCTTGCTAAGCTTGAACGCATTGTAAGATACTTTTGTGTTTCTAGAGGTTGTGATCCGTTTAGTTTACTGACTGTAAAAAACATTTTCTTTAACGTACATGAAACCAATGTTACAGGTACTGTAGAAGTGAATATACATGAACGGTTAGATAAAGTGATGCTAAATGAATTAGCTAAACTTATTGCTAAACAAATGTAGTAATCGAACATATATCCTACACCTTTTGGGTGTAGGATATATGACGAATCAAATAAAATTATTTTTTTCGTTTTAAAACCGGATTAACTCGCGATTATTGTTCGCCAGCTGTTACTTCTTCAGAACTACCTGATTCAGTGTGAGCTTCTTCAGCACGGTGTTCTTCAGAAGCTACTGGAGCTGCTGGTTGGCCGCCTTCTGCTGGAGCTGGAGCCGCTACTGGTTCAACTAAATCTTGAACAGCAACTGTTAATGTACGGTTAGTGATCAATTTCGCAACATCGATAGCAACGTCAGCGAAAGCGATTTCAAATGATGCACCTTGGAATAAACAAGTAGCTAAAGTATTGTCAGCTGCTTTGAACGAGAAGTTAGAAGCAGTAGCAACTGGAGTTACTGTTAATTTTTGGCTTTGTTCATCATAAGTTGCTTGTAAACCTGCAGGAAGTGCTGCTTTAACTGCATCTAAACGGTCTTCTTCGTAAACGCGAGCGAAACCAAGAACGTCAACCATTAAAGATGAGAAGTTTAAAGCAGAGTAGTCTAATACTAACTCTTCAGAGATGATATAGCGTTTAGCTTGTTCTTCATCTAAAGTGATAGTTAACTTACGTTCAGCAGCGTTTACAGCTACGTTAAGTTCTTCAAAAACTTCGTCTTCTACTGTGTTACCAGCGGCACGGATAGCTGCTTTAACCACAGCGCTAGCTAATTTGAAAGTACGTTGTTTAGGAATAGCTGGATTTACGAAATCAGCTGCGTTTAAACCAAGACTTTCTAGTGATACGTATACATCGTTAGCTGCCATTTAAATTTTACCTCTATTTAATTTACAAGAATAAATAACGTGACTACGGTCGGTAGTCACATATTATTTAGTTTTCTTCTTTTTCAAAAATGTTAGTTAAAGTACGTTTTACGAAAAGAGGAGCGATATCGATAAGTGGTTTCTCATCTTTTTTCGGATCTTCTTTAGGCTCTTCAATATCTTCTTTAATCGTATCTGGAACAGTAAACGTAAATGTAACTGGTGTGTGGAACACATAGTTTAAATCAGATTTAACAAATGTGTCATCGTTTAAAGCAATAGTTCTTAATGGAACAGAATCGCTAGAACGTACACCAAAATTGAATTCAGCTTTAGCTACACCAATCTCAGAAGCGATATCACCCACAGTAACAGTGAATGTACCGACTTCTTCTAATAATTTCACTAAATCATCGTATTGTGCTTTTGGTAATACACGTTCAGTAAAACCTAATTCATTTAAAGCTTCATTGGTATCTACACGTGAGAACTGATAAACTTTAGTAGATTCTAAACGATAACGCACTTTACTATCTTGTTTAACACTTACTTCAACAGGTAAAATAAGTTCTTTGCCGATAGCTGGTAATGATGCTTTAAGATGATTAAAATCTACATCTTTAAGTTTTTCATTGTTTTTAATAAGACAATTACGAATCATGGAGCTTACTGCTTTCATTTTTGTAATTGCTTTTTCTTTAGGTAAGGTAACGGACATGTCTTTCTATTTCCCTTTTTTAATATTAATTTATACACATGTATGCTCTTATATAAGAGCATAACATTTTCGAACAAACATATATACAGCTACTTACAGTAGCTGTATATAAGCGTTAAATATTAAACAAAGTTAATCGTAATATTATCAAAAGTAATATTATCAGTAGAGGTTACTTGGTTAGTGGTGGTGATAGTAATATATTCCATATCCCCATTTGGTTTATTGGTAACAGCAAAGTTGATATTACCTTTTGCTTTAGGGTATGGGAATGAGATTACATTAGCAACACCTTCACCAGTACTACGTGTTTTCTTAATCGTAAAACTATACGCAGTTCTTGAATTTAAATTGATCACGTAACTATTACTTACCGTTTTGATTACTTCAAAGTTATCTTCGTAATAACCTTTATCCCATTTCTTCGTTAAGTAATAACCGATATGTTCTTCGTTATTATTTTTTAACATCATTTTTGGATTAATGACTTCAGAATAAACAATACCCTGAGATTTTGTATATAAGTTAGCAGGTATACCTGTTATAACGTAATCGTCCGTATTAGTCACTAATCGATAAGGTGTTTTGGTGGTAAATATAAATGATTGCCACACACAGTTATCACCACGTGGTCTACACAATAACAATGCTGCTCTTGCATCACCTTTAAGTGTGACTACACCGTCTTCTAACGTAAAGTTATCAGATAATGCATTAAAGATTAATTCACCATTTGCTTCGAGATTATTGATTGGATACAGTGGTAAGTTCTCAGCGAATTTTTGAGGACCACCAGGAGCGTATGTGTAATACCCACCTTCAGCCATCTCTTTTATAAGTGCTTTAGTACCGAATAAATCTTCTTTTAATGTAATATCGGATAAATGCATACTTTCACTAATATTATTAGTCATAGCGAAAGGGATAAATGTTACACTGTTCTCATTAATTTCTCGATTATATTTAATATAACCAATCGTGTGACGTGTTTTTAACTGTTCTGGTTTAACATACTTAACATATACCGTACTAAAGTTTTCTAACTTAACTTTAAAGTTATTGATGGTTTTAGCATTGATCACATTAAGTCTGCTCACTAACGCTGATGAGTCAACTGTTAGTCTACCGCCTTCATTAATGGTTTTTACCGCGATATATTGTTTACCACCATCAGGGCTCTTAGCAACGATCATCGGACAGTTTACACTCGCGATATAGTTACTATCCACTAAAGTATTTGCTGTTAAGAATAAACTGGCTTGGTTATTACTGATATCTAAATCATATTCAGTATTAACGGTAACTTGACCACCAAGTTGATACGTACCGAATGTTCTAGGAGTTAGTGTAAAAGTAAGTGTAAATGTACCGCCACTTTGTAACCCATAGATTTCATATAACGTATCACTTTTCTTAACGAATCGAGTACCTTTTTGAAGAACTTGTTGAAAGTCACTCACCACGTAAGGTGTTTTATAGTTCTGATTTGGTAAAATAACAGTGAGTATTGCTTTCTCATTCGTTGCTAAACCACTGTTAGTGACAATATATTTAACATGGAATGGACTATCTACATCTACTGATACTTTACTACTGCTAATTTTAACACCAACGTCTTGGAATAAGTTTTCAGGAGCCACCATCTGATAGCAGTTACCATCCGCATCTCTAGCTAATACGCTAGTGCCTTTACTAAATCCTTTCTTAGGTAAATCAGCAAAATCTTGACAAAGACTACGTACTCGTTCCATACGAGTTTTTAGTTCTTCTAACTGCTCAGTTAAACCTGTTGTAATATCTTTTACACCTCTGATAGCTGTATCAAGATTATTATTAGCAGTATTAAACTTAGCATCTGTATAAGCTTTAGAATCTCGCAATATGGTAGTATCTAGTGTATTTACACGATCACTTAAATTATTAACCGTAGCAGTTAATGCTTTTAAATTAGTTACATCCGTAGTGAGTTGATCTACTTTACCTTTTAATGTATTATAGTTCTGAATTAAATTATCTAAATCAGATACGATACTATTTTGGATTTCTGATTTTACTTTAGCCGTAGCTTTAGTAATTTTAGAATCGATACTATCTAATTTAGATAAAAGTTCTTCAGCATCACCTAATGCTGCGATAAAATCATTAATTGTTCTAACTGCTACTTTTAATTGACTTAGTTCAGTATTATTAGAAAGAGCATTTGCCACTATTTTATCTAAAGACGCTAATCGCGTAGTAATTAACTCTTCAGTATTACGTTTGATCTGAAGGATACGTTCATAGACTAAACGCATTTCACGACTACGTACACGTGTTACAGCAGAAGTTAATTCACTGATCTTATAAGGTAACACATCCCAACCGTAAGTATCATTGATATCGTGATAGTGATCCATAGGCGCATAGAGCTCTGGTTTATCTAAGATATCATCCCATCTTTGTTTACGTGGGTCTACAAGTAAGATATTAATATAATCTTGTACGGTTTCCCATACACCGATAAAAATACCCCCTACTACTTGGTAAGACATTCTTACTTCGCCATCAATGTGATCTTTAAATACTACTAAAACGTTTACCGGTTTACCGGTTTCTTCCGTTGCTTGTTGATAAAAACCAGCTAACTCGTAATCGCGACCTAGTTGTAAAGTTTCTTGTCCTTTTCTAATGACTAAACTATCAGCGTAGAAAGCACCTTTACTGGCAGCGACTACTTTGCCACCGTTAGGTGGGATTACCTTTACATCATCAGGGATATAGTTACCTTTATCCTGAGCAGTATTATCGTAAGGGTAAATCATCTTTAATGCAGGAATAATATTTTTATTCATTAATTATTACCTCTTAAACTTAAAGTTTCTACTCTTTGTTCCAACTGTCTTAATCTATCTTCTAATCTAACGATAGTCGCATTTAATCTTGCTTCTCTACGAGTAGTTTCATCGTTAAGAACACTAAAGTTATTATCGATAGTTTCTGCTAATTTAGATAGATCTTCTCTTAACTTATCTACACTGACTTTATTAGGTGTATAATAGTTATCAATAATATTTCTACCTAGTTCTGCGATATCAGCTTTTAAACCCGTTTTAGCTGATTCTAAGAATCCCGATAAGTTGGAAACCTCTGTAGTAATTCTATCATCAAATGTATTTACCTTATCAGATAACGTATTTACTTTATTTATTACTTCAGTATTGCCTGCTTTAAGTTTATTCGTTACTGTAGTGACCATTGTTTCTACAGTATCGTTTTCATTCGCTTTAAGTTGGTTTACGGTAGCACTTAAAACAGCATTACTATTAATTAACTCATCTACTTTAAGCGATAAGCTCGTGATGCTAGCGTTAGTAGTAGTTAATTTTTCGGTAAAGGTTCCTTTACTTTTATTTAAATCAGTCACTAAGTTAGCAATTAAAGCATCGTATTTCTGATCGAATAATGTTTCGATCTGCATCAGGGTAATAGTAGAATTACCGTTATTCGCTTTAATGGTTTCGAGTATTAAATTTAGTTCGTGTTTATACGTATCGATACTATTAAGATTTTGTTCAACGTAATTTTTAAGTTTTAAGAAACGATCGTATACCGATTTAAGTTTTAAAACTGATGAATTAGCAACGACTTCTTTTAAAGCATATACCGCTTGTACTAAAGCTTGTATACCATAGATATCGGCTGCTCTATGTAAATGACGAGTAGGAATAAATGCAGTCGGTATTTCTAATACCTCATCCCAAAACACATTTCGTGTTTCATTGATACTCATCTTGTGGATATGGGTATCCATTTCAGTATATCTAGTTTGGTATTCACCGCCTACTGCTTGGTAGGTTAAGGTGATCTTACCTATTAAATTATTGTTTTTAATTTGAATAGCTACAGATACGGGATTACCTAACTTCGTAGTAGCATCTTGCCAGAAAAAACAATACACGTAATCTTTATTAAGAGTTAGTACTTTGGTACCTTGTTTTACGACTAAGCTCTTATTATAAAATGCGCCATTTCGAGTGAAGCAAATATCCCCACCTTCTCCGCTTAATACATGTATCTCTTCTTTTACAAGATTCTCACTACTGTTAGCCGTAGTATCTAACTTATAGCGTTTTAACATGTTCATATTTTTTACCTTTATATTTGCAAATATATAAGTTATTTTACGTAAATAACATACGATAACCATGTATGAAATCGTATGTCTAGACCATCGATGGAGAAAAGAATAAAATGGCAGAAATAAAACCAAGCGATCTGACGCTGACGTCGAATTATGTCGCGCTTGAACCTGGCAATTATCCAGCCAGGACAGATCTTACAAAACACAAAGGTACAAACCTCACTGAAGCAGAAGCTTTAGATTTTAAATTAAATATACCACTAGGTGTAGGTAATAGTAATTCTGTTATCTATATCTATCAACAAGGTACTGTAGAAATCATTGGTGAAGTTTATTGTTGGAATAAATTAGTTAAACCAGGTATCTATAGCCGATATGAAAAATTACGTTATCTAACAGAAGAAGTAATTTCTGATAGAGATAAAGACAACGTTTACAAACATCATGCAAGTTACAATAAAACGATTCGTGTTCCTAATAGCTTTATTAATAAAAGAAATAACACGGATAATGATGGATGGCAATTAAGATATAATTACGTTAGTTTCGATGACCAAATCGTTAAAGCTGAAGGTGGTAAAAGCTACCCTATTCCAATCTTTAACGGTAAACTAACGATTTATCCAGATGGTACTTTTAAAACAGAAAACATTGTTATTAAAAGCGATGATACTAAGATTGTAGATCCTTATGGTTATATTGCGGATAGTAAAAACTACGGTAGTATTACCACGTATTACGACGATGTTACTAAGGATGATGTTAATCCTCGTAATGTCTACAGATTGATTTCTGAAAATGAAGATGGTAGTGTAACTTATGGTGCAATAGAAGCTAACCAAGATCTTACTCCTACCTCTTTCCCTAAATTACCTCTAGGTATCATTCCTGTCAATGACGGTAAAGTAACCGTAAACACTAACGGTACTATAGATATTTCTGGTACAGTAATCACCAGTACAGGTTATAAAATAAACGGTACTCATTTTAGATATATCGATCTTGTTAACAACGTGGACGGTGTATTGAAATTTAATGAAGACATGTTAGATAAGAGTGGTGTATATAACCCTACTTTTACTCACATTAGTCCTACTGGATTAGAGTATAATAAAATTATATTAGTAGCTAACGGTGAAGTTGATATTTATCGTTATCATACCGAGAATGATACTTACAATAGTGTTAAAACATTAAATGGATTTAGTACCACCTTTACACCGATGAAAGGTTGGAATACATTTGTTAAAGGTACTGAAGGTATTCCTTTTGGTAATATCTGGGATTATATTAGTGCTGTAGATAACAATAACAATCCTGTTACTATTGATAAAAATCACTATCCTTGGGTAGCGAAAGGTATCTTTAATATTAACGATAGATTCATCTATCCACATTTAAGATATAGCCCTGAAGAAATTATAGATGTTTACGCGACAGTAGATCATACTTTATTTTGGAATCCTGATAACCTAGTAAGTTATCAATTTATTAACTCGAGTGTTGATGTTCCTAATAAAGCTTCTGAAACAAAATTGTTTCAAACATTCCCTACGTTACCTGGCGTAGACACAATCGAATTACCAGAAGGTTATAACTTTATACCTTATACTACTTCTAACGACTCAAATGTTCCTGAAAGTAAAATTATTATTACTGAAGAGGATGGTCAAAAGTATATCACTGTAACAGGTAAAGTTATCTGGAAAAGAAAAGAAGAATATTTCACTTTAAATCCAGGTAAAGTAAAATTAGATTATACATGGCCTGTAGTTGTAGAAGATGAACAAGGGCACTTTAATAAACTCTATACGGTTAATGGTTATTTTAACAGTAAAGTCGTATTTAAAGATCCTAACGATCCGAATAGTGTTTATACTATTGACGGTATCAGAACTAGAACAGATGGCTTATTTAGTTTAATCAAAAGAAACGTTACTCATTATCTAACCGATTATGAGAAAATGATTATCGATAATACCGGTAAACACTTTAAAGATTATATCACAAGTAAAGGATATAAACTTATTGAGAAAAGTTTCTTTTATTTAAATACTGAATTTACCAATAAACACACCGATATCGTATTAAATTATTTTTCTTTAAGATATCACAACTATTTACCTTGGTTCTTTGAATCTAGTAAGTTATTTGTTGAAAACAGAAATAATACCGATATTAATCAAGCACATCGTTTCTTCTATCAGGATAGAGGTAAAAACGAATTAACACTTTATCGTGATGCTATCTTCAATCTTAAATCATTTACTCGAACTGAATCTGATTGGTATATTTTAAAAGCCAATAGAGGAGTTTATAGTAAAGTTAATCTAGAAGGATTGAAGTTAATTAAAACAAGAGATCCTCAATATGGTAATTCAACACTAGAAGGGTATGCGTCTTTTGATAACTTTAGTTATTCTAATAAACACGGTGTAGGTAAATACCGTGCAAACGATGGCGGTGTATTATTTAATAACACCTTTGCCTTTAACCATACGGATAACAAGCATGTATTAACTGATGGCCCAGTCCAAATAACGTTGTCTAGAGGTATGCGTGAAGAAGTCACCGTATTCTATCGTACTTCAGAAGATACTCAAGATTATCCTAGACATGTGACTCGTAAACAAAGTGAAGGGGATTTAATCGATTTAGATATTACTTTAGATAATCGATACGGTTGGGTAGATGTTTGGTTAGATGATCCATACGGTGAAGAACACGATTTAACCATCAAACGATTACGTTTACGTAAAGATAGAACGAATGCGGCTATTGAATTAACGTATCCTATTAAAACAGAGATTTCTACAAGAACACCATCTATTGTTGGTAAAGGTGAGCAAGGTGCGCCTTTCGTTATTTATAAACACGGTGAAGAAAATAATGTTCTTTATAATGGAACGGTAAATGAGAATGGTGTTTGGAAATTCACTGGGTTAAGTACATTACAAGCAAATCAAATTTATACGATTAAACAAACTGATGATTTTGGTGGTGTAACTTACGAAAGTTTTACAGTATTACCTCATCGTTTACGTAATGGTGATAAAATTACTATCACTGATTTAATGGGTAGTGATCAAACCGAATACGTTATTCCTATAAATATCAAACGAGGGGTATGGAACGATTATAACATTGAAAGTAGTATTAGTTTCTTAGATGATGGTACTGATCAAAGTTATAAAATAACAGGTATCGTGTTAGATAGATTAGGTAATATTTATCCTGAAGGTGTTTATAGACTAGGTACAAAACCAACAGGTATTTATAGATCAAATATTATCGGTACTACACCAGCAGTGAGAGATCTTGTATTGAATAATCCTCAGACAGTTGATGGTGGGGTAAGCAAATATGTATTTAATACTGAACAAAGTTTTGATGCTACTGCTTTTGAAAGTATTAATAATATTCGTGTTATCAATACAACAGCTGCTAAGAAAGTAGAAAAATGGTTAACGATATCTAACTGGGAAACTGAATTACGTAATCACCTAAATGGGATGACACAAATTGAGTTCAATAATCAATATCCTAAAATAGCAGGTGTAGATAAGGATGCAATTTTAAAACACTTTACCGAAAGACTAGGTACATTCAATGGTGATGGATATATCGGACGATATAGAAATGCTGTTACTATAGAGACTAGAGAGTTATCTGCTTATACTATCGAAACACCACAAGGTAATGTGTACGTATATCAAAACGCTAACTATAAAAAGCTTACTCATGTTGCGATTGAAAACAGTAGAGGTGCAACAACTAACTATCGTTTTGAAGGTTATACACCGGTACAGTTATTAAGTACGTTAGATAAAAGACGTCCTTGGTTTATGGGTGAAGAGAATTCTACTACAGGTGCTGTAGTGATTTCTTCTAAAAATCCAACTAAACAGTTCTATGACCTAAGTTTACGATATCCAAGTAAACAAACTACTGAATATAAAGGTGTTCGACTTAATCTTCCTGCAGATGATAAATTCTCGTTTAAAGGTAAAAATATTTGGTTGCCTGTAGTTGAATCAGGTAGATACACTTACTATATCGGGTTATATACTTTATATAACTGGGATAGAATATACGATAACCATGAATGTAATGCCGATGATAATGCGGTTATTCGATATCTTGTAGATTTTAGTTATACATTAACTAAAAATTATCCTGACACTAAAGAAATGAGCGAAGTTGTATTAGATAACTGGGTAAATAGAGGGGCGGACCCTCGTATGTTTACTTTTGATAAGCATGCAACAGGTAAAGTTAAGTATCATGAAAATGGTGTAGATGTAACGATAGAAGGAAGAGTAAGAGTAAACGGTAAGTACACAAGGAATAAAACACAAAGTTTATTCCCTAAGAATAACGTTGAATTTATTTCTTTCTGTCCTAACGCTTATTTGATTCATCCTGATTTCCCTGATAGCAGTGTTACGTTAAACGATGATGATAGTATAGTAATCACAGGTAATGTGTTATATCGAAACGTTGATGAGAATTGTCAATTTGTAGATGCTGAAGATAATGATAAACTAGAACATCGTCTAGTATCTGTAGAAATATTTGCTCAAGGTACAGAAGCGTTTAATAACGAATTAGAGTCTTTATCGGGACGACAAAAAAGTTTTGCGCTTAACCATATCTTTAAGGTAACTATAGACGACATTGATCCAGAGTTTAAAGATTTTGTCTTTTTAGATATAACTAAATATTTTTCGTTATATGCTCCAGATGAAGGTACTATAAGTTACGGTAGCACAAACAATCTAATCGATACACACCCGTATGAGATTAATTTAAGTAGTGATACTAGAGCTTTAAAACAAGAAACACTTAAGGCTAACGGTAAATACAAAAATGTTTACACTTTCGCTGTTAAGTTTGCCGAAGCGTTAGAAATAACAAACGATTATATCATGGTAGATCAGGAAAAGCAGACTACTGAGTTAGTGAAAGACTATTTTATTGGTGGGCAATCTGAATATACACCAGCTAATGCTTTATACATTTTCTCAGTTAGAGTTGTTGTGCCTGAAGAAATAGATAGTTATTACGTTACCAGATATCAATATGGCGAATCTTTATCGTTATTGGTTAAATATATACCGAGTATCGTTAATGCTTCTAACTTAACTAAAATTCCGGCTAACTTAACCGTTTAGGGAGATAAAATTTAAATGTCTATTTATAATAAAAATTATAAATTAGTAAATCCTGGTACTTATGGACACGACGGGAAACCGTCGTTGTTCTCTGAAGATACATCAGGTAAAAGACGACACTTTGTTCGTTTTGTAACCAAGTTGGATGGCTTAGTATCATTTGACCCTGTACATGGAAGATCCGGATACTCGTTAGATAGTTTTGGTTATCTAACGATATGGGGTGATCACATGTATTACCGTAAAAATAGAGTTCTGCCTGGAAAATATAGTCCTTTAACTGGATTTCAATTAGAGAAAGGTGGTTGGATAGATTACGGTAAAATGAGCGAAAATGTTGAAGATGTAGTAAACAATTACATGTTTACCGCTCCATATATGTTTGATACCATTTATAAATGGGATAATAACAAGAAATATGGAGAAGGTAGTAAACTGATTTATAAAGGTAATAGTTTAGAAAATTACCTTAACCCTTATAATGCTAAAATTACAACCAATGTAGACGAAAATCGTAGCCTTAAAGATACTATTTTTAAATACGGAATTACATCACCTTTTGGTGACGTTACGGTGATAAACAGTTTAGGTAGTTATTTTGGTGGTAACGGTGCTGTTAAATACAGTAATGGTTATCCGTGGAACATGCCAATGCCATTGAAGTTATCTATTACTGCTAATACTACCGAACAAAGATGGATAATGCGATTAAGTGAAGATAAAAAATATATCAGGGCAGTTAACTTAGCTTATTTTCCATTTATAATGATCGAAGGTAGAATGGAGTTTTTCGCTAATGGTGAAATGCTTATAGGAAGCGATACTAAACTTTACCATCGTAAAACTAGAAAATTATTAGCTTTCAGTGGTCATACCTACAAAAATAAACCATTTGAGATTATTCCAGATAAACGGTTTGATGCGGCATTCTTATTTCATTCTTTTGCCTACGATGAAAATGGTCGAAGAACAAATACAGTATATAACTATTTAGATTATACCGTTAAAGCCCAAATGGCGGGTAAAGATGGGGAGTTTGATTTAACTAGAGAAGATGGTCTTGGCTTTTTACCTATATATAAATCATTCCATGTATATTACCGTAAAGAAGGTAGTAAGCCTGAAAATATGAGGGCATTTATCGGTGATGGTTTAATATATAAACAATTAACTGAAGGTATGGATAAATTAATCTCTATGGGAATAGGGTATACCAAAATGCCAGGATTATTTTATACTAATACCACTTACGATATAAAGCGTGAACGACACTACCTTCCTTGGAGAAAAATAGAAGGTACTAAGCCACACCATGCACTTTATCCGGATCACAGAAATAGTTTACCATTAGTGATGGAAAATCTTCCGTTGAAACAAAATGGTCCAAGTGCGGTCAACCCTAGGTTTGCATGGCATGAGAGTACTCATCATTTATTATCATTTTTTAACGTTACTACTAATTATTTACAATTAATGGATTTGGATTGCTATTTAAAACAAGAACCGGGTCTTAACGGTAGAGGATATACCGCCTATGGTGGTAATCTAGTAGGTGGGTTTAAAGATTACGCTAATGGTGTAACATTAGGTTATTATAGTGATGTTTCAGAAGCAGATAAAATCAAATATGATTTGAAAAATGCTTATTCCACTAGAAGACGTGGGGATGAGTTAAATTCAGATACCACTTATATTCGAGACCATCGTGGTGATCTCCCTTACTATACTGAAGAAGAATATAAAGCCGATATAATGAAAGGTATAGGCGCTCAGAAAATGAGTTTACCTGATAGTTATCTGTCTTATGAAACTAATGTATTAAAACCTTCGGCTGGGTTTAATGATTTTAAACCTATCATTCCCGGTAAAGGTGGTGTTATCAGAGCTGCAATAAATGGGGATAAGAAAGCAACGGTTAGTGGAGACGTGTTAGTCTATATAAGACCTAGACTGGCTTTTTATTTCTTAGACGAAGGGACAGAGCTTGATATTGTTGAATTACCTGATGGTAGAAATTATTATAACGTTAGCAATTTATCAGGTAAAACTTCTCGTCGTGTGAGTAACATGCATCTAAGATTGAGTAGATTACTCAAACGTCAGATGGTACCATTAAGAGCTTTAAATAATACAGATCCTCCTAAACCTAAATCTTATTTAGGTAATTATCTCTGTAATCAGGACTTTAGCACGTATGTGTGGGATAATACTAGTTTAAGATCTATTGCCGTTGAAGATTTATTTGTCTCTACAATTCAGTATATTGAATGGTTACCTAAACGATTCCCTTTTAAGTTGGATGGTGCAAACCAAGTATGGATTAGGGCAAATCATCCATTTAGAGTGGTTCAACAGAATTGTGAGATGATAATTCAATCAAAAGTAGATTATCTGTTAAGTTTCCCTATAGATTTAAGTCAATTATACCGAGGCAAGAATGTTGAGTTCTTAGATAGAATGCCTGTTTACAGTGATGAGGAAAATGCTGATATAGATAATCGACATTTTGAAGATTTACGCAGAGATGGGAAGCCTTTCTGGGATTATGACCTTCAAAGATGGGTGATATATGGTTTATTACCTAGCGGTAACCCATTGCCAGAGCGTGTTAGTTACGCAGCAACAGAAATCCTTAATTTTCCATCGCTTAAAAGTCTTGGTATAAATACGAAGGATAAATTGCAGAATATTGCTAAGTTACGTTGGAATAATGACTATCCTGGTTATCATTGTGAATTTCCTGGTGGTAATGTCATGGTCTCAAAAGGAACTAAACGCGGATGGTATCATTATTACGGTACAACTGATCGTAATAACAAAAATAAATCTGATGATATTTATACTTATTTATTTAGTGAACCAATACCACAACGTGAAGTTGTTTCTGCAACTGGACGAGCGTTAGATTGGAGTGAAAATAATTTAAACGAACTCATTTATCATAGAGGTCCAAGATATAACGATATGTTGGACAACTTAGAAGAGACTTTAGTTGACGTGAGATATAAGGATATATTTTACACTGTTGGTGGGCGTGACTACGGTGGGATGATAAATTCTAAACGTCGTTATAAGGTTGTTGCAGCGTTTGGGACTGGGGATCATCTAAATGATGAAGTGATTAGTACGCATTATTGGGATCACTCTATAAATCTAACTGGTGAAACTTATAACCTTTATGCCAATAAAGATGAGACACACTTCAATAATTTCTCTGCTTGTGATAGAATGATTAATTCCGCAAGTGCATTATTACTGTATACCGATAATGCTACTACTTATTCTCACTATAATTACCACACAATGGGTAACACATGGTTGAGATTTGAAGTAGATGGAGAAACTGTTTATACGGGGAATATTCGTGATTTCTACGGTAAAGATTATGTTACTGATAATTACGATATAATTGAACTTGGCACTAAAGCGATTTGTTATTATATAGAAAATAAAAGATTCGTGCATTTTGATTTAGATGGTAGAACAGTAGTATTTGCTAACTATGCATTTGCTGGTGATCCTACTAAACCATTTATTCGAGATACACCTTTATTTTATTATAAAGACGAAGCGACAGGTGATGATCCTAAATTTATTATACCTGAGAAGTATAAACATATTCAGGAAAAATTAGATAGTGGCGTACCTTTAAAAGTTTATTTTTATCATCATCCTGATCCAGAGTGGTATAAAAATCCTACACCGGTTTATAATAACGGAACGTTTAAAAGTCAAAATGTTTTTGATTTTACTAAACCACCTAAACTTATCGGTAATACAACTTATATCCCTAATAGAATAAGTTATACTTTGGATGACGATAAGGGTATTATTGTAAATTTTGAAAATGCAATATCTACTATCAATAGTTGGCAGAAATCACAATATGAATTCTTAGTAGAGAGTGAAGATTTTAATCCTGCTTTAGATAACTATGAACAAAAACATGTTTATTCTAGAGAATTTGCTGAGCTTTCCAAATACGCTAAGAACAGTAACGGTTTCTACGATATAACTGTGAATGTTGATGTATTTAAAACAGCAATGAAATTTAATCGTGGCGGTGCTTATTTTGAAGATGGGAGAGTTTTAAAACTTAATGCTAGCTCTGCAAACATTAGTGAAGCGGAATACAATAAGTTAAAAGCTAAGAAAGATCCTAATACCTTAAAGGTAAAAATATCCATAGTCACCAAATACAACAACACTTACGTTTATGGATATAGCACTACTACTCCATATACAGTTACATTGTATTTCAAAAACTATCAAAAATTAATGCCTAATCAGGTTTAATCACTATACGTCATATATCCTACCCATTAAGGGTAGGATATATGTTTACTTATCTAATAAATGTTTAAATCTATTACCAGAAACGTATAATGTATTATCCATTAAATCTTCTAATAATTGATTATAGATTTTACGTTCTTCTTGAGTTCTAAAATCGCTAGATACCCATCTGCATAACTTAACCATAAACCCATTAACCTCATCAGATTTTTCAATATAAGCTGCACTTTCGTCGATCTGAGCTATAAGTTTTTTAGCATCATTGTTCTTAGGGTTATTCTTTAACTGGTTAATCATCATATTACGAATACGCACTAAACGTTGTTTTGGTGTATCATAATTAGATGCCCCTACCTTAAATTGCCAAAAGGTTAAAGTATCTAAAAGTTTAATTAACCCGGTACCACCTGCAATTATTAAACAGAATAACATTTGAGCGGTGATGGCAAAACTCCCTATTGCTGCTAAAAAACCTGCTAAACCGGCTAAAGTTATTACTGTAAGTGAACCAACAAAACCAGTCAATGCATCTTTATGTAGCGATTCCCAGCTATATTCTTTACCAGACATAGACTTAATAATGTCTATACCTAAACCAAATCTAGCAGCAAATTGGTCAGCTAACACCTCCGTTGATGTGGTATCGTAAGTTGTTTCTGAGAAATCATTATACATCTGTTTATAAATATCCCCAATAACCACTAATTGTGCTTTAGGATCGGACTGTTTCGTTAAAGCTTCTGGAACTTTTATACCATAAATGTTATTAATCTTACCAATAAACTCTACTCTTAAAGTATCTTCTTTAATTTTTAAGAATTCCTTAACGACATTAGTTACAATAACATTTTTAAAAGTTATATGGTGGACGTACTCCATAAATGTCCACATGTGGCCTAATTCATGCATAATTACACTTAAAATAAAATCGGTATCTTTTTCAAATAAAGGCGTAAGCAACTCCATTTGGTATTCTAACTGAGCAAAAATCCCACTCACTTTAGCGGTTTTAAAATCTAAAGAACCGATATTATCGATTTTACCTTGAACTATTTTCTTAAAATTAGGTTTTACGCAACCATCACCAAGAAAATAATTAGCGCTGTCACCAAGAGCATCGAGTAAGCCTTTATTTAACGGATGGTACATATCTAATAACTGCACCATAGCTGAAGCATTTAAGTAAGTTGCTTCTTTTACTTTACATTTAAGAGTGATATTAAAACGGTTTTTAATGATTTTCTCCAGATCAGCAGAAAACTGTTTCCCATTTTTATCTTGTTTATATTTTTCTGTAATGCCACGTAATTGGTCAAGCACTGGATCTTTTAATTGATAGTCTATCATTTCCATGCTGACAAGACTAAATTTATCTAAACGCATTGTTGTTTCCTTATTTATTCATAGTTAAAATTTTGTATTTATATTACAAAACATAAATTTATGTTTAACTTATTTAAAAAGGTTACCCAAATTATGAACAATACTGATATTGAACTACAATCAAATAAAACTAAATTTGAATGTAGGAACGCTATGTATTTTAGATCACATGACGGAAGTCGTGATGATTTATTATTAATAAAAGAAAAAGTACACTTACCAACAGGTGAAGTAAAGAATAATTTAAGATTCATTGAGAATTTTAAAAAACCCGTATATATCCATAAGAAAGCTTTTCAAAACTATACTCAAAAACGAGTATGGAAACCTATCGAAGAAATGGATGTATACATGACCACTGAATATGAATTAGAAGATACCATTAAACGTGCATTAAATATGCCAGTAGGTAATTATAAGTCACGTAAGCAGTTATTCCGTAGTCCTTATATTTACGGGTGTGATATTTCTACGTCTTCTATTATTCGTAAAGCTTATAAAGAGAAATTTCCCGATGCAGTAAGTAATGCAACTGTAGCCGTACTTGATATTGAAACGAACGTTGTAAGTGTTCGTAATGAAATCATTGCTGTTTCTTTATCGTTTAAAAATAAAGCTATCGTAGCAACGACTAAAGAGTTCTTAGGTACTACACCGTTACCAAAAGAACAGTTCTACGAAAAGTTAGATAAACTTACACCCGATGTAAGAAAGAAACGTAAAGTAGATGTAGAATTCGTTATTGCAGATACACCTGCTTTAGCGATTATTGAAGTATTTAGACGAGCACATAAATGGCAACCTGATTATATTGTTGGTTGGAACTTAATGGCGTTCGATATTCCAGAGATACTTAAAAATCTTGAATACGAAGGTTATAATCCAGCGAATATTTTATCTGATCCTAGTGTACCACCTAAGTATAGAAAATGTCAATATGTTAAAGGTACAACAACCAAAGTAACCTCTTCTGGTAAAGAAACACCTTTAGCGGGTTACGAACAATGGCATTATTTAGATGTACCTGCATCTTTCTTCTTTATTGATGCCATGTGTAGTTTCTATTGGATTCGTAAAGGTGCGGCTTTAGAAGAAAACTATAAGTTAGATACGATACTTAATAAGTATGCGAATATATCTAAATTACAAATAGAAGAAACTAAACATTTAGATGGCGTTGATAAACACCGTATTGAACAAAGTATGCACAAGATTGAATATCTCGTGTATAACTTATGGGACTGTATTTCTTTAGAAATATTAGATGAAACAACGAATGATTTGGAAAAGAAATTTGGTGTTTTATTAGGTGTGTCAGATATTGCTAACTTTACATCTAACCCTAAACGTTTAAAAGATGCTTTACATTTTTACGTGCAGGAAGATGAAAAGTTCAGAGGTGTGTTAGGTACTGCTTCTGACCAAATGTCTATAGACTTAGATAAAGATGTACCGAGTTTATCTGGATGGATTGTTGCATTAGCAACAGAACGCTTGATAGATAATGGTTTACGTATGGTAGAAGAACTACCCGACTATCACACGAAAGCCCATGCACATAGTTCAGATATCGATATCAGTAGTGGTTATCCTAATATCGAAATCACGATGAATGTAAGTAAAGATACGACTTATCATGAGTTAGCTAGAATCGAAGGTCTTACTGAAGATGAATGGCGTATAGCTGGGTTAAATATGTTGGGTGGTAAAGTAAATAGTTTATCTTTTGCTCATACGGTATATAAGTTACCTAAGGTAGATGAAGTCTATCAAAAATGGGTTGAATCACAAAAAGCATAGGGTATATTTATATACCCTATCTATAGGAGTATATTAAATGTATATTAACTTTTGGTTATTTTTATTATCTAGTACAGTTATGATTGGTAGCCTTGCTAAAATCATCATGTGTGAAGAAAATGGTAAAGTAGTAAAAACAGTATTTACTATTTCTTGTATTGTATTTCTGATAACGTTTGTTATTGGTGCTTACTTTAGTCATACTTAAAAGAGGTGTTCATGTTATTTAGTGAAATCATGCCTACAGTATTAAGTATACCTAACGATACTGTGATTCAGTTTATCAGTTTCTTCATCACTACAACTATATTTGTATCTATCCCATTTGTAATAGTTTTACTTTTTACTTCTTATAGAACTAAAACATCAGTGGTTGATATTATAATAGATAAATTTGGTACTTCACCGATACCTGGACCATATAGATCTTCATTTGTATTATTCTCGTTATTTGTAATATTCTCAACATTACTAATAGCGATGGTATTATTGTTTTACATTATACCGTTTATAGCTATTTTTGGTTATTGGTTATTTAATGTAATATTTGATCTATTGGTTTCTATAAGACCTTAAAACATTGAACATATATCCCATACACATCGTGTATGGGATATATGCCTTATTCTCAACTTTTCTATTTTTAGGAGTACATCAAATGTCCAACAAATCAACCACAAAAATGTTAAACGAGTATTAGTACATATAATAATAAAAATATATATCTTTTTAAACCATCTATGGTAGTTAGATTTTGATGCATTATACTTTAAATATTAGATTTTTAAAAATGCATCAAAATTATCGCAACGTAGTTGCTTAGAAAATGATGCAATCGAAAATGCATCATTTTTATAAACTTATATAACCTATATGAATAAGGAATAATGACCTTTATTTATTCGACATATATCCCTGCCTTAATGGGCAGGGATATATGCACTTCCGTGAAGAAGTAAAACTAAGGGATTACTAGGACTGCACGACCAGTCCTAGCGATATGACATCAACATATTGTTAGATAAGGAGACGCCTATGCGTGTCATATTTAACCAATTTTTCGAACCACTATTCGTGGTATCGGAATCAAAGTTTCAACAAATGTTGAAACAAAGATTGGTTAACCGTGATCAAATAAAGATCGGTTAACTATATTATAACTCCAGTATGTGAAAATTTACATATCACATACCGGGTTAAAGAAGTTTCGCTATATTGGTGAAACTAATATAATTAAGGGTGTTAATAAAATAACACCCTTTGTAAAGGTGATTAAGAATAAATCTTAATCGTAATAACAAAAAGGAAGGTAAAAGTGAAACTAGAAATAGTAACATCCAACCACCAGCATTATCTAGCTGTAGATGTGCCAGTGGAAGGTGCTTTGCCAGAGAACGTAGTAGCAGCTCTTACTGAGTTTAGAAGTAAACTCGGTGAGTGGCCATCTCTTCACTATCGCTTAGGTCGCGGTAAGAAGAGAGCGTACGGTTCTTACTCTGCACCCTATGCGGACAGCATTTTAAAATGTGTTGACCGCGTTAGAGCAGAATACGTACAACGCTACTGCTAATGGCCGGACGTTACCTTGTCGTCTGTTACTCAAACAAGGAATATTAACAGCTTGTCGTGAGACACCTTAATATTAAGTTTAATAAGTTCTTTTAAGTTACGCCAAAGGAGACTTGAATGACTAGAAGAGAATTTATTAAACTCTCTATCCGTGTAGGATGGAAGTTTATAAAAATTCATAAGGGTATGAATTAAAACTAACCCTATATTACTACTACCATAAATTAAAAACCCAAAGGAGGGTAAAATGATTAACTTTATCAACTTTAGTTCAGAAAATATTAAAGATGCTCTAGATGCATTAACTTTGCATCTTGGCATTGATGCGGTCGTCACAGAAATAAAAGACGACCAATATAAAATCAATCACGGGGAAAGAGAATTCTACGTTACTGATTTAGAATCAGTGGTGCATGAATTATTCTTCGCAGCTAAAACTAATTAATTAATCAAACAATCGGACCAAAGGAGGTCAATCATGTTAACTGATATCTTAAATTCAGTAATCTACCTACTAACCGCTCAACTACTACATTTAGGCGGTTGCCTTATCGCGGACGTTAAACTCCGCACTCGTAACGACCCTGAATTATTAGAATGGGCCGGTTCCTACTGCAAGGAACATTACGCACCTTATGGAGAAGGTAAACTCCAAAACTTCCTGTTTTATATAAAAGCAGGTATCATTGGGGCATTTGCTCTAACGCCCGCTAAAGCGGTAGCTGTACTACCAACCACCGCTTTATTAGCATGGTACATTACTCCAGTTGACATGGAGATTACCAGAGGGTTACTACTCATCAATTTAGTGTATAACACACTGTTAGGTATTGGTGCTTTAGTTACACCTAAGTATAAACCCTTAACTACCCACTAACAAAAAATTCCTAGACAAGAATTCAAACTGTCTATTAAGTTATTAGTAAAAAATATAGGAGAAACAAATGAGTAATAAAGAAAAGAAAATAATCGGAGTAATGGCTATCGCAATCGTGGCTATTACTGCGATTAGTAAGTTAAGATAATTAACTTATCGGGCGCCACACTGTCGCACGTCCCTCAAACAGTGTAAAGGTAATTTAAAAATATATAGGAGAACATTATGGAAAACTTAGCGATCTTAGTAGTAGCTACAGTAGGAATGACCGCTGTAGTGAAAATCTTGAAGAAGTAATTCAAGTGAACGTAGTGCTATCGTTCGTTACTCAAATAGCACAAGAAAAATAGTTTTACAATAAAGGAAAAAAAATATGACTAGACGTGAAAAAAATCTCGGCATTTTTGCCGTAGTAGTTATCGCAGCTGTGGCGATGGCTAACTTAAAATAATACCATAGCACCTCCTAAGTAAGAGTATAAACTGCTTTATATTATTTTATCTTTTAACAACGTCCAAAGGAGGACATTATGATCATTATTAATTTAACTCAACATCAACTCACCCAGGAACAATTACAGGGTGCTGTGCAAGTAGGTAATGACGTTCGTGATGAAGTCGTTAAACTCATCACCTTCAACGGATTGCCAACCGCTGGAGAAATCAAAGGCAACGCATCTCGCTTAGCCGAGATTTGCCGTGATATGCATGCTAGTCATGCTGTTATCGGCGGTGCCCCATACTTCATGGGGCCATTGGAGCAAGCGCTCCGTCGAGTGGGTGTTACCCCACTCTATGCGTTCACAGAACGCGTGGCGGTGGAAGTAACCGATCCAATTACTGGTGAAGTTACTAAAACCAGTAAATTCAACTTCGCCGGTTGGATTGAAGGTGTTTTATAAAGGCGAAACAGAAGGGGGTATCATTTCGATACCCTATTTTTAACTCATATATCTAAGGAGAATAAAGATGAGTGCTTATTGGATGTGGTCTATGCCGGCTGATGTGGCAGAGGAAAAAGTAGAAGAGTGGACTACTATTCAGCAGTTTGATGGTTATGAATATAACCACGACTATGATGAAGACCAGCCTGTGTATCGTGAGGTACGTGCACCGGTGGTTAATGGGATCGTATTTGAGTATTATAAAGATGGGGATGAGTGGTTAGCGTTTGGCTCTAAACGTGACCACACGAATTACCTTGAAAATTACGATTTCGTTAAGTCTACATTCCTTTACTAATCGAGTTGCTAACGAGCTCTATCAATCAATCGTTAAAGAGGTTTCTGAAAAGATATAAAAGTAGAATCGCTGACCTATAATTTTCTTTATTCAACCATCAATCAACTAAGGAGTTAAAAAATGGAAAACAAAATCATTTTGAATACTGAAATTATCCAACGCGTAAGCCGTCGTAACGGTTATAAATTTGGATACACCGATAACCAAACTACAACACCTATAATAAGTGATGATGTTGCTTTATTATTACGGGAATTCATATATCCGAAGGAAGGACATATCCTTGTTTACTTGGAATGTAACAAACAAGAATTCCGTTTTGATGGATACAATCAAGTTACTACCAACAAACGTAATGTAATGGCTAATTACATCGGTAACGGTCAATGGGAAGTTACTGAAGAAATTTTATTAAATAAGTTCATTTAAACTCTAAGGAGGGTATTGTGGAAAAGAAAACATTCATTATCGATGATAACGCGATGAGTCGTGCAACCGCACGTTGTGTACATCTTACAGCGATAAAAAATACTAATGGTGATGTGGATTATTTTTACGACACCAATACCGCATTAAAACGATTGAAAGAATTCGGAAGTGATGCAGAAGTCGTTCTTCTAAAAGAAGAACCTACAAGAGAAATTATCTTTGATGGTTTCTCTTCAACGGAAACAGTTAGTTACGAGATCGTAGCTAGACGCATTGCGGAAAACCAATGGGAAATCGATCAACAATATTTGTTGGATAATTTCCTATAGGTTGAAAAAGATAACGGAAACGTTATCTTTTTTTTCGTTTATTATCGAGCATATATCCCACGCCGATTAAGGCGTGGGATATACAACGAAGCACGTATCTAATATCGCAAATTATTAGATACACTTTCTATACTATTTTAATTAACCAACAACGTCCTAAGGACATAATATACATAACGGCATATATCCCTACCTTTTACAGTAGGGATATACGTTTTACGTTAATACAGCCAATCAAAAAAAAAAACAACTCTGATTTCATTACGTGCGTTTACTTCAAATATACACTTAGTTTAAGGAATCACTAGAAAAGAAAAATCAAGTGTATACTTCTTGTAAACGATAAGTTAGTCTCATTGCCAATCAATTAACTATATCAAATAGTATCGATGTAAATTTTTACATTATTTTATCTTAAACGATTAATTCTCATTTGTTCTCGTTTTTTCTCTTTGATATCCGCTAATAAACCATCGATGTTTCTCGGTTCTATACCAAAGTTAACGAGTTTATCGTTTAATCGTTTAACCTGATGTTCTAAAACAGTTCGATAAATACTGGTTTCGTTTTCGGAAAGTTTAGTAATTAATCTATCAAGTTCATCCTGATATTTTTCGATTAATGCATTCTCTCTATCTTGAACATCGTCCATTAATTTACCGTCTTCCTGTATATGGGACATCACTCGTTTACTATCTATTCCGTAGAAAGAAAGATTTTTACCATACATCAATAACCACATGCAAAGTAACCATGCCATGACGTTATCGTCATGTCCTTCAGCAGTGTGGTCGATACGTCCTGATTTACTATCTACTTCTAATGAACGTAACTCTGCAGAGAGTGTTTTATCGTAAATAATATTTCTACAACGTTTAGCCGCTAATTGTAATACTTCTTTATAAAGTAAATGTCTTGTTCCACCAGTTTGGTTAAAACCAAATTTCTTTTTATTTCTCGTATAGAAATAATTATTACGTTTACCTGGCGCAACGAGTTCTTTAAATAATTCAGGATTTTTATCTTTTTCTTGAACGATAGTATTATACATACGTCTACATGGGTCTATTCCGTGTAATGGTAACTTATTGTAAAGTGTTTCAATAAATGTACCACCTGTAGATTTATGTTCTATAATCAATGTTGTTCTTGGGAATGCTACCATGAACTCTACTAAGAAGTCCGCTAATTTAATCACATCAGCTTCACAAATAGAAACAGCCGCTACCGTTTCTAAAGTAGTTACATTAACCACGATAAAAGAAGTTGCATCTCGGTTTACTGCTTCTGAAGTATCAGCACCAATGATACAATGATTAGTACGCATATAGTTACCAATCTCTTCTTGTTTAATATACCACTTCACAATGTAACCTGATTTTGTAATCTGTATATAATCAGGTTGTTTTTCAGACATCAAGATATCTTGAGATATTTCTGGTGCTAATGGTGATAAGGTTGCACCTGAAGTCCAAACGTTAAAATAATCTCTATTAATCTTATCTTGATCTTGAGTTTGTGTAGCACGTATCTTTTCTCTTAACCATTCATCGGTATAGCCTAACTGTAAGTGATTAAACGTTGCACCCACCATTAATGTACCGTTTTTACTATTCTTACGAACCACATTGTGTAATTCTTCTTGATTGGGTAAATCAAAATAGTGTTCAGTCCAAGATGCTGCATTTTGATAAATATCATACATGAATCTACCACTACGAGACATCTTATCACCTGCTGTAGTCGTGATGATAGTGCCATATGGTTCACCACGTTCTTTAGCTAAATCTCGAGCTGCACCCGTTGCCGCTGTTGCAGCTGGCCATACCACGTCCATATAGTTAATAAACGCAGCCTCATCGTATTGCTGTACTGGCGTGGTACATCCACGACCTACGTTATTCGCAGTTACTTCAGAGTTTTGAGATACACGAGTAATCAATCTATTACCTCTAGCAGGATACGTATAAGCTTCTTTAGCTTTAGTATCTTGAGAAGTACGTGCTATCGTATATTGAGGAAGTAAATCACGCATCATCTTAATACGCTCGATATTCTCAGAAAGTAGTTGTTGGTTCAATGTAACCAAGATCGTTTTCGAATTCCACATTCTGTAGTGAATAAGATAGTTATTAATCATATCTGCTACTACGGATTTACCTGTCTGACGAGGTTGTAACAAAAAGAATGAAACGTTATTCATGAATAGCCAAAACATACCCATATTAGCACGGTGTGCTCTAAATTGCACAGGTTCACTACCCGCAGCTGGAGGTACTTTAGCTGCTTCTCTTAAGTAATACCATGGATTACTTAATAACTCTTGACCGATACGGTATTTTTGTTCAGCAGTTAAATCTTCTGAAAAAGGATCTAATCCTTGTATAGATGGGTCATGTAAGGCTAAACAAAATGCCCAGTTCTTTATGCCCATCTGATGTAATAATGACGCATAAGCTAGAAAAGATTTATTTGCGGTTTGAGTATCTACGATAGGACCTAATCCTTCTGGACCGCTGTTCTCTGGCTTATACCAATCTTCTTCAAATAGTATCATTTTTATAATCGCCTATAATAGTTTAAATATTTACATATTACATCGAAATTATAAACTTACATTATCTTTTTGAAATAACCGAATTAAACAATTGACATATATCCCACACCGTTAAGGTGTGGGATATATGCTGTCCGTAAAGACATTAAACTAAGGGGTGTAAATGCGCTAACATTTACACAAATCTTAATTTTTGTAAAAAGGAGGCAGTATGCCAGAAGCATATACCACCGAAACACGAATGATGGAAGATAATGAAGGTGTACCTTATTATCTTCACATTCAGTACGACGGATATGGTAATCCAATCCGTCGTCAAGTTTCCAGGTTTGCAGAACCTAGTAACAACATAGATTGGTTATATTAGAACCAATTAAACATACCCTGCACCGTAACTGGTGTGGGGTATATAGTTAGTCCGTAAAGACATTAAACTAAGGTGTGAGGAAGTCGCATCTTCCTCACGTGTTTCAATCACCTAAAATTAGGAGGTAACATGCCTGAAGTAGTTACAACTGAAACTAGGATGTTAGAAGATAATCAGGGTAAACCCTTCTATCTTCACATTGAGTACGACAAATGGGGTAACCCCATCCGTCGTCAAGTTTCTAGGTTTGACGAACCTAGCAATAGTATAGACTGGCTATACTAAAACAACCTCTATAAAATAATGTAATAAAAATATTAATTTACATAAAGTTTTATAGGGTAATTATTATAATAGTGCAGGTAAAATAACTTGCACTATTTCTACATCAATCTAGGAGAAACAAATGGAACTTAATCTAACCCCAGTATCTAACATCGAAGTAACCTTTACTTTTACGGTTGCAAACAAAGAAAAGGGTTTTAACGGCAATTTAACATTCAAAACCGTGGCTAACAAACTAAATGATTCTTTAGTAACAGTATCAACTGATAATGCATTCTACAATGCCTTATTTGGTGGTTTACTTGGAGAAACATTAACCGAAGAAGATGAACAAAAATGGAATAACGTTTTCGATAATGTTGAATCGTTAAAAGTAACTATCAAAGATACCAATACAGATAAAGCGAAAGAAATGATTTTCTATTCTCTTTGGAATAAAGCAGCCGTTATCGAATGTGATAACGTAATAGCTGTAATGTTAAATTATTTTTAACGAATAAAAATCAAACGTATATCCTACACCGTACGGTGTAGGATATATGCCCATCTGTAACGATGTAAAACTAAGGTTCTTTACTGGTATAGACAACTACCAGTAAAGGTGTTATCAACACACTCTAAAAGAGGAATTAATTATGGTAAATGAACACCATAATAACTACGATTGGGAACTATTTCTAAAAACTCAATCGTTGGAGGCAATAGATAATTTTATTAACTACATGTCTCAAACTAACCGTAAGGCGAATAATTTTAAAAGCTGGTTAGAATCTGCCTGCGCGGTAAGATTTCAACGAGCAGAATTAAAAATACCGCCAATAAAAGGCACGGTTATATAAAACAATAAACCTGCGGTTAATTAACCTTAGTATAGTGAAGGTAATACCTTCACTATACTATTTATAGCTATTATTTTTTTTTTACCAACTAGCACGTGATTTAGTAATTACATTTTCATGTACTAAATTGATATCTTCTTTAGAAATTAAAACGGTTAAAGTTTCATCTAGAGATTCAGCAGAAACTTTTACATCTCCATCATTATCTTCAATCGTATAAGGTGATTTAACTCCTGTGATCATTTCAACTTGTTGTTGACTCCAGGTCATGATATCCAAACTTCTTGAAGAAATGTTAGATTGATTACCTGTATCAAGATAACATTGGATTACACGAGTTTGAGTATCTTGATTAAGTCTATGGATACGAGATATAGCCTGTTCTTGAATATAAGCTCTAAATGGCGCATTAAGCATGATCATCGTATCTGCCATAATCAAAGGTACCGCCGTCGATAAACTATCGTAAGTAGCAATAAGCGGATTAATACGTTTATCTGTTTCAAACGTTTTAATCATCCCATTAAGATTATTATTCGTTTTACCGTAAACTAAAATAGGATTTAACCCTTGTTTCTTACACGCATTATTAGCGTCCTCTAAAACGTCCACAAACGACGTAAACACGACTGTTTTCTTAGTAGTACTATCACATATCTCAGCGAAAGGAACGTACTCACACATCGCTCTATGCGCTTCTATGCGACGTTTACCTACCACATTACCTAAACACTCACCTTGTATCTTTAAAGCTAAGTATTTAACGATAGAACAAACGTTTCTGAACTCTTTTACTTTCTCTTGAGGCAACTTACTTGAGATGTTATAAAACTCATATTTCTTACAATAAGTTGTTTCAGTGGTAAGTAGACGAATATCGTTACTACGTTGAATCGTTTTGATATAACTTTTATAGAGTTCAAAAGCTTTGAGTTCTTTACTATCGTCTCTGATAGCGTTTTCATAGATTTCTAGACACTCTTTATAAAAAAGAATATCTTCTTCTTCCCTTGCTTTATAATAGATTAAACGCTCTTCAATATATTTCTTCATATCCTCACGGATAGCATCTAACGTAAAGCGCTTAAAGTTAGGCACTTTGATACCAAGCGTTTCAATGATCGGTTTATCTAAACCCAGTTCTTCTTTTTTAACCACAAAAGAAACGATACCTAAACGGTTTTGAAGGATATCTAAACCACGTTGTGCCGAAGTACCATATATTTTCTTATATTTCTCTTCAACAACTTTACTAAACATTGGATCAATCGCTTTAAATAAAGGAATTGATTCACTACCTATGGCTTTAAATGGTGTACCAGAAGAATGGATGATGTTTTTAGATTTACTGTAAAAACAAATCTCTAACCAGTTTTGAGTACGTTGAGATTTAACATCATTTAAGTTGTGAGATTCATCTAAGATCAATCCATATTTAAACTGATTAAATAACGGTACATGATGATCTAATATCTGACCCATCGCTTCATAATGGTAAACATAAATTTTAGTATCCTCATCGGGTGTTCCACCCATAGCGGTATTCCAGATTTTAGGCGGATTCTTATAAAACTTCATTGGGTCATTATACCAAACACGTTCTAACGCATTCTTAGGACAAACCACAATGATTTTATCCATACCAGCAAGTTCCATCGTAGCGGTAGCGGTAAAGGATTTACCAGATCCAGCTGCAGCATTTAACAACGCACCATTTAGTCTATAACGAGTAGGTGTTTTATCGTAATATTCAAAAAACCTTTGTTGGTAATCTTTAGGGGTAAAACTAAATAAAGATAATTTAGAAAAATCTAATGTTCCTTTTATATCTTCATTATTGATATCCTTCAACCATGTCTGAGTTTTAAGTGCATCTACCAGTTCTTTAATCTTTCTAACAGGTAGATAGTTATTACTTGCTCTAAACTCTACCATCTTTGAAAAGATATATAGAACATCAACAGCAAAGAATTTATAAAACTCAATCTTCGTACCACGTAATGTTTTAAACATGTGGGTATTAAGAACAGAGGTTTTCCAAATACGTGCAGCTATACTTGCGATATCGTAACCGTTAATTCCATGAATAATAACGGTATCGTTCGTTTCTTCTATTTTGATTCCGGTAATGCCGTTAACTATTCCTGAAAACATTTTTTACACCTTTAATTTATATTCTAATTTAGATAATGCTTTTACTTGTTCAGTGATTAAACTTTGTAAATTACGCATTAGCTTAATATCATTTAAAGCTGATTTATAGAAATTACTTGTAACTAATTGAATAATCTCTACGCCTGCTTGCATGTGAGGTTCAGCATTAGGATTCGTTATTTTTAATAAATCAACGATATCTTTATCGGATTTATTTAAACAATCTTTCTTATACTCTTCACAAACTTCACTCATGTTTTTAACCACAATCTCTAAATTACCTGATAAAGATTGTAACTCAGTTAAATACGCTTTAATTTGGTTTACTTCAAAACCTTTATTAGAATAAGGTTGTACTTTTGGTTCTTTGATTTCTTCTATCTTTAAAACCATCACGTCTTTTAGAACTTCAGAGAACTCTTTATTTGATAAACCATATTTATCGTTAAGTGTTGATAAGTTTGCTGAACTTGATACTTTGATATTTTTACCAACAAGCATCTCACCACGCCATCTAGGTGTTTTAGAAATTTCTTTAGCAATGTTTTTCAGGATAGATGATGAAACTAGTTTCTGACCCACATGACCTTTTAGGTTTTCTCTAACGGAATGTAAGTTACCTTTAACAATGTCTAACAACATGGTTAAACCCACACTCTTACTATCTTCGACTAATTGTTTATACTGATAATCAATTAATGATCTAAACTCTTTTAATTGATTAATCGTAAAAGGTTTAAACTTAGGATCGAAAGCAAAAGTTTCCCATTCATCTTCACCAACAATCACTTCAGTATTGTTGATTACCCATGTACGAGCTTTTTCAACTTCAGGATCTTTTTCTTTATATTTCTTCTTACTTGAGTTCACAAAAGAGATAGCTTGTTTAATGGTGGTTTCTTCATCATCTGTTGCACCATCGGTATATGAATCAGCAAATTCTTTAAGTTTATTACCTAAACTCGTTAATTTAGCATTTTCATCAGGTGATCTTTTCATGTAATAAATGAGACTATCACCTGCGCGAATAACCGTATATCCTTCGCTTTTTAATTTTTCTATCTGCTTATTCATTTGGGTATTAGTGATACCCAAGAAGTCAGTAAACTTAACAATGATTGTTAAAAGTTTATCCCAGATTTTAACGAGTATTTTACCGATGCGTTTAAAGAACTGTTTAATCGCTGCAAATATACCCGTATCGGCTTCTGTACTAACTTCAGATTCATTAGCGATAGATTTGAGCACGGTATTGTTTTCTAGAAAACGTTCTGATTGTTTAATATCGTTTTCACTAACGTATGGAATAATGCTAGTGACTTCATCGACTTGACGAATAAGTTCTTCGGCATCTTCGATTTCACCAGCAAATGCAAAGTCTTTACCTTTGACTTGGTAATATTTATCTAACATCCTTAAATCTCTCTTCAGTATAATTAACAGAACCGATGAAAGAGTTTATTAAAGTAAATACAACAGCAACAAACTCTGTCTGTTTAGCTAACTCTAAAGTTAAGTCTGATAATGTCTTAACTACGCTAGCTTTAATGTTAATATTATTACTGTTATCTGTAATCGTGTTAGCTAAAATATTTAATTTTTGATCTAAACGAATAACGGCTTCTTTAATATTGGCTACGTTATTGCGTTCTTGTTCTTTTAATAAAGAAATAGTATTATTCACCATTAATTCAAATTGTTTCATATTTGAGAAACATTTTCCTAATGTTTCTTCTCTGGTGACAGCCATAGAGTTAAATTTAGCCAGTGCTTTAGTGTAACCACTTGTATCTTTAATTTTAGCATTGTGTTTATAATTAATTGATTCTAACAATGTAGGATTATTAATTAATTTAGAAATATAGCTGTCATACGGGGTAATAAAATCTGCGATAAAATTATCGATGAATTCATTTTGGATTTTTAAAAGTAAAGTACTATATTCTGATAAGTTACCTTTGAACCCTTCAGGGATAACAACGTATACTTTATTTGAATCCATAAATTTATTATTTTCAACAAAACGTTTAATATTAGGATATTGTTCTTTATTACTGAAGAACACAGTTAAAGCGTTTAGTCTTGATTTAACGTAGTTACCTGTATCGGTAACCAGTTCTGCGAGTTTCGTCATAGCGGGGCTAGACGTATTCAAAGCTTCTACAGTTTCTACACTAATAAAGTTATTGAGTGCCTGTAGATTTTCAATAGAAATATTTTGAGTAGTCATGACTGATTTATTTCCTTTTATTATAATTTATTTTACTGTATATACATGCTTGAAAAAGCATAGAATTCTAAAATAAAATCACTATATTTTGTAATTACAATTTTAGACGTCTAATTAATTTCATAGGAGATAACTAATGTCTTTCAAACCATCAATGGGATTTGGTGAAAATCTTCAACAATCTAAAGCACCTGAATTCCGCATCTGCTGTAATGTTGGCAGTATGTTCGATTTACCTAATGCCACCTTACTTAAAGGTAAATGGGGTAATACCTTTTTAAATGGTGGGTTATGGAATAGTACCGGTATCGTCGGTCCTAACAACTCTTTTAAATCAACCATCAGTAAACACTTCATGTTATCATTAATGGCTAACTATGGTTATAGTACTGCTATTACGATGGATACCGAAATCTCTGGTACTGGCCCTGGTCGTTATCAAGAATTAGCACAAGCTTTTGAAGCGTTAGAAAACTATGATTTTACGAGCGGTGAAAGATGGATGTACACCACCAATGCGGAACGTTATGGTGATGAATTCTGGAGTGATGTAAAAGAATACCTAAACGGTAAAGTCTCTAAAGAAAATAAAAAATCAAATACCTTTACCACACCGTTTATGTGTAGTGATGGTGAATACTTTAAAGCGGTTATTCCGACTGCGGTTGAAATTGACTCTTTATCTCAATTAACGAGTAAAGCTGTAGAAGAAAAGATGGCAGGATTTGATGCTTCGGATAGTAAACGTAATATGGAAGATATGGCGAATGCTAAAGCTAAATCTAAAATCGTACGTGATATTCCTGTCGTAACTGCTTTATCTAATAGCTTTATTATTACAACTGCACACGTTGGTGAAAAGAAAGATTTAGATCCTTATTCACCGTCAATGAACAAGTTCCAATTACAAAAAGGAAATAGAACCGTTAAGTATATTCCTGAATCGTTCTTGTTCAACATGAATAACGTATACGAAATTAACGTAGCGAAACCTTTAATCAATCCAACCACTAAAGCACCAGAGTTTCCTAAAACACCTGGTGATGAATTTAGAGGTGATACAGATTTAATGGAATTAACTATTACTATCTTACGTGGTAAAGGTGGTAGTACGGGTTTAGTGTTCCCGTTACTCTGTTCACAAACAGAAGGTCTATTACCTAGCTTAAGTGATTTCTATTTTGTTAAGACTAACAAATACGGTATTGGCGGTAACGATAGAAGTTATTTTATCGATCTTTATCCTGATTGTAGTTTATCAAGAACAACGGTAAGAAGTAAAATCGATAGTGATCCTAAACTTCGTCGTGCGTTACGTTTACAAGCGGATTTATTATTAATGAATCTTGTACACAAAACGAACAGTGATTTCCCTACCGAACGTATCTGTACACCTGATGTACTTTATAAAGATATTAAAGAAATGGGATATGACTGGGATGAGCTTTTAGATACAGTCAATGAATGGCATTTCCGTGAAGAAGCTCAAACGAAACCAACCCTCACTATTTATGATTTATTAAATATGAGAGCTGGCGTTTATAAACCATATTGGCAAACTGAGGAATGGAAGAAAACCAAACCTGTTGCCATGGAACCGTAATAAGTTAAACATAGACAGCATCTTTAAAGATGCTGTCTATATGTCAGTCTATTATGTATTTATTACATTTTTTACAAACTTAATTTAACTTATAAAAGAGGAATGCAACTATGCCTACGATCAAAGATGTAGTCTATAAAATTATAAAGAAGAAAGATAAGGCTTTGGCTGCTTACTATTACGAATTTAAACCTAAGGAAGACCCTACTATCAAAGGGTATCGTGTTCACGAAATTTTCGATCGTGAAGTAGATTTTTGGATAAATGAATTAACTATTTTACCAATAGACGGTAAAACATTAGAAAACGCTGTTTACGATTTACACGTAAAAACCGGGTTAGGTTTATTTTTCGATGTGTTCGAGAATACTGTATTACCTCTTTTATTGAAACATTGGAAATTTGAAGAAGGATAATAACATGTATTTACTCATCGCGGGCGATGAAAAGTATAAATTATATACAGAAGTGGTACGCCGCGTAAAAAAGATTTTAGAAGACGTCGATCTTAAAACCGTAACTATTTTGGAATGTGGGGATGAAAAGTTTGATAAACTTGTTAGACAGTTAGCTGTAGAACTTGGTGTAAAAACAATTCAATACAAGATCGACTGGGATAAATATGGAAAGCAGGCAGCCTATAAGCGAAATCAGTCAGTAACATTAAAAGCAACGAATGCCATCTTTTTCTGGAAAGGTGATAAAACTGATAATATAAAAACACTTATAAATGCTTGTGAAGAAAATAATGTAAAAACAAGAGTAATCAAGGTGGTTATAGATGAGTGTGAAGGAAAAGATAATAAAGCACATAAGCAGCAGGCTAAATGATTTATTACCCGGCACTAAAACTGTAGACGCTTACGCTAACGCAATTAATAAAATGTCTGATAAAGAATTAGAAGCCTTTATCGTAGCGTTAGAAAATGGTGTTTCTGATAATCCTGATCCACGTAAACCTATGGCGTTGATTTCATTGATCGCGCCTAATTTAGTTAAAGGTCCTCAGTTAGATGTAGACCGTAATTTAAAACTCGCTGAAAAGATGGGTTATAACTTTTTTGAACAATTATGGTTAACTGATCCAACAACAGGATTAACGACTTTAACGAATAAAAAATATCTCTGTATGCACCTACCTGTAAGACGTCAAGCACAAACGTTAGACCACAAAATCTCAGTAGCGGCTGATGACACTAAAGTGGATGACTTAACTGGTCAAGTAACAGGTGAATCTAAAGGTAGTGGTATTTCTTATCCAGAGATTCAGATGTTAGAAGCACAAGGTTTACCTAATACAATTAATGAATTAATCAGAGCACGTGGGGGTGACGAAGAAGCTTGGCGTATCATGAAACGTCAAATCATCGAATCTGGTGAATTCAATAACGAAGTATTGGATAACGTCGATACGAGAGCAAAAGTCAATCAAACATTGCACCATATCCTTTCGGGTATGCATATTCGTAATAACGTATAACTATTAAATGGAGATTTAAAAAGTGCGTAATACCGATTCCCCGTATATCACCTATACCACAATGAATGGTGTAGTAAGAAATGAACAAAATGCTAATCGTGAGCCAGTGCAGATTCCATATATGGCTCGTTCTTTATTTGCTGAGCAACTCGATATCATTATCAAACGTCATTTAGCTGAACTCAGTATTGCTCGAGATAACATTGATATTGAAAGCAGTCAACGTAGTGTACTTGATAGTTATATCAGAAATGCTAAAGACTTTGTGAACACATGGTCTAATAGTTTTCTGGTCACCGCTATGTTAAACCCAGAACAACTAAAAGATTTATGGGCTGAAATCAGAGAGAAAAATAACCACACGATTTCGTTTATCTTTAAAGTATTAAACGAATTAAAAATGTTATATCCACCTAAAGAATTCCAAGAGTTAGTTACACTTATCTCAAGTTCTTTTACTGTTTTTTATAAAGCACCGGATATAACTGATCTCGTTATGGATAAAGAAGCAGCCTCTAAGTTTATTACTCAAGATCAGTTATTTAATATCTTAATGGAAGATCAATGGCTTATTGTTTTCTTAGGGATCACTTTATTGGATTTTATTCATGATTAATGCAACGGAAATAAAACGTATTTTAATCAGTCTAGATGATATCATGGATATGCGTTTAGGGTTGATTAAAACGTTGAATGAGGAAGTATTTGAAAAGATACTCAGTAAAGATGTGATGCAATATATCACTCGTGTTAATGATGATTATTGTGCTGAAGCTTTAGGTTGGCCTAAAGAAATGTGGTATGAAGCATATAGGAATAGAAACATTGATGTAATGAAGAACAGTGTTGTTAACCATGTTCCTAACATTGTAACAAATATTATTCTAGAATACCTTGGTTCTAATGAAGAAGCAATAGGAAGTATTGTTTTTGAATTAGAAGTCAATACGTTTCCGTATCAACTTAACACTGATGAGAAAGAAGCGTTACGTGATGTACTTACAGAGATGTTTCCTATCATCGAACAGATATCCCTAGTAGAGGTAGATCTAAACAATCTAGCCCCTACTATGATAAAAGGTAAGTATTTTATTGTTGGTATTTATGATTTTTACAACTGGACAACCACACACGCTGAAGAACTAAAGAAAATCATCATGCCTTTAGTTACGATTATTGCACCACGGTTTGTAAAGGATGAGTTTGGTTATTTGAATAAGAAATTAAATGATCTAGATAGTAATGAGAAAACCATACTACAAATGGACCCATTTAAACTTATTGAAACAACACTGGCTCATAAGTTCAGACTTATGTTTGCACCGGCATGTGATTATGCTCCAGTGTTTATCCCACCAATAAAGAATCCTAATAAAGACGCTACTGATCTTGATGATCAATCTGGCCCGTCCTTATTTGGTACTCACGAAAGTTCTCTATCCGATCTCCTATCTCAGTTTCTCCAGCAATCAGCTGTTTCACAGGGAGAACAGAAGGGTCAGGAATGATAGGGGTATTTTCTCTATCAATCTCTTTACCACGATCTTTCGCAGATTTAAGAATAAGAGCAGCGATAGCCGCATTCTGTGCGTCGTTGCTTTGTTCTTCTTGTTTAAGTTTCTTAAGCGTTAAAGATTGTTTCTCTATCGCATCAATTGTTCTCAAATAGTTAGCTTGTCTATCAGGGTCAAGCGTAGCTAACCCTTCCGGACTTCCAACCGCATCTTCCATTGCTTTCATAAAGCTGAGTCGTTTAGACTGAGCAAACCTTAAATAATCTTCTTGTGAATATTCAGGCACTCCTTCATTAAACTCATATTTAGCTAAGTTTTGTTCATGTTCCGACATTGGTAAAATTCTCTTTAAGTTAAAAATTACATTTAAGTTATACACTTATATTATCTATTTGAATATTATTATAATTTATTATAGTAATATATGCATTAACTATTAATAGGAGTTTTTAATGTTTAATGTATTAAAGTCTATGTTTAATGGGCTATTTTGGAATATTCATTATAATCGTTTCTTAGACGACTATGATGAAGATAATTTTCAACAGCATTACAAAGAACTCAATTTCTTTAAAAGTATAGAATGGTTAATCAAACATATACCTGAAAAGAAATACAGTTCCTATTATAATGCAAATATCCACATACCAACCTATTACGAAAACTTTATAGCGTGGTTTAACTCAGCTAAACAGTTAAGGGAGAGTATGGAACTTCAGGATTTAAGGATCAATCAAGCGTTACCCGATAAGGTGATAGCATTGAGTGCTTTCTTAGAAACTGATGATGGTAAGTCAATCGAGTATGGTTCTGCTATTGCTGTAGCAATGAATGAACTTACGTTGATTTACAATTGTCTTAGTAAACTTGAGAAGACAGCTCGAGATTTTTATCTAAGACAATATAGAGAAGTATATATAACAGGGTTATTCTTTTTATATACTTTAATCTACGAACGCGGTAATTATTAATTAGGAGTTAAAAATGATTGAACCGACGTCTGGAACAAATATTAAATACGTTCTAAATGATACTGAACGTAAAGTAGGAGAGTCCCGTAATCTATTAACCAGATTATGGCGTACAACTTTATACGATTTAAATATCGGCCCTAAAGTATTCGATGGTTATGTCAAACGTTATCTCAATGACCCTAACAGCGGTATCGGTGATAGTGTTAAAGACAAAAATAATCACCGTGGTAACTTGATGAAAGAATTAGGTAGTAATGAGATTTCATGGCGTGTCTTTGATAGAGCGTTACGTGTAATCGAAGCTGAAGAATTCGAACTAGTGTTACGATTAAAACGTAAAGACCGTATTACAGGTGAATATGTTTACACTGAACATACTGTCCTTAACCGTAACAGCATTCAGAGACAAGAACCGGTTGAAGATTTAGCTAATGCTAAAATTGTAAAAGGTTTTAGTAGCTCAGTAATGGACGCATTACCGAAAGCTGAAATCGAGTAATATCCTTTAGGATAATTTGATCAAATCATCTTAATAGTATTGATGTAGAGTATAAAGGAGTATATTCTCCTATTCTTCACATCTTCTTTTTTTT